CGCATCAGCGGTTCGTATCTTTGCGAGCAACGCAGCGGGCGGTATCGACGTCGACGCCGGTACGACGGGTCTCGATCTCGACACTACGGGCCAAATCAACCTCGACTCGTCGCAAGCGGCCGCGACGGCGGTTCGAATCTTTGCGAGCAACGCAGCGGGCGGTATCGACATTGATGCGGGCACCGGTGGCATCACAATCGACACCACCGACGCAATGACCGTGACAGCGTCTACATTCCTCTCGCTCATTGCGAGTAGCGCCTTGGGCGGTGTTACGGTTATAGGAACTTTTCGTCGTAGTCCTCAACGGGTTTACTATGAAGAGTTCTACCTGAGAAAGCCCGGCATCAACGCCGATATTCAGAACGCGTCTGAAGCCGTTCGAGAGATTGCCAATACGGATTTTGAGGTACAAGGTACCAACGGCACCTCTGCAACCACGGCTCAGAACACGGCTGGTGGCGTCCGTTGTACTACTACCACGGCAACTAACGATCAAGTTATCATTGCGGCCCACACCGACACGAGTCAGTCTGGTTGGTTTGCGACGGCGTGGGGCACGAGCAATCAAGTCGTGTGGGAAGCGGCGATTACCACAGGTGCTACGATCACTTCGATAATCTACTGGCTCGGTCTGAAGCTTACCAATACGTCCACTCTCACAACGGACAACGATCAAGTGTTTTTCCGCTTCTCCACCGCCGATGGTAACACGACATGGAGAGTGATCGATAGTATCGCCAACGTGGACACTAACACCGACTCTACCGTTAGTGTCACCGCCTCTACTCGATATCGGTTCAGGATTTCCATCGACTCTACCCGCGTCGCTCGCTGCTACGTCGATAGTGACACGGGTACAACGGAAGTCGCGACATTCACGTTGCGTCGTACCACCGGTGTGCTCACCAGCGTCAGTCTATTCCCATACGTGGGGGTTCAAACACTGACCACGGCGGCACGCGTGCTCGATCTTCACTATCAGAAGATCAGTCGCCTCTTTTAGTCTCGTTTCCCTACGGAAAACGAGCCTTACCGTGTCAAGAGCATGAAGAGGTGATAGCCGATGGCACCGACGCCCAAGACGAGCATAAGTGTGTACCAGAAGACGTTGACGTGCTGAGATAGGAAGTAGCTGGCCGTAACGAACAGCAGCAACGCTCCGATCAACAGGTGCAGCACGTTGATGTATCGACCGTACGCGCCTCTGTCGACGCTGAACAGCAGGTAGAGATGGTAGAGGATGGCGACAACGGCTAGCGCCAGCAACGCACCGTACCATATCGGGCTAATGGGGCGCCTAAGAAGGTGTGAGACGGCAACAAAGACAATGAGCGGTCCTGTGATCAAAATGTGCGCTAAGTTCACCGCTGTCAGGTACGCCATTATCTTACGCGCTCATTTTTTGCCACGCGCGGAACGCGAAGAGCCCTCCATACCGCCGATGAAAGCGAGCAAGTCGCTATCGGGCTTGCGGAGTCTCTCTTGTAGTTCATCTCGGTGCTTCATCACCTCGGTGATAAAGAGGTTGTACAGGCGCTTCATCTCGCCCGGATACCGTCCTGAGAGGATGATCTGGGATGAGCTGAACACGATGAAGGTCGTGTGCGTCTTCTTCTCCTTTTTCTCGTACGGATTTTCGACGATTTGCTCCTGAATAGGACGGTTCTTTAGATTCGGATGCTTGTAGACGAGAGTGTCGTATGTAAAGTCCTCTGGTCGTTTGGAGTACATGGATATGTTCACGTTGGGGTGACCCGTGGTCTCCCTCTGCGCCACATCGACGTAGTCTCTGTACTTATCGTCGTTCATGAGCGTGTTGAGCCTGTTAAGATCGATGGAGAAGCCTAGGTTGAAACCCACGTTCCTCATCACTTTACGGAATATGAATCTCACGTTCTTCCCCTCTTTGATCGACCACGCTTTCGGTTCCGGTTGGATGAAGCGTTCCCATAGTATCCGCGTCACTCGATACGCGTCATCATCCTGTTTGCAGCCCGCTATCTTGAAGTTGCCGCGGAATATCATAACGTTGAGAAGCGTATCTCCAACCGAAATCACCACCGTGACCTGATTCAAGAAATGGGGTATCTTGCCCAACTCTTGCGATGTGTAGTACCGCTCGCAGTTGGTACAGAAGTAGTTGATCTGGAACAAGTCCTTATCATCGAGCGGCTTCAGCTCTTCGACCACCGTGTTCACGTCCACCTCCTTCCCGCCCTTCTCCGTCGTTAGCCGGCAAGAGGTGCACCAGTGCTTCTTGACTCGGCGCGTATCTATGCCTCGGATGAAGTGTTCCTTTTGCAGGCTGATGATGGAGCCAGACGGCGCCTTCAGCTTCCTGCGGTCGATGTTCTTCTTTCGCTTCGTCAGAGGTACCTCGATCGGTGTGGTCGAGGCGCACTCGAAGATGGTCTTGAGATCGAACTCTATGTTCGAGTACACCATGAAGGTGCGCGTAGACGTCTGCAGATCCTCAAACTCCGGCAACCCATATTCGCTCGGAGACGTCATATCGTGCGGGTCGCTCATCTCTCTATAAAGGGCGATTCCTTTATAGAGGTTTTTTTCCGTATAGTAATGGAGTGGATTCCACGTCCTCAATGGGTGCCCGATGGGTTTGAAGTGCAGTTTCTTGCACAGCAAAATTGGGCTCCCACTATTAGGAGTCCGCCGCCAATGAGGAAGTCAGTTCCTTGCGACACATGCCAACACAAACACAACTACGGATTCCGGGAGAGGGGTGAAAAATGCAACTGCGCGATCGACGGCTCGAAAACGCGATCCGACCTCGTGCAGTGGCTAAAATATCACGGTGTTGGCGCCGCTCTAGATGATGCCACAGCTACGTACGACCAAATTATCGGCGCTCTTCGGGCTGGGAGGAAGCAGCTACGGGAGGCCTTGTACTTCCCGCAAACCGTTGAGCCTCTTCAGACGTGTATCGCTAACGCGCACCACGCCTACATCGCCGACAGCTCGGAGCCATGGGAGTACCTCGACGTTGGGTGCGGAAACATGTCTCTCAGCCGACTCGTAGCTAACGTCATCGGCGCCTTCCCCCAGGGCGTAGACCTCGTTGACAGAAGGGGCGCTAGGAAGAACGAAGGTGAGGTCATGCTCACCTTTAACGGCAAGGACGTTCCGTTCCCCGACGGTACGTTCAGCGTTGTAACGTGTCTGCACGTCCTTCATCACGCTCAAGAACCGGAAGCGCTACTCAAGTCCATATGGAACGTGCTGTCCCAAGGAGGGCTCCTGATCGTTCGAGAGCACGATTGCCGATCGTGGGATGACTCGTACTCTATCGACTTTTTACACTCGGCCCTCTCGGAGGTTTTTAGCGACGAGGTCGACGTGCACGAGTATAGGTCGCGAAGCGGGTGGCGCCAAGCCTGTACTCGGGCCGGTTTTGATCTACTCGAGAGAGATGGGCTCGAACCGGGAGGGTGTTACAGAAGCTACGTCGACGTCTTCAGAAAACCATACTCCAATTCTCTTGTGAGCTTGTAAGGTGACGCACGTGTAAGATGAAGATCTTCAAGGTCGACGTTCCTAACTGCGCCATCGTTATCGGTGCGTTGGTTCTCGCCGTCATCATCGCAGTCGTCGTTGTCTATACGATGAAGGAGAAGTACGTGTCCGACGACGTTGAGGAGTTTCACGGCGGCGGTCACGGTCACGGCGGTCACGGTCACGGCGGTCACGGTCACGGCGGGTGGCGTGGCAGAGGTGGTAGAATATGGGGCGCGGGACATCACTTTGGATTTCCTACGTATTACGGTTACCCGTATTACTACGGCTACCCGTACTACGGTGGTTGGCCGCCGTACCTCTATGACTACCCCGACTACCCCGGCTATCACGAGGTGGTTCGCAGGTGCACGGAGGTCGACAAGGATCACACCTGCAACGAACGAGAGCGTTCCGTCGAGCAGGATGGTAAGAAGTACTGTTGCCTCAAGTGAGCCGACAAGCGTCTCATTAGCCGTTTCATCTCTTTTTGAGGTGAAACACTACGCCTTGCACTTCTTGGTCGTGGCCTTGGTCGACTTGGCGATGGTGACGCCCGTCGCCCGTTTGACGCCCACCAACATGTCGTCGACGGACACAGTCTTGGCGCGCCGATGCTCCGTGTTAGTGAGGGCCTCGCGAACGACGCTTTCCGTGTACAACTTGATGACGCCGCGCAACTCCTCGTAACAGTCGCCTGCAAGAGACTTGGCACCGGCGCGATGCGCGAGGCGCTCGAGCTGCGGCTTCTTGAACCCCTGAATGTTGTCCCGCAGTCGCGGAGGCATGTTACTTCAGGTGTTTGATATTTTTTCCCCCTTTTTTTCTGCACGACAGTATCAATGGTGGGAACGTTCGATCTCTACATTCGCAGAGTCCTGAGGCAGGTTCATCCGGACACCGGTGTCACCAACGACGTGATTCAGCAGCTCAACTCGGTGTTGACGACGCTGGGCAAGAAACTCTCCGCTCGCGCGGGAGAGCTCGCTAAGAGCAGAGGAGCGCAGACCGTGACGGCACGAGATGTGCAAACGGCCGTTCGGTCTCTGTTGCCAGGAGAGCTCTCCAAACACGCCGTCTCGGAAGGGGTGAAGGCGGTCACCAAGTTCAAGGTGACCACGAAGGGGAAATTGTCCGCGCGAGCCGGTCTCCAGTTTCCCGTCGCTCGTACCGCCACGTTGATGCGTGAGAACGTTTGCCTCGATCGTCTCGGCGCGAGCGCCGCGGTGTATCTGGCGGCGGTGCTGGAGTACCTGTCGGCGGAGATGCTTGAGCTCGCCGGTAACGCCGCGCGAGACAAGAAGAAGCACAGGATCACCGTCCGCCATCTGTACTTGGCCGTTGAGAGCGACGAGGAACTGCACGGATTGATGAAGCTGGCCGGCATTTGTCTCGCCGGCGGCGGCGTGGTTCCCGACATCGACTCGCGTCTTCTGCCGGCCAAGAAGAAGGCGTTGGCCCGCGGGGGCACGCGTGAGGAGCCGGCCGCGCACCGATGGAGACCGGGGACGGTCGCCCTTCGAGACGTTAGGAAACAACAGAAAGACTCCAACTGCCTCATCTTCGGTCTCCTTCCGACTGGCAGGTACGTTAGAGAAGCGTCTCAGGAGTTGACCGACAAGCCGGTTAGGTTTTCGGCGGACGGACTTACGTTGTTTCAACATTCCTTGGAGCAGTACCTGACGAAGCTGGTGAGCAAGGCCAACAAGCTCGCCCTGCACGCTGGTCGTCAAAGGGTGACAAAGGCCGACATCCAGCTGGCGCGGAGCGTCACGGATGAGCTTGTCTAAAAGCGACCTTTTCTTAAGCCTCAAAGGCCTAAGAAACGCACATCTTTTTCTCTACAACGATATCAATGGTGGGGCTGTTCGATCTCTACATCCGCAGAATCGGAACGGGAGAGGCCGCCCGAGATCTCACTAACGATGTGGTTCAGCAGATCAACTCGGTGCTGGTGATCGTTGTCAAGAAACTCTCCGCTCGTGCGGGAGAGTTCGCCAAGAGCAGAGAAGCGCGAACCGTGACCGCGGAGGACGTTCAATCGGCCGTTAAGTCTCTGTTGCCTGGAGAACTCGGCAGGATCGCTGTCAATGAGGGAAAATTCGTTGTTACCGAGTTCAAAGAGGAGGGAAGAACCCGCGCGATTGTATTTCCCGTTGGTCGCGTCGCTAGGTTGATGCGCGAGAGTACGTGCGTCGATCGTCTCGCTAAGACCGCCCCCATGTACCTGTCGGGCGTGCTGGCGTATTTGTGCTCGGGGATGCTTGAGGAGGCGGGCTACGTGGCGAAAAGCCAAAAGAAACACAGGGTCATCGTCCATCACCTGTACTTGGCCGTTGAGAGCAACGTGGAACTGCACGCTCTGATGAAGCAAATCGGCGTTTGCTTCGCCGGCGGCGGTGTGGTGCCCAGTTTCGAAGGACGCGCCAAAAAGCCCGCTCTTCAAGACATCAAGAGGCAGCAGAAAACCTCCGACTGCCTCGTCTTCGGCCATCTTCCGACCGATAGGTACGTTAGGGAGGCGTCACAGGAGTTCACCGATCGGCCTCTTAGGTTCTCCGCGGACGGACTCACGCTGTTCCAACACTCTCTCGAACGACATCTGACCGCCTTGTTACACAAGGCCAATCAGATAGCCGCACACGCCGGGCGTCAGAGGGTGACAAAGGCCGACATTCAGCTGGCGCGGAGCGTCGCGGATGAGCTTGTCTCTAAAGCGGCGCTTTCCTAAGCGCTACGTCGTCGAAACAGCGGCTTAAGTAGCAGGTACAATATGAGGAGTACAACTATCCCAAGCACAAGCTTAGGAAAGAACCACCACACGACGAAGATCACGACCGCTAAGATCGTAAGGTTGAGCCATGTGCTCTTGTTGTACAGGATGCGGAAACGCTCGATCTGACTCTCCGCCTCGTAGTCGGCGCCGAGAAGGCACTCGCCGTAGTGATCCATGCGGGAACCAATGTCGGCGTAGTCGGCCGGTATGTGCACAAAGACGGGATACGTGTTGTACGGCTTGTAGTGTATTCTGGGCGCACCGCTCGACATTGTCAAGCAGCTAAACTCGAAGAAGTCGTACGTCATGGTGGCGGCGATGTTGAACGCGGTATCTAGCTCTACCATGTCGGGGCGATCCTCGGCGAACTTGCACATGGCGATCTGATCGTCCTCCGTCCCGGCGTTGAGGGCGTAGTCGAGAGCTACCTTCAAATCCCTCGCTTTGCCCATAAAGAAGCCAGAGTTCAGGTACTGATTCCACGGTCGCTTTCGGTCTCCCCACCACCTGTTAAGCGACGTGCAGTTGTTGTAGAGACATACCTTCTCCGCGCTGAACAGTATGGGTCGTCTGACCAGAGACCACTTCTGTAAGAGCTCTTCGGGCGAACCGCAAGCTAGGACGTCAAAAGAGTCTGTGACGCATAGTAACTCCTCTGAACTCGCAGCGCTAACGTACGCGTGATAGGCGCGAATCTTCGTCATGAACCCCTCCCACTTCTCTCCCTCACCGAGAAATACGTACCTGCCACGTCCCGTACGGGACGTATCCGCCGAAACGTAGCCTTGCCGCTCCAAGGTTCTCTTGTAGTTTCGCGCTCCGGCCGTCATGTGATTCGCATACGTAACGACCGTGACGCCACCGGCGTCCATCACTACTCTATTCGACCATATTTTCTCGCTTAAAGTACCTGATCAAGATCGTAATGAGCGCGGCTAAGCGGGTGTTGTCTCTCAGTAAGCTGACGGAGTTCTTGACCAAGCACAAGTACTTTGTCGTCTCGACATACTGCGTAGGTAGAGAATGTCGCTTCATAGAGTGTCGAACGCCACGACACCAGAAGACGTTCGTGGTTCACGTACCGAAAAAATACGTCATGCATATGCCCGAAGACAGTTCGTTGAAGAGACTGAGCATCGTGGAGGTGGATAGGCCGACGGCTAGACAGATAGAGTACATGCACGAGATTGGCGGCCTTTTGGAGCGTGACTTGCTCGCCGTGTCCAGTAGCTCCGTCTGCATGCTACGTCACAACGGTTCGTTCGAGTGTTACGTCATACGAGAAGGAGAGACCGAAGAAGAGGGCGCGGAAGGTCTAGAAGACCTTGAGGAAGAGAACGCTATTGCGGAGCTTGAACGAGAGGCTGAAAAGGTGCTGAAGAAAGTCGATCCCGGCGCCGTCTTGACGAGAATGAAAGGTGTTGAAGCGGTGGAAGAGCCCGAAGAAGAGGAGCTTACCGAGGAAGAGCTTCTCGAGAACGAAGCCGCCGAAGCGGCTACGGAGAAGACTACGGAGGAACCTATCGAGGAGGGGAAGGGCGAGGCTCTCGAGAAGGGCGTTGAGGAGAGTGACGAGAAGAGCGCTGAGGAAAGTGACGAGGAGAGCGCCGAGGCGGCCCCGACGAAGGCTAAGTCAAAGAGACCAAGGAGGAGTAAGAAAGTCCGGGAGGATCTAGACTTTGACGAAGAGGACGCTCCTAAAAAGCCGAAGAAAAAAGGGGTGATCCAGGCTGAAATTGAGGCGGAGCAAATCGAAGAGGCGGCGGCGATCGAAGAGGCAGCGGCGACCGAAGAGGAAGCCGAAGAGGGCGCCGAAACGACGTTACAACGCGATAACGCTTTGCCGACCAATATGGAGGACTACGAAGTGCAGCTCGGTCTCATCTACGTCATCGTGGACGTTGGTACCATATTCAGGAGGGCGGGCGAACTGGAGCCTGAGATTCTTACCTGCTACGACCAAATCGACGAAAACGAAGCTGAGATGAGGGTGACGAGAATGAAAACCATTCACGATCTCGCTCTCAAGTTTGAGAAGGGCGCCGAAGAGAAGCTTAAGCGGATCAAAGGCGACGAGGCCAACCTCAAAACGCAACTACTGCGTCTCACTCTCGTGTTGACGCAGACAGAGCACTTGCAACGACGAGCTTCCGATCCGAAGAAGTTTCACGCCGTCATTCCAGAGATAGAGGGCGTCTACCATCGAACGAGGAAGACCATCCACGACCTCCACGTGCAGCTACTTCGACTGAGGGACGACGCCGACGAGATACTGTCTGCGGCTCAGAGCGCCATCAACGACCTGCTGGGCATGGTGAGCTCGTCAGAGACGTAGTTCTCTTCTCCCGTGGAGAAGAGGGTCTTCACCAGTACGGTTCGTCGCCGTACCACCAATCGGGATCGGGATAGTCGTCGTCCCACCCGTCGTAGGTGTCGTAGGCGAGCTGCGATCCAACGATAACCGCTATGTCGTTCCTTATCCGCTTCGTTGGTCTCTTGTCATCGATCTCATCATCCGATGAAGAGGACGAAGGAGGTGCGGCTTCCGGAACGCTGTGTGACACGTCCATGGCGACATAAGACGCGATGTGTCTTCGGCACGTCGATTTTTATTCTCAGCGACAATAGCAATGTTCGTATGTTCCTTCTTCGTGACGTTAGCACTCCTCGTCCTGATCGTTGGAATGTACTATTGGAAACTGCAGCTCATGTACAACTCCGCCTCCGTTTCCCTCTATACGCCGGATACTTTCACCATCACCGAACCGACAGAGTACGGCGAATACGTCAGGAGAGGCTTTGAGGACATGAAGAGGACGAGGATAGTGATATGCGCTCTGTTACGCGATGTGGCGGAACGTATGGAGCACATTGTCGTCCGCGTCGAGAAGATGGGGGAGGCTTTCCGAGACTACAGGGTGCTGATAGTGGAGAACGATAGCGTCGATGGCACGAGGGAGATGCTCCTCGAATGGGCCCGGCGCAACCCGCGGGTGACGATACTAGGCTGCGGTCGAAACGCTCGGGAGTGTACGTTGGGGTTATCGAAGACGGTGGATAGCTCCGTGTTTCGTGCTCGGATAGAGAAGATGGTGTACCTACGAAATCTGTACTTGAAAGAGGTTAAAGAACGATACAACGACTGGGATGTTGTGGCGGTGTGGGATCTGGACATCATCGGCGCCGTCTACCTCGACGGCGTGGCCAACACCTTCGGGCAATGGTCGGACGACGTTGACGCTATATGCGGTTATGGCATCATCGACGGAGCGGTAACGAGAATCTACTACGACTCTTACGCACATCTCGACAAGGGAGAGACGTTCGACATCAACAACAAGGTATCGCACGACTTACGCAAGTTCCTTTTCGACGTGCGGTACAACAGAGGCGACCCGATGGTCGAGGTGACATCATGCTTCTCTGGATTCACGCTCTACCGAACGTCGGCGCTGATGGGAGTGTGGTACGACATGTCTCCCGAGGGCAACCTAGAGTGCGAGCACGTTAGGCTGCACGCTAAGATAGGGAAAATCATGCTCAATCCGTCTATGATCCACCTAGTGGTGAAGAACCGGTGATCCCTCTTCCCGGGAAGAAGGAGAGCGTATCTACGACGCACCGATCAACGAGACACACGCTTTGACCAACTCTTTACTGTAACGCTCTACGCACCATGGTGCAGATAGCGGCAGCCGCGTCGGCAAATCTTCCTTATCAGATCCTCTTCCGTTTATGGCGTTTCCCTCAGTCCTCTTCGTACACTCGCGCGTGGTCGCCGGGGAACATAGTGTCGTAGCGCAAGGTGGAGCGTATGACGCTAGACTTCCTAGCGAGGGCGTCCAGTATCTTCAGCTCCGCCTGTACCGCCTTCACGTAGACGTACTTTGCAGTTGGCTGCGACGCGGTAGTCGCTCTATCTATGCGGCCGCAGGCCTGATGTAGGTTGATAGTCATGTAGGATGGAGAGATAAGGAGCAAGCGAGGCCTGTCGCCGTCTCTGTCGTCCAGATTGATGCCCAACGCCGTGACGGTGATGTTGGTGATGAGAACGCGATGGACGAGAGAGCGCGATTGGAACGCTCTTATCGCCTTTGCTCGATTCGCTTTGCTAGTAGGCCCGTAGATGACGAGAGGGTTGCACCATCCCAGATGCTGCTCAACCGTCTGTAACGGCTCGGTGTAGTTCAGCATGACAATCACCTTGCTCTCTAGGTTAGTCAGAAGGTGCTGCATCGCCAAACGAACGAACAGACGCGCCTTACCACACTCAATGGTTCTGAGGCCCTTTGTGATTGCGCCTAACGCATCCGCCCTCGCTTCCGCATCCGCCATCACCATCGCTGTCATGGCGCGTCGTAATTGTCTAACGCCGTCGTTCACAATCGCCGCCCCTTCGTCGTCGATGTTGCAGAAGTAGTTGCGCGCGTCCAGTTCATATCGCTTTGGGGGAGCGCGCATGGCGCAGAAGAGCTTAGGCTTCACGTACCGTATTGTGAGCAAGTGCGCCATCTTATCGCATCCTCGCACACCGTGCGGCATGTGGATGATGTCGTTGCGCGCTCTAGCGCTACTGTTTCTGCAGTACTGAATCAGCTCCGCCAACCCTTCGTACTCTACCAATCTCGTAGCTAGATTGTAGAACGCCAATCTGGGGTGCCTGATTATGCCCAGCAGACGGAGCATGTTGACGGTGTGTTCGGCCTTGTCAAAGGGCGTAGCGGAGAGGCATAGCACCGCGCCGTTCAGCCGCAACGCCACTGTAGTGAGGCAGATAGCGTGTTTGGTTCTCTGACTCTTGTTCTTCAGGCACTGCGACTCATCCCACACCACTATCGCTCCTCTCTCCATCTTCATCACCCACTCAGAGTCGGCACTGTACTCGAACTCGGTCACCTTCCACACACCGTCCACCCACTCTCCTCTCGTCGCATGCGCGGCGATGAACGGCTTTTCTTTGCTCTGAAAGGCGGAGTACGGGTAGAACGAGAACCGGCCGGTCGGGAAGCGCAAGGCTTCGCAGGCGTCTTTCCACCCCATTTGCGTAAGATAGGGGCCGAACACCACCACCTCCTTATCTAGGAACCTGGCCGCGTGTAGCGCCGTGTACGTTTTGCCGGCGCCCATCGCCGAGGTGTCCAGACAACGTCTCTCAGTACGCAGAATGTTCACTACGTTGATGAGGTGACGGTGCTGATGAGGTAGTAGCCCGATAAAGGCGGTTTGACACGCCCGACTCGTGGCTCTGCATATGCAGCGCATCTGGCGATAGACGTGTCCCATGAACAGGAAGTTGGAGCTAGCGCCGATAAGAGCCGCGAGCGCTTCCCCGCGGTTTATCGGATCCTTCGTCGTTTCCGCCGATGCCGTCTTTACCGGAGACGGCATCGGCGGTGCAACCGGTACCTGAAAGTATCTCAGTCGTCTGTTTCGGAGTTCGGTGACATCCATCGCGAGCGTTGTAGAGCGACGCTGGAATGTCGCTTTTCGTCTTCACGTTAAAAGATGGAACGACGACGAACAATGGATCCCGAAATGGCGTTCTTGGCGGGCGTCGCCGTCGGCTTTCTCGGTACGTGTCTTCACAGGATTCTCGTGACCGGAGTGGTCAGGAAAGAGATATGGAATGACGAGAGCGAGGGCGAGGAAGAGGGTGAAGAGAGCGAGGGCGAGGAGGGTGAAGAGGGCGAGGAAGGGGGTGAAGGGGGTGAAGAGGGCGAGGAAGGGAGTGGTGAAGAGGACGAGGACGACGATCAAAAAAACAAATGTTGGTTCTGCCGTCGTGACCCCGACCACGACTGTTTTCTTCGTTCTTGCAAGGAAATGACTACGGGCCCGCTTGAGGAGACTGAGGAGGCTGAGGACGAGGAGGCTGAGGACGAGGAGGCTGAGGACGAGGAGGCTGAGGACGAGGAGGCTGAGGACGAGGAGGCTGAGGACGAGGAGACCGGGGCGAGCGGGGTGCCGGAAATATGGACGAACGTTCCCTCCTTTATCCGTTTCCCCCAGAAGGTGGAGGAACAATCGAAGCGGTATTGGGACGGTATATTAAAATGGATCGAGGAGGCTGAGGACGAGGAGGCTGAGGCTGAAGAGGAGGCTGAGGCTGAAGAGGAGGCTGAGGCTGAAGAGGAGGCTGAGGCTGAAGAGGAGGCTGAGGCTGAAGAGGAGGCTGAGGCTGAGAAGGAGGCTGAGGCTGAGAAGGAGGCTGAGGCTGAAGAGGAGGCTGAGGAGGAGACCGAGGAGGCTGAGGAGAGACGAGAGCGATTGCGGGAGGAGGCGGAGACGTGCAAAGGGTTTCTTGAGAGCAAATGGGCCGAGGAGGAGGAGATAGAGGAGATGTTTTTACCGATGCCGTCGTTGGTGGCCGAACCGGTACGGTACCACACGCAGAGGGGAGGAGGATACGTGTCGAACGCCGATCTCGAAAGCGTCACGGCTCGACACGAGCGGTTCATAGAACGGCTACGCCTCGATGAAATGGAGGTGATCGCCACCTTTCGGAGCATCGTCGGACTACCCTATTACGAGGCTGAAAAGATAGTTGTCGCGAGAGGATACCGTTTGTGGCCTCTATACAACGACTACGGCCCCGAGATGCCGAGTCCAGTTCGTCGGCGAGATTTGTTGAGTGTGAGAATTCTCGACCCCGAGTTCTGCTATGAAACGAGGACGCCGAGCGTACTGGCCACGGTTCAGGAGATCATCTGCCTCGGCGGTCGAATCTCTTGACCAAAGATCGCTGAAGCTCTTGAGGCTACGCCTCAAGAGCGTTAGGTGACGATTCCGTGCAGCCGTTCGTACTGTTCCACACCCCACGCGAGAAGCGCGGCGGTCAACATGAGTAACTGATCGTCCGTCGCCGCAGGATGTTGTACGGCCAAAGCGGTAAGTATATCCGTGATGAAGGATATCATAGCCTGTTCCCTTTCCTCTCTCCGAACGATCGATCGCAAAGCGAACACGGCGATAAAGTTTGTCATCGTTCGGCCGTCTTGCGCGATGCGCAGGAGCTTGTAAGTCGGAATGTGCGGATCAACGGCCGACATGGAACTCAATACCTCCTTCAACTGCCCTCTCGACGATTTGAAGCGCGACTTCAGCGTGTGAGCGGCTCGTCGTTCCGGATTCTCCTTTCGCGTACGCTCCTCAACCTTTCTCGCCATCTCCGTCCACACCTCCTCTGGAATGCGCCGTCTGGTGTAAGGGTTTATCCCTCTCGTCTTGAGATCCTTCATCTCGTCCAAGGTAAAGCAGTACTTCGTCCCATCCTCGAGGAACTCCAGCACGTCTTCGTCCGGAAGAGTGTCATACTCGTCTCCCTCGTAGATGGTGGTGGGGTTCGTACACTCTCTTTTCTTTCTTTCTGCCACCCTCTTCCCGGTGAACGCCACGTAGTCTTTGTCCAACGCTTCACACATCTCCTCCAGCGTTTTGCCGTCGCCAAACAGGGTTTTCGATAACCGTCTCAGGTCGGCCATGGCTTTTGGAGCGCCAAAGTCAGTCTTGAAGCACCATTCCTGCCAGTCCGTGGTCTGGACGTGTTCAACCAGCGCCGCATGATGAGAGATCAAGACCTTTGATCCGACCACCTTCAGATCTGGCCTGCCGAGCGTTGGAGGAAGCTCCTCGATGGGGTTATCTTGTAGAGACAACGTATTGAGAAGCGGTAAATAACCCACGCTAACGGGAAGGACGGTTATCTTGTTGGCATCGAGCACAAGAACCCTCAAAACGCGCAACCTTAGGATCTTATACGGTACGGACGATATTTGGTTGCCGGCCAAGTTCAGAGTCTGTAAACCGGAACACTTGAGTACAGCGTGTGGAAACTCAGAAAGCTCGTTGTGGCTCAGGTTCAAAATTCGTAACGCCTTGGCCGTTTCGAGCACGTCGGGGACGCTGGTGAGGCCGGCGTTCGTCAGGCTCAGACTGATCAGCTTCGTCATATACGCCACGAGCAATGGGAATCGAGGAAGAGGGCCATCGTGTTTCACAGACGTCACTCTCTTCAGATCGGCTATGTTTTTGGCCCCAAGCATCTTAACTTCCGCCCAATAGTCCCCGATCATCTGACTTATGGCCGCGTCCGTCAGCCTAAACCCTCGTTTGTCCATACACTCCTTCACGAGGGCCTCCATTACCATGAAATACGAGAAAAAAAGTGTGTTGTCGTAGATCAATGGATCGCAACCGACACAGGAGGCACGTTCCGAGAGAGGTTAGACAGATCCCCTTGGTCGATCAGTACATGTGGCCGGAAAAGGACTCTAACGTGTACCACGCCCTTGACAACGGCATCTCACACCCCGTCTACGACTGCGGAGGTTGGATTCACTACTCACTGCCTCTCGAGATGTGGCCCAAACTGGGCGAGATTCATCCGCAGGTTCGGCACCAAATGGAGCTCGCGCGACACTATCAGAGACGGGAACGTTACACACCGCTTCATCACGCGCCTTCGCCGTACGGCGAACATCGCTCTTCGTGCCTGTATTGACGAGCGCACGTTTTTCTCTCATTTTTTATGGTGGTTCTAATACAAGATGGACGTCTCGTCAACTACCGTCGCGCTCGTCGTTGTCTTGGTGGTGCTTCTTCTGTTCCTCATCGGCGGCTGCACCCTGAGCTGCGGTTCGAAGGAAGGCTACAAGCACACGAGCATCGGCTCTGAGTGTGGCTTCCACACGCGTACGCCCGTTGATTTCGCCTTCAAGTACCCGAACGGTTGGCAGCGAAACCCACACTACCAGGCCTATCCTGGCATCAACTACCAACCGCTCGAGTACGGCCCGGTCGATCTGTACCGATACAGTCGCGAGATGAACAAGGACGGCACGTTGCTCTTCAGGCAGTATCGCAACGACTGGCGCGGCCTGGGCAACCCGGGCGACGTGCCCATCATCAACGACGAGAAGACCCGCTTCGACTTTGGTGACGTTGGCGACACGGGCGCCAGACGTGAGTTGGAGAACGTGCATCACGAGCGTCATGGGCCTCGCGACGTCTCGAGTCACATCGAGGCGAACTACATTGAGAAGGATCCGTACCCGGAGACGCATCGTCTCTACGGCGGCTACGACTATCACGTCAACAACCGCCTCGGCGATTGAAGCACTTATGCGTCGACGCATAAGTGCTACGCAAGGGACTGACAAAAAGCGAAAAAGAGAGAAAGAAAGTGGTCAACTGACGTAACATGGCTCGAAAGAAGGCTACGAAGAAGGATCCGAACGCTCCAAAGCGTCCGTTGAACGCTTTCATGATCTTCTCTCAGGAGAAGCGTGCCGCTGTCAAGAAGGCGTATCCTGACGCTAAGGCGCCCGAGGTGGCCTCTGTATTAGGTGACATGTGGGGTCGGATGGGCGCCGAGGAGAAGAAGCCGTACGAGAAGGAAGCGGCCGCGCTGCGAACGAAGGCTGGCCTCGAACCTGTCGCGAAGAAGGGAAAGAAGAAGGCCAGTCCGAAGAAGGCCAGTCCGAAGAAGACAGAGGCGGACTTTCGAGATGACCTTATGAAGGAGACCGTTAAGGAGCTTAAGGAAAGGGCCAAGCGTCTGGGCATGACCGGTTACAGCACGATGAAGAAGGCCGATCTCGTGACTGTTCTCTCGCGCAACCTTGCGACGATCCAGAAAATCCGGTATCGAGATTACGATTAAAAAGACCGTCAAGGAGCTTAAGGAAATGGCCAAAGATCCGTCGGTTACAGTAAGATGAGGAAGGCCGAGCTTGCGACCGTTGTCGCGCGTAACCTCCTGATCAGGTAGAGACGCTACGACGCTAGAGACACGACTAGCGTTTTTCACTTCCCCCGATGAAACGAAAAAACAGAAGAAAAAAGTAGTCAACTGATGTAACATGGCTCGCCCGGAGGGTAAGAAACGTTGCCCCAAAGGTACCCGTTACAACAAGAAAAAGGATGACTGTGTTCCGAAGAAGGCGGCTGGCGCCGCGAAGCGTCCGTTGAACGCTTTCATGCTGTTCTCTGGGGCGAAGCGCGCCGCTGTCAAGAAGGCGCATCCCGACATGGTGGCGAAGGAGGTGGCCGCGGAGCTCGGCCGCATGTGGCGCGAGGCGAGCGCCAAGGACAAGGCCACGTACCAGAAGAAAGCGGCCGCGGCGCGAACGGCCGCGGGCCTCGGTCCGGTCGTGAAGAAGGGCGCGAAGGCGAAGAAGGCGTCGAGTCCGAAGAAATCGAGCGCGAAGAAGGCGAAGCACACCGTGAAGGAGCTTAAGGCGTTGGCCAAGGCGGCGGGCGTGAAGGGCATCACCAAGATGAAGAGGGCGGAGCTGTTGGCCGCGCTCGGTCTCTCGGAGTGAAAAAAATCTCATCTACAGAATAGATGAGATATAGTAATGCTCGCTAGCGTACGGCTCTGTATGCGCGATAGAGGTCACGACGTGACGGAGGAGGTGATTCAAAAGCTCATGATCAGGAGGAACTTCCTCAAGACTTGGGGTCTACCGGAAGAGGATTGGCAGAAGGAGGTGACCTTGAAAGGTGTGGGGGAGATACCCGACTACGTCTTCATGACGGCAGCGAATGTGAAAATACTCAGACTGCTCAATGGTAAGGTGTCCGCGCTACAAGCACCGATGTTCGAGGGACTCACGTCGCTAACACGCCTCGACCTACACGACGGCGACATCTCCTCGCTCGCTCCCGGAGTGTTTGAGCCGCTAAGTAGGTTGACCGATCTCGTTTTGGCCGGGAACAATCTCACCTCTCTACCGCTCGGCGCGTTCAAGGGGCTAAGTGGCCTAGAGTATCTCATCTTGGACAGGAACTTAATCGATACGCTGCCGGCGGGCGTGTTCAAGGAGCTAGGTAATCTGAAGGCGCTCACTTTGTCCGACAATCAACTCTCCGCTCTCGTTCCCGGAACGTTTGAGGGACTGAGTAGCCTATCGAGCCTCAGTTTGGACAGGAACAAGATCGACAGCCTACCGTCGGGCGTGTTTGAAGGGCTGACCAACGTTGAGTTCATATACCTGATCTACAACCCCGTGACGACCATCAAGGCCAAGGATAAGATGATGGGGCTGACAGAGCTTCCGGCCAAGGTCAAGATCCACCCTCCGGAGCTCGATAAGATGGTTAGGTCGCATCGCCAAGTCGCACGACGTAAACCACCCCGGCGATGACGAGGGCGATGGCGACGATGTCCGCTACGAGTATGGCGGTTTTGTTGTCGTAGATCGCCTTCTCCGCGTCGTATTTAGTCATTGACACTCTGAAAAACGCCAAGAAAAAGATGTTCGTGTTATGTAATGTCCGCTTGGCCGGGATTGAGCTTCGCCGACCTCACCGGAATGAGTCCCGGTAACGGTCACTCTCCAGCCAAGGCGCTGACCAAGGCTGAGCTTCTCGCGAAAGCCAAGGCGCTCAAGGTTCCCAAGTACTCCAAGATGAGCAAAGCTGAGCTACTGAAGGCCGTCGCGGGTGCGGGGCTTCCTGTCGTCTACGCGTCGCCCACGAAGGCTACGTCGAGCAAGAAGACTACCGCGACCAAGGAGCCGACCAAGGCTGAGCTTCTCGCAAAGGCCAAGGCGCTCAAGGTTCCCAAGTACTCCAAAATGAACAAAGCGGAGCTGCTAAAGGCCGTCGCGGGTGCGGGGCTCCCGGTCGTCTACGCGTCGCCCAAAGAGGCCGCTCGCGCCGCAACGTCGAAATGCACGGCGCAAGCGACAAAGAAGTACACTGCGCGAAACTCACCGCCGTATCCCGCAAACGAGTGCTGCGGCTTGACCCTCAAAGGGAACGATGGCAACGACTACGAATCCAAGCCTGACAAGAGGGGAGTTTGTCGATGGGTCAAGGTGAAAAAAACCTAAGTCGTGACGTAGTCGGAGAATACTTGGCTTGGACGCCAGAGGCGAAAGAGGAGTGACAATCGACTGACAAAGTCAGTCGATTCTGACAAAGTCAGTCGATTCTAAGGTCTCACTCTGAAGAAGAAGATAGTGACCTGAACGTCATCCGCGCCGAGCGGCGCTCCGCCCGATAGCTCCATCTCCGCGGGAACGCTCTTGTACGGAGAGAAGACGAAGTGGTAGTCTCTCCCGCCACCGTCAGCGGCGGGAGTGGTGATCGTGTAGTCGTTCTCCCCGTTCTTGACGACGACTAGCGTGGACGGGCTGAGTTGAAGCAGATTGATGCCCCAGTTGTCGGCGGGGTCGACGGGGAAGTGTCCCATGCCGCCCGCGGCCTCAAACTCCCATATGAAGCCAGAGGTGAGATTCTCGATCTTGAACGTGAGCTGCCCGTTGACGTTGGGCAACGGTTGCAGGCCTGCGTCTAGCGGATTTGGCCCTCCGGGAAATAGCTTGATCAGCCTATGCTTCGTGATCCTGTCGATGGTAGCGTCTCTACGGGTGACGCCAACGAGCCCGGACATTCTTATGGTGGTCGAAGAAAATTCGACGTCGTGGAAACGGGATAAAGTCGATAACCGACAGAGCAATGAAACTGCACCTCAAACACTTCAGGTGCCATGTGACTGGAGAGTTTGAGCTACCGGATGAGGGTATGGTGTTGTTGACCGGCGCGTCCGGTGCGGGCAAGACCACCATACTTAACGCCCTGGTCTACGTGCTGTACGGGCAAATCCGCAAGCCATACTCTCACGGTAAAACGACGTGTCAAGTCAAACTGGAGGGTCTTGCTCCGCAAGTGTGCATCACACGAACGTCGCATCCCAATCGGCTCGTGGTCGTTCGCAACGGCAAGACGTTTGAAGATGACGCCGCGCAGGGCGTCATTGACGACGTGCTCAAGATGACCTACCCGGAGTTTGCGGCCTCTTCCTACATTATGCAGCGGCTCGACTCCTCCGTTCTATCGATGACGCCCTCTGAGCAGGTACAGTTTGTCGAGACGCTCGCCTTTAGCGATAACGTCCACGTCGCTACGAAGAGAAAGATCAGAGACTACGTGAAGGAGAAGAACGACACGGTGCAACGTCTCACGGGAGAGGCGAGAGTGCTGGAGAAGCAATGCGACGATAGGGCGACGGCGGATGAGGAAGAGGACATTCCCGATCCGCAAACCGTACGAGACGAGCACGCACGACTACAGGCCGCGATAGACGAGGCGCAGAAGGGTCTCGAAGAGCACTCGGAAACGTTGATCGCTCTACGCGCCGCCGAGGAGGAACATCGAAAGGTAGAGGCTCAAAGGAAACAGATAACGATTGAGAAAGCGCAGTTGCAACGTCTCAAGGCCGATTTGGCCGCAGAGATGAGTTCAGAGGAGATCGAACGGCTTGAGGCCGATCTCGAGGCGTTGAAGAAGAAGCGAGATCAAAACGCCGCTTACCTCCGCGCGACGGAAGAGTCGGAACGGTTGGAACGGTTGAAAGCCGGTCATGTCGCGGCGTTACGGGAGAGGCTCGAGGCGCTCGGAGAGATCGATGAGGCCGAGTACGAAACGCTGCGTCAACAAGTGGCGGACGCTCAGACCGGGCAAACTCTAGCCCGCGAGTACGACATTCAAGCCGCTAAGAAGGCCGACGCCAAGGAGAGAGTTAAGCAGCTCTTCCGAGCGATCAAAGAGGTGGAGAACAGCGTCGACATCGTCGACGCTAAAACGGGCAAGGCGATGCTATCGGCGCTCCGTGACCTACAAATCGCTCGCATGGAAGAGATCGATCACATTCTTTACGAGTGTCCGGCGTGCGAGGCGTCCTTGTACATGAGCGACGGCGAATTGCGGATAGCGAACCCTTCCTCAAAGAAGGCGACGCCTGAAGGCGAGCGCGAGACGCTAAGCGCGAGCATAGAGCGCATCCGTACGTGGATCGAGCTTCTAGAGGAGTGGGTGCCGGTGATGAACGTTCAACTCCCTGAGCCGGTTCACTACGACGTTGACGAGCTTCTCAGCTCGAGCGCTCGTTTGATAGAGATGGAGCGAACGAGGAACGAGGTGGCGGATATCGGTACGGCGCTGAAAGAAGGAACGTTCCCCACCGCCATCGTCGTTTTGCAAGAGTCCGTCGACGCTCTACGTCTCAGCGTTCCGCACCCCTTCGAGCCGGAAGACGTCGACGCCCTGTACGCCGAGAAGCAGGCGGAGGTGAGCGAAGCGTGGCGCGTCAAGTCGGAACACTCCTCCTACGACAGAGAGCTGCGAAACAAGGACAAACAGCTGCGTAAGCTGCCCAAGCCTAAGAGGGTAGAGCAAGACTCGCTCAGCGTCGAGCACGAGATCAACGAGTATCAACGTCAGCTTGTCGAGCACACGCGAGCCATGACGCAATGTCAACGTCAGCTTCAGATCGTGCAGCGGGTTGAGGAACTGCAGCGGCTAAAGGAGGAGCGAGACAGGACGCAGCTGAGCCTAACAGCCGAAGAGGCTAAGCTCCGAGGAGCGCACGGTCTCGAAGAGGCCAGCCGTCAGGCGGAGGTTCTGGCCATTGAGCGAACGATACAGAGCATCAACGAGCACGCTCAGGTATACTTGAGTGAGATGTTCGGCGACGACATCGTCGTTCGCCTCGAGAGCTTCAAACGAGGCGGCGACAAACCGACGATGAACGTTAGCGTCGCGTACAAGGGCGGCGAGTACGCCGGCGTCGATGAGCTCAGCGGCGGCGAGCGGCAGCGATGCAACCTCGCCTTCATCCTAGCGGTGAACGACATGCTCGGCAGCCCTCTCCTTCTTCTGGACGAGTGTATCAACAACCTGGACGCCGAGGTGCACGCGGACGTGCTTGAGATTCTGAAGCGATCTTGTCAGGGCAAGCTCGTTCTCGTCGTCTCGCACGAGGCCGTGCACGGAGTCTTCGACGAGGTGATAGAGGTCACTTAAGAAAACGGTTTTCGCCGTTTTTTCGAGCCTCCAATCGAGGCTCAAAAACGCTCCAAAACCCTTCCTGAAGGGGTACCCCTTCAGGAAGGTTTTTAGCTTCACCATCCGGTGAAGCTATGACCGACGACGTCTCGTTCATCGTCGTCATCGCGTAGATAGAGAGTCAGGGCCACATCTTCGGTAAAAAAGAAGGCACGATCCCCGTGGAAGCTTAGATAGAGCTCGTCGTCATACTGTTGTTGCACTCTCGGTTCATGAGCCGGATCTGACAATACGTTTGGAATGACACCTCTCCTCTCCGGAACAAACGTAACTCCGGATATGTAATAATAGTAACGTCCGCGCAAATCGTATATCATAGAATTGTGCAATTCTGCAACGAGAACCGCTCGACCGTCAACGTGCATTCGTATTGCATCCGTTTGTCTATAAAGCGATTCGAACGAAGTTAAAGGAAAACACACCATCGTCGATGGCGAGCGTCGAACGGATCGTGAAGGTAGCGCCGCACGAACGCGCGGACAAACTGGAAGTAGCTCAGGTGCTCGGGTATCAAGTCGTCGTCCAGAAGGGTGCGTACAAAGAGGGAGATCTGGTGGTCTACGTTCAGCCAGATAGCGTACTTCCTGACGACGAGTGGGCTGCGCCGTATAAGAAGTACGCTCCTAGACGGATCAGGGCCGTCAGCCTCAGAGGAGTATACTCCGAAGGGCTTGTCGTGGACGTGCCGAGCGGCAATTACGTCGAGGGGGATGACGTGTCTGACGTCCTTCACGTCAAGCGCTATGAGGAACAAGACGTTCACAACCCCTACGCACCTCGCCGACCCATTCCGTACGGTATCCCTCGCACGAGCGAACTGAGGTGGGAACGCGTTGTCGGTACGTTCAAAGCCGGAACGAAGGTCGATGTCACCCTTAAGATCGACGGCCACTCGGCCTCTTACTATTACCGACGTGAAGGAGACGAGTTTGGCGCGACGAGCAGGAATTGTGTTATCACGAACATATCACAGCTCGCTTCCTATAGGGCTCATGTCTCGAAGTACGACTTGGAGTACCGTTTGAAACGATACTGCACGCAGCATAACGTGTCGTTGTGTCTGCGAGGAGAGTCGTACGGCGTGGGCATACAAAAAACCGGGCACAACCCTCACTGCAAAAAGGAGCCAGACATCGCCTTCTTCTCCGTTTGGCTCATCGACGAGAAGCGCTACGCTCACAAGGGAGATCAACACTACGTACGCGACGTGTGTCGAGACGTGGGTCTACCCGCCGTTCCGTTGATAGAGGAGGACGTTGAGCTCACCATACCTCTTCTTCAGAGGTACGCGACGTTGGAGCGGCTGAACGGTGTGCCCTTCGAGGGCGTCGTCGTACAAGGCCCGACCTTCTCCTTCAAGGTGATAAACAGGTACTACGACTCAAAAAAGTGACTCGTCTGGCATACCGCTCTAAAACGACGAATCGGTCAGAGGAATGAGACAAGTCTGCGCTGCTTACTGGTGCACGAACCGAGCGCTGCACCGACGCCGTTATTGCTGGAGACACGCGTGCGCCGAACGTTACTGTGCAAATCGGAGACCGATGTTCGGGTCACTGTGCAAAGTATGCCAAGATCGGTATGAAAAGGCCGTGTCATGTCTGATCGTTCACGCGGACGACGCGTACGACGCTCCACTATGGAGGGTATACAAAGTCAAGGTCGACCTCAACCGCCGCCACATCTACGAAATCATCGTTCGTCCCGCTCATGTCTCTCCGGCCGAATGTTTAGACAGCGATGTTGAATCGCTGTTCGAGAAGCGCTCCGCGTTCGTCCTCATCGCTGGCAAGAACGACGCGGACGGCGAACGAGCGTTTGACGAAATCGTCAGCACTGAGCCGCTCGGTCACTACCGATGCATCGTATGCAACACGCGTCCAGAGGGAGTGCTTGACACTACTTACATCCGACGCCTCGTCGAGCAAAACATACCCGCTCTACGAGAATGGCAGCATATACTAAATCGGGCACGTGCGCTATTAAAAAAGTGACATCATCTAAAACAACGAACCAATCAGAGAGGATGAAACAATTCTGCGCCGCTTATTGGTGCATGAACCGAACGTTGTACAGACGACGCTATTGCTGGCGACACGCGTGTGTCGAGCGCTATTGTATGAGTCAGAAAACGATGTTCGGGTCACGATGCAAGGTATGCCAAGACAGGTACAGTCGTCTTACCTACATCGACGTTTCATCCAGCAAAATATACCAGCCTTGTGTGCGCCTATCAAAAAAGTGACATCATCTTATGACCCAATTGAGTCATAAGATGCTTCCCACGGCCGCCTTTCGGCAAGAACGGAGTCTGCATGGAGTGGGTCTCAGTGTGCTGAAGAGCGGTCTTCAGAAGTACATCAGACGCGGAGAGGTGGACAAGGCGCTATGGTGTGCCGGTGAGCTGCTCTCCTTCCGCGACGCTCCGGAAGAAACGGGAAGGAAGAGAATCGAGACGAACTTCCGTCACCGTCTCATGATCATCTTCCTCGAGGACGTCGGTGACGTCGGGATGTGGAGCTGGGTCGACGAGATGGTGTTCCGACATCCGTTGTTCGGTAGCGCCGAAGGCGCGCGTATCGTGCACGAGCTCGTAACGAAGCTAGCGAAGGCGCCAAAGGCGCGCATATGCTCGCACGCTAACGCTGTCGCTCTGATGCGAGTGGACGATGAGCGTCGGACGCTCGCTTACGATCTATACCCAAAGATACACGCTCTCTACGCCGAGTATGCGAAGGATAAGCGCTCGCGTAAGGCGCAAGAGGCCAAGTGGGACGACGCGTTGCTCGAGGCGTTAGCGGCTCATTCTGCCACGGCGTACTTCTGGGCGTCTGCGATCGATAACGATGGAGAGATATCTACCAAAGGTCGAAAGAAGAAGCCGGTCTGGAGGGTCTTTTGCGCACTCGAGGCGTTTGAGAGCGTCAAAGACCTCGTACCCGTCGCGAGGAGATGGTATCAGGACTTCAAAGGGCTTAAAGAGAGCTTCATGTGCTGGATGCTACCGTTGCTCGCGCACATAGGGAGGCAGACGGAACGTCTAGAGATGGTTGGCATCCCTTACAAGGCACCAAAGGTGCCGTTCCCGCACCTCCGAGACCCAAAGGCATCTCCAATGAAGCTCGACCCCTACGTCTACGACATGCACGTTGGGCGCGGTGGGAAGGAGGCTCGTGTTCGGTTCGCGCTAGAAGGTGCGCTCGTCGTCAATGAGAGCGCTATTGTGAACACGGAGTGGAAACGGTTCTACGAGGATCATAAGAGGGTGATCGATGGAGTCAAACCGTTGGGGCCTGAGCGTCCTAAGGCTATAGAGCGCGAGACGGACATGACGTTTATCGTACGAACGCAAGTCGTCACGTCGCGCGGCAAAACGGATACGTACTTCGCTACCGTAGATGGTCGTCTCATGTTCGTAAAGGGGCCGCTGGCGTCGGAGAAAGAGGCGCGTCAGGCGCGTGAGATGCACGAATGGAAGAAGGCGGCGGGTTTACCGGTCGTCGAGACTACAACCGTACAGCTCATACCTGATAGGTGGCCAGAAGGCACCCCGTTGGGCGTCCGGAACAGACTTCCGCGTGACGAGCCAGCTTGGTTCATATTGGCAGAGAGCTTGTTCGAAGAGCCTTTGCCTCGAACGTATCACGGCCCTACGAAGGTGTGGCCCGCGACGGAGATCGTAGACTGGAGTCAAATGAACACGTGGTTGCCCTTGGTAGGATGGAAAACCTATACCGCTCGCGAGAAGACCGACTACGTGCTAGCGCTGTTGGCTCGGTACGTGATGAACGTCGGCGATCAGGCCGATAGGAACTTCATACGAGCTCGCGGCAGACTGTACTCCGTTGACGACGAGGGACGCTCTCCAAAGGAGAATATCTCAATGTACGTCGAGCTGCGTAAGAACAAGGCCGCTCTGGTGCGCGTGTGGCTCACGGAACATTGGAAGGAGATACATGAAACGACGTCGACGTGGAAGGCGCCCGATGGTGATAAGCTGAAGGAGGTTCAGAAGCTCAAGACCGCGACGGCGCTGTTTGAGGAGTGATATGGCCACGCTTCCTTTTCCGAGATTTGCGACGACGATCTCTGAGCCGCACCGTCTGCGACGGTGCGGCGATCGGTATCGGAGGTACTCCAGGTACCACACTCACCTCTTTCAGCACCACCTCGTTCACCGGTATCTTACAAACATCTGCGATGGCGGCGCGAACAGCCTGGATGTCGTCTTCTGACATTTCCTGCGCAAAGGCGAACGTCACCGACGCTATAGGCTCTCCTTCGTTCATGTTTTGCAACGTCCATCTCTTTAAGAGCGAAAAATGGAGAAAACCCGCACACGAAGCGACGCTTCGTGACATGACCACCTTTCAGTTGACGGAACTCCCGGAGTTTGACTTTGAGACCGCGGCGTCGCTTGTCGACGTTGAGGTCGACACGATCATCTTGACTACGTCCGACGAGCAGCAGCGCGCGCTGCTGATGTGCTTGAAGCCACCCGGTTCTCACAAGCTCTGCATCGTGTACTCGCCGCCGCGAACGGGCATGGTGTGTATCGTTGGACAATACGGCGCGCGCATCGCAGCCGTCGCTCGTGCACAAGACACCGAGTCGGGCGGTCAAGGCTCGCAGAGCGTAGCCACGAGGATGATGGATCACTTCAAGCTTGTCAATGAACTCATATTCGTCGACCCTGTATTCGGCGTGCAGGTGCAGAGCACACTGAGCACGCAGCGCATGGGCGATCTGCTCGTGTCGACCGGATTCATCGACTACTCAACGTCTGCACCTCTACCGGAAGAGTGGAAGTGCGACTCGACGCTGCTCTCGCGACTCGCTTCGTGTGCGCAGACGAATTGGGCGAGTGCGTTATACACACGTAACGCGCCTCGTGTGCACTTTGGCCCCATGCTCATCGCATTCGGACTACGCGAAGAGTACCTACGTCACGATATTGTCGCTGTGTGTCCGCAGGCGGTTGGTGGTTGTCTGACGGGTCGCGGAATCCTGACGGCCGCTACCGACAAGATGGTCAGCGGTCGCGTCGTCAATCGGCTCGTTGTCGGCCCAATCGTCAACAGCGTCGATCTCAAGAGCACGTACAAAGACGCCGGAATGGCCGCGTACACGACCGCCGTGTTTATCGAATGTGCGCTGCAGGACGACGTCGTCGCTCCAGAGTAGCTACTCTGTTTGAAGCGGCGGAGTGACTCGCTCGTTGTCATCGTTGCACATCTCACTCGTTCTCACCTCCTCTAGCACCACTTCGTTCACGGGTATGCCGGAAGCTTCCGCGAGGGTGGTGAGAAGCGTCTGCAGATCCTCTTCGGTTAGGTTGCGCTCAAAAGAGAACGTCATCGTTGCACGCTCCTCTTCGCTCATCGCTTGTCTGCGTTCGTGCCGATCCTTTAGCGCGAGTGGCGCTGCCCGGTCGTGGTCGCGGGTCGCTACGAAAAACGGAAAAAAACGTGCTGCTCACATCGACGTTATGATTCATGTCAGCGCCGAAGAAGGCAGCTGTGTTGGAAGATGTCCGCTTCAAAGGAGAAGCGGATGCGTCAGCAGCAGTGCGTTACGATTACGTTTGGGGAGGTGGCAGAGAATCATGTGGGCATGCAGAAGGTAGGGACGATGGCGGCGAAGGGGTTTACGATGGAGGAAATGGAGGCGGCGAAGGAGGAGTTTGAGCGCAGGGGAATGGAGTGCGAGATGGTGGATTTGGTGCAGTCGTTGCCGGAGGAGGTGAGAGGAGAGGTTGAGGCGGCTGCGGTACTGATAGTGAGAGGGGCGATTGCGTCGAGGGAGGAGGAGATGATGGAGGAGCTGTTGGCCATTGAGTGGGATACGAAGGCGTTGATGAAGGGGAGGGTGGTCAATAAGCATGCGAGGCACAATGTGTGCTTTGACGAAGAGGGTCAAGAGCCGGAGTATGAGAAGGGGAAGGGGAGGGTGGTTGCGTTTGATAGCGTGCCGGAGGTGCAGAGGCTGAGAGATGAGTTGCCGGAGTATTTGGGTGAAAGCGCGAGAGGGTTGAAGGCGGAAGGAAATCTGTACTTCGACCTCAAGAAGTGCGGTATTGGGTTCCATGGCGACTCTGAGCGGAAGATGGTGGTGGCGGTGCGATTGGGAGCGCAGATGCCGTTGCACTATCAGTGGTTCAAGGGTTTTAAGCCCGTGGGAGAAAGGGTGCGTTTGATGCTTGAGCCGGGTGATATGTACGTGATGAGTGAGAAGGCTACTGGTTACGATTGGAAGCGTTCGAGTATCTACACGTTGCGTCACGCGGCTGGAAGTGAAAAGTACTTGACGATAAAATGAAAAAAGGTTCAATTCCTCACCTACCGGGCGAGGAATAGAAAAATCGATATGGTCGATGTGGACATGAATATGGTTGGTACCATGTCCTCTGACGAGACGAACAATCTCGACGAGAAGTTGCAGGCGTTTCTGTCTCACGACTTGAACCAAACCGATCGAGAGACACAGACGAGAGCGGTGCTCGATGGTGGAAAGCGCGTGCGCGTCGAACGACGCTACGACGACGGCCGGGTCGACGTGGATGAATACGAGTGGAACGGACAACGCTTCTACAACAAGTACTCAGAATACGTTTGTCTTGATGGCACACACTGCACGTATGAGTTCAACGGAGATCGCGTGATTCGTGTAGCAGAGTCGTTTCCGAACGGCGCGACTACTATCGACGACGAGTTTGTCTACAAGTGCGTTTTCGTCGCCGACGATGGCGAGTGGGACAAGGTCGCGATATGCAAGATGCGCGTCGTCGGTCTCAATAACCAATGGAAAGAGGTTACAAATGCAGGGTTTGCAACGTATCGCTGCGACGGCGCCGAAGTCATCGAGATTGTGGACGAACAAGGCCGGTCGCACCGCAGCGGATGGACACAGAACTGCGACTTCAACGACCGTACCAAATATCGGCTCACATACACCGTTGGCGAAGTCGTACGTCCGTTAAATGACTACGTCGACACGGATGACTGGTACGACGCTGGAGTTCATTACTACGTCAGCCGTGAAGCGGCCGTGATATACGCACAGAATGTGAAACATTCATCAGTCTACCGGCGACCGTGGCTCATTCGCTACGAGCCTTGCGGTGCACGATGCACTCGGGGTGCATGGTACGGTCGTTGTCGGCGAACTCTCGCATTCCTCGCCGGCGAGGAAAATCGACGGCTGCGCGATAGGCCATCGTCTACGTGATGTGTGATTGGAACAACGCGAAGGACTGTCTCAACAGCTGCGTTTGTGGCTGGTGTACCGGCCTTGAGAAGTGCTTCTCGAGCGTCACTGCTACGCATTGCAACGGGACGTGGATCGACGAAAGCGCTACGTGCAGGCACGACGCCCTGTTTGTCACAGCCGTCGTATTCGCGGTGCTGACCTTCTACGCTATCGTCGTTTGCATCGCTAAGAGGTCACGTCCTCCCGCCGCTCTCATCTGACCGAGCATCTTCTCGCCAAAAATCGACATATTCGGATAGTAGAGGTGCAGAAAAAGCGCAACATGCCCGCGACAAAGAAGGCCATGCCGAAAAAGGCCGCTCCGGCGAAACAGCCGTCGCTGAAACAGCTGGTCGAAAGCGCCCTGAAGAAGTCGAAGACTCGGGCTCAGGCCTATTACTGCGTCAACACCGGCAAAACCGTCACGCACCGGGGAGACGCTAAGGCGTACGCCTTCTACTCGCACGGCGATCTGCACATCTGCGGCGTTCCGGACTCGAAGGAACTCACGTCGGCCATGTCGGAGCTCAAGTTTCCCAAGGACATGAGTCATCCGTCGAGGCTTCCTATCTTTGCTCCTGAAGCGCCAAAGTCGAAGAACAAGGCTCCGGTCAAGAGGGTTCCGGGGAAGGATGTCGATGCGGCGATGATGGATAAGCTGATAGCCAAGAGGGCCGCCGCGCTCAGCCGCCTCGCCACCCGCGTCATCGCGGATTTGTCCGCCGCCGGATTCTCGATCGAAGAGTTCGTCGGAGAGCTGAACGACTACAAAGCAGCGCGGGCGTTGAGGATGGCGTTGGAGGGTGACGAGGGTGACGAGGGTGACGAGGGTGACGAGGGTGACGAGGGTGACGAGGGTGACGAGGGTGACGAGTGAATGTAGTCTTCACCCTCCGGGTGAGGACTGACGTGCTCTGAGGCTACGCGGACGGTATCATCTCGGTCAAAAATCGACATATCCGGATAGTAGAGGCTCAGAAAAAGAGCGCAACATGCCCGCACCAAAGAAGGGCGCTCCTGCGAAGGTCATGCCCGCGGCAAAGAAGGCCGCCTCGGCGAAACTCGACCCGAAACCGAAGCAGCCGTCGCTGAAGCAGCTGGTCGAAAGCGCGTTGGCGAAGTCAAAGACTAAGTCCCAGGCCTATTACTGCGTCAACACGGGTAAGACGGTTACCAGTCTCGGGCAGTACGGCTGGAGATACGCTTTTTACTCGCACGAAGGGCTGCACATCTGCGGCGTTCCGAGTTCGAAGGAACTCACGTCGGCTTTGGCGGAACTTGAGTTCCCTCCGGAACCCGTTCCGCCGGAGGACGAGGAGCTCGAGGACGACGGATACGAGAGCGACAAGGACGAGAACACGAAGGCAGCTCTGAAGAAGCTCGTCGTTACCCGCGTCATCAAAGATGCGTCAGATCTCGGATTCTCGATCGAAGAGATCATCGCGGAACTGAACGCTTATGTGGCGGCGACAAAGGACGAAGGCGACAAGGGCGAGGAGAAACCTAGGGCAGTGCCGAAGAAGAACTGCGAGAACGAAGAGAAGGATGAGGAAGTCTGCGAAGACGACGATGACTGGGAGGAGAAGGTGGTTGTCTACATGCCCGGTATCGTGAGTAGGGCTGATGTGAAGGACAGATTCGGACGATACGGTCGTATCATTAGTATCGCGATCAAGCCATTGTGGAATGGTACAGATAGAGCCGGCTCTATCTGCTCTCTCCGATTCGCCGATCGACGCAACATGCAAAACGCGCTAGCGGAAAATGGTAAGGAATGGCGTGGAGGCTATATCACCGTCAACGTGTTGCCTTAATCTTCTCTCGAGGGCGTGACTCTCATCTCTTTCCTCACCTTCCCTGGTGAGGAAAATCGATAGCGTCGGTAGAGTCGTGCAATCTAACGACAATGGCGTGCATTCGATTGGCGGTTGTCGGCAGTCGTCATTACGACGACTACGCCAGATTCGTGTCGGTCGTCGATGACTGGATCGCCGTCAACGGCGCCCCTGACGAACTCATCAGCGGCGGTGCGTCCGGAGTCGACACGATGGCCGAGCGTTTCGCGAAGGAACGTAACGTTCCGATGCGGGTGTTTCGCGCCGACTGGGCTACGTATGGGAAACGAGCGGGCCCGATGCGCAACGCGCTCATCGTCGATGCGTGCACGCACGTACTCGCTTTACCGGATCGGGACGGAAAAGGCACGCAGATCACGATGCGCCTGGCGCGCGAACGCGGACGACCTCTCACGGCGGTGAACGTGATGCCGAGGGAGACGTACGTCAATGAGTTCTTCAACGAGGACTGCATACGGGGAGCTCGTAAGCGATTGCCCGATGGTAGTATCGACCTAGTGCTCTGCGACCCCCCGTACGGCATCGATGGCGCGACGCTAGACAAACACTATAACCGTGACGAGAGTCACGTGTTGGGTGGGTACGTCGATGTGGCGTCTGCCGACTACGCGAGCTTCAGCGAGGCGTGGATCGCCGAGGCCGCCCGCGTACTGCGTCCAGGCGGTGGGTTGTTCGTCTTCAGCGGATACAGTCAACTGCCCGCGGTGATATCGGCGCTCGACAATCCGGTCAACGGTCTCAGGCGCGTCCGACATCTAATTTGGAAGTACAACTTTGGCGTGTGGACGACGAAGAAGTACGTTAGTTCGCACTACCACATTCTCTATTATCGAGCGCGCTCGGCAAACGACGATGTCTCTCCCTCTTGGCACGGCGATGACCTTGTGCTCGCCGAACGCGGTAGCGTTTGGTTTGTGAATCGAGAGTACAAGACGGGTCAGACGCGTAATAGGAACCAGCTGCCTTCGATGTTGCTGGAACGGCTTGTGCGGCTCGGCTCGACGCCGTCGGACATTGTCGCCGACTTCTTCTTAGGCAGCTTCTCTACGGCTCGAACGGCCATCGCGATGGGCCGGAACGCTACCGGTTTTGAGGTGAACAAAGAGGCGTTTGACTACTGGCTCCGTGAAACGCGTGCGATGCTAGCCGAACGACCGACACAGCACCCAAACGTCGTTTGCACGGGCAACAGCCATTGCGGTCATCGGCCTACTAGCGAAATGACGCCGGTAACACCGACTAAAGGCGGCGCGGTCGATTTAGTCGTGTCATGGCCGAAAACGCTACCGACGAGCGAGTGGTTCGACAGCGTACTGACGTACGTACGCCCGGGCGCGTGCATCTACTTCGTCACGACGGTCAACGACGTTGGTGACGCCATCAACCGCCTTCGCGGCGCGGGCTTCGAAGAGATCAATCACATCATCTGGTTGTGCGCCGACGGTTCAGCGAACGACGAAGAGACTCATCATCACATTCTCTTTTATCAGCGTCCCGGTGGCAAACGTACGTTCAATACGTACGCGGTGTATCCGCAGCGTCAGCGGTTACCCAGCGGCGGTTCGGCGAACTACGCTGACCGCGAGGACGTGTGGACGTCCGTAGAGCGCGGTGCGTTGCCGTGGAAAGACGTGGTGCGTAAGACGATCCAGTACTCGTCCAACGTGCACGACCGCGTAGCCGAGTTCTGCGCCGGAGACGGCGCCGTCTCAGCGGTTGCGCGCGAGCTGAATCGCGTCTACGTTGTCACGTCGGGCAGGTAATTTCTCCTCCGTTTAGGAGGAGAAACCGTTTAGGAGGAGAAACCGCTTAGGAGGAGAAACTCACTTCGTCGGAGGCACTGGCGTGAAGTACGTCCGGAGGTTTTCTCCCTTGTTGCCGTATATGGTGAAGCCGCTCGCCTTGGCGTGACCACCGTCTGACACCTCGGTCAAGTCGATGCTAGAGTTGCCGCTCGCTCTGAGAGACACCCACCACTCGTCCGACAAGAAGTCGTATCTCCACGTGACGGCGAAGTCGCAATCCGACGCGGCGAGCGCGCTCCCAACCTCTGAGCGAAGATGCGTTGGGCACGTGGTCACCTTCACTCGGTACGTCTTGGTACAGTTTCGAGGGGTATACGTGGCGGTTACGGCCCTCGAAACGGCCGTTGCGATCTCGCTACTCTCTTGTTCCAGTATGACTTTGCCGATGGACGCCATCCTCGTGAAGAACGAGGCGTCCGCTTGTGCCAGCTCTTCCATCCTTTCCCAAGTATAGTAGCCCATTGACCACAACGCCTTACCCACCTCTTTCGACCCGGGTATCTTCCACGTCCACAGATCCCTATCGGCGATAACGTCGATAAAGTGGGGTCTTTTCGTGTCCGGATAGACGTAGTCCCACGCTATCTGGGCGCCGCTTTTCTTCACATCGTAGACTATTTCCAACGTGTCCGCGGACAAACCCTTCAAGTCCTTCTCTGTGGAGACGTGGTGGTCGAGCACCGTCACTCTTTTGGCCTTTGAGACGATGTCCTCCATGACCTTCCTCGGGAAGCAAAAGTCCACCATCAACACTTTCTTGTCGAGAATGGCGTCCAACGGCGCCGGTTGCCCGTGCTTGCGCCCGACAAAGGCGATGTTAGCGCCCCTACGCTTAGCCTCTCTCCAAAACGGCCACGCTCCGGCGGTACCGTCGACGCAGTCGGCGTGATAGATGACAGTGTCGTAGTCGAGCGCTCTGACGCTCGCGTAGTGTCGCTGCACTATCTTGTCGAGCGCGCCGTGCAAATCGTCCAGCGTACCGTCATTCTCTATGACGTGATCCCAGTCTGAAAAGTCGTTGAGAGACACCTCTGACGCGTGTGCACGAGAGCCGCTGCCAAACGTAACGTCCGCGTTCGCCTCTCCGCGAGAGAGTTTCACCAGAATGAAACCCGCCTTGCGTAGAGCCGTCGCCTCGTTGGGGAAGCGCATATCGCTGACGTAGCAGTTGCCATTGCCCACTTTTCCTAGGAGAAGGTCAACCCAGACACTCTCTTTTTGAGCGCGAGCCCAGTCGGTACCTATCCACTGCAAGAAACGACGATCCTTCTTGAGCTCGAAACCGCACGTCTGTTGAGCGTACCTAAGTATGTCGTACAGAGGTTGCGCGAACGACAGATCGCTTCCGCCATACTTGGCCTTGAGATACTCCACCGCCGTCGACTTTCCCACCCTCGCCTGGAACCCAAACGCTATTCTAAGCACGCCTGTCATGTTTCAATCCTCAGATTATACATATGACAATTGCCGATTTTTGTCTGGTGAACGCTGAGGTCGTACTTTCCCCTATCCCTCTTCTCCTTCCACTCTCCGTAGAGGACGTTGCTTCTTTCCGGAACGGCCTTGCGTATCTCCGTCATCGCTGCGGTGCCGGCGTATCTCTGAACGCATTTTCGAGATCGGCTCTTACTCAGAAACACGCCGACTATCCTATCGTACCGCGCCTCTGACGCTCTGAGCATCACGACGTAGCCCTTTGGCGCTCTGTAGTAGTCCTTTTTGGGAGTCGTCCGTGCGGGCTTTTTAGACGCCTTCGCCGGCGACTTAGCCTTAGCCGCCTTAGCCTTCACCAGCGCCTTAGCCTTCGCCGCCTTAGCCTTAGCCGCCTTAGCCTTCGCCGGCGCCTTTTTGGGCGCCGCCGTCGTCTTTGTGCGCTCCCACACGTGCTTGACGAGATTGGCCTTGTTCAACCCGCTATATCCCGTCACGCCGTGCTCTTTCGCATAGGCCTTCAAGTCGCCGATGGTCATTCCTTTGAGCTGCGTCAACGTCTTCTTCCCCATTATACTTACGTCTCTAGAAAATAGGACAAAAATCCTGCTCGGAGTACGGTAGATGCCGGTGGGCAAGTGGTTGCCTTGCGCGATCATGGTCGTGGTCATTCTCGTTCTCGTCGCGCTCCTTGTGTCAACGAGGGAACGCTATACCACACTTCCTCACCCCAAAGACAACACGGTGATTTTCGATGTCCGGGGCCATAACTACGACAGGCCGTTGTTGTGGTTCACGGAGAGAGGAGAACACGTCACGCCGTCCAAGGCTGAGGTGGACTACGAGAACATGCACTACCGCTTCTACTTCTACCGTCCAAACGACGCCGGCTTGTGCGACCTGAAGTGGATCCTAGTGACTTCTGAAGACATCGTACCTCGTGTCACCGAGGCGATAACGGGCAAGGAGATGGACGTGGAGCGGTTTGAACGAGGATGGCTCGTTAGTTGCTAGATCGATCGTGATTATCACGATCGATACTCTCTCGTTCGACGTTGACACTAGCGCGTTAAAATGACTTTGGTGTGATAGTCATTTCGCGCGTAACACCATGACACTAGCGTGACCGTTTTCTTACACTCGGAACAAAAGTGTAGGGTCGCGCCAAGACAGGCGGCGACGAACCCAAAATCCTGGCCCACCCCTTCCGTCTTTCCATCGTATTCAGCGCATAGATCGGATAACCGGTTAAGGATCGACGCCTTCGGCGCATCCAACGCCTTCGTTTCGTTCTTCTTCTCTTCGTCACCCTTGTCGCTGTCGTCATCCTCGTTGTCATCCTCGTTGTCATCCTCGTCGCCGTCGGCCTTGTCGTCATCCTCGTCCTCCTCGTCACCGTCGTCATCCTCGTCGCCGTCGGCCTTGTCGTCATCCTCGTCGCCACCGTCCTCCTCGTCGCTGTCGTCATCCTCGTCGCCGTCGTTATCCTCGTCGTTACCGTCACCGTCGTTCTTCTTGTATTCCTCATACTTGACACGTTGTCCGTTCTCGTAGGTATAACGCAACGCGATCTGTCCGTTCTTGTACCATTGTTCATACAATCCTTCGCGTTGCCCATTCTTGTAGGTACAACGCACCGCGATCTGTCCGTTCCTGTACCATTCCTCATACGACCCCTCACGCTGTCCGTTCTTGTAGTTGCACTTGATGTGCGGTTGTCCGTTCTTGTATCGCACTTCATACAACCCCTCATACCGTCCTTTCTTGCTGAAACCTCTCTCTTTGAGATTCCCATTCGCCCAAAACACTGCGAAAGGGCGTGCCTTCTCCTCTTCCTCGTCGCTGCTGTCCACCTCCACGGTTTCCACCACCTTGCCGGCCTCATAGGTTTCCGTTTTGATGACGCTGATCCGGTCGGACAAATGATGTTTGTGAACCCACTCACCGACTCTTTTGCCGTCAACGTAGTCGCCTTCGACGGAGCGATGTTGATCGTCGTACGTGATCCACGACCCGTGCGGCACACCGTGATTGTACGCCGTCTTGTTTATCCACGCCTTATTACGGTGTGGATCGCTGCCCGGAAACTCCAACACGACACCGTGACGCTGCCCGTTTTCGTCGTAGACCGCGTACTTTTCGGTACCATCGGCTTCGATCATCGCATACAATCCGGTAAGCATATGCCCGCCGTTTTTGTTGAAGCCTATCGTATGGGTTCCCACCAACGCTCCGCTGTCGTCCCACGTGACAAACGTCCCGCCTCTAATACCTTTGGACACCACCGGGTTCACGCACACGACCTTAGAGAGACCCGCTCCGTATTCCACGGAGCGTACATACGTATTGCCATCCGCGGTAAACCAACGATTATCTATTGATTGCGCATTGGGAGGAAGCGGTGGGATATTGATGGGAACCCGTTGACCGCAGACAACGATTGTGCCCGAGAATTCAGCCATATCGATAACGGTACCGATGTTGAAACGGCATCTCGATTTTTGCGCTTCAACCATAAAAGAATGACAAACAATGGTAACCATGCTTAGGATGAGCTCTAGAAGAGTAGCTCGCTCTCGCCAAGCGTCATCCCCTTCGCGAGCTACTCCATTCGACACTCTTAAGAAGAAGAGTTGGAGGAAACGACCCTCTGTTACCCCTCCGTTCAAGCTCGACAATCTGGACGACCTGCTATATGTTGCGTGGAACTACAGTGAGGATGCGTTCGACTGGTTTAGCCTGTGGCGAATGATACCGGCGCTCGAAGAGCTGAATCGCGTAGTGGGAATGCACGCGCTCAAACAGGAGGTGGTTGACATGATAGTGTCACACCTAATTGGGGAAGGACCTTCGGTATGCTATCACACCGTTCTGATGGGTGGAGCGGGATGTGGAAAGACCATGGTGGCTACGATTCTCGCCAAGATCTACTGCTTAATGGGCGTAACCAAGACCGAACGGATAGTTATCAAGAAGAGGTCGGACTTTATCGGCAAATGGGTGGGACATACGGAGGAGAGGACGATGAGCATACTCAACGAAGCGCTGGGAGGAGTGCTGTTGATCGACGAGGCCTACAGCATGGGGCATGGAGATAAGGTTGACGTGTTTTCCAAGGCTTCCGTCGACCTTATCAACCAGTTCCTAAGTGAGCACGCTTCAGAGTTTGTCTGCATCATCGCGGGGTACGAAAAGAGCCTCCAGGATGACTTCTTCTCCATCAATCCCGGTCTCGAGCGTCGTTTTCCGTGGAAGTTCAAGCTAGATACCTATACCGGCGCTGAGCTACAAGCGGTGTTCCATCTCAAACTACGAGAAGGCGGTTGGTCGATTGCGGCGGACGCCATGCCCGCCGACTTTGTCGAGCAGAACAGAGAGTATTTTCCAGCGTACGGCGGCGACATTGCCACCTTTCTGACCAAGTGCAAACTGAACCACAATCGAAGAATGCTCGGCTTCAGAGAAGGAGTAAAAACGCTGACCAAAGAGGACGTCGTTCAAGGCTTCGACAAGTACAAACAGCACAAGAGGGCGGGGTTGTATTCTCCGGACTACGTACTCGAATCCTTCATCAGAGTCGTGAAGAACGCCAAGTGGAAGGTCGAGTCCAACGTCATCGACGCAACGTTCTTCAAGCCGCATGAGGTTCTGTTCATCACCGAAGGAGACGTCGAGCATTTCTTCTACTGCTGCAGGGTAAAGCACAACAAACGATTGGGCGGCTACAGGGAGGACGACCGCGTGCTAACGCGGCCGGACATTGAGCACGGTCTAACCATGCACAAGGACAGGAAGAGGACGCAGGAGGAGACCACCGCCCCGATGGGTATGTTCACGTAGTGAACGGCCCGCTCACGCGAGTGTTCACGTAAGCGCATGCGCTTACGTGACGTCAAACCCTTCGTCTCACGGCTCTAACGATGAAGACGACGATCGCGATGATAGCGGCCAAGAGTAGCACGGCTCCGGTTACGATGAGCGGCACTCTGTTGGTTCTGACCCACACCTCCCATTTGGGAGCGGGAGGCTCCGGCGTCGGAGTGACCGGTCGCACGAGCGGTATCAACGGTGTCGTAGTAGCCGACGGTGCTGGCTCAAGCGGTAACAAGGGTGGCTCAAGCGGTATCAGCGGCTTAAGCGTAGCTGCGGGCTGGAGAGTGTTGCACTCTATCACTTGAGGAATGTCGCCCTCGATGTACCGATAACACTTGCCGCAGTTTTCAGCGAGCTTGACCTTGCCCTCGGAGCTAATGTCGTTGACGTCGACGTCGCCGATGTAGCAGCTGCTCACGCCACCAGAGGGAGTACCGCACGCTTGTGAGAGATCGACCTCTGACGACGAGTTGATGAGGTTGACGTTGACGTTATCGATGATGCACACGGACTCTTCGCACGGCGTAAAGGCGTTGTTCTCCATCGTGCCGGAGTACTTGCACATGGGATCGCACATCACGCCCGTCTCTGGATACGTGTACTGGTTGGGCAAGACCGTAGTGTTCCGTAGATTGAGTTTGTCCGCGTCGTTGCCACACGTCAAAGGCGCAGTGGGCGTTTGCGACATGTGGCACCCGCACAACACTCTCAACGTGTCGTCCTTGGTCATGTCCGCTCTTCCAAACTGAGCGCAGTACTGATTGAGAACGCAGTCGCACGCTCCCTTGGCGTAGCTGCAGATGGTGGGAACGACCGAGGTGAAGAACGGATCGGTAGAATCATCTCGTACGGCGTTGTTGTCCAGCTTCTTCGAGGTGTAGTCCGGAGGCGACCTTGAGTTGATGTAGTTCACCAACGTCGTGCGTACGACGGACGTTGCGTCGGGTATGGTCTGGTACGCCTGAGCGTACTGAGTACAAACCTGATCGTCCCAGTTGTTCGAGCAGTAGTCGAGCATTAGGTTTTGACACCCCTTCTGAGTGTCACGGTTGTACCCAGGGTTGCAGGGCGCGGCCGAAGAGCTAGTGGTGGGGTCGGCGCAGCACTTCAGGGCGGTATCGAGCGTGATCCATTTGTCATCGGTATCGCCGATGCCGTAATGAGCGGGGCCGAGGTAGTATGGAGAGTACTCGGAGTAACCGCCCGCGCTCAGGTTGTTGTTGACTTGTATCGAGCCGTTCACGGCGCTGATGGCGGCTTCGCGGCCGTGACCTCCCGTCGTTGGGTTGTTGGTGCCCACGCACTCCGAGAGGCTGTAGTCGCGGGCCGAAGAGTCACCGCATATGCCCGATGGAGAGCAGTTTGGGCCAAACACGCACGTGTTTGTGTTTGTCCACATCGGGCCACCTCCCGCCACAAAGGAAGACTTTTCCAACGACCATCGACCGTAAGAGGGGTTTCCGGTCGCCTTGATCTCTCCGTACGAGTGAGTGAGGAGCTTGCTACCGTCTCCGGCGAGAAAACGGTTCGGATTCGCCGGAGAGCCCAGCATTTGGTTAGTGAACGTACCGTTCAACCACGCTGTCATTACATCCGCGCCATAAAAAATCGCCGCGATCTATTGAGCTCGAGTGACGGAGCGATGGACGACGCTGTTTTCGAACAGACGTGGCAAGCCATTAAGGATGGGCTCAACGTCATTCTAATGGGCCCGGGCGGGTGTGGAAAGAGCCACAATATCAGGGTGCTCTCTTCTCTACTCGTGGACGAGGGTAAGATAGTGGCGGTCACCGCCACTACGGGCGTGGCCGCGATCAACCTGAACGTTCCAGAGAAGAAGATACGCGCGAGGACGCTTCACAGCTGGGCCGGAATAGGCTTGGCGCGAGAGAGCAGAGAGAAACTGCTGGCGAAGTGTCGCTCCACCCCTGCGTGCCGTAAGAGATGGCAACATACCGACGTCCTGATCATAGACGAGGTGTCGATGTTTGGAGCGGATCTACTTGAAAAGATCGACTATATCGCTAGAGCCATACGTGGCAAGGATGAGTCCATGGGAGGGTTGCAAGTCATTCTCAGTGGAGACTTTTTGCAGCTTCCGCCGGTCAAGGAGGAGTGGGTCTTCACATCGAAAGCGTGGGACGAGATGGTTCTCGTCCCGTTCTTGTTCACAGAGCCGAAACGGTACGACGACCTCGAGTGGTTTGCAACGCTGCAACGTATACGGAAGGGTACGCACACAAGGGGCGACATTGAGATGCTCAGAGAGCGAGAAAAGGCCTACGCCGCTCTCATAGACGGTGTCAACATGCACACGCTCGACATCAAGCCGACGATGCTATACTCTAGGCGCGTCGACGTTGACGTGATGAACGAGAAGGAGATGAACAAGCTCCCCGGCGAGACCAGAGAGTACGTCGCCGTCGACACGTTCACACCGCTTACTCGCGGTACGCTACCGGATAAGTACATCCCCGCCTTGGACGACGCTGCGCCAAAGGCCGTCAAGTTCAAGGTCGGCGCTCAAGTGATGCTAAAGGCCAATCTCGACGTTGGAGGAGGGTTGGTCAACGGAAGCCGCGGGGTGATCTTGAGTCTCGAAGAGGATTTGGTCACGGTCAAGTTCGTCAACGGCTGCGTTCTAAAGGTGGCGAGGAACAGCTGGCCCATCGAAGACAACGACGGCGTCGCTGTGCGCTCGCAGATCCCTCTGATACTCGCTTGGAGTTTGACCATTCACAAAGCGCAAGGCTCTACCCTCGACTTTGTCGTCTGCGATCTCGGACCCAGCATATTCGCAGACGGACAAGCGTACGTGTCCCTCAGTCGCGTACGGAACAGAAAAGGTCTCTTCATCTCTTGTTTATACCCCAAATCGATCAAGGTGGACAAGAGGGCGTTGGAGTACACGTTGGAAATGGAGGCGTTGGCCGCATGATCTCTTCTCCCAAAGGGAGAGGAGCGTTACACGACTTCTGCGATCAGTACACCGTCGCAAGAGGCGGTGGCGACGCGCTTGCCGTCGGAAGAAATCGCCACGCTCGTTACCGAGCCCGAATGTGTTAGAAGCGTTTGACAATAGCCGTTTTTGATCTGTACCGCACACACGGTATTGTCGAATCCGACGGCGACCCGTTCGCCATCCGGAAAGAACGTCACGCTCGTCACCACCCTAAAATTCTTGAAGGGCACGCGAACGCTTTCGTCGGTTTCGGTTCGCCACACACGTACAAAACCCTCCGTCGAACCGGCGATCATGCACGTACCGTCCGGAGAGAATGCCACGCTCGTCAAGTTACCTCGGAGTATGCGAACACACTTGCCGCTGTACCCTTCGTAGACACGTATTGACCCGTCATACGAACTGCTGGCGAACCACTTACCGTCGGGAGAGTACGCGACGCTCGTTACAGCATCCGCATGACCTCGCAACGTCATCGTACACTTGCCGCTCTCCGCGTTGTACACACACACCGTTTCGTCGTCCGAACCGCTAACGATGCGCTTGCCGTCGGGAGAGTATGTCACACACGTCACCTTACCCGTATGCCCTTGGCACGCGGCTCCCGAGCCGTGCCCTTGGCACGTGGCTCCAGAGTCGCCGCCATCGTCGACCCTTCGGAGTATACGTTCGCATTCGGCGCTTGCGTTCTCCGTGTTGTACACGTACAACGCCGTATCAGCGGCTGCCACGATCCGGAGCGGGCTGTCCGGAGACCACGTGACGCTATTCACCGCGGCTCCCGGTTCGAACGTCATCTCGCAAACGCCGAGTCTTTCGGCGTTCGTTCGCCACACTTTCACGGTTCCATCGCTCGAACCGCTGGCGACACGCGTACCGTCGGGAGAGAACGCCACGCACAACACTGACGGCGTCGTAGTAGCCGACGCCGTTGGCTCGATCGCATCGGTCGTCGTAGACACCTCGAATGCCATAGTTGACGTAAGCCTCCTCGCGTATCGTCGAGCGATGTCGATTTTCTTCTCCCTTTTGGGAGAAGAGCCTACAAGCCGTCATCCGAAGGGTACCCCCTTCAGGAACTGTTTTGGAGCGTTTTTGAGCCTCGATTGGAGGCTCGAAAAAAGGCCAAAACTGTTTTCTCCGCTCCCTCGAGGGAGCGGAGAAGGAGACCTAGAGGCACGACGAAGATGCCGTCGGACGTCACTCGCGCGACGGAGTGTGATGAGCCGTCACGCACCACTCTCCGTCCGGAGAGACGTCTATGATCGTGATGCACATCTCATCGTCGTCCACGATGAGGGAGGCGAACGCCTGAGCGTCGGCGAACGTACGGAAGAACCTGCTGTCGTCGTAGACGCCGTCGCCGAAGCGAGGAGACTCCACCATGTAGACGCGCTGTCCGACGCTAGCGTCTACATCGTCGCGGGACATCTCACCCGGCTGCATGCGCTGCGTGCGGGACATGTGAGGCCCGCGAGGCTGTCTGCGGAGCTCGTGCGCACGTATCAAGCCGTTGACTCGGACGCAGATGTCGATTTTTCGATCTACCACACCCTCACGTACCCGTCATTCGACCCGCTGACGATCCACTTGCCGTCGGGAGAGTACGCAACGCTTATCACAGCGTCCAAATGCCCTTGGAAGACGCGTTCCTGCTCGCCGGTTTTCACGTTCCACATCCTTATGGTCTTATCGTACGAACCGCTGACGATGTGCTCGCCGTTGGGTGAGAACGCCACGCTCGTCACCCAGTCCGAATGGCCCCTGAAGATGCCTCCATACGTACCGGTTTTCACGTAATAAAGACGCACCGTTTGATCGTACGAGCCGCTGGCTATGAGCGTACCGTCGGGCGAGAAAGCCACGCTCGTCACTACTTTTCCTTGATCGAAGTCTTTGAGCGAGACACCTTCGATGTTATGCACTCTCACATGTCCGTCGTTCGATCCGCTGACGATGAGCGTACCGTCGGGCGAGAAGGCGACGCTCGTCACGATGTTCGTATGAGCTTTGAGCGTCCATTCGCACGCGCCTGTTTGCACGTTCCACACCATCATTAGCCCGTCGGCCGAACCGCTGATGATGTGCGTACCGTCGGGAGAGAAGGCGACGCTATACACGCCCCACAGATCGCCTTTAAGTACCCGTTCGCACTCACCGTTCTCTATTCTCCAGACGCGTATGGTTCTGTCGAGTGACCCGCTGACTACGCGCGTACCGTCGGGAGAAAAAGCGGCGCTCGTCACCTCGGCCGAATGGCCGCTAAGCGTTTGCGAGCGCTCGTAAGTTTGAGCGTGCCACAAGCACAGCGTTTTGTCGTGCGACCCGCTGACGATCCACTTCCCGCGCGGCGAAACCGCTACGCTCGTCACCCAATGCGAATGACTCTCTAGTTCTACGACAGGATCGTAGTTCAGCGTCGCCAGCGTTCTGAACAACTGATCCAATGTCGAGACGATGTAGAGATTGCCTTCTGGACGCTCTAGACGTCTGTCGTAGAGATTGCGTAGCAGATGCGGGATTTGTCGGTGTCTCGGATTGACAACGTCCGTGTACGGGATGTTCGGATCGAACACGACGCACGGTCTGTCGGAGAGCAACATGTACCCGAGCTGCAATCTCGAAGCGCCGTACTCGTACGCCGGGTCGCTGATCATCAGTACGAACGTCGATGACGTATCGAGCCAGCTCTTGATCGCGTCGTCTTGCTTCGTGGGCGATAAGCTTTGATGCGCTTCGGACTTCCAGTCGTACACCTCGTAGCCGTGTTGTCTGAAGCGGTCAAAGTCGATATTGCTAGACCACATACCGGTGACGTAAATGCGCGGCATCCTTATTTTGTCTCAACGCGGACGTTTTATATCGTTTTTCTCCTCTCCCGAAGAGGAGAATTGGGGCGAGTGCGGCTACTCTTGCATAAGCGGCATGTTCTTCATCACGATCTCTTGAATGTAACGCAACGATCCGCGTTTTCCCGTTGGGTGCTCAACCGGAAAACACCTGTACCGCGCGTCAGCGTCAGCGTTAGAAACCTCTTTGAAGACCTTCTCTCCCTCGTCGCCGGCAACGAGAACGAACTTGGAGAGTCCTTCCAGAATACCTTCGCCGCGACCTTCGATGGTATCGTTCAAGCAACTGACGGGAGAAGCGTGTCTAGAGCCCTTCATGACTTCGTGAATCGCTTGGGTTTTCGGATCGAAGCACACCTTATAGACACACCACGGCCATCCCGCCTGCGGACAACGGATGTTCTCCGCGTCGTAATAGATCACCAAGCACATCGTAGCTCGCAGGTAGATCTCTCGACACGATTCGCAGCGCAGTCCCTTTTCCAGTCGTTGTTCGAAGCACGGAACCTTGAAGCCGACGCACAAGTGACCCCAGCAATAACTACGGTTGTGCGAGGCTGCCCATGGGCAGCCTCGCACAAGGCATTTCTCGTCCGGCGGTAGTACGGTTGTCATAGTGGCACAAATGACGCTCGTTGCTCGCGAATCATGTCGATTTTGTGGCACATATCAGGAGAGAGCTCGTTACCGCATCGCGATGTCCCCAGAAGATTCGGTGAACACGTTCCACGTATCGTCCGACCCACTAACGACACGTTGCACGACCCACCGAATGCAACACACGACACCCAATCTCTGTGGCCTTGAAGCGTTCGTTCGCATACACCGATGATCGTATTCCACACGCGCACGTTCGTATCAAATGACCCAGTGATTATGCGCGTACCATCTAAAGAATACGTCACGCTCATCACACCGGAACGATTTCGAAACGCTCGTTCGCATACGCCTGTGTTGATATTCCACACGTTCACTTCGCCGTAGCATGATCCAGCGACGATATTCTCACCTCCTGGCGAGAGCGCCGCGCTGTTTATCCAACCATCCGAAACTGCCTGAAGTGTTCGTTCGCAAATGCCAGTAATACTCCATACCTTCACAGTAGTGTCAAACACGCTGATGATTCGCTCGCCTGATGGTGAAAACGCAACGCTTGCCGCTCGATCCGAATAAAACGTTAGCTCGTGTCTACCGTTCGCTACATTCCACACATGCGTCGTTTGATCCCATGATGAGCAGCCAACGATGTATTTATTGTCGGGCGAGAACGTTACGTTCGTTACCATGTCCGAATGACCTTCAAGAACTCGCACGTACACGCCATCAACGCTCCACAGACACAACGTACCATCATTCGATCCACTGATGATGTGCGTGCCACGTGGCGAGAATGCGGTGACGATCACCGGCCGACGATGATAACCTTGAAGCTTCCGTTCGCAAACACCGGTATTCGCGTTCCACACGCACAACGTGCCATCATCCGATCCGCTAACGACGCGCACGCCACCGGGAGATAATGCGGCGCTCGTCACCGGGGTTGAATGGCCTGTAAAAACCCGCACGAGCGCGCCACTTTCAACGTTCCACACGCGCAGCGTTCTGTCGTACGAACCGCTGACAATCATCTCGCGTTCTACGGTTGGGTTAAGATAACGTCGATTTTGCATCAAAAGTATCTCTTATCCACACCGTAAGGTACGATGTTGTGGTACAAACGTCCGCTGTTCTGGGTCGCAGTCGCCATTGTCGTCGCCGTGATCGTCGTCGTCGTTGTCATGATGACGCGCAAATCTAGCGCGCAAGCGGGCGCTTCCGTGGCGCCCGCGGCACCTGTCGCGTCCGTCGACACAACCGCTCCCGCCGCTCCTCCCGCCGCTCCAGTCGCATCCGGTCAGGGATGTGCTCCCGATCTAGTGAAGCGCTGCCTGGAAGAAGCTCAGCAACCGACCGACGGTCAGATGGTCGGACACGTCGACCCGGAGACGCTAGCCTGCATGCAGTGTGCCGGAGAGCTCGAACAGGGAAAGAGAACGAGTTGCGCCAAAGAGTGTCCCAAGATGTGCCGTTGCTTTGCACAACACTGCTCCGATCCGGGCCAGAACGAGGAGATGAAGATCCTTCAACGCATATGCGCGTAGAGAAAAATCGACGCTACGGACAAAGATGCATCCTCGTTGCGATGCTACCGCTAACGCACCAATTCTGGGCTCAAAAGCTGGGGTTCGGCGTTGGGCCGACAGAAGGCATGGTGTGTCTGATGCTGTACGAGTCATTGTGGGAAGAGCTTCGCAATTCTACATGACTTCGCATCGTTTCGGTTGAATAATTCTCATACCGACTAGGTAATGAGCCGATACGGGCGAAGCAGATACGCCGCTTACGAGCAGCCGGACGAGGTGGGCGACCTTAACCGGAACGTGTACGATGGGGCGAGGGCGACGGTGTTCCCCAACAACATCTACCTCGGCCAAGTGCAGCTCTTGCCATACTACGCTTGCTCTCGTCCCCGTGATACCGACTTTCAGTACATCATAGGCGCGGAAAGAGAGGAGCACCCCGATCACTTCTCACGGTTCGGCTACGCAAAGTGCCCAAACGGGTACTGCTCCGGACATTGGCCGGGACGTTACAACGCCCCGGTAGGCTGCGAGAGCTTTGAGCCGCCGGACATGGCGCCTCCTCGCCTCTACGCCGTTGAACACACCGACTCGTCGAGCGTGCTCTCCAGAGGGTACGCTAGCTACTCGGCCGGCAAAGCCATGCTTTAGTCTCTTCTTCCCACGGAAGAAGAGTTCACAGATCTAGCAACGATCTAGCGGCCAACGCGCTCTCTATGTTATGCTGCTTGGTCGCTAACCGTCTGTCGCGCTTGATGATGCGTTTGCGATCCGCCTTGTGATACCGTTCGGCGTACCTCTCTTTCCGCTCATACAGCATACGTGTCTCAGCGGCCTCGTTTGCGAAGAAGTGTTCCCACTCCCTGTTATACTCCCGCCACTCGTGCTCGTACATCGCCATTACTGAAGCGGCGTGACACGTTTAACGTCGTTTTTCGCGACTAACGTCGTTACACTATGGGAACGTCCACCTGCTCCTCCACTCGTCGTTTGAGCGCATTCTCGAGGTCTTCCGGAGTTGGAAGAAGCGGAATCCGTGCCCGGCGCGACTTGGTCACGACGCCAACTTGCACCGGGATCATGTCGAACGTAACAGCGACGACCGGAACGCTGTTGTACAGATATTTGCCGAGACTCTGCGTCGAGATCACTATCTTGGAACCGTCGTTCAGATCCTCTCGGAACACCTTTGTTCGCTTCTTCTCGTGAAGCTTAGCGTCGTGAGCGGCGAGAGAGTCAAGCGCGATCTTGGCCTGAGTCTCGTCGTCAATGACGAACATGGCCTCGCCGTTGCATCGAACCAAGTACTGAACCGCTCCGGTTGTCGAGACTTCGTCCGTGACTTTCGACTCCGTCAGCGACATCCTAACCTCTACGTCGATAGTTTCTTCGCGCTTTTGGTGCTCACGACGAAGGAGGAGGCGGCGGAGGGGGCATACAGACGATCACTATCATAGCTACAACGACGACTAGAGCGAACAACATCGTACCTTACGCTATGATAGTTTTTCTCCTCTTCCGAAGGAGAGGAGAGACTTGCGGCAAGGAGAAAGCCTAGTGCGACACGGCGCTGTTGTTAGGGATAGCGCATCGCCCACCCCAGCCCTTTGTGCCAACGGATTCTGCGTGACCCTGTCGGAGTGTAATACATCCTCGCTTGCCACACTCCGTTCGAATGGACGCATGAGGACGTGATACGCGTCCTAGTGTCATCTACGAAGCGAGCGGCGAACTCAAGAGCGTGTGAGGAAGTACGGAAGAATCTTTTGCCGTCGAAGCTAGGAGATTCCACTATGTAAACGCGCTGCCCGGGGCACGGAACGCCGTCGATGCCCGCGATGACGTTACCGTTCGCATCGACGCCCGTTGGGTAAGCGCGCTGTACAGCGCACACGTCATTACCGCGTGCGATAATGACGTTGCCGCTTGCATTGATTTCTTCGCGTAACATCTCACCCGGCTCCATCTGAGCTCGTTGTGATGATGCTGGTACGACTTCGGCGCAGATGTCGTTTTTTCATACATCTGATCACGATCGCCCGTTCATTCTTCGTCGTCGGGAGGAGGCGTGTCTGAAAGTAGCGAGAGAGTGGGTATTCTGTCGGATAGAGGGCCGTACCTGAGGACTCTCTTAAGACGATAGCTGAGACGATATTCGCCCGCTCCTATCCGCTTGAACGTGAGACGCTGAATGACCGCGGATCTATAGTGATCAGGCGGCACCATCGGATTGCCCTTCAAGACCTCTTGTCTGGCTTTTTCGAACTTGGCGGACAACGCCGTTTCATCGAACTCGAGGGACGGTAGGGCGGTGGTGGGAACGACCAAACAGATATACACCGGTCGGTTCTTGTGACCGTTCACGTACACCGGTTGATACGTGTTGTAGAGATCGAGGACTTGCGACCTGGTCATCTCGCACGTGTGGTACGTCTCCTCTCCCAGCTCTCTGGCGATGGTCTTGAACACGTCTCCGTCTTCAAACTGGTACTTTCCGCCAGCGTCGGTGTAGATCAAGCCGCTCTTGTCCCTCTCTCCTATCACCCATATGCCCTCGTCATCGTACGGGAGGATACCTCCAGCGGTTAGTTGTCGACCCTTTCCGTCGAACCAGCGGTACTTTTTCCTCGGAGTCTTCGGCGCCATTCTTAGGGATTGTCTCAATCGCTCTGCCAAGCCCTCGTCAAGATCGTTCGTTGACTGAGATTTTTTCATGCTTGGGCCGCTCTGCAAGCTTCGCAAGGGACTGCTTTCCGCCATACCGTTACGTCTCATGGGGCTAACGCTAGGTAGCAATTTTTTAGTTCAACGTTAGTGTGTGAAATGCAGTTAAAGGGGGTCGGCGGCGTCGGTTTGTAGCGAGTATGCGTAGCTGTACGACACTAATAGCGGCGCTTGAGTGATGTCAACAACGATCCTCACCCTGTCCGGCTGGCTTCCGCTCTGTACCGATCCCGATGCGGCGACGCCCCGAACGTCCCTCACCTCTTTCGCTTCCGAACTGATGACGGGCAGAGAGATTTCGACGTGACCCTTTCCTCCCGACACTGTGAGCGATCCCATCACTTGCACTACGCTACCAATGTGCGTATAGTGCGCAGAATGCACGTCGTCGACGATCACGGCGCCATCTCCAACGCTCAAGACGTTCGGAACGTACGTCCCGGAATCGATGCTATCAAAACGTGTGTTAGCGGTCGACAACAGCTTGATCCACTTCGCTCCGTCGGAGAAGTACATGCTACTGTTCTCCGTGTTGAAGAGGAGGAAACCACGCGGTCGGATGGGTTCGCGAGCTAGCAGTCGAGAAGGCGTGCTCTTGGTCTGGAAGACCTTGACCGCCGCCATCACGAGAGTGATTACATTGTAGTTCGTCCTCTTTAACCCTCTCCCCGCGTTAAAGGCGTCGTTTGACAGAGGCTAATGAGCGTTGTGTCCGACTATGACCCTACTAACGCCCCAATCTCGCTACAGAGCGCGTCTGACCTTCTCAAGGTTCGAGTGAGGCCCAATGAGAGGCCGTACGAGCAGATCGTGAAGAGAGCGAACAACGCTCTTGTGGACGAGTGGCGTGAGAGGGTCTTGCAGAAGCTTGCAGACCACAGGGGGACGATACAGGTTGGCAAAGTGTGGAGCTCGTGGGAGATGTTCATCGAGGGTAAAGGCATCAGAACCTTTGCGGGCCTTAGAGACATGATAGTTCGGCTCACTAAGGGACAGTTACGATTCTGGCTATCGTTCTTCGACGAGCTCACGGTGGAGGAGATGTGCGAATACGGCCCGGGAGTGGTGGATTTCGGCTGGTTCTACGTTCAAAGCGAGGTGCGATTGTGCGTGGCGGAGATGAAGTGGGACAGCGTATACTCCACAACCGACGATCCGGCGGAGTGGGAAAAGACGTCGGCGCACAACCGAGCCATCATACGAGGCGAGATCTTCCCGTTCTGGAACGCGGAAAAGCTCAAGGAGAACGAGCAGAAGTGCAAGGCGGTGCTTGCCGGCGTGGCTCGTCCCATCGCTCAAGTCGTTGGAGAGATGCAGAAGAGAGGACTGAAGAGCGTCGAGGTGAGCAACGTCGTCAAGTGGATGAAGCACCCTATCCACGCCAATGACCGACCCTACGTCCAAGCTTCGTTCAAGCACGTGAACGGCCTAATCGACGAATGGAGTGAGACGCTTCACGCAAAGGAGGTTCCTCTCGACGAGTGCCGCGCCATGTGGGACTCGTGGTGCCTCTTCTTCGAGGAACGCGGGCTCCGTAAGTTTCAGGAGGTCTGCGACATGATTCCGCGTCCCACCGACGCACAACTACGCTTTTGGCTCGACGTCTTTGCGAAGGACGTCGGCACGCTTCACGGCTACGGTACCGGTAACATCGGCTTTGGGTGGTTCCTGTTGCAGAACGAAATCAAGCTCAGAGTCGCCGCGCTGAAAGCGGAGAGGGTGTTCGTAGGCGACGATTTGACCGTGTGGACGCAAAACGCGGCCAAAAACGCCGACCTTATGACCGGTAACGAAGGCTCCTTCTGGTCGCTGGAGGAGCTCCGAGACAACGGCATGAAAGTGGGCACCATCTTATCCATCGTCGTCGCGCCGCAATCGACGGGGCCGCGAGTATGAGCTTCATCACAGTGATGAAGCTACTTAGACGGTCTGTCGCGCGAAGAACTCTTGTATGACCAACGCCGCCGTTGGGTACTGATCTTCCGGTACCTTCTGGAGGACGTATAGTAGCCCCTCTTCTCGTTCTCTGGCCGCTTCTGCCTCTCGTAGCTTGATCTACGGAAAGGTCACGGCCAACGCGCGGGTCAAACGTGTTAAGGTCTCTGGCGTCATCGCCTCGAGCTTGTCCCGAGGCACGTCCATCTTGTCGAGGATGGTCTTCACCTTCCTCTTCACGACCGCGGCGGGGCTATACTCGTGAACGCGTAGCTCGTGCACGCCCGTCTCCGCTCTCTTAGGCAGAGCTCTCTTCCGCCTTGCCTCGACGAGCACTTCCTCGGGAATGGGCTGACGCGTATAGGGATTCTCTATCTTGCCAGTGACCCGATTCTTCTTGAGCTTCTCAATCTCGTCCGGAGCGAAACACCACTTCTTCCCTCCCTCTTCATACTCGACTAGCTCGTCATCTGACATCGTGTCGTACTCATAGCCGAGGATAGAGTCGTTGGAGCATTTCCTCTCCTTAACGACGGTTACGCCCTTTTCATAGCTCTCTGCCAAGGCGGCGCACAACGCCCTCTTACTCAGGCCCTGCGGGTCGATACCTACCTGCCTCGCTATCGCTCGCAGCTCAGCTATCTTGAACGTCTCGCTGATGACTGCGCAGATGGCTTGCCACTCCGTTCTCGGCGCCTCTTCAGCGCCCAACACGGGTAGTCTCTTCACATGCGGACGAAGCAGTTTCTTCACATGCGTGCGAAGCAGTCTCCTCGCTCTCGTCTTAGTGACGATGTCGTTGAGATCAGGAGGTTCTATTACGGTAGAAGAACTGGGACCGAGCAAACCTGCCTCTTTGTGAGTGATGTTTTGAACGAGAGCTATAGGGTTACCGCCCAAATAGAGCGCCGTCAGGCTACTCAACCCTTCAAACACGCCAACGGGAAGAGTGTCGAGTTTGTTATCGCCCAAATAGAGCGTCGTTAGGCTACTCAGCCCTCCAAACACGCCAACGGGAAGAGCGTCGAGTGCGTTACGGCCTAAATCAAGCATCGTTAGGCTACTCAACCCTCCAAATACTCCAACAGGAAGAGTGCCGAGTGTGTTACCGTACAAATAGAGCGCCGTCAGGTTACTCAACCCTCCAAATACTCCAACGGGAAGAGTGTCGAGTGCGTTATCGGCCAAACTAAGCACCGTCAGGCTACTCAACCCTCCAAACACGCCAACGAGAAGGGCGTTGAGTTTGTTACGGCCTAAATCAAGCATCGTTAGGCTACTCAACCCTCCAAACACGCCAACGGGAAGAGTGTCGAGTGCGTTATCGGTCAAATCAAGCTCTGTCAATCTACTCAACCCTACAAACACGCCAACGGGAAGAGTGTCGAGTGCGTTACTGTACAAATCAAGCTTTGTTGTGGTAGATGCGGTCATAAAGACGTAGAGCGGTATTCTCTCTATGTTTCGTGAAATCAAACGTACCTCCGTCGGCCAATCCTCCTCGGGCAACTCATGCTTTCGTAGGAACGTTCTGCGTTTGAGAAGCTTCCGAACCACGTCGTCGGTCACGTTGTACCCTCTATCACGCATGCAGCGTTGCACGCGTTCGAGGGAGGTCATTACCAGTGCCAGGCTTTTTTTTCTCGCCGTATAAAGTAATGAAGGGTTGCGTTCCGTGGTGGGCGTTCCTTTTAATCCTCGCGGTGGCCGTAACCGTCGTTGTCGTCGTCGTGTGTCGTATCCGAAGCGGTTATCAACGTCTTGAAGGGGATGAAGGCAAAGAGCCTGAAGAGCGTCCCGGCGGTTTGGATCACCCAACCCTACTTTATCAACGACGGCGAGGATACCTTCATCCCGCCGTGCTCGGCGACTTCATTCGCGCTCCCGCTACGGCTGGGCCGTACCCCGTCCCGGCGGGCGCTTTGAAGGAGACGAGCGAGCGGTACGGCATGCCGTTTCATAGCTTCCGCAGACCGCTATTGAGTCACGGCTACTTTCGTCCCTACGAACCCAACGCCGACCTAAGTCACGACATAGCCTCGCGGCTAGGTGTCTCGGACATCCCGTTCTACACCTCTCACAACGCCTTCTCTCCCTTTCCGGAAGTAGGAGGAGCGTGGGAAAAGGTGGGTCTCGCCACCAAGGACGGAGAGACGGGGAAGGATACGCTTCTCAACGTATACCGGAGACCGATTGCGCCTCTGAACGATCACTTTGAGTACAACGTCCAAGACAGGGACGGTTTCGTGATCAAGCTGCGAGAGACGTTCTTACAAGACGGTGACAAGATTAGCCACGTCGACGGTAAGGATGGAACGTGGACGTTCAGAGACTACGTCAAGAACAAGTGGGTTTGGTACTAGCAACATCCTTATAGTCGGGTACTATCACCTATCTGACGGCTTTTTGGCCGCGGCCAAGGCCATGATGGAACGCGGCAACACCGTCTCTTTCTTCCCAATGTACCGATACAGACAAGACGTTGTGGACAGTCGGAACGACTACGTCGACCTTCTCATCGAAGCGACGCGAGGCGCAAACGTCGTGCTGTGGTGGTATCATCCGGACAACCTGTCCGTTGAGGAGGTGACTAGAGTCATAACGGTTGGAGGCAAGAAACACGTTCACTTCAACTGGGACATTCGACATCCGAGCTCAAAAAGAGAAACGATACTAGCGATGATGGATCTGAATCTGACCGTCAATCCTCTCGAGCTCACCGTCTATCCAGAGTTCAGGTTCTGCCCGCCGGGCTTTCACCCATCGACGCATTATAGGTCTCCGGATCCAAACTACCGATGCGACGTCAGTATCGTGTGTACCAACCTATACGAGGACGACGAATGGCCCCAGAGGTATCAACGATGCCCGAGGAAGGTGCTCGTAGACCAATTGGACGCTCACCCAACCATCATCTTTCACCTATACGGCCCCGTCAAGTTTCAAGCTCGATACCCAAAATCCTATCGAGGATCCATACCTTACAACGAGTCTCGGCTCGTGTTCAGTAACTCTCAACTCAACCTGTGCTTGAACTGCACCTCCATCGACGGTTACATCTCGGAACGAGTACCGCTCGTCATGGCGTGTGGTGGCGTAGTCTACGCCGACTCTCAAATAGGACTGGGTGCCGCGGACGGTAGAGACTACGTCCTGGTCGATGCGCGCGATCCGCTAAGGCACATTGAGGCGCTATTGCAACGTCCTGACGAGCTCGCGGCTATCGGTTGTTCCGCGGCCAAATTCGCCGCCGAGCGATTAACGTGGGCCAATCTAGCCGCCGTCGTGACATGACTCCTCTCCGTTGGAGAGGAGTATCAGCGTTTTCGTGAACCTCCGAAGCCCGTTCTAACCGTCGTCGTCGCAGGTCTTGACGGCGCGGAGTACGTAGGCCTCGACGAGAATGTCGGTCTCGACGAGAATGTCGAGGCGGAGCACGTAGAGAACGGACTCACGTGCACCGGCTGCACCAACGACGGTCGTGCAGCAAACGACGACGCGTAATAGTTCGGCGTCCACGGTACGCCGTGACTAAGGAACGCCGACGGCGGTAACGTCGACGGCGTCGGTGACACGACGGTATTTTGGTTGTTGACGATGACCTGTGCCGGCGGAGGCACCACAACGGGCTGTACGGGCACGGCTTGTACGAGCGGCACGGGCACGGGCTGTACGGGCGGCGCAGAAGGTACGGGTTGTGTGACGCGCGACCCGTCTCTTTCCACGTCGACTGGCGCCTTCACGACGTCGTCGTCCGGATCGTACGTAGAAGGATAGGCTGGAGGCGCGCATTGTGGCGGTGCATATTGTGGAGGCGCGTACGGTGGAGGCGCGTACGGTTGTGACGCGTACGGCGCAGTTTTGACGGACGACGATGTGTACGACGAGCCGCTGTAGCCGCCACCGGAACAACTCGGACAAGAGCAGCAATCGCATCCGTCCGTGAAGATGTAACAGCAGAAACAGTACACCAGGCCTAAAATGATGGAGAAGACAATGATGGCGGCGGTGCCTCCCGACGATGAGGTCGTACGTCGTTCACCGTAGCCGACGCTACCGTCCTCTTCGCCACTTTCGAGCAGTTCGTACTCTAGACCGCAACTGCCGCGCAGCACGTACGGATCGTCGGGGCCTTCGTAGCCTTCGCAGATGACCTCGATCCGACCGAACCGCAGCCACGTCGGCAACGACGCTTGACACGCCCAACTGACGGAGCCGCTGTCGTCGCTGCCTTGATTCTTGCACTGCACGATACGCGGCCTCTCGTCGTCAGCGCAGAACGATCCGCGGCACGTCAACTGCTGCACGGCGGCAACGCGTCGCGCGGTCGTCAAACTATTCTCTTTGAGATTCAACGTCTGGATATCGGTCAGGAGAATGCGGTCAGGCTCTGACTGTGCGTAAGCGACGGCGAATATCGCGACGCAAAACGTGCTCTTCATTCCTCTCATGTATCATAACGAGCGATTGTCGGCGTACGAGGAGTCACTTTTTTAGCGCCGCGCGTTTGGCTCTGAAGTACTCGTACCACAGACATTGGTGCGAGCATTCGAACGAGTCCTATCTTCGCATACTTGTACTCGATGTAGACTCATGCGCGACACGTCCATGCTTCATACGAGTGTCAACTCGTCGAATAAAGTCGGTTTTCTCTTCTCCCGAAGAGGAGAAGAGCCGACCTCAGCCGCGCACGGTGTATATGCGCAACGTCCCCATCCACTCCCCCGCCCAGATGTCACGACCGCTAACGATGTGCGTACCGTCGGGAGAGAACGCGATGCTCGACACCCATCCCGAACGGCTTCGAAACCTCACTTCACGCTTTCCGGTCGCTACGTTGTAGATCCTTATAGTTTCGTCGTCTGAACTACTAGCGACGAGCGTACCGTCGGGTGAGAAGGCGACGTCGGTTACGCTGTTCGTATGACCTGGAAGCGTTCGGACGAACGTTCCACTTTTGGCGTTCCACACACGCACTTTCCCATCCACCGACCCGCTGACAATCAACGTACCGTCGGGTGAGAAGGCCACGCACATCACGGGGCTCGTGTCACCTCTGAGCGTTCCACACCTTTCGCTTTTGGCGCTCCACACTCTTACGCTGCCGTCATCCGATCCGCTAATGATCCGTCCGCTACCGTCGGGCGAGAAGGCTACGCTCGTTACCAACACGTTATGGCGGTAGCGCATCGTTCGTTCGCACGTACCGTGCTTGACATTCCACACCTTCACGGTACCGTCATCCGAGCCGCTGACGATCCGCCGACCGTCGGGCGAGAACGCCACGCTGTTCACCACCCAATGGTGCCCTTGGAAGATACGTTCGCACGTACCGGCGTCCGCGTTCCACAGCCTTACACTCTTATCGAACGAACTGGAGACTATGCGCTTACCGTCGGGAGAGAAGGCGACGTCGGTCACCCAGTTCGAGTGGCCTCGAAAAACATGCTCGCAAGCGCCGTGGAGATTCCACAAACGTACGGTCTGATCGGCCGATCCGCTGACAATGCGCTTGCCATCGGGAGAGTATGCCACGCTCGACACCGTATCTAAGTGACCTCGAAACGTTCGTTCGAACGTCGTCATTGTTACAACGCTCCGTTCGATCCGTAAGGCGACGTCGATTTTCTCTTCTCCCGCTACCCACTAATCTCGCGTTGGAAAGGGCGGGGATCGTTGTAATCGGACGCGTACATAGAAGGACGGTACCAGAAGTATTGCGTTCTCCTCACGTCATACATACGTATCGTATCGGATGGCTCGATATCGACACGCGTACTGCCGGGCGAGAAGACGACGATCGTCGGCAACGGAGTGGTCATTAACCGTGAAACGGATATCACGAGACGACGTCGATTTTCTCTTCTCCCGAAGGAGAGGAGTCCCTTGCAAAGGGTTTAGATCGGCCACACGCGTACCGTTTTGTCGAACAAGACGCCGACGATCCATTCGCCGTCCAGCGAATACGCTACGCTCATCACCGTTTGGTTGCGACTCATCTGCTTGTATTCGGCGCTCTCGGTGATCGCGTCCCACACCTTCACACCGTCATCCGACCCGCTGGCAATGTGCGTACCGTCCGGCGAGTATGCGACGCTTATCACCGGACTCAAATGACAGAACGTACGTTCGCACATGCTGGTGTCCGCGTTGTACACGCGTACCGTCTTATCGTACGAACCGCTGACGATGCGCGTCCCGTCAGGCGAGAACGCCACACTAGACACCACGTTTGAATGATTTTGGATCGTTCGTTTGCGCCTGCCACTTTTCGTACTCCAAACTCTCACGGTACCGTTGCTCGAACCGCTGACGATGCGCTTACCATCGGGAGAGTAGGCCACGCTAAACACCCAACGTCCATCTAGGAAAACGCGTTTGCATCGGCCGGTTTCAGCGTTCCAAACGCGAATCGTACCGTCGTACGATCCGCTGACGATGCGCTTACCTTTAGGCGAAAACGCTATGCTCGCTACGACGTCATTGTGACGTCGTAACGTCATTACGCATTCTTTGGTATCGAGTCGCCACACTTTCACATCTCCGTCAACCGAGCCGCTGACGACACGCGTACCGTCGGGAGAGAACGCTACGCTCGTTACCGCTAGGCGATGACCTTGAAGCGTGAAAATGCACATTCCGGTCTCGACGATCCACAAGCATACATCGTTGTGCACTCCACCGGCGATCGTCTCACCGTCGGGCGAAAAGACGGCGCTCGTCGCTCCACCTGAGCATTGAAGCGCTTTGTGTCGCGGTCTGTTCCACCAATTCGCGTGGCCCATATTCAGTACAGCGGCCACAATCGCGAGCGCGTCTGGCGGTAGAGTCAAACACGAGTTGATGTTGTCTGGGGGTATGTAAAGATAAAACGCGTTCTCCTTCTCCGGAAGGCGTTCGAACTTCCATTCTCCGCCAGGCGGTATGTTGCGCGTTTTGAGTACGAAGACCATGTCGCTGTCGGAGGTCTTGACCTCAAGACCGTCCCAGAAGCACGTCTCCTCTTCGGACAACGATGGAAGAGAACACGCTCCCCACGGAAGCTTCGTCAAACCATCATTGTTCTTGCGTACCATATCCATCGTCCCCGGCGGGACGCGCGCTTCGACCTCTGCCAACACAGCGCGCCACGCTTCGTTCCACGATTCGTTTTGTGCCATTCGATAACGTCTGATGTATCACGAGACGATATCGATTTTCTCTTCTCCCGAAGGAGAGGAGAGATCAATACAAGAACGAAGACGTCGCGATCTTTCCGCTGTGCAAACGTGTCGTCATGTATTCCAGTACGTCGCCGAGCCACACGAACAAATCCTCTGACACGCTGACGATCCGCTTGCCGTCGGGTGAGAAGGCGACGCTCATGATGGTGTCCGAATGACCTTTGAGCGTCATTGTGCACTCGCCGGTCTCTGCGTTGTGAACACGAAGAACCTTGTCTTCTCCTCCGCTGACGATGCGCGTACCGTCGGGAGAGAACGCTACGCTCATCACCGAGTCTGAGTGCTGGATCGTCCGTTTACACTCGCCCGTAGCGGTGTCAAAGACGCGAACCGTTTCATCGTCGGAGGCCGACACGATGCGCGTCCCGTCGGGAGAGAACGCCACACTCGTCACAGCGGCGGAATGAACAGAGAGCGTCAACGTGCACGTCCCGGCTTGCGCATCCCACACGCGTACCGTCTTATCGATCGATCCGCTGACGATCCGCGTACCGTCGGGAGAGAACGCCACGCTCTGCACACCGCGCGTGTGACCTTCAAGGGTCGATGTGAGCGCTCCGGTCTTTGTGTCCCAAACCTTCACGGAAGTGTCCAGCGATCCGACGACGATCCGCGTACCGTCGGGCGAATACGCCACACTCGTCATCTCAAAACGTGAACGACCTTGAAGCGTCATTTCGCACACACAGGCCATCGCAACACCGTTCGCGTCATACGTGATTTTCCACACCTTCACGCTCGAGTCGTATGAACAACTGGCGATGCGCGTACCGTCGGGTGAGAACGTCACGCCCGTCACCCAACCCTGGTGGCCTTCAAGGTTCAGAAACGTGCCAGATTCCACATGCCACAGCTTCACTGTCTTGTCGTACGACCCGGTGAGGATCCATCCGCCGTCGGGCGAGTACGTGACGCATATCATGTCCAGGCTCTTGCGCGTAGCAGTCCCTTGCTGCGGAGCGACCCCTTTCATCTCTCGCGTAGCGAAGCCTTTCGGAGTAGCCATCGTGTCAACTGTGCGACATGTGTCTCAAGACAACGTCGATTTTCTCCTCTCCCTAGGGAGAGGAGTCACTTCTCCTCCATTTTCTCTTCTCACGATGAGAAGAGATCGCAGTCCGACTACGGAGGACATTGTCCTCGACCGATGAAGTAGCCGATCAACGCTCCCGTACCAAGAGAGAGCGCCAGAGCGAATGCACCGCAAAACCCATACTGGAGACACATAACGTGCAGAGTCCCTTCGCCGATGTTACTTGCCATTCCGCCGCTTTTCGCTTGGTTTGTCACGGTCACACGTCGATTTTCTCTTCTCAGCGAATCGCAACGCTTGTAATGCGAGTGATCTTTCAACGTAGTAACGCACCCGACGCATACGCTTCAGCGGTCAGAGCGTCAATGTCACATCGCGGCACATGCGTAGCGTTTTGTCGTACGAGCCGCTGACGATGCACGCCACACTCGTCACACCTGAATGACCTCGAAGTCCGACCACCTTGCACGTGTCACCGACGATGTCGATTTCTTCCTGAAGGGGTACCCCTTCAGGAACTGTTTTGGAGCGTTTTTGAGCCTCGGTTGGAGGCTCGAAAAAACGGCAGTTTTGATTAGAACGCGGTCTCCTCATTTCCCTTCAACGTGATCGTTCGTTGGCACTCGCCGGTGATCGCGTTCCACACACGCAAGTCATCTGCGCCACTAGCGACGCGTGTACCGTCAGAAGAGTACGCGACGCTATGTACCCAACTTGTGTGTCGTAGAATGCGTTTGCAAGTGCCGCTCGCTACACACCATATACGCACCGTCTTGTCGAACGAACAGCTGGCTATGTGTGCGCCGTCAGGAGAGTACGCCACGCCGTTTATCCCATCCGTGTGGCCTACCATCGTCGTTATGCACTTCCCGGTGATCACGTTGTGAACGAGGAGCGTGTCATCGTTTGGATCGGAACCGCTGACAACGAGTGTACCGTCGGGCGAGAACGCTACGCACGTCACAGAGGCCAAATGGCCTAGAAGAGTATCGAAAGTGTCATTCTCGACGTTCCACACGCGTACGGTTCCGTCGCACGAACCGCTGGCGATGCGCGTACCGTCGGGAGAGAAAGCGACGCCGTTCACGCCGTTCGTGTGACCTCGTAGCGTACGTTCGCACGTACCGCTAACGTCGACATTCTCGCCTTCTACACGCCACAACCTCAGGGTATGATCATTCGACCCGCTGACGATGCGCTTACCGTCGGGCGAGAACGCTACGCTCAATACCATGTGCGAGTGACCTCGTAGCGTCATTGTGCACTCGCCGCTCTCTACGCGCCATATGCGCAACGTACGATCGCACGATCCGCTAACGATCCGCTCGCTGTCGGGAGAGAACGCCACGCTCGTTATCCAGTCTGAATGCCCCCAGAGAGTGTGTTTGCAAGCGCCGCTAACGTCGGCACTCTCGGCGTTACTCTCGATAGTAGCGTTGTACACGCGTAGAGCGGTATCGTACGAACCGCAAGCGATCCAACGATCGTCGGGTGAGAACGCCGCGCACACCACTTCAGTCATCGACACGGCGACAAACGCTCTACCACGACGTCGATTTTCTCTTCTCTTGAAAGAGAAGAGACATTCGTCATGTCAAACGACGCCACTGCTCAACGATGACGTCGGCGTGACACGGATCGGGCGCGCACCAACATCCGAGCTGCTTCCCTCCCAGCGCGAGCAACTGACGACGCAGATCCGCGTCCCGACTCAGGCGCTCTTGCAGGTCTTCTTGATAGCGTGCGATTGCGCCTTCACGACCGTACGCCTTGACGCCGAACTTGTTGGCGAACGGCGACTCTGGAAGGAAGTACGCTCTCTTCTTCTTATCATAAATGAAGACACGCATACGACGTCCAACGTACACGTTGCCCGGCGACGCCATCCACTGTTCGACGTCTTGGTAGCCGGCTTGGCGCAGATGTACGACTTTGACGTTGACGACCTTGGGCGCCGTCGCAGACGAGACGGTCTTCTTCGACGAGACGGTCTTCTTCGACGAGACGGTCTTCTTCGACACGTGTTCTTGCACGAGCTTGAACAAGCTCGCCTTGTTCAAGCGGCTGTATCCGGCGATACCGTTCGCCTTCGCATAGTCCCTCAAATCCTTAACGGTCATCGCTTGCATCAGCGTCCCCATCGCGGTCGTCTTATGTAGAGTTAGTCATGGAATAATGTCGATTTTGGAACGTCCTCGTCAGTTGTTACGTGCAGTCCAAATATGGCGGCGCGAATGTCCGCCATGGATATGCCGCGTTTGTTCGCTGCGTCTTGGCGACGGGCGATGAGCAGCGGAATCATTCGTCTGAAGAACGGCGTTCTGCCATCGCCCGCGAGCGCGTCGGGTACGCGCATGATGGCGTGTTGCGTGACCGACTGAACACGGTTCGTTTCGAGCGCTCGCGTCGAAGTAGCGTTAACAATGTGATAGCCCGTCTCGCTCGACCAGATGATCGCGAGTTGTCCAGCGCTGCCGCCAGACGTGCGGATGAGGATTTCCGCTAACGATTTCGGCCACACCGTCAGCGGTTGTGCGCTCAGCGTGTTCAACCGAAACGAGAGCCGTTCGAGAGCGTATCCTGGCGGTAGTGCGCGAGCGGATCGCGCACGCCGTTGCGCAACACAAACGACGTACTGATCTGGGTCGCGGTGCCATATTGTGAAAGCGGCCGGCAAGTTTCGTAGCTCGTCGCCGAATCTGAACGAGTACGGCGGCAAACACTCGTAGTGCATAACGACACATTGCGGCGGCAACCACGGCTCTCCGCGTTCCATGATGTTGCTCATAATCCACGCCATATACTTGGGCTTCAACGTCAGCGCGTGCTCGATGAAACGTCTCCCAATCTTTGCCTTGTGTCCAAACGGCGGATTGAACCCAATGATCGCATCGGGTGGCACGCCGTGCGGTGCGGCACCGATACTCGTCGTCATGAAGTCCCGTTTGGCAAAGGTGAAAGCGGTCTGCGACTTACCGAGCGCCGTACGCACGTTCGGTAACAGATGCGCGTCGTCAACGTCGAACATGTGAACCGTGAATCCGTGTCGCTCGTGCAAGTAAAGCCCGACTTCGCCGGTACCGCAGGAAGAATCGATGAACATACGAACGCGGCCACATTTTGCGACTATCATCTCGCAGCACCGCTCGATCACGTGCTCGACGGTGAAGTACTGCTCTGTGCGATCCGCCCGTACGACGTCTCTGCGCTTCTTCGCAAAGTCGTGTCCAACCGGAGCGGCCTTTTTCGATGCATTAGTAGTCTGCGTGTGTTTCCACACACGTTCGATCAACGCCTCCTTGTTCAAACGACTATACCCCGTTACGCCGTTCTCCTTCGCATAGGCTTTTAACTCTTTGACGGTCATCTCTTTGAGCCGAGACAAGGTCTCCTTACCCATCGCTTCTCTTATGGGCCGACGTCGTCACGATGACTTGTGATCGCGAGACGCGTCGATTTTCTCTTCTCTTTAATATCGACAAACATACCTCCGCGCGGTTCGTCACCGTCACCGTCACCGTCGCCGTCACCGTCGCCGTCACCGTCACCGTCACCGTCACCGTCACCGTCACCGTCACCGTCACCGTCACCGTCACTATCGTTTGCGATAACGATGCAAACGGTATTACGCGAAACCAAAACGGCGTACCGCTCCTTGAGCGTGACTATCCGTTTCTCCGCGTCTCCGATTCTTTGAAGCAAATCGGTCTCTTCCGTACACCGCTCCATGTTCCACACCCTCACACCGTCACGAGCCCCGCTGACGATGCGCTTGCTATCGAACGAAACGTCCACTCCCACCACCCAATCCGAGTGACCTTGAAACGTACGAACGCAAGTGCCGTACCCGGCGCTCTCGGCTTCCGTGTCCCACACGCGGACCGTATGATCGCACGACCCGCTGACTACGTACGTACCGTCCGGCGAGTACGCTACGCTCGTCACAACCGCCCTCCTCCCCGCCTCCGAGTGACCTTGAAGTGTCAGCGTGCACGTTTCATCCTCGATTCTCCACACTTTCACACTATTGTCATTCCACCCGCTAGCGACGTGCTTACCATCGGGAGAGAACGCCACACACATTAGCCTCATATCTGAGCTATGACGCTTAGCACCGAGCGTTCGCTCGACATTCTCGGCGTCTATGTTGTAGATACGTATCACGCCGTCGCACGAACCGCTAACTATGAGCGTACCGTCGGGCGAAAAGGCGACGCCGTTCACGCAGTCCGAGTGCCCTACGAGAACCAGTTCGCACTCGCCGGTTAAGGTTCGCCACACACGCACATTCTCGTCCCACGACCCACTTACGATGCGCTTACCATCAGGCGAGAACGCCACACTCTTCACCACACTTTTGTGACCTCGTAAGACGTGTTCGCTCTCGTCAGTGTTTCCGGTGAACGCGTCCACTTTCCACACACGCACGGTACCGTCATGCGACCCACTCGCGATGCGCGTACCGTCGCGAGAGATCGCGACACTCGCGATCCAGTCCGAGTGACCTTGAAACGTACGAATGTGCTTGCCGTTTCTCGTATCCCACATGTGTAGCATGTAGTCATCCGAGCCGCTGACTACATGTATACCGTCTGGCGAAAACACGACGCAGTTCGTCCAATTGAAACGCACATCAAGCTTTTGAATCTCGCTCATCTCAACCCATACGCGAAGACGCGAGATGGGTCGATTTTAGGCTTCTGACCTTTGAGTCGCAGACTATAGTCCATGCACGTACCGTCCGGTATACCGTCTTCCTCGGCGTCGCAGCGTTGTACGTCGACGAACCCAACGCGGGTTAAGATGTCGGTGAGGCTGCGTTCGGTGAATGAGTTCGTGTGATGGCCGTTCAGATGAATGATGGAGATCAAGGCCTCGTCGGCGCTATCGAAGGGCACGCCGCGCTCCGACTCCTTATACAGGCCCGGGTCGCTCTTGGTCTTGTCCCAGAACGCTTCGTATCGCTCCTTGTTCACCCATCTGTGGATCAGGATGTCGAGTGCCGGAACGATCACTCTTACCCAGCCTCCCGGTCTCAAGACCCTGTACTGTTCCGATAGCGCTCTGTGGATCTTGGTGGAGGGTAGGTGCTCCATCACGTGACTGCTACGGACGAGATCGAAGGTGTTGTCCGCGTAGTGTAGACAAAGCGCGTCGCCAAAGTCGTCCGGTTTGTTCCGGGTGGCGCGGTCGTTGATGCGCGTCCCCCATTGTAAGAGTGAAGCGTGCTCCTCCGCCTTGTCCCAATAGGCCTTGTCGTACTCCATGTTGACGAAGCCGTCGAGGTGCACGGAACTAGACCCGATGTTGAGGTTTCTCCGATCGGCCATGCCTTATCGTATCTCAAGTGAAAAAACTGACGTTCGGCGGACGATACTTACGGTTGATCGATGCCCTTTCCCATTCGCTGCTTCACCTGCGGTAAGGTTGTTGCGAACAGGTACGAGTCGTACCTTTCGCGCGTACGCGAAGGCGAAAACCCGATGCAGGTGCTAACGAGCCTCGGCTATAAGAGAATGTGCTGTCGTCGGATGTTCCTCACCCATAGCGACGAGTTGGACGAGAGGTTGCTATTGTACCCCGTTCCACACAATCACAAGTGACACGGGAGAGGATGACGAGCGTGGCGTACTCACCACGCGCCATTGTCAACGACGAGACGGTGCGTGTGAGCCTCTTCTTCTTCGAGGAGAAGAGTAAAATCGACGAGACCGCCTTTGATCGACGAGGAGTTTGCATGACTCACGTTGCGGTTCCCGTTGATCTGATCGATGAAGTGGTGGAAGCGGTTGATTCGCTGTCATACGAGTACAAAAAGGACGACACAGATGTGACGATTCACTCGGTACAGTTCGATAGAATGGTGAAAGCGTTTGAAACGCTACAAGCGCGAGCGCGCTTAACGTTCTTAAACGAAAAGCGTACGTTAAACGAAAAGCGTACGTTAAACGAAAAGCGTACGCTAAACGAAAAGCGTACGCTATCGGGTCATTCAAAACAGGTGAATAGCGTGGCCTTCTCACCCGACGGCACGTACATCGTCAGCGGTTCGACCGAGAACGACGTTCGCGTGTGGAGCGTGGAGAGTGGAGAGTGCATACTGATACTCGAAGGTCATTCAGACGAGGTGCACAGCGTCGCCTTCTCACCCGACGGTAAGCGCATCGTCAGCGGTTCGGCCGACAAGGACGTAAAGGTGTGGAGCGTCGAAAGTGGCAAATGCACGTTGACGCTTGAAGGTCACGGCCCGGGGGCCGCGTGTCAAGGACATACGAGCGGAGTGGCGAGCGTCGCTTTCTCGCCCGACGGTACGCGCATCGCGTCAGCTTCCTACGACGAGAGAATAAAGGTGTGGAACGTGAAGACTGGCGAGTGCATAATGACGCTGACAGGGCATTGGAGCTCGGTAACGTGCGTCGCGTTCTCGCCCGGCGGTACGTTCATAGCCAGCGGTTCGTATGACACTGACATTCGCGTGTGGGACGCGAAGACTGGCACGCTCTTGTTGAGACTGCGAGATCATTCAGACACCGTCACAAGCGTAGCGTTCTCGCCTGACGGTACGCTCATAGCCAGCGGTTCGTATGACACTTCCGTGAAAGTTTGGAGCGTGCCGTCGGGAGAGCGCATACTGACGCTTCGAGACCATCTCGAAGGGGTGTCGAGCGTAGCGTTCTCTCCCGATGGGACACACGTCATCAGCGGCTCGGAAGACAACTCTGTAAGAGTTTGGAACGTGCACACCGGGAGTGTCGGCGCCGCTAACATCGGCGTGTGCGAACGAACGCTACGAGGTCATTCGGCACGAGTGACGAGCGTAGCGTTCTCTCCCGACGGTAAGCGCATCGTCTCTGGGTCGGCCGATCAAACGCTGTGCGTGTGGAGCGTGTGAGCGTTTCTCTTCTTCGGAAGAAGAGAAAATCGACGGTGGAGTTGATCGACGAGAGAGCGTTTGCATCATGTCTAAGATCACGGTTCCCGTCGAGGTCTTCGATGAGGTGGTGGAAGCGGCTGGCGTGTTGTCGTCGTACGTGCACAACATGAACGACAGAGAGATGACGGTTTCTAGAGACGACGCCGAGAGAGTGATAATAGCGGTTGACGCGCTCAGAGCGGTAGCGTTGACGCACGTGAAGCGCTTGAACGAAGGGCCAATCGTCGACGATGGGTGGGAACAAACGCTCAAAGGTCATTCGGACTGGGTTACGAGTGTGGCGGTTTCTCCCAACGGTAGATACATAGCCAGCGGTTCACGCGACGAGACGCTGCGCATTTACGATGCGAGTACCGGCCTTTGTGAGCGCATACTAGCAGTCTCGGGTCACTCGGCACGAGTGACCAATGTGACGTTCTCGCCCGACGGCGAGCGCATACGGACACTTCAAGAATCCTCTGTGCCCAACACGCGCGTCATAGACGCAATAAATGTAGCGTTTTCTCCAGACAGCGTGCGTATCGTCGTTACCGGCGTCGCCGAGATTCGCGTTTATAGCGTGTTAACGGGTGAATGTGAACAAACGCTGCAAGGTCATACGAGCGAGGTGAACGCCGCGGCGTTCTCTCCCGACGGTACGCTCATAGTCAGCGGTTCGGACGATGGGTTTCTGCGGATTTACGACGCGACCTCCGGCGTGTGCAAGTTGGCGATTCGAGACGATTCGGCCGTCACAAGCGTCGCCTTCTCACCCGACGGGAAGTGCGTCATCAGCGGCTCGTACGACAACTCTGTAAGAGTTTGGAACGTAGAGAGCGGAGAGCGGATTTGGTCGGCGCTAGGTCACGCAGACACCGTCACAAGCGTAGCGTTCTCTCCCGACGGTACGCGCATCGTCAGCGGCTCGGACGATTGTACCTTGAGGTTGTTGAACGCCGAAAATGGCGAGCATGTGCGAACGCTCAAAGGTCACGAGAACTGGGTGAACAGCGTCGCTTTCTCTTCGGACAGCAAGTGGATCGTCAGCGGTTCAGACGATAACTCTGTAAGAGTTTGGGACGTGAGCAGCGGAGAGTGCAAACAAACGTTACGAGGCCATTCGCACACGGTGACGAGCGTGGCGTTCTTCCCAGACAACAGGTTCGTAGTCAGCGGCTCGTATGACAAGACCGTGAAGGTGTGGGGCTAAGAAAATCGACATATCTCCGTAGAGATACTTATACCCTTACTCCGTTATCCGAAGACGAGCTAGGTCGTTTTCGTCAAGCGGTGAAAGAAGGTAATGCGCGTCTCCTATGCGCCTCCTTTTTGGACTGAGCGTAAGTCTTTCCCTCCGGGAAAAGAGAAAATCGACTTGATCGTTCCCGCACACAACATCCTTGTCGTCGCTAGCTCCGGTGACGTCGCTCTGTGACCATGGCCGAATGCGGCGTGCAAGGGTGCACGGAGAAGAGATATGATCATGCGTATTGTTCGGGTCACAGTTGGGCTGACAAGTTCCGTGCCGCCGAGTCGAGTCTAGTGATCTGTACCGTTCTCGCTTACGACACGTACCAATGCATGTGGGGTCTCTACAACGCTTCGGTTGATCCAGTCACTGGCGCAATCTGCGGGATTGTATTGTGTTCCATGCGCAATTCTCCGAGTTCGTGGATGTGGAGCGCGACAACGAGCGGGGTCGTTTTTGTCGTTGACAAACATGGTTTTGATAGGCGACGAGTGTGTCGCGAAATTGCCGCTTCCGGGCGTCGCTGCGTTCTTGTCAGGAGAAGAGGCACGCAGGACATGGAAACCTTGGTCAAGAGAACGGTCGAGCGTCACATGCCGCTCGTGATAATGAGAGTGTGATTTCCTCTCTTCCGGGAGAGAGAAAATCGATAATCATCTCTTGACCGTTAGCGTTACGTGCACATGTCTGAGACTAAGCTCTCGATCGTCAAGAAGGAGATCGCTGATTTGCGTAACAAGGTCAGGTGTATTGAAGAGGCGTTGGGAGATCTGTTGCGAATAGTCAGCGAGCCTCACGACACGCCCGTTAAACACGCAAACGTTGAACACATTCTCCAAGGCCATTCGGAATGGGTGACGAGCGTCGCCTTCTCACCCGACGGTAAGCGCATCGTCAGTGGGTCGTCCGATACGACGTTATGCGTGTACGACGCTGTCACGGGTGAGCGTGAACGCGCCCTAAGAGGCGGTCATTCGTATACGGTGACAAGCGTCGCCTTTTCGCCCGATAGCAAGCGGATCGTGAGCGCGTCCAACGATAGCGTACGTGTGTGGAACGTCGACAGCGACGAGGTCGAACGAACTTTCGGGGATCATTCCAATTGGAATGCAACGAGCGCATCTTTCTCGCCCGACGGGAAACGCGTCGTTAGCGGCTCATGCGACGGAATGGTGAGAGTGTACAACGCGGACGCTGAGAGCGCCGAGTACGGCGCGTGCGAACGGACGCTCAAAGGGCATACCGATCACGTGACGAGCGTCGCCTTCTCGCTCGACGGTACGCGTATCGTCAGCGGATCGTACGATCGGACACTTCGCGTGTGGAACGCAGAGAGCGGTGAGTGCGCATTGACGCTCAAAGGCGACTCAGACTGGTCGATGACACGTGCCGCGTACTCGCCCGACAGTACGCGCATAGCGGTCGTCTGTTCGAACGACGTGCACGTTTACAGCGTCGATGGTGACACCTCCGGCCTCGAACGCATCTTGTCGGGCCATTCAGAGTGCGTGACGAGCGTCGCCTTCTCGCCCGACGGTACACGCATCGTAAGCGGTTCGGACGATAAGACGGTACGTATTTGGCGCATAGAGAGCGGCGAGTGCGAATACATCTTCTCCGGTCATCACCGACCGGTGCAGAGCGTAGCGTTCTCGCCCGACGGTAAACGCATCGTCAGCGGGTCGTACGGGAGCGCGAAGGTGTGTGTGCAGAGTGTGACACTGAGAGAAGAAAACCGACGTTAGAGAAAAGGGCGTTGTGGAGCACATGATGAAGTGCTTCGCAAGAAACTGCACAAAGTGGCCGCACGACACAACGTGTTTGCTCGTTGCGTACAGGAACGTTGACGTGGCTGTGCCTTGGGAGACGTTCAAGGTGTCTCTCAGCCTCTCGACGGGCACCGTGCACGACGTGGTGGTTGGCAACGCGTACGCGTCCGCAATTGCGTGTTTGGACGACACGGCGGCGCAGTGCACTGTACCCGCCGTCGGGCGATGCGAGTTCGTTATCGTCGTTGGCAAAGACGACGCGGACGGCGAAAGTGTGCTCGCACAACTGCGTCTCGAACACGCTGGATGGTATCGGTACGTGCACTTGAGACGCAGTCGACTACGATCGCGGACGCTTTCAACCGCTTGTGGCGGCGCTACCTTCGCTCGGATCGCTGCGCTGCACGCACGGCCGCTGATGCACTTCCAAGCACACTTGCGTTATCAGTGACGATGCGTCGTCTAAAGGGAGGGAAGAATTATTTTGACCGTCACAAGTAATGGACTACGCGCGCCTCACCTCCGATGTGAAGGCGGTGAGAAAACCGTGGACGTTTGAGAGTTACCTGCCCGATAAGGTGTTGCTGTATCACCGGACAAAGTCAGGACACGCAGAACGTCTCGGTACGTTGAATCCCAAAGAGACGGTATCTCGTACGAGATCCAACGCCGCTCCTCTACAGATAGGCGACACGATTGAAGTGGTGTACGAGTCCAACGGAAACGGGTACCTGATGATGCCTCCGTACACGTTGCACCCACATTGGAGAGACGTAAAGGTCGGGACGGTCACGTACGAGTCGGCGGGCGGAGGTAGAGAGTACTCTGTCTCCTTCGCCGACATCTCTGGTGTCATGATCCACAACAATCTCCTCTTCCCCTTGGACGTTTATCATCTACCTAGAGATACCGACACTCGTACCCTTGTGGCTCAAGTCGAGGCGTACGACGGCGTGTCCTACATGGGAGGGAGTAGAGCGAACGTCTACTACGATAACAGCCGAGAGGGATTGAGGCTTGGAGATCGTCTCGCGTTTGTGTTTAACTTGCCCGATCGCAAGCCCGTCATGACCATCACCCTCACCGACAACCACATGTACCACATCAATGTGGGCGTTATAGACGCGGGCTACGACGACTATGCACCGGACACGTACGGTTACAGCGTCGACCGACCCGTTCAAACGGGCATCACGTACTACGATGCCAGCGGCAGCCCGACGAACCCTAACGCAGCGTTTTGATTCTTCGAACGTCGTTCGAAGAATTACTCGTTTCGCGCGCCAAGATGGCACGCTCGGCACGCGGGTTGATAGTCGCTCGCTCCGCCGACGTATATCACGTCCTTAGTGTTTGCCGTGCGAAGGGTGAAGTACGCTAGCTTCATGACGCGAGGCGTCTTTGAAGCGCACATCTTGCAGTAGGCGGTCAGTTTCTCGACTTGGTTCGACTTGGGAACGAGATCGACGATGTGTCCGAACTTCTCGCGCCTAAAGTCGCCGTCGAGCCCCGCCACGATCACTTTCTTCCCGCGCTCATCCACCCAGTCATTGACCGTTAGTAAGTCCTCAAAGAACTGCGCCTCGTCGATGCCAATGACGTCGTACCGATCAACGTCGACGGAGCTCAGCTCTTTAACGGAGCAAAAGGAGACGTTGCTCATCGTCGCAAGATGCTCCTTGTACAGAGGGTTGTGCGTAGAGTACGCACCGGCACGTGTGTCTCGTTCGTGGTTGATGTACAACACGTTGAGACCTATAGCTGCATCGTTGAAGAGCAGTCGAAGTAGAGCGCTCGTCTTACCGCTAAACATTGGTCCGAGAATGATATGTAGATAACCTTCCACGTGTGCAACGCTCATACGCGTTACATGCGTTCGCTATGGGGATCTGTCGATTTTCGTTGCTTGCAAGGAACCGCTTCACAAGGAACCGCTTCGCAGAAATTCAGGCCCTCTGGTTCCGCTCTTCTCCCACGCTGAGCTGAAGAGCCAGAACGGGTTGAGCCAGGACAGCTTTACGAACACCCTGCAGTAGCCGTACCGTCCCTCGTGAGCGAGAACGCTGCTCATGACCGCGTCCGCCTCCTCGCGCGTGCACGGTTCTCCTGAGGTGAAGGCGTGAGTGGCGTATAGGTAGTCGTGGAATACCCAAGACGCACCGCAATCCGGGCCTCCAGACGAACCGTCGGTGAGGAAGCCTCGCGGCACCACAATCTGACGTCCGTCAGGCAACGACAGTTCGTATGGTTGCAACACAACGTACTCGTATCGCTCCGAAGCGCTCTCCTCTTCGTACTTAAGACAACGAATTCTCCCCTCTCGCACCTCCATTACGGTAACTCATCTAAAGTGTTTTCGTTTTGTTATGAATGGATCAGAAGCGTCCCGAGTGGCTCGTGCCTGGCTATCCTCCATTGACGGGAACCGTGGGTGAGGCGGCGGTGCAAGGGCAGGTGGTGCGCTATCCGCAAGTCGTTAGGACTCGCGTCGATCCCATCATTCTGGGACAGACGACGGGCCTCGTGTCGTTTATGCTATTCAAAGAGCCGAGGAAGCTTAGCACCGGAAAGCCCGTTTACGGCTACGTCAAGCTGCGTGGGAACTTTCCCGACGCTGATGCTGCTGTCGACGGCTCGCACAAATTGGTGCGGGAGGTGGACTCCAAGTTCCCCGTTCGTATCGCGCCTGTAGGGCATTGGCTCCCGATCACCGAAGAGGACGGCTTCTGCCGAGAGCGCATCGACGTTCGCACCTCCGAGGAAGAGCGACACATTCAAGACTTGGCGATGCGCGAGAAGATGAAAGAGACCGAGCGCATCAAGCAAGAGCTGAAGGACAGAGAGGAGGAGGTGAAGGCAGGAGACATCTACGACGATCCCACATCCCTGACGTTTTACGCCATGCGTCGTGTCACGGAGATGAAGCTGTGCGAGGAGGAGGAACGGTTGAAGCGTCAGATGAAGTCTCTGACCGTCACGCACACAAAAGTGCTAAAGGAGTTGAAGCGTCTCGAACGCGACCACTCCGAGTATACCTCACAGTGGGTTGACAGGTACAACGAAGAGCGACGCAAGTCCGGCATTCCCGACTACGTTCCTTCTGAGGCGCAGATGCGCGTGTATGAGAACACCACCTTCACCGAGGAGGAGTTGAAGGAGGAATAGTGATACATTTTGGTTTCAAAATGTGTCGGGCATCTGGCGTAACAACAGGAGGTATTTAAACCTGTACTGCGAGGGGTTATAGATCGCATACTCGTCGTAGATGAAGGAGCTATGAGACGTACGAGTCTCCGCGACGAGCTTGCCGAGAGGTACTTTCGCACCTTCAAATACAATGTCAGCGGCGGAATCTGGAGAATACTCGCCGCAACCCATTCTGCTGTCGAACGTTGATCGCACGCGCTTGTCCGACATCGTCCGGCAGGACTCTATCGTTCCCAACGCCACATCGCAGAGCAAGACGATACCCATGTCGCTGAAACAGTAATTGAAGGACTTGGTGACGCTGTTGGCAAAATAGATGCCTCGTCCAAGAGTACTGCCGTTGGACACGTGATCGTTGAGGTGCGGTAGTCGAAAGCCTCTCTGCAGTATGCCCAAGACGTTCGCCATTCTCGTACCGTGAAAGAGGAGCATGCGGTTACCGACCTTCGCCATGGTTTCTTCATTCATTGCGGTGTGTATCTTGATAGCCTCCTCAAGCTCGACCCGACCATGAGTCGAGCCCTGCGTGTTTTTGACGTAGAGGCTGATCACGTCCCACTCTGGCGTCCCCCGTTCCACCGGCGTCATCTCAACGCCAATTTCGGCGTAGACGGAGTCGACGTCCTTCGCTTTCTGTATCATCTTGCCCGCGGCTTCAATGTTTCGCATAACGTGGAGCAACTCGGAGCATTTTTTGACTTGTTCGGAGCTATTGATGATGGGAGGTGGCTTTCGACCGCAAGCGAAGGGGATCAACGTCCAGAACTCAGAGCTGGTGGCGATAAGCGTTTCGGCGGACGTAGTCGTAGTGATAGAATCGAGAAGCCGCTGAGCTTTGTCGATTTGCGTATCTGAAATCTTGCCCAACGGCATCTTCTGCGTGTCGAGGTTCAACTCCTTCAAGGTGGACGTCATCATTTTGGAGTCGCTAATCATGCGAACGATCCTTTGAACGCTCGTGTCGAGCGTAGACGGAGGAACGGGAGCCTCCTCTTGAACGATCTCGATCTTAGGCGCGACAATCGAGGCTGGAGCGTACTTCTGCGGCGCCGGTGTCCAGGTCTTGCCCCACGCCGTACCCGTCTTAGCCTTGTAACGCCTCTTGAACTCGATGATCGCTCGTTCTAGGTCGCCGAACTCTCGTGACTCAGTTCGACCCTTCTCTCCTATGCGTCCATAGCGCGTCCATAAGACGTAGACCTTACCATGCTCCAGGAGCTGTATGCCGTAGAACTTGTTGGCGTTGGTCACAATGTTGGCCTGGGTCAACATGCACGTATAGTTTGAATAGACAGTTGCACCCTGCAACAAACAATACACATCCATCGCGTGCGTCAAACGACGACGTTGAAGACCCGTCGGTTTGTCGCTTTTTGCTACGGCGCGATTTTGACTATCATCACGGTGACGTTATCTCCCTTATAACCGGGAGCGCGAAGACCGGCGTTGAGTAGGTCGGGACACTTAGTATACTCTGCGGCTTTGGCGCTACTGACACCATCCCACAACCCATCACACGCCAAGATGAGAGTGTACGGCTCTTCTTTTAGGTCGAAGACGGTGATGTCGGGATACGGAGAAAGGGCGGCCGAAGTCCCAAGATACTTCCCCTTACCGTCTATCTTAAAGGATTTGTCTCCGAAGGCTCTCGACATGGAAATAACGCCTATAGAGTATTTAGTCATTGCCATCGATTGTTTTCCACGTTGCATCACTATTGCACCGGCTTGTTCCATCCGATCCCTTTCTTCGCTTGGCTTGTGATCCTTTGTTTCGTGTACGACCTCTCGTTTAGCGTTTACCAATACCGAGCGACTGTCCCCAAGATTGACAAAGTATAGCTTTCTCCCAATTTGTAACACGACCGTAGCCGCAGATCCGGCGTTTCCAGCGGCAGCGTTTTGGAAGATGTCGTGATCGAGTTGAAGATACGCTTTAATTATGGCCGTTCTTACCTTCGTTTCATCCGAAAGGCTGAGCCCTTCGATCGAAAGAGCGCTATGTATGGATCGAGGTAACGACTCGACCAATATATCAGCCACTTGACGACCTACGTGGCCGTCGAATACGCCGTAGAAACTCACGTCTCCCATGGTAGCTACGGCAAAAGCGTCCTCCATCGTCGGTCTACGTCCAATAGACTCTGACACACAAACAGTCGCCGTCTCTTTCGACCTTGCACTCGGAGTCATTAGCATAGTCAGGGCCCCCAGTTCGATCTTCTTAGGCGAGGCCTTCTTAGGCGAGGCCTTCTTAGGCGAGGCCTTCTTAGGCGAGGCCTTCTTAGGCGAGGCCTTCTTAGGCGAGGCCTTCTTAGGCGAGGCCTTCTTAGGCGAGGCCGGAACATCTTTCGTTTGAAGGACAGCGGCCAATAGTCCCTCTTTGTTAAGCTTGGATCGTCCGGGAATGTTCAACCTCGTTGCCTCTAGCCTTAATTGAGCCATCGTCATCTCTTTCAACGCCGCTGTAGGCGAGACCTTCTTCGGCACAGCGGTAGAGGCTTTCTCTGCGGGCATTTTCCCCTCTCGCATCAATCGAAGGTGAAGAGCCCCTCCTCGGTTGATCGCGTTCCCAGTCAAAGGATTGACGACCTTGGAAGTCGACGAGCCAGCGACGTAACCGAGCGCCACTAGTAACTGATCCTTCTTCAGGCCAGCGTAGGGTACCTTCCTCTTCATCGCCTCTTGACGTAGCTGAGCGACGGTCTTGGACGACATTGCTATTTACGCAACACATTTTGCGGTTGTCGATTTTCGTGGACAAAAATCGACTTTGCTTTCACTCATCGTTCATGTCGACGAGACGATGAGCGAGATCGAAATCGACGAGTGTCCGGTGTGTTTTGGTACGGTCAGCCTACCGTACAAACTGGAGTGTGGCCACGTCTTTTGTTACCTTTGCGTCAAGCAAGCGGTTACGACGAACCCCGCTTGCCCAGTGTGCGGAGACGACGTCTCGCCTCAGACGATCATAGAGGGAGCTGTGGATCAAGACGGCGACCTCACGCCGCCATCGACGGCGACGTGGGCCTATGCGGGACGAACGACGGGTTGGTGGTACTTTGATCCAGAATCGTCCTCTCTCATAGAGGGAGCGTGGGCCGCTGGAGACGACATCGTCGTCATCAACATCGCCGGCATTGAGTACACGATCGACTTTGCCACTGGCATGCAAACGTCGTCGGAAACCGGATTGTCCCGGGAGGTCAAGCGAATGGTAGGTGCCGAAGGCGTTGAGGACGTCAAAGGCGTCGCGGGGCTCGCCTTCAGGTACTCTCTTCAAGAGGTTAGCCAAACCTAGACGCGGATGCGTTCATCCATCTCATCACCTAGTGATGAGATATTTCCTATGAAGAAGAAGCGTCGTCGGTTTCGACGTCTGTCTCGACGTCTGTCTCGACGTCTGTCTCGATGTCAACCTCGTCGTCAACCTCGTCGTCAACCTCGATGTCGGTCTCGTCGTCAACCTCGTCGTCGGCTTCGTCGGCTTCGTCGGCCTCGTCGTCAACTTCATCGTCAACCTCGTCGTCGGCTTCGTCGGCTTCGTCGGCCTCGTCGTTGGCGCTGATCGCATCATTAGCGAGGATGAGATTGATAGCGGCTTCCTCTTCCGCCGGCGTCGGATGAATGGCCCTGCGGAACTCTTCTTGCTTCAGGAAGAAGCGACAGAGGCTTCTGTCCTTGATTTTCACTACGTCACGGCACACTGGGCATCGTGCTTGACCCGAGTTGATAACGCATGACATGTGTACCTTGTGCCCACATCGTAGCGTATCCGTTACGAGACGACAACACACCGCGCAGGTCACCTTCTCCGCGCAGCAACACCCAACGCAGCGCGTTTTGCCATAGATAATGTGTCGTGCACAGTACGTTGAGCCGGCGCTAACTCTGAACTTACAACACCGCTTGCGCTTGGCGATGTAGTGTTGGCACCTCGGAAACGAGGCGAGACGAGGGAGAGACATTACGGTACCTTGATGATCGTTTAAAGTGAACGCAAAGTGGTGGTAATGAACGAGGTGATGCAGAAGCTACGTAACAAGCCTAAGATCTCGGATCTCGGAAACAAGACCGCGGCGATAGTCTTTGATCTCATAGGTGTTAGCCCGGAACACGATGAGCACTTGCGCGTGCTAGATGAACACCGAGACGCCAATCTGGTGCTGGTGCACTACTTAACCCCTCTTCCCGAGGTCAGTCACGTACGAGGCGTTATCATCGACACCAAAGAGGCCGCGGTTGTCGCTGGCTCCTTCCCTCACACGGAGGAATACTCTCCCTCGTCGGAAAAGGCGGCGCAGATTCAGGTCGACAAGGACACGTGCGTTACCGTAGCGTACGAAGGAACCATACTCCGTATGTTCAGAGCGTCTACGGGCGAGTGGTTTCTCGCGACGCACAAGCGGATAGATGGTAGGCAGAGCCGTTGGTCTGGCCCGGCGTTCGGAGAGAGCTGGAACAAGCTATGGGGTGACCCGCGGAGATACGACGCTTACCTACGATCAGACCTCTGCTACGCTTTTCTTCTGTCTGAGCCGGCCAACAGGCTCGTGTGCACCATGTCCGAGCCTCAGTTGTACCACGTCGCCACCTTTCAAGGCGACGACCAATATCCTCCGGCCGCCTCTGACTACATCCAACCGCACCCTAACGTCATACTCTCCTTACCCCTCGACATCTCCACCAACGAAGAGATGCTGGCGAGGGCGAAGGCCTTGGACTGGAAGGTGCACGCAGGGTTGCTCGTCGCTAACGCTCAAGGGATGTTCAAGCTCGTACCAGATCAGTACGCTCAGATGCGTAACGTTAGGGGCAACGAGCCCAATCTTCGTATGCGATACCTTCAGCTTCTCGCAGAGGGTAGAGAGCGCGAGCTCAGGGATTTGTTCACCGAGAGGGAGATGTTCTTTCAAAGCGTTGACGATCAGCTACGCCGGCTGACGGATTACCTCAGAGCGCTATACGAGACGCGTTACGTGCGCAGGGAGTTTCTTCGCCTGCCTCGAGAAGAGTACTACGTGCTCGAACGGGTGCACAGGGGCGACGAGGACATCGAGGCGGTATTGCGCACGAGCACACCTCGTCAGCTAAATGCGATGCTAAAACATCTTGAGCGGTATCAAGATGCTGAGGGGACGGGATACGAAGTGTGAGATGTGTTCCGTCAAAAAACGAAGCACGCATCTTATGTTCACCTGCCGATGTGGACAAACGTACTGTCAGGCACACTTGCCTAGCGATAAGCACCACTGCACCTACGACTACCTTCAAGCTAACAGGCGACATCTGGAGGAGAAGAACGCTTTTCAAGCTCGGTCTACGAGCTCCAAGATCGACACGATATAAAAGACCGAATGCACATGGTAATGTCGGTGGTGGTCATAGAGAGTCCGTACTCTGGCGATATCGATCGCAACATCCGTTATCTCGCCTTGTGCGGCTTCGATGCAGCTCTTCTGCACGATGAGCTCGCCTACGCGAGCCACGCTTGGATGACGCAGCACCCGCGAGCGAAGGGCTTGTTCGTGTCCGACTACGACCCTAAGTGGGACGTGCTGACGCGAAACCAGGCGATCGCACTATCGCAGCGCATGCGTCATCTCGCTACCATGACGGTGTTTTACGTGGATCTGGGTTGGTCTTCTGGGATGATGGCGGCTAGAGCTTATTGCGAAGAGCATGACCTTCCTTATACGTGTCGCACCCTAGACATCATCGCTCTCTCATCGAAGGTCAGTTTCTGCACCAGGGAGTTCTGCAGAGCCATCATCGATCGCAAGCCGTATGAGCACTTTCTCGAGCCTGCAACAACGCTCCAAACCTCTTCGTGACCTCGTCTCCCGACGGAGACGAGACTAAACGATGATCTCCTCGACGTAGTTCTCATTGTATCGTTTCTTGGCCCACTCTCGGTACTCCTTGCAGCCGAACTTCCACTTGCCCAAGACCTTCGTTCGCAGCCAATAGACGCACTCCTCCATTCTGTTGGACTGCGTTCGTTTGACGAAGATGACGCAGGTGTAGTCTCCCGTTAGCTGATCCATAATGTCACAGAAGTTCTGATAGCTGCCGGCTATGCCGCCAAAGTTCTTGTACAGTTTCTTGCGCTCCTCCTCCTCCGGTTCGCGGAAGATCGCCACGTACGATATCGACTTGCGAATGTCGGGAGGAAGGTCGATTGGGTACTGACTGCCCACCATTGTTAGCTGGTTGTAGTGCTGAGAGCCAAGCTTGAAGAGACCTCGTATGGTTTTGGTCTTGTACACTCTTGGATCGTCAGAGGCGTCGTCGATGATGTTGATCGCGTAGTTACCGGGATACTTGTGACCGTTCTCCAACTCGCACTTTCTCTGCCTGACAATGTGTTGTCGTTGCTCATCTTCGCTGTAGTAGTTCGAGACGTAGAGCGGGTGAAAGATGTCGCAGAATCGCTTGTAACCGCTCTCTGTGCCAATGAACGCTCTGGCGACGGGGTAGCGATGCTTAAGGGAGTACGCTATGTTTTCCATCAGCGTCGTGTTGTGTGTCACTACCAGGTTCCCCAAAACGAACCTCTTGTTGCCGTCAATCTCGAACCCACAATAGTCTCCCTCCTCCAGCGGCTCGACCGTGATGTTTGACGAGCGGTCGGTATACTCATCGTGCACGGCGGAGAAGGTAGGAACGGTCGACATGAACCCCTTCACGGTGACCGTCCACTTCGAACAAGAGCCTTTTCCACGGGAGATGACCGCTTGCAATCCCACGCTTCTGGCGATCCAGGTCACGTCTTCGGCGACTGCGAGAGATGTAAACGACAGTCCATGGTTCGTGTCGAGAAGGCCGGCGAGGAAATCCAATCGCTGCTCCGTAGAGCAAATCCGGTACTCGTCGGGGATGCGTTCCTCCACGTCGAAAGGGATCTGTTCGACGCGGAGCCTACGTCTGAACTTGTACTCTGCCTTTGCATTCCGTTGAAACCGGTCAGAGTGTAGTCGCCCCGCGATAAAACCGACGACGTAGGGATCGATGTCGAACTTACGCTCCTCAAACTCGACCGGTACGCGGTATCCTAGCAGCGCGTCTCGCCTCTCCTTCGGAAGATCGAGGTACTCCTCAGCCGTCATCTCTGTGACCTCATCTCTGTCCCGAAGACACAGCACGTGCGGTCCATTGACGACGTACGTGTCGCCGTCCTCGACCATGGTCACCCGGAACATTGGACCGCGACCGACACATACGCTTTGTATCGTTCTGGACGTACCGTCATCCCCCATTAGCCGATCGCCCACTTCAAGGCTCTTTGCGAGCTTGACGGCTCCGTCGAACAGGAGAATAGGGGTATCTGGGGAGACGCATTTACCGCTACCAGGACCGCCGTTCATAAGCCAGGTGCAGCTCAGAGGAACCTCCTCCAAAGGGAACTCCTCAATGTCAATCTGCGCCATTGTACCTAGCGATACCCGCTCTAAATGACTTAGGGAACAAAAACGACATGACCTAAAGTGTGACGGGGGATGATTGCAACATATGAACAACGTCGCCGTTTCATCCGATATGCAGAATGTGGTGCTGCAAGGATATTCTAACGTAATGAGCGTTGCATTCTCACCCGTCGGTACGCTCATAGCCGGAGGGTGTCCTGACAAAGTCATACGTGTGTGGAATACCGTGCTCGGCGTGTGTGAACGCACGCTCCGAGGTCATGAGGAGTGGGTGACGTGCGTAGCCTTCTCGTCCGACGGCGCGCGTATAGCGAGCGGTTCATCCGACAAGACCGTCAGAGTGTGGAACACCGTGACCGGTGAGTGCGAACGCACATTCGAAGGGCACACAGCGTCTGTAACGAGCGTGGCCTTTTCGTCAAACGGACAACGTGTCGTCAGCGGGTCAGACGATTGCACGATAAGGATATGGAACGCGATCGACGGCGGAGGCGAACGTACGCTTCTTCGAAGCAAACGCGTGTCGTGCGTCGCCTTCTCTTCTAACGGTGCGCAGGTAGTCAGCGGTTCGGTCGATGGTGACGTGCACGTGTGGATTCCGTATTTCGGTCGGTGTTACACGTATCAAGAGTATGATCAGGGGAATCGTCCGTACTATTGCAAGGTGAACAGCGTGGCGTACTCTCCCGACGATACGCGTATCGTGTCAGCTCACGATGACGGTATCGTAAGAGTATTCAACGCGGCCGCCGGGGTGTGCATTCACACCCTCCGAGGTCACCGGGGGTGGGTAACTAGCGCAGCGTTCTCGTCCGACGGTACGCGCATCGTCAGCGGCGGTTCGAACGATATGTCTGCGAAAGTGTGGCGTGTGGGAAGCGGCGAATGCGAACGCACACTTCAAAACCATTCGGGGATATGGCATGTAGCGTTTTTACCTGACAAGAGGATCATAGCGACGTCGTATGATGGAAGCGCGCGTGTGTGGAGTGTGGGGAGAGAACGAAATATCGAAGACACGCTTACGGACTATTCGCGTCTTCTACGCTTCGTAAGCGATCAACATCGTCGAGCGATCGACGAAACTCGTGTCTTGCGAGCTGAGATCGCAAACGTCAATGCTCAATATCGACGAGCGCTGCTCGAAATCGACTTCCTACGATCTGAGCTCGCCGAGGAATGAGACGTTGTAATACACATCCGCGTGGACAAAAAATGAAAAGAGTAGATCGTTCGCCCGGTTAGCAGAACATGACAACGCTTGAAGGACATTCGAAATGGGTATCGTGCGCAGCTTTTTCACCCGACTGTACGCGCGTAGTCACCGGATCGACCGATGAGACCTTGCGTGTTTACAGCGTCAAGTCCGGCACGTGCGAACGTACGCTACGAGGTCACGCCGACTACGTGATGAGCACGGCGTTCTCATTCGACGGCTCGCTCATCGCTAGCGGTTCTAACGATAAGACGGTGCGTGTGTGGCGAGTTGACACTGGCGAGTGCTGGCAAACGCTTCGAGATCACATGGACGGAGTGTGGTGTGTAGCGTTCGCTCCTACTCGTCGTCCCACACGCGTAGCTAGCGGATCGTGCGACGGCGTGAAGGTGTGGAACGTGGAAGCCTGCAAATGCGAACGAACGCTCCAAATCCATTCAGACTCGGTAACGTGCGTGGCGTTCTCACCCGACGGGAAGCGCATCGTCAGCGGATCGAGAGACAAAACGGTGCGTATCTACGATATGAACATCGGAGAGTGTGTTCGTACTCTCAACGGTCATTCAGGCTGGATCAACGGCGTAGCGTTCTCACCCGACGGTACGCGCATCGCTAGCGTATCGGACGATAAGTCTCTACTCGTGTGGAACGCAGAAAGTGGCGAGTGTCAACGAGAACACCTACTTCAGGGGTTGAAGTGTGTCGCCTTTTTATCCGACTTACGGGTTGCCGTCGGTTCATACGACGGAAGCGTGACCACGTGCGGCGTCACTGACAAGGAGTGCGTTCAAACGCTTATGAGCGATTGTCCGGTGATTAGCATCGCCGTTTCATCCGCCCGCGTGTGGGTCGCTAGCGTTTACGAGAAGGGCGTACGTGTGCAGAGTGAGGACGTCACGCGCGACGCGAACACTAACGAGTGTGTCATGACGCTAGACCATTCACACTGGGTGAATTGCGTAGCTTGCTCCGCCGATTATGTAATCAGCGGCGGTCTGCGAACCATTCGCGCGTGGAACGCGAAGACCGGAGAGTGTGAGCGTACCTTCGAAACGGGCGCCGTGACGAGCGTGGCGATCTCTTCTAACAGTCAATGGATCGTCAGCGGTGAGATCGATAAGATGGCGCGCGTGTGGAACGCGGAAACCGGCGAGTGTATACGGACGCTCCGAGGTCATGAGGGCACGGTAATGAGTGTAGCGTTCGCAGGCACGCGAGTCGTCAGCGGTTCAGCGGATGCAACGCTGAAGGTGTGGAACGTGGATACCGGCGAGTGCATACGAACGCTTCAAGGTCACAGTCAAGCGGTGACGAGCGTAGCGTGCTCCCCCGACGCGCTCGTCGTGAGCGGGTCATATGACGCGAGCGTTAAGATGTGGAACTTGCAAACCAACGCGTGCGAATGGACGCGACGTCACCGTGATATCGTGCTGAGTGTAGCGTTCTCGCCCGATGGTACGCGCGTCGTCAGCTGTTCGGCAGATTTGACCGTGAAAACGTGGAGCGTTAAATGCGGTTCGTTGGAAAGGACGTTTGAAGGTCACGATGACATGATAAAGAGCGTTGCGTTCTCGCCCGACGGTATGCGCATTGTCGGTGGATCGCTCGACAAGACTCTGAGGGTGTGGAACGTAGGTACTGGCGTGTGCGAACGAACGCTCCGAGGTCACTCGGACTGGGTGGACGGCGTAGCGTTCTCACCCGACGGTAAGTGGATCGCCAGCGGATCGAGAGACAAAACGGTACGCGTGTGGTGGCAGAACCTTATCACGAAGCATTCGTTCGCTCTCGCTCCAGAAGAGACCGCTCCGACCGCTCCGAGTGCTCCGCAGCAAGGCTGCGACGTCGGCAAATGCGAACGGACGTTCCAAGGCCACCAGGACTGGGTGAAGAGCGTAGCGTTTTCACCCGACGGCACGCGTGTTGCGTCAGCCTCTATCGACGAGAGCGTGAAAGTGTGGCGAACGGATAGCGGTGAATGTGCGCTGACGCTTCAAGGTCATATATGCTCGGTGAGAAGCGTAGCTTTCTCGCCCGACGGTACACGCATCGCCAGCGGCTCGTACGATTGTAGCTTGAAAGTGTGGAACGTCGAGAGCAACATCGGCACTTGCGAATACACCCTTCATCACTTAGGGCCAGTGTTGAGCGTGACGTTCTCGCCCGACGGCACGCATGTTGCCAGCGGTTCGCACGATCGGACACTTCGCGTGTGGAACGTTGTTGGGAACGCCACTAACATCGGCACCAGCGAACGAATGTTCCTAGGCCATTCCGACTGGGTGACGAGCGTGGCATACTCTCCCGACGGTACGCTCATAGTCAGCGGTTCGGAAGATAAGACACTACGTCTGTGGAACGCACACACCGGCGCACACGTTCGCACGCTTGAAGGTCACGCAAACGCCGTGATGTGTGTAGCGTTCTCTCCCGACGGTACGCGCATCGTCAGCGGTTCGATTGATAACTCTGTAAGAGTTTGGTGTGTGTCCGGTGAGTGCATTCGCACGCTTCAAGACCATCCAGATGGGATACTGAGCGTAGCGTTCTTGCCCGACGGTACGCACATCGTCAGCGGTTCGATCGACCATAAGGTACGTGTGTATGACTCTGTCGGTAGCACACGCACGCTGACGTTCGAAGGTCACTCAGGAGGGGTGACGAGCGTCGCATGCTCTCCCGACGGTACGCGCATAGCCAGCGGGTCATACGACAAGAGCGTGAAGGTGTGGAGCGTATATGCCGGCGCGTGCGGACGGAATCGCGTCGCGACATCTCCGCCGAAGAGCCTTGCTGCTGCGGAGCACAGCCTTGCTGCGGAGCACAGCCTTGCTGCGGATCTTGTGGAGCAGTCCCTTACGGAACGGACACTCGAAGGTCACTCCGCGACGGTGCTCAGCGTGGCGTTCTCACCCGACGGGACACACGTCATCAGCGGCTCGTGTGACAAGAGCGTTCGTATGTGGAACGTTGAAACCGTCGCGAGCGTACGAACGTTTCAAGGTCACGAGGACTCGGTGGCGAAAGTGGCGTACTCGCTCGATGGTATGCGCATAGTCAGCGCGTCTAATGACAAGACGGTACGCGTGTACAGCGCTGAGACCGGAGAATGCGAGCAGACGCTCAGGGGTCACGAGGGCTCGGTAACAAGCGTGGCAATTTCGCCCGACGGGAAGCGCGTCGTCAGCGGAGCGTACGATGAAGTGAAGATATGGAACGTGGAGATTGAGAGCGCCACGACCGACGGCACACACGAACACACCGGCATATGCATTCGCACCTTACGAGACTATGCGTGTTGGATATTGTGTCTCGCCTTCTCACCCGACGGTACGTGCGTGGCCGGAGGATTGAGCGATCGAACGCTGCGTGTGTGGAACGTGGAGACCGGCGTGTGCACGCTAACGCTGGAAGGTCATTCGGACTGGGTGAACAGCGTCGCTTTCTCGTCCGACGGTACGCGCATCGCTAGTGGATCGTCCGACCAAACACTGCGTGTGTGGAACGTCACGACCAGCGGCGTGTTCATGTGTGCCACATGCGAACTAGTGATTCAAGATCATTCGGATCAGGTGACGAGCGTAGCGTTCTCTCACGACGGTACGTGCGTCGCTAGCGGGTCGTATGACGAGACGTTGCGCATCTACAACGTCGGATCCGGGAGATGCATTCGCACATTCGAAATCCGAACGTACGTGACAAGCGTAGCGTTCTCACCCACTGGCGAGTGGATCGCCTGCGGAATGGGCACAGTCGTGAAGATGTGGCGATTCGAGAGCGACGTGAACGCGTCGTCAAAAAGACTTCAACATTCGCACCTACATTCGCTCGCCAAACGGTTACGCGTCTCGGTCGATCAAAATCGACGGGCGATGACGGAGATCGACTTCTTGCGCACCGAGCTCGCAGAGACCGAAGATCAACTCGAGGCGATGAGTCTCTAAACACATATTCAACAAGAATATGTATTTGCGGGCGCTTATGCACTGTCCATGATGACACCGCCGGCCGCTCCCGCGACGCCGCCGCCAGCGACACCCGCGCCGGCCACGTGAACGGGCATGTTCTTGAACCCACGTCCGGTGTACTTGCTGTACAACGCCTGGAAGTGCGGCGTGAAGAGACCGTCGAGACGGAGATCGTCACGGCCTTGAATCGTCTTGGAGATGTACGGGACGTTGGGATGATACTTGATCGGAATGTCGCCGCGAGTGAAGCTCGAGAGACTGTAGTCCTTGAACCGCGACTTGATGCCCGTTGTGACGCGCGGGGTGTTGGCCATGTACCGGTGCGAAACGGGGTCGGCGACGTCAATGTTGTACGGCGTCACGTTGCGCGAGGTACGGGGCATGAGTGACTTGCCCTGCACTCGGTGCAACCGCTCCATGGGCTTGATGTTCTCCAACGTGCTCTTCGGTTGTCCGACAAAGTCGCCCGTGTCCACCATGTCGGCAAAGTGCTGTGCGGGAGTGATCGAGTCAGGAGCGAGAACCGGACTGTACTGATCATCCTGCAGCGACCCGACGTTGTCCAAACCGCCAATGTTGGCGAACTTCTCAGCCTTCTTGCCACTTCTCATGCACAGATACACCAGTAGGGCAAGAACCACCACTGCGCCAATAACGAGACACAACTTCGGCCCGTCCATGTTACCCTATGCCAAGCAGAAAAAGAGCGAAAAAAACGAAATGCGTCCTAAACAATCGCACCACACTCGATACATGGATGCGCTTGCGAAGATATGCGAGCAAAGGGGTTACGAGCTACCGGTTGATAACAGGGCTAAGAACAAGCTGCAGGAACACTTTCAGCGGCTAAGCTTGCCGCTGCCCACTTATCACACCACGAGACGCGATGACGACTTCAGCACCGTCGTGACCTTGCACGGAGGGAAGACGTACAACGGGTATCCCAAGAAACGAAAGATCGACGCCGAGCTGTCCGCCGCGATGATCGCCCTGCAGGACTTGACGGCTCCGGTTTTACCACCCGGTGTTTTTCCGGATGTGGATATTCGTCCCTCAGCTGCGTCTCCGGTCACGCCCACGACCGAGAGAGCGAACGTCGCTATTCTCGTTGATCTCGAGAATCAGCCTCGCGCCCTGGAAGACATCAGGTATAAGTACGGCGATGGCGCCGAAGTGTGGGTTTTCTTTTCTCAGTACAGCGCCGTCGGTAGAAATCTGCAGAGCTCTCCTAAGCTTCACATAACGCGACTAGTAGCGCATGGTGCGGACGCTGTCGACGCGGCGCTGCTGATCCAGGCCGGCAGACTGATTGAACGCGGCGAGCATGATAGTTACGTTATTTACTCTCACCGTTACGCTCTATCTGTGGAGCACCTCGGCTTTCGCGTCGTGATAGCGTGATACCGAGAGCGCGCCGAAAAATCGACATCTTCGCCGAAGGCCGGGCGAAGATATTGACCGCTTCTCAGCGCAACACAAGCAACGAAACGCTCTGCAACAACACCGAAAACAAAAGAAAAAGATGAGCACGTGGCAGGTTGTGACTAAGAAGAAGGCACCGAAGAACACGGAGACGCCGAAGAAGGCGCTCGCCGCGAAAGTGGAACTCAAGGTGTCGAAGAAGGCGAAAGCGCCGAAGGATCCGAAAGAGCTCAAGGCGCCGAAGAAGGCGTCGAAGACGGACGCGCCGAAGAAGGCAGAAGCGCCGAAGAAGGCGCTTCTACCGACTCCTCCGGCACCGGAGGCCGTGAACGCAGCGCCGAAGAAGGCGCTTCCTCCGCTCACGACGGCGTCGCCGTGGAAGGAGTCCTCGTGGGCGACGGTGGGAGAGCATCCGCTGACGGCTTCGGCGGTTCCGAAGGAACCGAAGCGCGAACCATCACCGTCGACGAAGGAGACGAAGGAGAAGAGAACCAAGTTCGTCATTACGGACGCGACGGAGGACATCAAGCGTCACCTCTTCGACTTCGGTTCGCAGAACCGAGGCGACCAAGAGTTCCTCGCTCTTCGTCGCGAGTACGTCACCGGATGGAAGCTCTTCAACGCTCACTGCAGTGACTGCAACAAGGAGTTCTCCATTCGTCGCGGAAGCGCGTTGTCGCACAAGGTGTTCAACGTATCTGTCAAGCATCGCAAGGTTCAGATGTGGCAGATCAATCGCTTCGAGTGTCCGGCGTGTCGCGACGGAGTCAAGAAGGACTTGGTCGCCAAGTACGAGAGCGCCAGTGCGCAGCTGAAGAAGGCTCGCACCGACGAGGCTCGTGAGCGCGCCGTGGGGCGTCTCGACTCGCTCAAGCGCTACTTGGACTTGCTCAACAAGTACAACGAGCAGGTCGAAGACTTCGTGGACGCTACTAGCTTCGAGGTGACGGAGCTTGAGCCGAAGCGCGTGGACGTGCTCAAAGCGAGCTTCGAGGACATCCTCGAGGCCTTGGACAGCGAGTTGTCCAGCGTCGACGGCGTCGGGAACACGGCTCTGCACAACATCAAGCCGCACGACGGTTCGGTGGAGGATCACATGCGTCGGGTCGCGGTCGTGCAACGCCTCATTCGCGCGGTGGGGGTTGACCCGGTCAATGCCGCTGGCCAGACTCCGTTCCATCTGGCGTGTCGTCGCGGAGATTGGGGACTGGCGATGCTGTTGTGGAGGCTGGGAGCGAATCCCGGCGCCGTGTGCCGGCGGGGCAGCAACGCTCTTCACTACGCGGTGTTGAGCGGAAACAAGGCGCTGGCGTACTCTTTGCGAGAGTACTTCGCGGGGAACTACAAGGGAGAGACTCCGCTTGACTACGCGGTCTCTACCCCGTACGCGGAGGTAGTGGAAGTCATGCTTGCGACGGCGGGCGTTGCGGACGGCACTCCTCTCACGACTGCGGCGAAGTGTGGCAACGTGGTTGCGACGAACGTCCTTCTCGGCGCAGGCATGAACGCCAATACGGCTACGTGCCACCCCATGCTCGAAGCCGCGACGTTAGGCCACAGCAAAGTGGCCGGCATCTATCTTCGTCAAGGTGTTCCTCCGGATCTCTGTGACGAGGACGGTCGCACGGCTCTACACCTCTCCGCTGCGAATGTTCACGACGGCGTGTTCTTCGCGTTCCTGCGGGCTGGCGCGACTCACGACGTGAAGGACGTTTATGGACGTCGTCCCGTCGACGTCGCCAAGTCGAACCACATGCGTCGCGCTCTCATCGCTCTGGAGTTCGCCAAGTCGGTACTCGCCAAGGCGCTGGAGGCAGAGAAGAGAATGCAGGAGATTGCGGCGGCCTTTGAGGAGGCCGCTCGCGAGAGCGAGTCCGACTCCTCCGAGTCGGACTACGAGGAGCCAGAAGAGTCGGGCTCGGAGCAGTCGGAGTCCGAGGAGGAGTCGGAGTACGAGGAGGAGTACTAGGGTGAGAGAGGGCCTCAAACAATCACACGGGGCCAAGCCCCACGTGATTTACGTACCGCGCAGCAGCTTCTCTTCGAGAGCAGCCACCATTCTCTCCTTGGTAAGCTCGCCGCATAACGCCTTCTTTGATTTGCTACGCGCCACCAATAACGCGTGGCCGGTCACTCCCGTCGCCACCGCCATCTCGTCCTTCGATAGGTGACGACACAGCTCCGTCTTGTTCATCTTGCGAACCCTCCACACGGTCAAGGCTTGTCTGGTGGCGAGAGCTCCCGCCTCCTCGGCGCCCTTTTCGACCACGGCACCCTTCTTCGCCAAGTCCGCACACAGCTCATCCTTCGTCCTGTCGATGTATTTGCCGCGTGCACTCAACTTCCTGAGTGGGATGCCATGAGCTTCGGCGACTTTCTGGATGGTAGCCTTCTTGTCCGTTTTGGCACACACCGTTTTCCCATACAACGCCATCCTTAAAAGGGCTGAGCGTTTTCTTTCTCTGGAAAAACACCGGCAAACTCGCATACTATGCCAAAGTGGCTCGACGTTGGACTGGGCCTTTTCGTTCCCAACAGATCGAACGTGGTACACTCTATCCCTCTGTACCACACTCTATCCCTCCTGTCCTTACACGGGCTACAGGCGAGGCTATTACGCGAATGGTCGTACGTGAACTCGTTACTCGCTCTACCGAACTCCTTCCAGGCATCCAACCATCCTGGCGGGGCATCGAGGGTCGTTTGGTACGAGAGGATGTTGGTGTCTCCGGCAAAGATGACACGTGGTGTCTTTTGGAAGCGTGTGTTGACGTGCTCTATCTGCTTACGTTTGTTATAGCCTCTTTCTGGCGCCGTTTCGAGCAAGGCTGTGGCGATCCAGACGTCCTTCGCCTCATCCTCCGGGTCAATTTCGAGTTGACACACCGTCAGACCCGCTCCTTCTCCCGTGTTGTAAAAGGGAACGAACACTACCTTTTTCACTCGCAGGTGAGTGAAGACCACTTCGGTAAAACGTCCGCCGCACGAGTCTTTGAACTCTTCCGGGACGTACCTCTTGAGCCCCATTCTCAGCATCTCACGAAAAAGATGCTCATAGACGAGACGATGACCGCCCTGGACAACGACCACGTCCGGCTTCTCCTGTTGAACCTCTTCTAGGAACTGACGCACGGTTCGCTCAGGAGGCTTCTCAAAGGCGGATAGATCAAGGTTATACGTTATCAGCCGGAACTGCCGGGCCATCTTGAGTATCCGCGTCCGTTTCCTTAAACTCAATCTCTATCTCTCGTCTCGTCTCGAACTCAAAGGCGCGTATGTTACCCGTCGTTGAGTCACTGTCTTCAATAGGAACCTGAATACACACGAGGAACATCTTGTCCGGATCGTACGTTCCTTGGATCAACCTGCCGTACGGAGACCATTCCATAATCTTGCTCCACGCAGCGTCCTCTCTACCAGCGTAGAAAAAGTCACAGTTAAACACTTCTCGTCTCAAGTGCCGTAAGAATCTAAACAGACTGATTCCCGGGCCCTCTTCCCGCGCTACCGTCTCGGCCTTCTTGAGATACTGGTCGATAATGGCCTTCCACGCGTCATCAACGCGACGCTTATCCGCCGGTGTCAAGCTCATTGTCTGTTCCGATCGACGCTTTATGACGAAAAAAATGTCTTTCGAGCCAGTAATGGACTACCAGACCTTTCGACAGTACGACGGAGGGCTCTATGGTAACACGAGGTACAGAGGTATGGAATACTCTCAACAGGTTCCAGACCATTTGATCGTAGGTAGCCCCGGAGGTGTCAGTAGCACACACCACCACTACACTGGCGGCTTCTACGGTCGCGGAGGCAACTCTCTCGACATTTACGCCGGACAAGGATACAGGTACCCCTCTGCTGAATTCGGTAGCTTGTACGAGGTTGGTCACAGCGCCCCGCAGCAACAGGGGTACTACCAGGACGCTCCTGACAACGAATACTGGCAAAACGATTCGCATATGACGGCGGGAGAGACGGAGGATTTTGAGCTCATAGAACCAGCTGACATTGATGAACCTGGAAACACGAGCACACAAGGCGGGCACGTCGCGAAATGGGTCGCTATCTTCCTATTAGCGCTGTTGGCCTTCATGGCCTTTGACTTCTGGTCCAAGACTAGCAAAGGCCTTCTCCAGGAGCATCTGTTCAAAGGAGAGATGAAGTGGTACCAGTATGCCATATTCGCCGTCGCCATCACCCTAGTCTTCGCCCTGTTCCTCTGGCTGCTCGGTTCAACGGCGACGTCGTAGATTCCGTCTCCTCCGGAGGAGACGAAAAAATCGACGCACGTGCGTGAAAAGTCTGGTATTGACCGAAATGGGTAACTACATGCGCAAAGATATGAGCGTGGCGTCGCGTACTCCGCCTCCACAGTGTTCGTATGCCGGGTGTTCCAGTCCTCCAACGCTGAGCTCGAGCATGTGCAGATATCATACGTGTAAGTGGTACGGGTGTCACGCGCCCGTGATGCATGGCAGCGAAGTATGCTTGCTGCACAAATGTCAATACGCGGGTTGCTTGCACCCACAGAAGTGGACGCTAACTGCGATGGGTGACATGCTACGCACGAGCGATTGGTGCACGGAGCACCATTCCTCTAACGTTGAGACAAAATCGAAGTAAGGTTAAGGAGGGCCGTTACTAACCGTACGTATGTCCAAGTGGGAAGACTACTCTTACCTCCCCATCACGAGACCTCATCTGGAGGCTTATTACCGTAAGCAACGCGACGTGTTCTGGACGGCGCAGGAGATCAGCTACGCGCAGGACAGACTCGACTTTGCAAGTCTAAGTTCAGACGAACGACGGTTCGTCAAGTTCGTTCTCGCCTTCTTCGCGCAGGCGGACGGCGTTGTCAACGAGAACCTGATCGAGCGATTCCAACGAGAGACGCGTATCTACAAAGAGGCGGGACACTTCTACATCATGCAGGCTATGATCGAGCTCATTCACAACGAGACGTACTCTCTCTTGGTCGAAGCTCTCATTGACGATCCCGATGAGAGGGTTCGTATCTTGAACGGCGTGCAAAACTACCCAGCCGTGCGCAAGATAGCCGAGTGGATGGTGGAATGGATGCAAGCCTCTAGGCCGCTGACAGAGAGAATAGTCGCCTTTGCTTGCGTCGAGGGTATCATCTTCAGCAGCGCCTTTGCCTCGATCTACTGGATTAAGAGGAAGAACGTACTTCCCGGTGTGTGCAAAGCCAATGAGTTCATAGCTAGAGACGAGGCCATCCACACCATCTTCGCGGTCGCTTTGTACCACGAGATGACGGGTCGAGACAAGATATACCCAGTACTCGACGCGTCAAGGGTGCGAAGCATCATAGATTCCGCGGTGAAGGTGACTGAAGAGTTCACTCGCGACGCTCTTCGCGTCGATCTGGTGGGCATGAACGCCGATGACATGATGAAGTACGTCAAGTGCACGGCCAATCGGTTGTCAGAGTCTCTGGGCTGCGAGCGCATATATGATGCGGAGAACCCCTTCTTATGGATCACCGTTATCGGTCTACCAAACAAGTCGAACTACTTCGAGACCAAGGTATCTGAATACACCAGACACGGCGTGGGCGACTTTGAGTTCGACCTAAAAACCGACTTCTAAGGTTAGGGAAGGGCGTGCATAGCGCAATGGAGCTACGCGACAACGGACAGATGGGTCTCATCGTTCGTGCCAAGAAGATGGTAGATGACGCTCGTCAAGACGAGACGGACGCTCGTCTCGACGAAATCGTCAAGTCAGAGCTAGAAGCGACCGAGGCCGAGGAGGCCGAGACAAAGGCCAGGCCTTACGTCGTCACACTGTCACGATGGGCTACGACGGACGATATCAAAGCGATATTGATCGATGCCGAAAAGGCGTACAGTCGTGGATCGTTCTCCTCGATCAGGATGATCGTACAGGGTTACGAGGGTGATGCTCGTCATCCCGCTACCATCGGCGGCGCGAAGAGAAAGTACGCGCAAGCGATTGAAGCTGGGCTTCTCGGTCTCCTGTTGGCACACGGCTACACCGACATCGCCCAAGCCACGTACGGAATCGCCTACTGCAAGGTCAAGCCAAGGGGCGACAACCTGCGGTTCACCAAGTTCAACGCCGCGGACTATACGGCCACGGTGAAGCGCTCCATTGACGCGTTCAACGAGCTGCTCCGCAAGTAACTGCTCCGCAAGGGACTGCTCCGCAAGGGACTGCTCCGCAAGTTGCTCAAGAAACCGATTACGCCTTAAAGGAGAGAGGACGGATAGTACCATGGCGGACGCGTACGACAGGTACAACGCAGGGACGACGGTGACGACGAAGAGAGAGAGGAGCGAGAACGTCTCGCCGACGTTTGCTGACTATGTGTTGCAGCACGCCGTTCCGGGATCGGTCTCAACCGATCATCTTCAGACGAACAGGGAGACGAAGCTCTCCTTCTTCAGAACGTTGATGAGATCGACGCTCCACGTCATCGCTGATGACGCTGGTCTTGGTCAAAGCCTGAAGCCGGACGACACCTTCCTCGTCGAGTTCCGGCATCTCGGCGGCAACAACTACGTCGTTCGACACGTCAGTTTCGACGGCGTCAGAGACTATGACGTTAGAGACCCAAACCAGTGGGTGCTCAACAGCAACTCCATCGAGCTGCGTACGGGAACGGTCAGCGTCAACATCAAGAGGTTGAACGGCACGTCGCTGTTGGGCGAGAACGTGTGGGTCTACGAACTGATGCTTGGCGGCAGCCTGTTTGCTCGCTACTACTTGGTTCCCTACGCCTTCAGCGGTTAGGCGCATCCAGATGCGCCTACGCGATGTATCACGACCCGCGTGGGTCTTGATACCTTTGAGCGACCAAGGATCGAACTTGGATCGGGGCTTTGCGGACGCGCATATTGGCGCGTATAAGAACCCTGTTCTGCCATTGAACTATCGCTCATTTAGACCCAGGGTCTAGATGAGCTGCGTCACAATCTGCCGTTTAGTGTACGCGCTCATGCTCGTCGTAGATACGCGAGACGCCCGCGTCTCGTCGATTTTCTTAGAGCGTCAGCGTTGACGATGTCAGAGCGTCAGCGTTGACGATGTCAGAGCGTCAGCGTTGACGATGTCAGAGCGTCAGCGTTGACGATGTCAGAGCGTCAGCGTTGACGATGTCAGAGCGTCAGCGTTGACTTGTCACGTCGGAATCCACTTCCACCCAAGCCTGTCCCAAGCCTCCTTCATCTTCTCGTCATGCTCGTCCTCTTTTGGCCTCGTTTTGAGGAAGTAAAAGTCATCTCTGCGACAAGGGTAGCCTATTCGTTGTAGCAGTTTGTACATTTTGTACCAGACGTTCATCGAGTTCTTTCGGTCGGGATCCTTGATGTGGCCGTAGGCTTCCTCTTGCACCATGAAGAGATCGAGAAGGGTGCTCGTGTGCTCGCTGATATCGGGCGCCGGGGTGTTCGTCACCTTCGAGTATATCAGGTTGATGTCCTCATAGTAGCTGCTTAGACCGTTGTCGGAGAGGAACATGTATACCTGATCCTTCACTAGCTCGTGCACGGCGATGCGGTGTCTCTTCATCTCCTGCTCGATGATCTCATAGATGCGAGGAGGGATGGTCTTGTTCTGCTTACCCTGGAACTTCTTCATAGTGTCGATAAACCTGCCCGCGAGGCTGTATCGATAGCGGGAGCTCATGTTGATCCTGTCCGTATCTTTGAACGACGGTGACTCGTCGAGTATCTCGACGACCGTGCCGCACGTCTTACACGCGTAGCTCGAGTCCTCGTCCTCGTAGATGAACTCTCGTCCACCGCATTCGGCGTTTGGACACGTCATCTTACGCGCTTTTTGTTGCAGGTTATCGATTTCTATGTACTCTCGAGCGATTCTCAGATACGCAAGCCTCGTCTCGTTTCTCCTGGCTTGGTTGGAATCGACCTGAGGAGGGTTGAACGTCATGAACGACGCGTCCGGCGTTCCCTCTTCTAGGGTTCGGTACTCGTCGAGAAGGGTTTGCGTTCGCAAGATGTAGAAGCCATACTCAAAACCGAATTGTAAGTCGAGTATCCTTCGTCTAAGGTCATCGACTTGCTTCTGCGCCAAAAACCGCTCTCTCGTCTCGCCGTTCTTCATGATCCAGAGCATAACGGTCAGATCCCTCTGAAGGTCTGGTACGACGCTGATGCGCGACAGCAGCGTCAATTTGATCCTGGAGTCGATGTGGAGGATGTTGCTACTGTCAACCTCTATCTTTTCCCGAGTCTTCGAGGACGCCTTGACCTTCCTGGTCTTGAGAGGCTCTTTTATGGTCATGACAAAGTCCTGCTCTGCTTCGCTCGACGCTGTCGAGGACGCTGAGGGCGGCGGTACTGACGTCGTCGGCGCCGGTACTGACGGTAGGAAGGCGCAAAAGCTATCCGAACCGTCGGACATTTAGTCCGACGAGAGCGCTTCTCTAAGGCGTTAGTCATATACGCGACTGTCACGTTGACGTCCGTCGTTGAACCACATCTCACACAAACCGGTACGCCGACCGTTACTGTACGTGCACCTCTTCTCTGGCTGACCGTTATTGTGCCACGTCTCGTACAACCCGTCGAGACGATCATCGTTCCAAGTACACTTGACGTCTCGCTGGCCGTTCTCGTGCCAGCTCTCGTACCGTCCATGAAGAAGATATCGGCCGACTACGTATCTACGACCACCTCGCTCTTTGGGTCTCCCGTTTGGCCACGACGTTTCGAATAAAACAAGGTTGTGCTCCGCAATGTGGCGCTGCATCCTTTTCTTAAAGGACAAGGGGACATAGCCCAAGCGATTTTTTTCGCGATTTTTTTCTGCATGGAGATAGTAACATGTCGTTCTCCTCGGCAAACCCGAGTCACTTGTTTATTGACCTTGCCACGTTCTCTGAACAGGAGGGCTTCCTGTATGGTGGTCCTGATGCCATCACCTGGTTCGTCGCTGCCGTGCAGAAGGCAAACTGGTTCTCATACCTGCCTATCTCGCTGCGTCACAACGGCCTCGTTGACTTTGGTCAGAAGAACGTTGCAGCCTCGCTCAACCGTAGCGGTGACTACGTTCTGAACGTGTGGTTCCGCGCTCAGGTTCCACAGATCGAGATCCGCGACGAGGAGGTTAACATCTACGTGGATGCGCGGTTGCGTTGGACGCGCAACTTGATGCACAACTTGTTTGAGAAGGTGAACATCTCCTTCAACGAGCTGGTTGTGCAGGAGTTTGACAACTACTGGCTCGACTTCAACTTCGTCTTCCGAGTGCCGTCGTCGAAGCGTGTGATCTACGTGAACATGATCGGCACGATTTCGGAGATGGTGGACGACGTGGCGCCGAACACGGCGCTGGGCACCGGCGGCTACTTCTCGGTCGTCTTTCCGTTCTGGTTCGGTGAAGACTCCGGTATCGCCCTGCCCGTGGCGGCGCTGCCGTTCAACGACATCAAGGTGAACTACACCTTGAGGCGTTGGCAGGAGCTCGTCGTGTTGTTCCCGGGCACCGTCGCCGGTGGTGGTGGCGGCGCGCGTCAAGCGACGCTCAACGACATCTTCCAGGTGGGGAACAGTCTGCAGCCGGCGTTGATCGATCCGACGACGAACGCCCACTACGCCGTTGTGCACAACGACGAGCGTGTGAAGATGGGTGACGCGCCGCGCGACATTCTGATCCATCAGGTGCAGACTACGCAGGTGGCGCCGTTCAAGGACATTACCAGTCGCTCGACGTTCGACATTCGTCTGTCGCACTCGGTGGTGGTGTTCTGCTTCGCCGCGCAAAACGTGTCGGTGCAGATGTTCGCCAGCGGTGCCAACGGTGCGGAGTGGTCGAACTACACCACGGAGCCGGCGTACCTGGGTCTCGATCCGATCGCCTTCACGACGTTGGTGTACGAGAACACCGTGCGTTTGGCGCAGGGTTCGGACTACTACTCGTTCATCTACCCGTTCCTGTTCTCCGACGCTGGGCCGACGGAGCCGGAGCACACTGGCATGCACATGTGGTCCTACTCGGTCAAGCCTTGGGACCCGCTCAAGCCGGCCGGCTCGACCAACTACAGCAAGCTGGCCAACGTGTCGATCTCGCACGACATGTCGCCGGCGGCGCTCGCATCCGTTGCGACGCCGCCGACGGGCACGGGTGCGTTCGCCCTGTTGGGTCCGAACAACGAGATCGAGTGGCCGGACAGCAACGGCGTGTTGGTGGACATGGTTCAGCAGTACCGTCACGTGTTCATCGCGCGCAACTGGAACATCGCTCGCGTGGCCAACGGCTCTCTCGGTCACCCGACGCTGTAAGGTCTCTCGACGATGTAAGCTCGCCCGACGTGTGCAAGATTCATCTACCAAAGTAGATGAATTAAAGACCTCTACTCTACGTTGTAGAGATGTTACGCTGTGTTCTGATCAGGGACGGCTACGACCTTGAGAAGCTTCGTCGGGAGGTGGATTCGCTGAACGACGTTGAGTACCTCAAGCATCCCGGTATGTCAAATTGGAGCGGCGTTCCTCTCCGCAACCCCACGGGCGCTGTAACCGGAGTGGCGATCAACACGCTCACCCCCTGGACGGGCGAACCTTGCAAGGATACGGAGTACATGCAAAAGACGCCGTACATCAAGGAGATACTAGATGCGCTTCCGGCGCAGGTGCACGTCGTTAGACTCCTTAAGATCAACACAGGCTTTTCTCTACCTCCGCACAGAGACGGCACTCGTTACGCATATGACGGTGGTACCATATGTCGGTTGCACTTACCCATCTACACTAGCCCCGAGGTGACGTTCGTCATTGACAATATCGAGCATCATCTTGAACCCGGCAGGCTGTACTATACCGACGTGTCGCGCATTCACACCGTTCACAACAGGGGAACGTCGGATCGGGTGCATCTGGTCATCGACGTCGCCTCAACGCCGGAGATGCTTGAGATGATCAAGAACGGCAGTCCCTTATAGTCTCTTATCGAGCGATAAGAGAGTCTTAACGTATAGTAGATGACGATGCCTTGCGTCATGATCAAGGAGGGTTACGATCTTGAGCGACTTAGGCGAGAGGTAAACGCCTTCAAGAACGCTGAGTATCTCGTGCATCCGGGAGAATCGACGCATTGGAGCGGCGTTCCTCTTCGCAACCCTACGGGCGCCATAACCGGCGTAAAGATCAACGCTCGAACCGTTGAACCTTGCAAAGACACGGCTCATATGGAGCAAACACCGTACATCAAGCAATTGCTATCAGAGCTTCCGGCACCGGTGCGCATCGTTAGACTTCTCAAGATAGATGCGGGATTTTCCCTATCCCCGCATCAAGACGGCGCTCGCTACGCGTACGACGGAGGAACCATGTGTCGATTACACTTACCCATCTACACTAGCTCCGAGGTAGCGTTCGTCATTGACGACGTTGGGTATCACCTCGAAGAGGGCAAGCTGTACTATACCGACGTGTCACGTATGCACGCTGTGCACAACAGGGGAACGTCAGACCGAGTGCATCTGGTCATCGACGTCGCCTCAACGCCCGAGATGCTTGAGATGATCAAGAACGGTCGTCGCTTATAGAACGATAAGAGACTCTTGACATACAGTAGATGGAGACGTCGACACGTTGCGTCATGATCAAGGGGGGTTATGACCTTGAACGACTTAGGCGAGAGGTTGACTCTCTCGCCGACACCGAGTACCTCGGTCATCCCGGACAGTCAGCGTACTGGACCGGCGTTCCTCTTCGCAACCCTACGGGTGCTACGCGCGTCAGGCTCAACGATATTCGTGTCGGAAGATGCAAAGACACTGAATATATGCAGAAAACGCCATACATCAGGCAAATCCTAGATGAGCTTCCGGCTGCGATACATACCGTGCGGGCGTTAAAGATAAAGACGGGCGGCACTCTCAACCCTCACAGAGACGGCGATCGCTACGCATATGAGGGCGGTACCGTATGTCGGTTGCATCTACCCATCTACACCAACCCCGATGTGAAGTTTGTCATTGACGATGTTGAGCATCACCTTGAGGCTGGTAAGCTGTACTTCACCGACGTGTCTCTCATGCACACAGTCCACAACGAGGGGAACATAGACCGTGTACACCTGGTCATCGACACGGACGCCACTCCCGCCATGCGTGACATCATCAACGCTGCCCGCTCTGACATCGTCAACGCTGCGCTTTGAAATGTGCGCTCGTGCAATTCTCCGCCGGTATAGTAGATGGATGCGACGGAGGAGCGGATTGGGACGACGAGAAAAGGTATGGTTTGCGCCCTAATCAAGGAGGGTTACGACGTCGAACGTCTTCGGCAAGAGGTTGATTCTCTCGACGGTAAGTATCTCAAACATCCCGGGCAAGTTGACTATTGGAGCGGCATGCTTCTTCGCAACCCTACCGGCGAGACGACGGGTGTTAGGGTCAACGACCTAATAAGCGATGACGGTACGTTCAGGGACACAGAGTACATGCAAAGGACGCCGTACATCAAGAGTATCCTTGACGAACTGCCTGCTGAGATACTCAGCGTACGAGTCTTGAAGGTGAAAACGGGAGGCTCGCTCACCCCGCACCAGGACGGGCAACAGTATTCGTTCAAGAGGGGTACCATATGTCGACTACATCTACCCATTTACACCAGTCCCGATGTGGCGTTTGTCATTGACGGCATCGAGTACCATCTCGAGGCGGGTAAGCTGTACTACACCAACGTTGCGCGCATGCACACGGTACACAACAGAGGAGACTCGGACCGCGTACATCTCGTCATCGACGTGCGTTCATCGCCCGTCATGCTCGAGATGATCGCGAACGGTCGTCGCCCATAGTGTCCTACGGACATACGTGTCCCGCTCGACGGTGTTCTGCGGGCATATTCTCTTATCGAAAGATAAGAGAGCTCACGTCAACTTTGTCGACGGCGGGTTGATGAAGCCCGTCTCGATCACGTGATAAGTGAAGTTTACAGCGCCGGCAACGCTACCAACCTTTGTGACCATGAACGATTCCGTAGAACGATCGGAAACGAATAGTTCTTCCTCGACAGCAGCGGCGATGTTTGCACTACTGGGACTTATCACCACAACGGGCGCCGGAGGTTGATACGCGTTGGCGTACGTCACAGTACACGTTCCTCCTTCCACGAAGGAAGCGCCAGTTACCTCTCCCGCTCTATCGGTACTACCGAACACCAAAGTGCCGTTGTCAACGCTCGGCACGCCTCTTCGAGCCTGCCTCGAGATCACCCGAGTAACGGTGTTTGACACGTTGGTGGTGTGGTTCGCCGGAAAGTCACCAGAGGTCGCCATTCCTTTAAGGAACGGTAAGAGAGTTTTTACGTCAACTTCGTCGACGGTGGGTTGATGAAGCCCGTCTCGATCACGTGATAGTTAAAACTGCCATCGACGATAGGAGCTCCTTCAACGTCCACTTTCCTAACTTGGAAATCGGTCGTACTTCTGGATAGGACAAAAATCTCCGTATCTCCAGCAGCGGCGATGTTTGCACTCGCTGGAGAGACAATCACAATGGGCGCTGGCGGCTGGTATGGGTTGGCGTACGTGACCGTTACTATTGACCCCGTACCGGGAATGTCCCAGTTAAGAACTTGACCGGCGCGATCGGTGCTTCCTGCGGCCAACGTCACCGCTGGCGTAGAGACGGGAGCAGACACAACGGTCGGAACGCCCCTTCGAGCCTGTCTCGAGATCACCCGAGTAACGGTGTTTGACACGTTGGTGGTGTGGTTCGCCGGAAAGTCGCCGGAAGTCGCCATCCTTATCTCAGATCGAGAGAGTTTTTTACGTCAACTTTGTCGATGACGGGTTGATGAAGCCCGTCTCAACCACGTGATAGTTAAACCCGACGGTGTTGAGCGTTCCTCCCAACGCATTCGCTTTGCTAACGCTGAAACCCGTCGTACTTCTGGCCGAGATATAGATCTCTTCTTCCTCAGCGGCCACAATGGTCGAGGACGTGGGACAAATACCCACAACGGGTGCCGGCGGCTGATACGGATTGGCGTACGTGACAGTACACGTTCCTCCGCCGGGCGGAATGTCCCAGAGGATAACCTGACCGGCGCGATCGGTACTACCGATTACAAACACCGGCCCTTGAGGTAAAGGAGGATGCAAACCGGAAGGTGGAACGGACACGACGCTCGGAGTCCCCCTGCGGGCTTGTCTCGAGATCAGGCGCGTCGCAGTCTTCGACACGTTGGTGGTGTGGTTCGCCGGAAGGTCACCGGAAGTCGCCATCTCTCTTAGAGAGGTAGCGAGAGAGTTTTACGTCAACTTAGTCGACGACGGGTTGATGAAGCCCGTCTCGTACACGGCGTAGGTGAACGAAGCGCCGTCCAATGACACGTCGAGCGCGGAAACGACGAATCCCGTCGTTGTTTGGTCAGAGACATAGAACTCTGCGGCGTTGACGTTTGCCGCATCAGCGCTACTTGGACTGATAATGACAATCGGAGCCGGTGGTTGATACGGGTTAGCGTATGTGACCTCGATGTCAATATCTCCCGCAACAACGTTGATCTCGTTCACTTCTCCGGCCAAATCGGTGCTACCGGGCACCAAAGCACCGCCCACCACCGTGGGCGTTCCTCTTCGAGCTTGTCTTGAGATCAAGCGAGTGACCGTTTCGGACACGTTGGTGGTTTTGTTCGACGGACGATCGCCCACCGAAGCCATCCTTATCCCTACCAGAGAGAGTATTTTTTCACTATCTTAGCTTCGTCGACGGCGGATTGATGAAGCCGGTCTCGTATACGATGTAGGTAAACGAGGCGTTCATTATGGCCGTGGCGGCCGTCGAAACGGTGAACTCCGTCGTACTTCGACTAGAGACGTAGAACTCCGCCTTTGCGGCATCGGATATGTTGGCGCTACTCGGACTGATAATGACGACGGGCGCCGGTGGCTGATATGGATTGGCGTACGTGACGGTGACGGTTGTGCCGACGGCTGAGTCGACGCCGGTCACTTCTCCGGCCAAATCGGTGCTACCGGATACCAGATTTCCGCCTACCACGGCAGGCACCCCTCTTCGAGCCCGCCTCGAGATCAGACGAGTGACGGTCTCGGACACGTTGGTGGTTCTGTCCGCCGGAAGGTTGCCCGCCGTGTCCATACTCTGTCCGGAGAGAGTTTCTTATCGGAAGATAAGGAACTACGTCAGCTTCGTCGATGACGGGCTGATAAAGTCAGTCTCGAGGACGGCGTAGTTGAAGCTCTGGTTGGCCAGAGCGCCGCCGGCGGCGTTCGCTTTGGTAACGGTGAAGCCCGTCGTACTTCTAGTCGCGACGTAAATCTCTTCCTCGGTTGATCCAGCGAGCCCCGCGCTTGTGGGACTAATAACCACTACGGGCGGCGGCGGTTGGTACGGGTTGGCGTACGTGATCGTCACGTTTCCCGAAGTCGGAGAGGCGGGAACGTCCCAGTTAAGAACTCGGCCGGCTCGATCGGTACTTCCAGCTGACAACGTCACCACGGGCGCAGAAACTGGAGAAGACACGACGGTCGGCGTTCCCCTTCGGGCCTGCCTCGAGACCAGACGCGTAACGGTCCTTGACACGTTAGCGCCGAAGTTAGCCGGACGATCGCTCGGGCTAGTCATCTTACCAAGAGTAAGGATAGTTTTTCAGCGAAAATGCACACCATCTCTTACGCCAACCTGCTCGATGACGGGCTGACGAAATCGACCTCGAGGACGGCGTAGTTGAAGCTGCCGGTGAGAGTGGGGCCAGCGACGTTCGCCTTGGAGACTGTGAATCCCGTCAGGTTACTTGAGACGCGGATCTCTTCCTCCGAAGAAGCCGCAAAACTCGCGCTCGCGGGACAAACGAGGGTAATGATCAGTGGCGACGGATATGGTCTGGAAAACGTAACGATCGCAGTTTTTGTTGTTCCGGCCAGTATAGTCCAGTTGATCACCTGTCCCGCCCTGTCCGTGCTACCGGACACCAATGCCAAATCGGGTGAATCGGGTGCGGTCACGGTCGGAACGCCTCTGCGGGCTTGCCTCGAGATGAGACGAGTGACGGTTCTCGACACGTTGGTACCGAAGTTAACCGGACGATCGCTCGGACTGGTCATCCTTGACGATGTCAAGGATAGTTTTACGCCAACTTAGTCGAAGGCGGATTGATGAAGCCCGTTTCCGTCACGTGATACGTGAAGTCAGTAAGACCTTCAGCGGACTCGAGCGCCTGAACTTCGAAATAAGTGCGCGTTCTCGCAGAGACATACAGCTGAGCGTCGGAACCCGTAGAGTTGCTCGGTGAAATCACGACGATGGGGCCAACTTTTGTGCTACTGGATCCCTCGCCGGCCTGAGCGGGTTGAAAGGGGTTGGCGTAGGTGATTCTGACAACCTTCGTTGGATCATCTTCGCTCGCCATGAAGTTGGCTTCAATCACTTCACCGGCGTTGTCAGTGCTTCCAGGAAGCAACGTTCCGCCAGCCGTACCCGACAACGCGGGCACGCCTCGACGCGCTTGTCGCGAGACGGTTCTGTTCACGGTGTTAGAGACGTTCGCCTTGATGTTAGCCGGACGGTCAATGGTCGCCATCCTTAACTACGATTGAGACAGTTTTTTCTTCTTTTACGCCAACTTGGTCGACGGCGGATTGATGAAGCCCGTTTCCATCACGACGTACGTGAAGTCAGCGTTGTTATCACCACTGGACGCTCGAACCTCAAAATAGGTTCGAGTTCTCGCCGAAACATACAGATCGGAGGCGCCTCCGGTAGAGTTGCTCGCACCAACAACGACGATGGGGCCAGTTTTTGTGGCGGAAGATCCCTCTCCGGATTGAGAGGCCTGAAAAGGATTGGAGTAGGTGATTCTGGCAACAGCTGCGTCGGAATCGAAATCGGCCCCGGTCACTTCGCCGGCGTTGTCGGTGCTTCCAGGAAGCAACGTTCCTCCTGCCGCTCCTGATAGCACAGGCACGCCACGGCGTGCCTGTCGCGAGACCAATCGGTTCACGGTGCTCGAGACGTTCGCCTTGATGTTGGCCGGACGGTCGATGGTCGCCATCCTTATTCACGGCGGTGATAGTTTTTCATCCTTTTTGCACGACGTGACGACGTCAGAGCGGTAGCGTTGACATCGTCAAGATGCTGGCGCATCTGACACTATGCGTCCGCCGTCGAACAGTAGCGTCCTGTTGGCATACTTGAGAAGCGTAGTATCGTGAGTTACCATCAACACGGTCTTACCGCTGGCGACTTCGAGTATGACGCGAACGACTTGATCCTTGATGCCCTCGTCGAGGGCGGACGTGGGCTCGTCGAGTATGAGGATGGGGTTGTTACGGAACATACAGCGCAAGAGAAGGACGACTTGACGTTGCCCTCCGGAGAGCTCACTTCCGTTCTTACCCACTCTGCGGCTTAGGTCGCCGAGAATGCCGGTAACGCCCAATCGTTCGACCTCGGTACGTATCCTCTCCTCCGTGACGTCCTTCATACCGTAAGCGATGTTGTCGTAGATCGATCTGTTGAACAGAGTGGGTCGTTGATCGACGTACGATATCTGACGACGCAGTTGGTCGGGGTTGGCGGGAGCTATGTCCTGTCCGTCAATGGTGATCGTGCCCGTATAGGGCCTCAGCTTCAGTAGCAGCCTGATGAACGTCGTCTTACCGCTGCCAATTTGTCCCATGATAGCGACTTTCTGACCCGGCGGGATAACGAGGTTGACGTTGTGAAGGATGGGTTCGGATGACACGTTGCTGTAGCCGATCTCGCCCCTCGACACGAGCACCGTCTCGAACGAGTCGGTCTTTTTCCTGACTTCGAGACTGTTCAGGTACGTCTGCGTTCGTTGCAGCACTCCTAGGTCAAAGAAGACGTCCTGAATATCCCCCGACACCTTCTCGAAGTGAGAGATCATGTAGAGCGCGATGATCAGACTGCTAATGAGAGAGTCGAGTGAGATGGCGCCCGTGTTGTATAGGTAGAACGCCATGCCGTTGATAGACAGGAACACGACGGTGTAAGAGATGTTGAAGCCCACTTTGAAGTCCGAAGCGCACCTCATGGTCTTCTGCATGGCCTCGTCTAGACGTCGTTGTTTCTCCTCGAGCCGCTTTATCTCCTCTTCGACGGTGTCGGAGGAGTAGATGGTCAGTAGATTGCTCATCATGTCCGATATCTCCTCGTGTAGGTCGCTATCTACCTGATCGGACTCTCTGGACAGGTTGATGCACCCTCTGGCGAACAAGAACACGCACAGCATGAATACGCCCACGCCGACAAGAGCCGCCAAACCTAGCTTTGGATGCAGGTAGGTGAAGTAGCCGATGGAGAACACCAGTACCAGCGTCGCAGGAATGGTGATGTTACGCAGGTTGTAGGCGATGTCGCGCACGACAATAGGCATCTTGACGAGGCGAGAGACGATCTCGCCGACCTCGAGATCCTTGTAGTGCTCCTTGTACGCCGCGAGGATGTCGAGCACCAGATGTTCTCGTACGTATGACTGTAGCTTAGGAACGAAATACGCATCCATCCTGTTAAGGGCCGTTCGTAGCACTTGATTGATGACCCATACACACACTACCGCCATGACGTCGCCTCTTACCTTTGGCCATAACGGCCCTCCCTTTGAGGCTTTGTCTATGAACTTACCGTAGAAGTGAGGCAACAGCACCTCACCAATGGGGAAGACGAGCATCAGCGCCACGTACAGCGATACGGTACCTTGGTTCTCACGTATGAACTGGAACAGTATACTGGCGACGTTGTAGTCTTCCCGCGCCATTACTCATATGGAACAGAAAAAAATCGATAAGGAGGTCTGACATTAGCGCCGATACGTAACTTAAACCTTATGGGGTCTCTGAGCATAAGAGGCCCTAATCTTGCAGATTAGGGCCTATGTAGGAGACCATTACGTTGAACAAGCCTTCGGCTTCTCCATCCTCAGAGGTTCGTTTCGGACGATCTTCTTCCCCATTAACGCTTCAAATACCCTTAAATCTCGGGGGGTTCCGTGGCGCCACGGAACCCCTCAACCAACCTTAACCTCAACCTCAAGCCCTCGGCTTGAGGTCCCCGTGGCGCAACGGTAGCGCGTAAGGCTTCTAACCTTAAGGCTCTGGGTTCGAGTCCCAGTGGGGACGGCCGGTAATTGAGTTGTCACTAGTGACAACTCAGTGACGAGACAACTCAGTGACGAGACAACTCAGTGACGAGACGACTCAGTGACGAGACGACTCACTTCTTAGGATACGACGTGCGGCGAGAGAGGTTGAAAACGAGCTGGCGTTGCATCCTGAGTAACACGATTCTCCGTTCAACTCTCTGGAGCCAGTCATCGCCGTATGTGCGAGCGCATACGGCGAGACGCGCGTTCCAACTGTCTTGTTTTTCATACCTGCGGCGGTGTATCCGCTTTGGGCCGGTGAGAATGAGGTCTTGAGCCTCATCCGTCGTCACGACGGCGAAGGCCTTTCTCTCCCACTCGTACTCGCACCTGTCGATCGTGAACGTACGAGAGTAACTCGTCAGGCGCTCGCTAGCCGTCTCCAGATGCGGCTTTCTCCCGATAACCGCATGTTCTCCGTCGAGGCGACGAACGGAATGACCCAATACGATGGCGCCTCTCCCATCCTGTCCCGACATCACGTAGAACAACACATATCGAGCGACACAACCGCTGTCGCACGTCGCGGTCTGAACCTTGAGCCACGACGAAGGAGAGGTAGGGTGCTCGATGCTGAAGCCTATGAAGAGATCAGAGCTTTTGGGCCTCGGGTAATACTTTTCAGCGAGCGCTTCGGTCGTTCCCACGCTCTCGGGGAACACGTTCCCCACGCCCACGTAGCGCAGAAAGTCTCCTGCCGAACCGAACACCCGTTCGATTTTGCACCGTCTATATATCTCCCGGCCGCCATCCACGATCCTCACAACGAGCGTCCGTTGCAACGGAATGGCGAAGGAGTCGTTGGGGTGATAACACCCCTCGTATGTCTTCCGACCATCGACTATCATAGAAAACCACGGCTCCTTCACATGAAGCGTGTAGTCGTTCATCTCTCAGATAACCCTCGTTCGCGTGAACTCTATATCGTTTTTACGCAAAATCGACGTCGAACGTACCGAAGAGAATGTGTGTTGATGAAGTTGATCGCGATTGCGGCCGCTAGTGTGGTAACGAAGGTATACGCAGCAAGGCTTTGCCCTCCCATAGCTCCCTTGGGAGGATACGTAGAATGCGATGTCACGCTCGACCCCACGGGTACGAGCGGTAGTGACCCTCCGTGTTACTACGATGACTGCGCGGCTGCGCAGCCGCGTACGTACGTATGCGGCTGCATAGACCTTCTATGGTTCAACATAGTCAACGAGTCTGTCCAAACGTGGGCCTGCATGAAAGGAACGTGTCAGTGCCCCTCATCTCCCAAGGCGAACCAAGCGTGCGGCGTTACCGGCGCAGACCTTCAAAATCCATCGTTCGTGGCTCCTTACCGCATTGACAGGCGTGGTTGTCACGCGTGCCACTGCTCCGTGGTGTATGGCGACGGCAACGCCACGGGAGATTGGACGTGGCAATGCGCAGCACAACCACAGACGTCGTCCGCGTCGCGCGCAGCGAGCTATGTAGCGCTTGCGATCTACGCGGTGCTAGTGTAGTCTTTTCTCCAGGAGAAAAGACTCATTCTCCGGAGACAGAGACCATAACCTCTTGCACGTATTTCGTCACACGTTCCTTTGCGTCCTCATGATCCCTGTAGTTGTCGTTCCACGGAAGGCGAACCACCTTCACCACCTTACCGGTGCCCAACGTCACCTCACCCGATCCGAAGAAGGCGAGATGCTTCTTCCACAACCGCTTCTGATAGTCGCGAGAGACCGCCTCTTCTCCTGGACGGTTACGCTCCGCCAATCGTCTCATGCACACGTCAAGATCTGGGTCGAGCCACAAAAACACGTCCGGAGTAAAGGGCATAACCTCCGCCCACAACGACCACCACTCGAAGTAGTGTTGAAGCTCCATATCGTCGAGCATCCCATCGTCGTGCAACATCTCAACGAAGAGCCGATCACAGAACACCGATCGTTCGAGTATGTAGGCGTCAACGCTGTCGCCGTACAGATTGTACGCATCCTGACACACCCGAACACGATCGTGGAACGCCTTGGTCTGAAAGTGATACCCGTACCGTTTTGGATCGGCATAGAATCTCTTCAAGATGCCATCTTCGCCTTTCCACCGATTCACCGGCTCGGGAACAAAGGCGACCTTTCTACCACGCCGAGTGAATTGGTCCTTCAAGCATTTGAGTAGCTCTGTTTTGCCGGCGGCGAGGATGCCGACGATGACAAAAACTAGGGGTTTGCTCTGCAAGGGACTGCTCCGCAAGGGACTGCTCCGCAAGGGACTGCTCATTCTCGTTTAGTGAGCGTTTTTGATCGTACACGTCGATTTTCTCACTCCGAAACTCTCGTCGCGTACATTAATGTGGTTGCTTGTCATCGTTGCCTTGGTCGTTCTGTTGATCGTTGTGTGTTTCGTGTGCAAGCCTTCTACGCCCGAGCTGTACTCAGAAGACGTTGATGCAGGCGAGAAAGCTCTTTCGCTGCTCGAGGGAGGAGAGCCACCGGAGATATCGGCTGAAGACCTAGCTAGGTCTCAGATTCTCCTCGCTAAGGTGCCGGAGAAAGAGGCTTACTCTCTCGACGTTGTTAACACCAACTACTGGCCGCATCGGTTCTACTCTCTGCCCTACCACAAGAAGTATGCCGGCTCGTGGCCACCGGGGATGTATAGTAGGCTGCACTATTGGATGCCGGGATTCTATACCTCCGGATGGTCTTACTACCTACGCCCCGGTATAGGCTATCTGTCGTGGCCACAAACCAGGTGGGTTCGGCATCAAGGTTCATACTACTACATCACTAACTGACGCGATTACCGGTTCGGAAAAAATCGACGGCGTTGCGTATAGCTAATTGGCTTAGAGACAACAAAGTGCCACTGTAACGAGGAGATGGCGAAGAAACAAGCTACGAAGAAACAAGCTGCTGAGGAGGCGCCGACCGAAGCGGTCGAAGAGACCGAAGCGACCGAAGGAACCGACGGGAAGAGTCAGCGTTGGTTCAAAGTCCTGGTCGACCAGGTTCAACCCACCATTGACAAGAACGCTTTCAGCGCCAATGGCGGCCGCTACAGCGGAAACAATCCTCGCCAAGCCGCTGGCAAAGCGTTCACCCGGTTGTGCAAGGGATCGGGCGAGGACGAGTGCGAGTACATCTTCTCTGTTCAAGAGACCACGCGCGGGAGCAAGCAGCGGACGTTTACTTATCGAGGCGTGAAGTCGACTCGCGAGGAGCCTCAAGTGGTGCATCGCGGCGGCACGTCATACCCTCTCAAGTACAAGTACGACGTTCGCGCTTACAACGCTGAGAAGGCCGAGGGAGCGAAGGCCGCAAAGGGAGCGAAGGGCGCAAAAGCCGTCGCCGCGGCGAACGGCAAGGCAGGCAAAACCGCCGCAAAAGCTGCGCCGAAAGCCGCTCAGAAGGCGGCTCCGATTCGAGCAAAGGCTCCGGCCAAGGCCGCTGTCTCCAAGGCTCCGGCCAAGGCCGCTGCCAAGACTCCGGCACCGGCCAAAGCCAAGGCCGCTCAGGCAACGACCAAGCCAGCGTCTGCCAAGGTCTCTGCGCCCAAGCCGAAGCCGGCTGCGCGAGCGGCTCCCGCAAAGAAGGTTGAGGAAGCCGACGAAGTGGAACCGATCGAGGGTGACGACGAGGGTGACGACGAGGGTGACGACGAGGGCGTCGAGGAAGCGGAGGAGGGAGACGAGGAAGGAGAGGATGAGGGCGACGACGAAGGGGACGACGAAGGGGACGAGGGAGAGGTCGTGGAGGATTGAGGTCTTGAACCAATGGGTTCAAGACACAACCGAAGGTCAAGAACGGCACGCGCGATGAGGATTCCATCTCACATAGTCCGTCCTTTTTCGTACTTGTACGCTATCTTCGTCCGCATAAGCACGGTGCACCCTTCGTCGGCAACCGGGACACCTTCCGGTATATAACTTACGCACACAGTCCCTGCATAATCTATACGCGCAACAGGGAAGAACGTTAACGTCACTCTCCGAAAGAGTATACACCCTCTCGGTTGCGGCGCAACAGTGACACTCCATCATCATCCTCTTCGCTCTCTTTAAGCATCTTCTCCGTGCGGAGAAGATTACTCGTGACACTCACGAGTGAGTGGTGACGTTGACACGAATCAACTCGGCGCGAACACGCTCGAGTGTCTCTCCCAGCCAATTCGTCCCCTTCCACCTCTTCTTGTACGCGAAATCGGGATCTCGGGCGCTCAAACCGATACCCCATATCTTGTCCCACGATGCCGCTTCGACCAGACGAGCCTGTCCGGTGAACAAGAGAACGTCTCCAGCCTCTTTGTTTTGAGAGAACTTGCGTATGGCTCCGAAGTAGCAAACCTCCCGCGCCACTTCGTTCCACATCTCCTCCACGAAGCCCTCAACCTTCCTGCCCAACGCCTTGACGGCGCTTGGGTCGGGAGTGTTCATCGCTTCGCGCGCGCTCTCGACGTCGCCAAACAACAACGCCTTGGCGAAACCGAAAGCGAACTGCTCGTTGTTCTCAAACACCAAACGTCCGGCTGCGTCAGCAAGACTCCGAAGTAGTGGCTCCGCTTGAGATTCGAAGAACCTTAGTAAGCCCAGGGCCGCACGATCGTCGAATATGACGACCGCGCGCAGACCTTTTGGGTAGGTAGTGACCTTCTGACCGCGCCACTTATGAACGGCGGGAACGAAGACATCCTTCACCAAACCAACCAGGTCTGCGACACTACACTCTTGTCTGAGCGCTGCCCAATTCGACCCTATCCAGAACTGTTCGTCCGGCCGATGACTCGCAAACGCCACTACCCAAGCTTCGGTGTTGTCATCCCACTCCACCAGCGTGCGCGCAATCTTGCACGAGGCCATCTCTCAACGATGTATGAGATGAGCCTTCAACTTATCGATTTTTAAGCACGGCAGTGGCGCGCGACTTTCGGCACGAGCATGACACGTGCTCGTGGACACACATGGGGCATGTGATATGGTTTCGAAACCATTTTTGTATGCACGATGTGTGGAACGAATGGGTACAGCACAAGTTGGTAGGCTCACTAGATATGCCGCTGAGACATATGGCGCAGACGTCGTTATACTCTGTGACGACGACCGGAGGCGGAGAGGGTATCGATATGGGCCTAGACTCTTCACGATGATAGCATCCGCACCCGCACCAATTCATTACCCTTCGCCAAGGGAATGTTTATGTCGTTACACGACACCGTGTGTCGTGTAACCTCCGGTCAACGCTACCGCTCTGACACCGCGTCATTGCATCCGCCTTCTCTTCTTGCGTTCGTCTTCGGACGGCAGCGCGGATGTGAAGAGCGCCCTTCTCGCCTTGTTAAGCCTAACGGATCTAACGGGATCGGCGGCGCGGTCGGCCTGTGCAACACGAACCTTGTCGTCTCGGACCTTCTTTATGTTGTCCATGAGGGTTGGCATACGTCAACACGGTCTTGACGTTACTAGTCGATTTTCTGTCAGTCGTCCCGATAAGCACGCACTCGCTGAGCATAGTAACAACGATCAAAGTAGATGGCATGCTTTCTACGCTCCTCGGCGGACAGCTCTGCAAACGCATCCTTCGTGTCGTACGCGTGGACGACTTTGCGCGCAAAGTCGTCCGGTGAGACGCGTGCGCGTATAACGTCTGCGAGGGTCTCCCCATTCTCCGTTGTAGCGCCAACCAGCCCGATGAGATACGTGCCGGGTGCCAAGACCAGTCGTACGAGAAGATCGATGTGGACGTCGCACGCGTGATCGCACACTCCGTCCAGACTGACCACAAAGGCGCTTTCGACAGAACGCCTCTCTGCCACCCTAACGACGTAACGCAGCGAACAGGTCGAGAATGGACTGGTCATATCGACGAAACGGGCCTCTTTGTCCATGCCATCGCCGTTCCCAATATCGACCACGTGATGCGGAGAAACCGGTGGCTCGCCCATGGTTGGCTATCGTCGTGCGTGTGCGGCGTGCGTCATTTTTTCTTCTCGAAGGAAAAAAACGAACACCGTTAGGCGCCTAACGATGCGAAGGTGACAATGGAAGAGCGAGCACACGATCAACAAGAGGAAGCGCGTGACGGCCGACAAGTGTCCGAAGATAACCGTTGGTTTTGGACATCGATGGTTCTAATGAACATAATAGTGGTCATCACCTTGATCCGAATCAACGACTCGATCAACAACTCGATCTCGAAGCTCATAACCATCGACCATACGCTTCGAAACGTCGTGTCTGTCGTTGTCGACCTCGCTGAGGTCGTCAAGAACGCAACCGTATGAAAAAAAGCGATCATAGAGTGTGCGACGTTGACGAACGAGAGATGGCAGAGGAAGCGCCTAGACGGCGGGATAACGGTGTCTTCGCGGGGATATTTTGGCTCATGGGGATCCAACTGATCGTACTGATCGTACTCAGCGTCACGCTGGGTAAAATCAACAGCTCGATCGCAACGGTCGGGTCGAGGTTGTACGAGTTCGATTACTTTGACGCTCGCGCAATAGCTCTCGACCAGGATTTGCGAACGATCGTGCACGCCATCAACAACCTCACAGAGGTCATTAAGAACGCTACCGTCTAAGAGGAAGCGTACGCGTATCTCCGCTCCTTTGGGGAGTGGAGAGAGTGGAGAGAGGAGCGGAGAGAGGAGCTACGTGCGCATAACACGGAAGGTAAGGTTAATGCGGCCTCCGTGCACTCTCGCGGAGGCGGGAACGGAGTGCTGGTAAAGAGACTGGCACGGAGGATGCATCTGGACACAGGAGTTATGCGCAAGCACCTGCTGGTAGGTCTCGCGCTGCGCGTCTCTACTACGGAGGCGGAAGGCGCGCAGCTCGCCGAAGGAGAGGGAGACGATGGGCTGCTCGGGATCTAGGTCTTTTTCGTCGTCGGAGTGCCATCCGATGTGCCTAGTGCCGTCTGCGTAGTAATTGACTAGCACAAAGCTAACGGGTACGCCCAATGTCCTGCGTATGTGGTCGCGAATGGCGCGGACGGTGGGACACGTGTCCCACGGCATGGCGGGGACGGTGTTCCCGGAGTACCTGTACGTAAGTCCGTCGTCTCCCATGGCGAACTGTCGGCGCGGAATGTTCCGCCACTGGCCGAATACAAGCACTCGCGACTCCTCGTCGCTGTAGAAGTGTGGCTCTAGCTCCTCTAGGAGGAGATCGTAGGAAGCTAGCTCTTGGGGAAGAAAGTCCTCGGTGTACGTCACGCACTCTATGCCCTGGAAGTCCGGGTAAGACCGTGCCATGCCGTAAGACGCTATGTCGTGGACGCAGTGTCGTAGACACGTGGTGGGCGCGTGGCAATATGCATCACGTGACCCATTCGCATATGTCGATTTTATCCTGAAGGGGTACCCCTTCAGGAAGGGTTTTGGAGAGTTTTTGAGCCTGGATTGGAGGCTCAAAAAAACGGCGAAAGTGGGATTTTTCGCCCTCCTCGGTGTCAATAGAAACCGACAACCACCACGGTGTCGCTCGGTGGAGCGGCGGTACCGCCCGTCACCACTTGAACGGAAAGAGAGTCTCCCTCGGCGAAGTTTGCCGAGGCGCCGGAGCTCTGCACGCTGTTCGTGGCCGGCGGCATTGTTACCGTCACCGCGGTGTTAACACCGTTCTTGCGCACAGTGAACACGTCAGTACGAGTCGTGGCCGCTACACGATTGTGCACAGCAATGCTTCGGCACACGCCTTTGACCGGAAGCCTCACCAGAATTTCGCTTGACGAGACACTCTCCGTGCCCGGATAGAAGTATCGGGTAACACCAGCGGGCAAAGAACCGTTGTCGGCAAAAACGTATACCGCTCCCGACGACTGAATGCTGAAAGAGAGTCCGTTGGCCGATGGAGTAACTAAATCCGCATATGCGAGGCTCATAGTGCCGAGCGTTTGACTGATATCGGCGGTGCCGCCGCTTATACTGCACGTTCTTAACGACAACGTTGTTCCAACAACGTTTGTCTCGCAGCCTATTGAACTGCCGCCACCGCTCGCCATGAAGTTGCAGTCTCGCACGCTCGCCGAGTGCACCGCGGTATCGCACAACAAGGCGCGTGTAGCGCCCGTTCCCGAGCCGGCAGCGCTAACGGTACACGCGCGAAGAAATTGGCTATCGAGCGACGCCAATCCCGTTCCTGTTGAATGAACGCCATAGGTAAAATTCGCTCCAGCTCCTGCGTTTGTAACGCGTACAACCGCGGCGCGTACTTTCGCCGTGGCAACCGTCGTACCGCCAAAGACGATGCCCTTCAAAGGTACGTTCAAGGCGCTTGTCAAAATGACGGTGACGTCCTCGAGACGAGTGTTCTCGCCCATTGTGATCATGTTTGTGGCCGCCAACACACCGATTTGCTGTATGATCACCGATCTCAGGTTTTGTCCCCGCACGGCCACGTTATCGGGAATGGTGAACGACTCGTTGTACGTCCCCGGATAGATGTAAACGCAGGCTCCTGAAACCGCCGACGCCGCGGTCAAGGCGGCGCCTATCGTCAAGAACGGTCTACCGCCCAACGTTGCCGTTCCATCGACGCCCTTGACCTGATCCACGAACGCCACGTTTCCGGCACCGAATTGCGCTTGCAACGATGACACATCCACGTCCGATATGTCGAGTGGATTTACTAGGCTCAGTGAGACGATCGACGCTTCATCCACCGTTATGTCATCGGCCGTTATATCACCGACTGTTAAGTCGCCGGCCGTAATGTCACCAGCCGTAATGTCACCGGCCGTTATTTGGTTCACCACTCTTATGCTGGTGAAAGTATCGTCAGTATGGACGCGATCGCCCTGGAATGGCATTACCATAGAGGTTCATATTTTGACGAGGAAAAACGTCGCGATCGAACGAGAGGCCGTGAAAGCGAACGAAGCTGTGTGGTTTTCTACGATTTTTTTCTCGGCGAGTCCAGTAACATGCACGTTACCGTCGAGAACGTTTGTTACCTCGTGGCCGTCGTCGCGGCGGTGGTGTTGGTGGTGCTTGGCTTTACCGACCTTCTCAAGCCGCGTCAAGGCTCTGAAACGACTGACGCTCAAGTGATCTCGCGTCAACTTCGCGGTCTGGCGCTCGTGATGCTGGCGGTGTTCGTGCTGGTGGTGGGCTCCACGGTGTGCGCATTCACCGGCGGTTTGGTCGGCGGGCTTCGCAGACGGTGAACGTTTCACTAGATACGCTAATGAAACACGAAGGCACTCCGTTGACGAAGGCAGCTCCGTTGACGAAGGCACTCCGTTGACGAAAATTGACGAGTTAGAGCGACTCGTGTGGATAAGAACGCAATGGGAGTTCCACGGTTGTTTCCATTCACGACTCAGACCTTTCCCAAGGCTGTGAAGCATTTCCAACACGGCGAGCATCACACACCCGTTGACTACCTCTTGATAGACGCTAACGGCCTCTTGCACGCCGCTTGTCAGGAGGTGTATCATTACGGCTCCAACACGTCCGTAATCGATAGGTACGAAGGGTTGTCGGATAAGGCGAAGCTGCGGAAGGTGTGCGAGATGTTCTTTGAGTACATCCGCCAAATCGTGACCATGATCACTCCCGCCAAGGTGCTCTTTATCGCCCTCGATGGGCCGGCGCCGCTAGCGAAGCAGTCGCAGCAGCGACAGCGTCGGTTCATCGCCGCTCGTTCTCGAGCCGACGCTGCGTTTGACTCCAACAGCATCACTCCCGGGACTTTGTTCATGCACGAGGTCACCAAGTTCATGAATCACGCTATCAGAAGAGAGATCAACGGCAGGTTTACGTGGCGGTCGTTCAAGGTACGCTTCTCGCCGTGTACCGTGCCCGGAGAGGGAGAGCATAAGCTGATGGACTACGTTCGCGGCTTATCGACGTCTGAACGCACTAGTAGGTTCTGTATGTTCGGGCCAGATGGAGACCTCATCATGCTGACTCTGGCCACGCACGTCTCCAACATGCTTCTCTTTCGCGAGGATCAGTATCAGTTCGGGTTCTTTCACCTCCTCGACATGGGTCTCATTCGACGTCAGTTGTTGTCTCTGTTTCCACCCGTTCACGGAAGAGGTTTGGACGACGCCATCAACGACTTTGTCTTTCTTGGATTCTTTGTCGGTAACGACTTTCTGCCCAAGGTGCAGATGTTCTACTACCTCGAAGAGGGCCTAGAGATGATGATGAGAACCTACACCCCTCTGATCCGTGCCGGTTCTTTCGTAACAGCGAATGGCAAGGTGCATCTTCCGGGCATAAAGGCATTCATCGCGGCTGTGGCCCAGTTCGAGGTGGAGTACGTACAGAAGCAAGCTAGCGTCACACCCGCGGAGCCGATGTTTCGTAACGAAACGCTACTCCGCAACGTGAAAGGAGGAGTGTTAGATATGAAGGGTTACAGGAAAGAGTACTATGCCAAGGCCAACGCGCACGACGAGGAGACGATAGGTAGAATGTGCCGTGACTACTTCCGGACGCTGGTGTGGATATTCGAGTACTACATCCACGGACTGCCCGCGTGGAGGTGGATATACCCTTGGCACTACGCTCCTCTTCTTACAGACCTCGCGCGCGTACTTGACGATCTAACCGACGTCGAGGTTCAAGATCTCATAACGTTCTCGCTCGAAGAACCCTCTCCTCCGTTCGTTCAGCTCCTCTCAGTGCTCCCTCTCACTAGCTCCGTACTCCTTCCCCCGCCGTATCGCAGCCTCATGCAGAGCGGGCCCTTGGCGGAGATATACCCCAGTACGTTCATCGTCGACTACGAGGGGAAGATCAAAGAGCACATGGGCGTCGCGTTGCTCCCCTTTGTAGACTACAACGTCGTCTATAGAGCGTATCGTAGCGTTCGCTCGAAAGTGGCGAACGACCCCTATCACCGTAACAAATTCGGTACGGATAGTGTGTTTTCCTACGATGAGAATTACACGGCCAAGTACACTTCAGACTACGGAACCATCAGCAACATGAAGGTTCGTAAGGAGTAAAATCGAAACTCTCGACCCAGTGGGTCGAGAATGGTGATGCAACAAATCGAAGACAGCGTGAAGGTCTTCGCGGAGGGTCAGGAGAAGACGGGACAGTCGGAGTATCGCAAGTGTCACAAAATGGTCGATGAATACGGAACGCCTGAGTATCTTCAGGCCTTGGCTAAGCAACGCAAGACCTGCGACCGCGGTCGCAACGCCAGGCCCGCAGACAGATGTACCCTGTCGACCATATCGGGAAACGATTGGGCGTCTAAATACTACTCTCCTGGGTTCGACTTTGTGTGGATGCGAGCGGTATCCAACTTCAGAGGAAATGGGTTGGAGGACTTCCCATACACCATGGTTTACGACGCTGATCTCGACGCGGTGTTGATCTCTACCGTGAGCTTCGGCGTGGCGTACGTTCTATCCATCAAACCCGGTGGCGGCTGGGAGCGACGCACGTTGAAGATCGAACTCGTCAGAGGATGGAAGTGGTCGTCCGACGGAAGCACCGTCGCCATTGGCGGTACTGAGAACATACTGTTTGCAGCGGCGACGGTAGAGCTCCTGAAGCGATTCCGTTCAGAAGACTACGACAAGCTTCCTCGCACGATCAAGGACTGGTTCGCCTCCATACCCTCCATTGAGAGCGTGGTGGAGGAGTACGAGTCTAAGTGTCTGTGCTGTGGTCACGAACGTCGTCAACCCTTCGACATGTGCTACTGCAAGCCGCCTCCCGGTTGGCTCATCATCGCTGCGTACAGCTCTGTCGGAACGTTTGAGCTGAACGGCCATTGGTGCAGATGCACGTTGATCTCCGGCGACACCGGTACGGTGAAGTACGGCGACACGGAGGTCATCTCGGGTCTTTCATGCTGGGGACGCTGCGTTATGGGACATGTGGAACGCCCGGAACATCCGTACAATCACAATCGTGACGACATATCGGAGAGATCGGAGAGATCGAAGAGATCAGAGATCTCAGAGAGCTCGGAGAGCGATGAGGGCGCGTACGCACCGACATGATCTTTCCTCTCCCTCGAGGGAGAGGAGACGTTAGTCCACGGGCTGGATCGGCAGTAGTAAGGCGTATTCAAACCATTCTCTCTCCACCACGCCATTCTTGTACACTCTTACGTGACAATTTCTCCTAGCGTCCCATTGCTCGAACAGTCCGTGAAGCTTCCCGTCCTTGTACTTACACTTCAATGTAGGTCTCCCCGTGACGTCCCACGCCGCGGATGTACCTTCCTTACGTCCGTTCCTGTACGTACATGACTCGGAGAGACTTCCATCCGGATACAACACCTTGTACGGACCCCACTGAATACCATTGCTCTCGAACCAAAACGCCGTAGGGCTATCCTCGTCGCCGAAGAAGTGCGTAACACGAACGACGAGAGCGCGCAGGATGCGCAGAACGATATGACGTGGAAAACGGCGCCGAAGGACACGGTAACGCTTGCGTAGATCGTCTATGTCGAAAAAGCGACGCAGATCGAGACGAGTGTCTCCAACACAAGTGAAGCGAAAGTAGTGGAGCGCTACCTGGCTCCCCTGGGCGAGTGAGAAGACCTTGTCCTCCATGCGTTCCCTCTCACTAAGTGAGACGGAACCATCAATTTTGCACCGCGTGCGACAACCCGGAGTAGAGTGTCAGAAAATGAGTCATGGTAGTAACGTATTCATTGAACTTGTAGTTAAGACCTTCGCACGTAAAGCGATGTTGAGCTACGGGAAGGGAGCCGTTCCTGTCACCACGTCGATCCACGTTCACTTGGATGGTGCATACACCATTCGCTCTGATGGCTAAGAAGACAGCTATCGCTTCCACAGACATGAAGTGCCACTCCTGCCACACTTCTTCTTTCTCGCCGAAGAACACGGTCATGTCGTGCACAATGTACGACCCATTTGAGGTGGTGAATGTGAACTTAGGCTCTTCGTAAGAGGTCATCACACCGTTTGACCGTAGAACGTCAAACGGACGTCACTTTTTCAGAGCTATAGCGTTGACTTGTCACGGTTGCGTCACAACCAGCAGTGGTTGCGTCACAACCGCTGCCTATTGTCGGTGTAGCAGTGCCCCAGGCATTTGTAGTACGCATCTTCGTCGCCCTCGTACTCGTAGCACACGTAGTCGCAGTGATCCTTGGCCATCATACCGTGACGATAAGCCTTCAGACGACACTTTTCCAAGCACTGCGGCCGATCCTCCGCGTCCTGACACTCTGTGTCCACGCACCTGTGGTAACGACGCTCAACCGGTAGCGAGGGAAGGGCGTTTTGATAGTTACTCAGGTCGAGCTCTTTGAAGTTTGAACGGTTGACGCACGACATCACTACGATGACCACCACCAAAACGACGATGGCAACGAGCAAGCAGACGTCTATCATGTTCATTGCTGTCTCGCAACACAAAAAAAACGCGTTTGGAAGGAGACGAATAGAGAGTCAAAATGGCCGGCGAGATTCGATACGTCATCACCGACGCTGACGTGGTTCGATACACCGAAATGGCTCAAGGTGTGCCTTTCCCAGAATGGTGGATGCTTCCACCGACATACGTGTGGTCTCGCTATTGGCAAGACTATCCATATAGCGAAACCCTTGAAAGAAGTCAAGAACGAGAAATAATGTACGCTCTACACACGTTGCGGGAAAACCTGTCGGGCTATACGGGCGCAGCGACGCCGTACGACGTGCTCGACTATTGCATGCAACAAGGGTTGTGGTACACTGAAGCGTTGATGGTGAACGGCGAACGTGTCATACGTCGGTCTATGTTCTTGCCGTGGCAAGAGTCAGAGAGTGTTGGAACAGTTTCCTAACGCGCGCAGGCACGCTTCCGCTCCGGTCGTGAATGAAAACATATGCTCCAGACGAGCGGCGTAGAAAATCAAATATCGCTCCAGACTATCGAAATCGGTCGTTAGGTTCGATACCTTATCCAAAGTCTCCGCGGCGAGAGGAATCAGGCGGAGTCCGTCCTGAACGGACCTCGAGTAGTAAATGGCGAGAGCTGTGATGCCAAACGTCACTTGGAGACCCAGTATAAGAGAAAGCATGCAGATCGGCACGTGCCTACGTAGCTTCTCAAGGCGTGTCTCGGTGTAAGGAGAGCGCGCACGCTCCTCCATTACGCTCTACCGAGACAGACTTTAACGCGACTACATACCGAGAGCGTTCAACAAGTCCTCTCTGGTCTTCAATTTGGAACGACCGGGAAGGCTTCTCTTTGCGGCTAGCTCTCGGAGCTGCTTGACGGTCATGCCACCACTCGCCTTCGACATACCACGACTCCTGACGTACACTCTGATCTCACAGATCTTCCCTCGCGCGTCGACTTCTCGAATGACACGATACTGACCGCCTCGGGCACCCTTCTCTATCGGGCCCACCGTGGCCACACCCTGCCTGCCGGGTATGCACGTCTTGGGCTGTTTGGCGCCCTTGCACTCCGGTATGCAACAGACGCTCGGTGTCTCAGCCAGCCACTTGTCGCAGTCCCAACCCTTAGGCTGCCTTCCGTAACATGTTCTCATCTGCGATCTCGACTTGAACGGCATGTTACCGTCCGCTCAGATACTTTTCTTACCGTATAAGCAACCGTACAATGAGTATGAACAGCAAGGCGTGAAGGATTAGGCCGGAGAGGTTAGGACTTCCCCTTTCGTCTGCGATGGTCCAGCCTATCAGTCTCGTCACCTTGTTCAGAGTGCTGTAGAGGAAGGGAGAGGCCAGCAGCATGAACAAAAGGCCTGCAACGATGGCCACTATCCACTTGTCCTTGTTGGTGTAGGGCTTGACACAATGAGTGTGTAGTTCCTTGCGAAGCAGATCGTTCTTAGTCTCCTCGCTCATTGAATAATACGCTCAAGATTTTGCATCGGTATATCAATGAACGGAGTTCATTGTCTCGCTCCCGTCGCCTTTGTCGTGGCCGTCCTCTTCTTGCTCGTTTCCATCTACCTCTTTGAAACCATGAAGAAGGCCGACGCTGGCCTTTTGACGAGCGGAGGCTCTCAACAGGGACTCAAGATGGGAGTAGCGGCTATCTCGGTAGCGTGCCTCTCCGTCGCCGCGATCGCCGTTTTGTACTTTCTGGAACGACCATGATTCTTCTTACCGAAGAAGAATCCTAATACTCGTCGTCGCCAAGATCGCCGCCGGCGTCGTCACCGTCCTCGTCATCCTCTGCATCCTCGTCGTCACCGTCACCCTCATCGTCCTCTGCATCCTCCTCGTCGTCACCATCCTTCTCGCCCTCGTCGTCACCCTCGTCGTCACCCTCTGCATCCTCCTCATCATCATTACCCTCGTCGTCATCCTGAGACGCGTCCTCCTTCTTAGTCTCGTCCTCACGATACTTGATGTTGTTGGTACGCAGGAATCGAATCTGCTGATCGCCAAGCGGCTCCTCGGACTTGTTGTCGCTTCCGAGCACAGCGTACGCCTCTTGAGTCTGTCTGTTGAAGAGAATGCGAGTGTTGGGATCCCAGTACTTGCCAGTAGGTTTGCCCTTGGCGTCGAGCACCTTACAGATGTTGAGCTTGTTCGTTTTCTCCACCTTCTGCACGATAGAGACCTTGCGTTTGGCCGGAGGAGCGGTGTCCCGTTGAAGTGGAGTGGCGGTCGTAGAGGTCTTTTGAACCATTTTGATGTGAATACCGCAATACCACTTCCCGTCAAATTGGTTCGTGGCATTCTTCCCGCACGGAGATGGATCTCCCGCCTTGCGCTTCACGGTCCAAGGGCAAAGGTGCTTCTCTCCCCCTTTCTTCTTATGAGAAGGAGGGGGGCTTTCGCTCTCATCACCGCCGTCACCGCCGTCACCGCCGTCACCGCCGTCACCGCCGTCACCGCCGCCGTAGTTCGCGACGGCCGCCTTGACCTCCTCTAGGTCAAGACTGAACCTTTTGGCGATGGCTTCTGCCACCTTTGCGAGCTCCTTCGTTATGACGTCTGAGACAACCGCTTCCATCCTCTCTCGCTCTTAGTGAGAGCGCCAAACAGCACGTCGATTTTTCGCAACGGTTTATTGTTGATCAAGTATAACATGGCGGCGAGGCAGTTGGACATGGCTCGACACCACCCCGACTTCTTTACCCTGCCCAAATGGTTGCCGGGCAGGCTCGAGGCGGACGACTTTGTCCACTTTGACTGGCCCGATAGCTTCAACGCCTCTCGCTACACCGTAGTGATCGAATCGTTGGACATGTCAGACAACAACCCCTATCGTAGCATTGGGCCTCTGAGAAGGGCGCTCGAGGTTCCTCAGGTGAAGCTCGGATGGCATCCACGCGTCGGCGTGGTGCCAGACGATGAGAGCTTGCCGCTGTTCGAGGCGGAGCTCGTCCGAGGCTCGACCTACGTCATCCCGGACGTTCGCTCCAACGGGCGGTATCAGATGGAGCGACACGGAATGCATCGACCGAACTGAAGTCACGCGTTCGCACGAACACGTCACCGAAAAACAGTTGACCTTCGGTCAACGCTACCGCTCTAAAAGAATGATACCGTCGGTCTAATATGTCCGATGGCCCGTCGGACGCATTGTGGAGCCCGTATCGTCGGCGTCGCTTCAAGAAGAACAGGGCCCTCGATCCCATCACGAGCTACGGCATCATCTTGTACACATCGGATACGCCAGAGCCCAAGTTCCTCTTGTACCGCAGACGCGATACCTTCGAGTATATCGACTTTCTCAGAGGAGGCTGGTACTCTGAAGAGCAGCTCCCGCAACTGTTCTCCATGATGACCGTTGAGGAACGAACGAGGATCAGACAGTATACTTTGCCGGAGCTGTGGGATGATTTGTGGGTTGAGCATGACTGTAAGATATACCGAGACGGCTACTCTAGGGCAAAGAGGAAGTACGACTCTGTTAGAGACAAGATACCCGACCTCATCGACGGAGCGGTCTCGAGGGTGTCTCAGCCGCCAATGGGATGGCCAAAGGGGAAGAAGAACAACATCAGGGAGACGCCGATCGACTGCGCCCTCAGAGAGTTCCACGAAGAGACCCACCTCCTCATCGACCGTAGCAACCTACGGTCGGACAGACCGTACATTGAGAACTTCCGCGGCGGAAACGGTAAGTCGTATCGCACATACTACTACCTCGCTTCCGTCCCACGAGAGGTCGTACCACCCAAGATGCTCACACCGCACTGCATTCGCCCTGATACGATATCGGAAGAGGCGGCAGATCTGCATTGGCTGACCTTTAGCGAGGCGTGCGCCAACCTGAACTACAGGCGTCAGGCGTTGTTGAGCAACATCGTCCGAGACATTCGGCTTCGAACGCCGCCAGGATTTTGACTCTCTTCTCCCGAAGGAGAAGAGTCTACACGTTTCACTCGTCGAAGCACGAGTCACGTTGTTGTTCTGTTCTTCGTACTCCACACGCGAATGATTCTGTCGCCCGAACCGCTGACTACGCGCGTACCGTCGTGTGAAAACGCCACGCTCGTCACTGGGAGATAATGGTTTCGAAATATGTATTCGCACATACCATCGTTTACGTTCCAAACTCTTATGGAGTTGTCGAACGAACCGCTAACGATATGCGTAGCGTCTGGAGAGAACGCTACGCACGTCACCCAGTCCGAATGGCCGCCAAACGTCATCTCGATCTCGCCGCTTTTCACGTTCCACATCCTTATGGTCTTGTCGTCCGATCCGCTGGCGATCCACGTACCGTCGGGCGAGAAAGCGACGCTCGTCACCCGATTCGAATGCTGAAGCGTTCGTTCGCACTCGCTAGTGGCCGTGCGGTAAATCCGCACGGCATTATCTTCCGACCCACTCACGATACGTTCACCGTCGGGAGAAAACGCTACGCTCGTCACTTCATTCGAATGACCTACAAACATTCGTTCACACACGCCGAAAGCGGCACTCTCGGCGTTCACGTTGTAAAGGCGAAGCGTCCCATCGTTCGACCCGCCAACTATGTGCGTACCGCGGGGCGAATACGCCACACACTTTATCCACCAACTCGGCAGACCGTGGAACGTCAGTGTGGCGTTCGCGCCGACGCTCTTGACATCCCACACCTTCACAGTTCCATCGTACGAACTACTGACGACGCGCGTACCGTCGGGCGAGAAAGCGACGCCTGTCACTCCGCCGGAATGGCCTTGAAAAATGCGCTCGCATTTACGGGTTTGTATGTTCCACACGCGTACGGTCATATCTAGCGACCCGCTGACTATATGCGTATCGTCGGGGGAGAACGCCACACTCGTCACTACGTACGTATGACCGTTGTACATCGTCATATCGTACACTGCCGCCGATCGACGTAACAGCGTCGATTTTACTCGTCCTCTTCGGTCTTCTCGTCCTTTGTCAGCTCCTGCTTGACGTGATCTTCCTCGATGCCTATCTCTCTGAGACGAAGCTCGCAGAGCTCAATCTCGCACTTGATCTGCTTACGCTTCGCAGCTCTCTGTGCGTTGAGAGCGCGGAGCCTGGTGTTCTTGATGTTGCCGTGTCTCCTAAGATCGGCTCGTAGTCTCTTCAGCTTCTGTATCATGTCCTCTTTTTCCGACGCTCGTGCCTGAAACTCCGCCGTATAGCTAACGAACTCGGCCTCTGCTCGCTTCTCCACCTGAGCGCCATAGTCAGCGGTGCGCGGTTCTAGCTTGCTCACCTCCGCCTCGAATAGGTCGTTCACCTCGTTCGGGTCGTTCACCTCCATCTTCTTCTCGTTCACTTCGTTCATATCACTCTGCGGAACACACTCTAACACAGGTTCGGACGAGATCACCGACGCTCCGGTCTCCCCTATACTCCTCCGCCGGCTCCCCTCCCTTGTACACTATGATGGTGGGATACGTCTTGACCAAATGGGGCATGTCATATCGAATCTTCTCAATGTGTTCCGGATACGTAGCGCAGTTGAGAGCCACGACGTTACAGAAAACGGCGCGCTTGCCAAGCTCTTCCCACGCTTGCTTGAGATCTTGACAGTACTTGCACCAGTCGCAGTAGAACAGAACGAGGTGACACTCCTCGCTCTTAAGCCGCCACGTGTTCACCGGGTCAAAGTCGTCGGGAATAAGCTCTTTCACGAACTTGCTGTGTGTGTAAAAGTCGGGCATTAATACTGGCGAACAGTATTAATGCCGAAGAAAGCGGTACGTGTCAGGAAGCCGAAGAAGACCGCTGCGCCGAAGGTGACCTTCGTCAACGCTACCGCTCTGACCTTTAGAGACCGAAACGAGGTGCTTCGTATCTACAACACAGGAGGAGCGTTGGTCAAGTACCTCACTGCACCGAGCTCGGTGTGCGCCGCTCTCGGTAAGGAGATTAAGATATCACCAAAGCCATTCGCTACCGGATCTAGCGGTAGCATCAGCGACGTCATCTTTCCTGGTGCGAAGAAGGGTCAGTACGTGATCAAATCTTTCTCTGTCATCGTGGACGTGGAACTTGTGAACCCTCCCAGACCCTTGAGAGACGCCGCCGCTGCGATGAAGGAGTACGATACGCAGCTTCTCGTAGACGTCAACGGCGGCGATCCCGATAAGGTGGTCTCTGACATAAAGGTGCCCATGTTCGTCTTACCGTGCTCTCCTGTAGATAATCCTAAGTACAAAACGAACGTACGTGACCAAGAAGTGACCTTGACAGAGCCATATTATCTCTGTAAGACCGAGAGCGTACCAGAGTACGTATTGTCTCTGCTAGTCGCCGAGCTCTATAGGGACGGTACGTGTGCTCACTTCCTTGATACGGTTGACTTCATGACCTGTGTCAAACATGACGAGCCGAAACAATACGTCATCATGGAGAAGGCAGATCGACCTCTGGACGTCGTCATAGATCAAATGGCATCTCTTTCTTCACACGAACGCGAGAAACTAACCATAGGTCTTTTAATACAGACCTTGTTCGCCGTGGCGTGTTATCAACACCGCTACCAAATCTCGCACAACGATCTGCATCAAGACAACGTCCTGGTCAAGGATATTACTCCCGACACTGAGTGGAACGGCCAGGCGCTGGCGTCCGCCGATTGGCATCACTATCACATTCTCGGCGTAGACCTCTATATGCCGGCTATCGCAATGCTTGTTAAGGTAGCTGACTTTGGTACAGGCATCAAGTGGTCTCCTCCCATCATTGGCTATGTTAGCGTCATAACGGAAATGGCCATCGTTCCCACCGAGTACACACCCCAGTACGACTCTCTCCTGATCCTCTTCATTATGCATGAGAGAAGCGCGACTCCTATCGATTTCATACGCTCTGTCCTAAAGACCTCGATACGGAAGGCTAAGATCAAGAACATAACCCGCCCCGACGGGGTTCGTCCTCATATAGCCTATGTGGATCGATACAGAACCGCCACGGCGGTCAACCTCTTGACTAACACCACTCTCATGGCCGAGTATACGCTGAAGCCTACAACGGGTAGGATCGTGACGCTCGGGACGTTAACGTAAAAAAACGAAATGCGATGCGGGACAGAGGAAGCGGAGTGAGCAAAATGTCGTGGAACTCAATGGCCGCATCCGTTGTAGTCGCTGTCATTTGGACAGCTACCGCGTACGTCATGGTACGTAGCACGACTGTAGATAATCACTACTCGCCCCTGTTTTGGGCGACGTGTGCGACGTATGTCGTTGTCTCTAGTATGAGTGGCGATTCAAAGCCATCTTAAAGAGAGAATAGGCGTATATAGACCGCTACATGCCCTCTGCGTCAAAAGCGGTCAAGGCATCTACGCCCGTCGAAACGCGTGGTCGCAAGTCGGTCAATCTAGAGACGTATACCGCCAAACTCGATGCGCTGATCCAAACGTTGACGGACGAGATCGAGCGGCGCTCGAGAGAGAAGGAGAAAGGTGTGCGTTTTCTACGTTCCGTCCGTAAAGAGGTCAAAGATCTCTTGAAGCAGACCCCGAAGATAGCGAATCGTAAGGCCGCGCGTCCAAACACTCATAGCGGCTTCGACGTCAGAAAACGCATCTCGGACGAGCTGAGCGCCTTTCTGAAAGTGAAGTCCGGTACCAAGTTGACCGGGCATGAGGTGAACGCGGCGCTCTGCGTTTACGTTCACCTCAACGAGGGAGAGAGTAGGGAGAACATGCTACGTTGGGCGCACCTCAACAAAGGAGGGAAGCGCAACCTGCAAAGCGCCGACAAACGCACCGTCATCGAGCCCGACGACGCTCTACGCAAGCTCCTTCGGTACGATCGGTATGTCCGTGATGTCGCGGCGGGAAAGATCATGGTCAAGCGGAGAAACGAGGAAGGACGTAAGGAGCCACAGGTAGAGACAGATCCGTCATTGTACTACTATGTGATGCAGAGGCTCGTTCAGGTTCACTTCGAACCGGACGATGAAAGAGGAAAATGAGAAAAACACTCTCCTTCATAGTAGCAGTATGACGTTCTGGGCGGAGGATCCGTGCGCCCTCTTCACCAGTCCGTCGGTGTTTCCAACACCAGAGATGACGAGAGACGAGAAACTGAACTCTGTTACCCGTCTTTCGATAATCATTTCTCTTGTGATGTATGCAATGGGGTATGATCAGTGGCTGGCGTTCCTATTGATCGCGCTACTCGTGATCGTGCTCCTGTATTGCTCGGGTAAGAGGACTAAGGAAGGGTTCGCCGTCGTTCCAACGTACCAGAGCAACGACTTCCAACAGACCATAGTGTCGCCCACCTTTGCCGAGGAGTGGCACATCCCACCTCCCGCGTACGACCTGATGACCAACGTGCCCGATCTGAGCGACACGTTTGAGCAGCCTCCGATGCCGCAGTCGTACCCGTACGGGCAGTACTTGACTCGGACAAACCTGCTGCCACACGATGAGTACTACGTGCATCTCGGCTGCGGAGGTGCCAAGTCGGCGCGAGAGTTCGTCAACAGCACGTTCTTGCGTCACGACCTCGCTTTCCGTGATAACATGTCACGTATCTACAAGAAGAAGCTCAACCGACGTTTCCGACACAACTGCAACGACACGTTCAGCCCGTTTCAAGGTTTCTAAGCCTCAAAGGCCTAGAAAGAGCGGCTAATGCCGCTATTTGATCCCAGTGTGAACTACACGCGACAGAAACACACCGGGACGACCGTCGCCTTCGGGAGCGCGGATGCATTCGACGGCTCCGTCGACAAGATCTCCCGCCTTCAGATCCGCCGGCGCGTTGGCGATCTTGCAGAAGATCTCGTAGTAAGCGTTGGCCTCGACATCATCGAAAGCCCAGTACTTGACACCGTCCAGTACTCCAGTTTCGATACTGCGGCAGCGCAGTATTTGACCCTTAATGATCGCTCCGCGAAAGGGTAGTTTCGTAGTCATCGCCAAGACTCGGGCCCAAATCTCGATCAGGATATCGATTTTCTCTAAGCCTCAAAGGCCTAGAAAGAACGTCGGCGTGCATCCCGACGTTATCACGTTAGGTAATACGGTTTCAGTGGACGAGATCTCATGGAGATCACATGCGACACTAGCACACCGGGGCGACCACCGTCTATGGGAAAACGAACGTATTCTACGATTCCTTGTACCATTTCTCCCACTGTCAGATCCACGGGCGCGTCCCTTGCCACGCAGAAGATCTCATAACAAGAGTTGGCCTCGGCGTCGTCGAAAACCCAGTAGCGACGCCTTCCAGCTCTCTGATTTCGATGCTACGACAACGTATGTCTTGGCCCGACCGTAACGTCCTTTCCATCTCGTGACATACACGAGACTCGAATCACACCATGTCGCTTTTTAGCCGCGCCAGAAGCCAGACGTGGCGTCGTGCGAGAACGAGAACGGTTGAATCTTCTTGTGGTAGTACGGCCGACGCGGCCCCTGCGGCCCTTCGTGCCACGGTGCGTTGTTGGCCGTCGGGTAGTGTCTCACCATGTCTCCCCGATGACCCTCGCCGTAGAGGTCTTGCGGAAGAAGATCGCGACCCTTGCCCATGAAGTCGGCGGCGCCACGCAACCCAGCGGCGCAAATCGGAAGGTAGGGACGCTCGAGGTTCTCAACCTCCATTCGTCGCGCAGCCGACCATCTCGTATAGTTGGAGCAGGCCGCGTCACTGAGATCCAAGGTGTTCTGGTCGGCTGGCCGACCGTAGACATCATGACCAATGTCGCCAGAGCCGGCGGGGCACATAAGGCCCTCGCCGAGGTTCTGACGTTGCGACCCCAGACGGATTGCCTGATCAACCCTAACACGCTGGGTCAGTGCAGCTTTGAGAGTCTGTCCTGAAGCCATGTTACTCACCAACAACGTTTTTTTTTCACGTTTTCTTCGGACATCTCCATCTCGCCGGTATGGCCTTGCGTATGTCACCCGTCTTTCGATAGGCCGCAAGCATCACAGGTATGTCCCTAGATAGCGCCAACAACGTCTTGTCATGCGGGTCGTCGGCCTCGTACGACGGAACGATGATACAACTGCTCCTGTTGAGGGCGCAGACTTCGGGCGTGTCTTCCACTAACAGGGTATTGGTAGCGAAATAGTCCGCCCACGGGCCTGTCTTTCGTCTCCATATCTTACTCAGGGGCTTCAGCCAGCTACCCTCTTTCCATACGCACTTGTCTTGGGTGTATATGAAAGAGAAAGTCCGTCCTAGCTTATGTAAGATGGGTTGAAGTACGTTTGTGTAGACAATGATGTACCACCCCGACGACGCGGCGGTCCAGATAGCAACGTGCTTAAAGGACTCAAAACAGCGCTTCAGGAACGTTTCGAGGTGTGGTCTGGCGACGGGTTCGCGTCCTGAGCGTGCTATCAAGGTACCGTCCATGTCAAGAATGATACACGGTTCCGCGTTCAGCATTGACTTGTCAACGTCTGTGGCTCTGATATTACGCGAGTTTTTTTATTTGAGTATTAGCAAGATGGCCTACATTCCTGGAGCGGGGATCAAGAAACCACTGAACATGCTAGAAGGGCCAGTATACCCCGACATCAAGAAAGCTCCGCCGCGGTTCCAGTGGAGCGGTAAGAACTGGAAGGTGGACACCTCGGTTCTTAGGGACACGGAGCAGATGACGCAGTTCTACGAACCGGCGGTGCTCGTGCAGCCCAGGGACTACAACAAGACGCGCTACGGCCAAAGCTCTCACAGAGACGTTGTCAACGCCGAGTTCAGACCGCCTCTCCTCGACCCCATCGAGGACTTCGTTCCTCTGTCCAGGTTGCCTCGCAAACCCGTGGTTCCGAACATCAACCCTTCCAGCGCTGGACACGACGGTGGCACCTCGACGTATACCGCTCGTAACCAACGCATCAACGGGGTGGAGTCCTTTCTCACCGATAGGGTCAAGGGAGGGTTGTGGCGTCCGACGTTCTACGCGCCCATCGAGGTTCCCGTGGACAACTCTGTGCTGCCGGATCTCGAGATGAAGCTACCATCGGTCAGTGTCTCCGCTGGCATGAACACCCCCGTGCAGATAGACGCTCCTTTGCCGAGAGTGACACTAGACTATGAGAGGCTCCATCCCAGTATGGACGCTGGCTTCGAGACACAAATCCGACTGGACGGTGAAAGTGGCAGAGAGAACCTACATCTGAACTACACTAGACCGCAGGTGTCTGTCACGGCGGGCGTGAACACGCCCGTTCAACTCGACGCGGAAACGAGAGTGGACTTGGATCTACGGTACAACAGACCGCAGGTTTCGGCGTCCGCCGGCTTCAACCCACACGTTCAGCTCAACGCCGCCGACCCGAGAGCGAATCTGGAGTTCGAGACACGATTGGACGCTCCTACCATTGTGCTCAATCCCGCTCCGACCGACGACATGTCTACGGTTACTCCGATACAAGAGTCGTTCACCTTCCTTGACGACAACAGACCCGCTTACTCGTATCAGGTGCCATCGCAGTACGACTATCGATCTCGCAACGAATTGTCGCACCAACCGCACTTTAGGCAGAAGCTGCAAGTCTGCGGACGAGTCTCAACTCAAGGCCACATTCCAGTCTGCGGCGTGATGAACCCTGGCATCAAGCTTAAGAACACCCGTGGCAACGGTGCCAAGAAGGTGACGTACAAGTTCTAGCGAGCGCTAGCGAGCTAAACGATGCTCGAGCCTTTCGACTCTACGTAGAGTCGAAATAGAGATGTGCTCATACCCGAGACACTATGTCCCTCCTTATCATGCTCACGGCCGTACGGATGTTCTTCTCAGCGATGACGTTGTAGTGGTAGCTGTAGTAGTTGAACCCAAAGTACAGAATGGCGAAGCCTATCATGAAGCTGAGATAGTACTGGTGCCATTCGGGTAGCCTTCCGGGTGTGCATATTAGCAGCCACATGGCGAGCATGATGAGAGCTGAGAGTAAACTAGCTCTGCGCCACTTGATAGCCTTTGTATCTGTTTGCGCCCCAATGTCGATCTTGGTCAGGAGAGTGGGAACGTCGTCCCCCTCCTTCGGCGTAGAGCCTCTGTATGGCATGCCTTCGCCCTTGCACTCCTTGAACGTCAGTCCGTGCAAGTCCTCGCAAAACCAGTCAGCGCACTCTGCAATCGTGATGTAAGCGACCGCGCTGAAGATCACGACGTACATCAATATATTGACGTAGCTCATTACTACACCGAAACAGACCTTTTTACGCATATATGCCATCCGTTGGTAGGCTAACGTCGTTTCTTCGAAGTCTCATTTTGATGTACCGCTCGAGGTCCTCAAAGAGGATGTAGTGGGGTATTCGTATCAGCACTACGCCCTGTTTTCGGCACTGCAAGTCCTTCCAAGAGTCCTTCTTCGTTTGGTACACGAACTCGTTTGGCCCAGCCTTGTGGAAATGAGGCGTGTATTGCGCGTGCTGCTTACCGTCGTACTCGAAGGCCAGTCCCCGTCCCAACGGCGTCCGTACGTTGGGGCAGTACCCATCAAGCTCTAGGTTCTTACCGGTAACGGGATTCCGTAACCAATCCGGTCTCACCTTCTTAAACCGCTCCCCGAAGATGCTCTGGAATATCTCGCGGCACCGTTCCTCGGCTCTGTTGTAGCCGTTTCTCCTACCCTTTTTCCTCTTGATCTGTCGCGATAGGATGGTGTCGAGGTCGGTTTTTGTATCGAGACCCACGAAGGTGTACTTTTTGCGGTTTGACGTACAGAAGCAGTATATCACGGCGCACGTGATGACGATGACCGCTATGACGTCAAAGCTTAGGAGCCATCCCCAGCTCCACATTGCTCTTGTCCGTCATTTTTTATCGCTTAACTCAGAGCGTAGCGTTGATGAAGTTAGTCATCCTCGAACACTAGCTCGCATAGTCCCTCGTTACTCTCACGACCTTCGCTCGACGCTTCGGGCGAGGCGTCGGGCGAGGCGTCAAGGCGCTCTTTCAACACCTCGTTAAACACCGCTCTCACCTCCTCGGACTTGGCTCGCACCAGCTCTCGAAGCATGCCGAGGTACGACGTCTCTGCACGAGTACGTCGTGTCATGTCCTCTCGCGTCGCCTGAACGGGAGAGTACGCGATCTTGACACCAGCCTCCGTCAAACGAGAGTGGAAATTGCCCCTGCGAAACACCTTGAACTGCTCGTTCGTCCCTCTTAGGCTCAGTTTGACGTGATACTTCTTAAGCATGCGGAAGTCGAACTTCTCCACAGCGTCAATGTCCATGTACACCATCTTCTTCCCCTTCATTCCGAGGCTCACTTTCTGGATACTGAAGTATGGCGGTTCTTCAGTGTGCCCAAAGACCACGAACCATATCCTCTTGTCCGGAGACTCCCCAAAGGCGTGTTGGATGGCGCTTCCAGGGTAGTAGATGTTCGGTTCAACGGTCTGAGCGTCGTGTATGTGACCGCTGATCACGGGAGGGTAGTTCTCGTCCCACTCATCACCAACTTGGCTCTCAATGGCCCCCATCTTACAGCCAGCGAACTCCTGGTGAGCGAAGATGCAGTCTGCGAGATCCCACGCCTCATCGTCTCGTGTCAGCTCGTTCAGAGCTTCCACGAACCTCCCCGGAGGAACGTAAGGACAGAAGACAAAATGGAACGAGCCATACTCGCGCCACATGGGCCTGTCAACGACGTGCACGTCTTGCCACTTCTTCAAGGCGTTGAAGAAGTGGTTAGGCGTCAGGAACTGCTGGTTGTTGATCAGATCGTGGTTGCCCACGATGAGGTAAACGGGTGCTACCTCCGAAAGACGCTCTACAAAGTCAAGCGCCGTGTTGTACGGTTGCACCCTCCCCACTTCATGCGTGTCGAGAGTATCGCCGAGACACACTATGAAGGTGGGACGATACTTCTTCGCCTTGGTCACGCATCTGTCAACAAAGTCCTGTCCCTCGTGCACACACCGAGCCTTAAAATGAGCATCCCCAATGATCAGTACCGATACGTTCATTCCGAAAAGACTTTAGTCCCTTTATACAAGATGAGCCAGATACGTAGGAAGGTCTGGCTAGCGGGGGAACCTCATTTTTCTTTGAACTACGGCGCGGATGCAGTTCCTGTTGATTTGCAAGCGTTCAGGCCGGATCCCAGGACGCACCTCAAAGGCGGTGTCAAGTACTGGGCGAAGCTCCACTTTGTGCAAGAGACCTCTCCTCTCGGTACGCCGGCGGCGTACCTCCGGAAGGTAACGGTACGTACGGAGAGAGGGACGATTGACTTTGTCAAGGTGAGATGACATGAAAAATCGACGAGTCTTCGGCTCATAGCGTCGCAGTGATGACGATGAGTCGACGACTCGCATTCCGTGACATATTGCCCAAGTTCGTTTCGTGGAGCGAACGCGGCATGCGATTGGCTCCAACGCCCCGCCATTCGCCGGATAGGGTCATGTGGTATGACGATCTAGGCAAACCTGTGACCCCAGATGGATACTGCATGTGGGAATGTGGTGTGCGCGTCGAGCGTAGTGATGATGAAAATTGGATATTAAAGACGTTTGCGGTACAAGAAGGACGCGTGGAACTAACACTGCATGCCGTGGTCGATGCCGATGGCCGTATGATAGCAGCGGTTGGAACCGACCCTCAGACGGGTCGAACGACGATGCACTTGCGAGAGCAAGTTGTAGCGGATGCCATCTCTGCGATCTGCACTCGAGCGAGCGAATGTGCTGAGCGCAAATCGCTATATTGGGACTGCCCGCCTCATGAATGAGTGGGCCGAAGGCTCATCTCCTAAGGAGAGATGAGATGTTTACTCGGTGAGCGTTTCCAAGAAATACTTGGGTGTCAGTCGCTCACCCGTAGCTCGCTCGAGCAAGTCGTTCCACTTGAAGCGATTGGCCGGTGCGAAGATCTCACGCATTAGCCAACCGCCAGCCGCAGGCAGTCCGGCAAACGATGTCTGGCGCCACACATCTTCGCGACCAACCGCCATCGCCATGCGACGACGCACTTGCGCCGCTAGCATGTCTCCGAAAGCGTATGAATGGTAGTAAACGGGTGCCGCCAGAATGTGAATCTTGGCGGCGAAGGTTGAACTAGGTGTGTCTTCAACCGACGCTTTCCGCTTCAACGGTAGGTCGTTCGGCCCGTTGACATGTTGATACTTGCTCTTCAGTTGCCACCACAGCGCGTCCAAGTCGATCTGCTCGCCCCGTGCATCCGCCTCGTACATGGCCTTCTCGAAGCGAATCATAACCTGACACCACGCCGCACCAATCAGCTTTGCCGCTCGACGTTCGGCGCGTAGCGTTTTCACCGCGGCGTCCGATAACGTCCGTCCCAGAATAACCTCGTGAAAGTCGGCGCTGTTGGTGAACGAGTCAAACATCACAGCGATTCCCTCTTGCACCAACGACCCGGCATCGTCGTTCAGCGCAAACGGTAGGGCACCGTCCTCGTTGATCGACGCCATGTACATACAATGACCGGCCTCGTGGATCATCGTCTTGGCCCAGTACATGTTGGGCTCGATGTTGGCTAGCATTCGCGCGCGCGACGAATCACGGGCCGGTCGCTGTGCAAACGCGTGCGACGACTTATTGTCGCGCTCGAACAGATCCGACGCCGCCAGGGCCGCGTCGATCTTCGAACCAAAACCGATCGATGTGTAGTAAGCGCGTGTCATATCGATCAAGTCAACGTCCTTCCACATGGCGTCCAGATCGATCGGTTCGTCAAGCGCCTCCTTGGGCGTCTCCTGAAAGAACAGGTCGCCCATGTGCCACGGTCGCAACTGCGAACCGGATGACAGCCGAAACTTGGCCACGAGACGATGATCGAGTCGAATCTTCAACACAGCGAACGGCCCCGCCACGGCATCGTGCAACTCGTCTAGGAGCCGCATGTACTCTGCCGGATCGATGTTCTGCTGCGCCAAACGGTAGTCGAAGAACGATGCGAAGCCGCATTGTCGCGCTATCTCATTGCGCAACGACACCAAGCGCGCCAACAGTGGCGCCGTCTTGGCTCCGACGCTCATGAACGCATCCCACGCCGCCTTAGCCTCAGCGGAGTCTGTGGTGGTGCTGAGCACGCGCCTGGCGTCGTTTTCAGTGAACTGGCTTCCGTCAATCGCGTACACGCCGCGATGCGTATTGAACAACTCTTCGCATTGAGCTTCTAGCTCGTTCACCTCGTTGCGTAGCGCCTCGTCGGCGTTCGCTGGCATGTACGCCAGGGCGAGCACCTCCACGCGACGACGTAGATGTTCGTCCTCGAGCAAGCTGCGCATCATGCTTAGCTCTCGCAGCATCAACGCCATGCTCTTGCTCGACATGAACGCGACGATCGCCTTCTCCGCGCGCTCACGTCGCTCCATGTTCTCCTTACCACCTTGTGTTGAGAACAACCACCACGCTTCGTCACCCTCCGCCTCCAACGGCGCCCATCTACGTTCCACCCACTCAACGACCGAGCTCGCCGCGACGGTCGCTACGCAATTCACGAAAGAACTATCCATGTAGTTAACCATGGTCAAACGCATGCGAAGACGCGTCGATTTTTTCACTACGTTAAGCGCCGCAGCATCACGATAGATGCCCTAACGTCACGATCTTCCCCGTTGTGGGCTTCAGTGTATACTCGGCCATGAGCGTCTTGTTTGTCAGGAGATTGACCGCCGTAGCATCGCTAAACTCGCCCACGCGGTTCATATAGGGTCGATCCTTATCCGAGAATACATCGGTGGCGTCTCCTATCGCGGCCTTAAGGGCGGCCACCACGAAGTCGACCTTGGTGTTCGCGTAAGCGAAGATGGCCATAAGAGAATCGTACTGCGGGGCGTATTCGGTGGGCGTGCCGAGCCCTTTTGTTGCAAGAAACTCATCTCCTATGATGGGCGGAGACCACTTGACGCTGTAACCAAAATCGGCTATCTTAACGAGGGTGGGAATGGACGGTACATAGAGATCTACGCCGAGAATGTGATAGTGATACCAATCGGCGTCCGCCAGCTTCTGACCGTTCCACTCAGTGTCGGGCGTAACGTGCTTAAGAAGAACGTTGCCAGTGTGAAGATCGTTATGCGAGATCTGGTAGCGGTGCTGATAACAAGCGATGGCGAATAGGATCTGGATCAAGACTCCGGTGATCATACGACTGTCCGGTTTCTTCTTTTTGAATAGGCAGCGTACGAACTTAGACAACGGGCCGTCGACCTTTTCCATGATAGTGTGTTGTTTAGGACTACCAACTTCGACGCAGGTTAGGAGATCGACGGTATCGATGAAGTGAACGCACGTACCGTCCCTATAGAGATTGGCCACGAGCAACGACATCACATACTCCGGTATGGCTTCAGTAGGACACAGGTAATACGGCTTAGTTAAGGTTACGAGTCTGTTGCTCACGTTCGTCACGTAGGTGAACTTCGTCTTTGGAGAACATGACATGGCAAACGCGGGTATCATGATTTTCGCCACTACCTTCGTCGGATCGCCGCCGTTGACGGCCAGCAGGAGATCCGGATCGTACTCCTTCAGCGATTTTATCGCCTCCTCCAACGTCTTCGGAGGCCTGACAAATCGACGCACAAGGGTGGTTCCTTTCGTCCCCTTTCCGAAGAACGTCTTGATCACGTACTGCCCCTTCTTCGCGCCCGGGAAGACAACGTCGCTCACAGAACCGGTAACTCCCTTGGCGATGGGTTCAGGAGCTATCTTGATGTCAGTACCTATCGATTGACACAGCGGTGAGACCGCGGTGAGCTGCTTGACCAACGCCTCTCCGCTGTTGTAGACGCGAAGCACCTCCTCTCGATCGCGGAACGACGGCGCTTTCCGTGGAACGAGCGTGACGATCGACGGTGAAAGCGGGACGGACATTACCACAGTCGTTGAGAATAAAACATCATAAAGCGTGCAGCGCTACAGATCATGGAGAAGGAACCGCTCAAGTTCTATCTGTGCGGTTGCTGGAATCGTCAGGACGACATTGCGAGCAAGTGTGCCGATCTGGAGAGTCTCGGGCTCCGTTGCACGGAAAAGTGGTTCGACGGCTCACATGACAGCACGAGTATGGAGTACGACGCGCTAATGGACATACGCGGCGTTGAGATGGCAGACGTCGTGATCGCCGTAATGACTGAGAAAGACTATGCGTATCGCGGTACCTTCACCGAACTCGGCGCTGCGCTCGCGTTGAAGAAGATTATCATCGTCTTGTCGCTTCCGGAAGAGTCGCAGTGCAAGACTAACACGTTCTTCCGACACATACGCGGTCATCACGTCACATCTTGGCAAAGCGTGCTAAGCATCCTCGGAGCGCGTGATAAGGCCAAGCCTCGGACACAACCGCCTCCGTACGTGTTGATCGAATAATCACCCGACGGGTGATTATTCGGCACCTGTGTATATCAAAGGACAACGAGGATGCTGACCTCCGGCCTCGATCGCCTCTTTGACCGCCTGAGCTTGTTGCTCCATTGTGCCCACGGTGGCTCCTCCCGCACAGTAGCTCTGGTGTGCCTTGCACTCCTGACCCATTTCGCCGTATGCGACACAAGTCGAGTTCCCGCGATAGTACCACACGTGATCGTCGTGTGTGACGCGCGTGACATCAACGTCGGCTCTTTCCATCACGTCACGCCACGTTCCCTCAACGGCGTACTGATGGTTGCAGCAGTACACATAAATGAGGAACAAGATGAGGAGGATTAGGCCGGCCAAGCAGAGGTAGCCGTGCGCTTGTAAGCTCCGTTCGGTGAACATTACTGTGCGTCAAGAAAAAATCACCATCGGTCAACTGACATCAGAGCGTAGCGTTGATTGTGTCACAACGAGATGGGCATCCAAGACCTCTATGCCGTCATTGAAGAACGATGCCCCGATCAATTGGGCGTTGCCAAGCTGACCGACCTCGCGGGCTACAGGATCGCCGTGGACATCTCTGTGTTTCTGTACAAGTACATTCGGAGCTCTGGTTTCGTCGAGTGGATGAACACCTTCACCGTTTTCCTCGTTACCCTTCGCAACAGCGGTGTTACTGCGATATGTGTCTTTGACGGCCCAAATCCTCCACCGGAAAAGGCTCTCGAGCAAGAGCGCAGACGCGCTCAAACGGATCGAAGCACGCATCGCTTGCGCGAGTGCAAGCGGCTCAGAGAGATAGTACTAAAACAACACTGTCCCGACGATCTCCCCGTGACGGGGACGTTGCGAAAAGAGTGTCACGAACTGATATACGGCTCAAGAGGTGCTGCGCGAGCAAACACTAACTACGACGACCCGTATGACGTGCTACAAGGGCTCAACGTGACCATCGCACGCCTCGATAGACAGACCCTGCCCATCACGACGGAGCATAAGGAACGAGCGAAGAAGCTAGTGCGGCTCATGGGGCTAGCGTGTCTGGAAGCGGATGGAGAGGCGGAATCCATGTGCGCCCACCTCGCCGTTGACGGTCAAGTGGACGGTGTCTTGACCGAAGACACAGACGTACTCGCATATGGCACACCATATATGTTCGCGTTCAAAAGCTTCAAACTTGGCGACAACAAGGTGCACGTGCTCTGCTTAGCGTCGATACTCGAGGAGCTAGGGATGACGTACGAGGAGTTTAGAGATCTATGCATCCTTCTCGGTTGCGACTACAACGCCAGGGTGTCGGGCTACCCTCCGGATGGCAAGAAGTACAAGAAAGCCGTGCCAATCGGTTTCAAAGGAGCGTTGGCCATGATCGACGAGTACCGTAGGCTAGAAGAGGTGTGCAAGTACGTCGACGACGACGGTCCGCTCAACTATCGTCGATGCCGCGAGCTCTTCACTGTACCGACTATCGTTCCCAAAATACAACCGTACCAACAGATCGGAGACGTTGCGGACATCGAGACCTTCTTCAAGGCGAATGGCATCACCATCTCTGTCGACTATGTGCTAAAGCCGTGGAAGTGTCCGGAGATACACTTTGAGGGAATCGAGGAGGACGTCGAGGAGGATATTGTCGAAGGTACGGTAGAAAACGTTCTCGACGTACTTGAGGGCACGTTGGACGACGGTGACGGTGACGACGACGACGGTGACGACGACGGTGACGGTGACGACACAATCGACTTCTTCAGAGAGAACGAGCCGCACGGAGCGCTATCAAACTTCTGGCGGGAACCGATCGTTTGGCGAGGTCGCACTTATGCTTCGGCGGAGCATCTTTACCAATCGAGAAAGTACAACTATGACGGCGCGTCGGCCGCTTCGCGAGCGTACGCCGAGGTAATACGGCTCGCCAGCACACCGTACAAGGCCAAAGTGTTGGCACGTGATGGTACACGCGGTGGCACAAAGTGCGACAACGACACCAAGATCGCTATCATGCGCGAGGTGCTTCGTGAGAAGTATAGGCAGTGCAAACATGCGCGCAACGTGCTTCGCGCCACTGGAAACATGCGTCTCGTAGAGAGGTCAGAATACGACCCCTTTTGGGGTAAGGGTATGAACGGCAAGGGCGAGAACTGGCTGGGCCGGTTGTTGGAGGAGGTGCGCGCGACGCTGTGAACGTCTTATCCTGTAAGGATAAGACTCATGTCAGCCACAACAACGCGGCGAATTGGTCAGCGGAGTACTGTATCACGGACAGAGCCTCCTCGACGCTCCCCGCTCGTCGCAGTATGCCATCTTGCGTGTACACGTTGTAAGCGACATCCTTGACAGCAGGATTGACCTCGGCGTTGTAGCCAAGGTTGACTTGGTCTCTCTTCCACTTGTAAGAGACGCTCAACGCCCTATCGAGCGCGCCCCGCTCCACGTTCTGTATTATGAATATCCGGTTAGTGAGCTTGTAGTTGATGTAGAAATAGGCGTTACGCGTCATGGGTTGCACTTCATAATGAACCTTTGCGGTCTTCGCTCGACACTCCTTCTCGCTCGTCCATCGCTGAAGGTCTTCTAGACCGATGAAAATCACTTGCCCCGGACTGGGACGGAAGTCCAGAACGGTCTGATAGTATCCTCCCAAGAACCGTTCCTCCTTCAATCGTTCAACTCCTGTCTTGTTGTTTAGGAGCTCTATCTGCAGATACGAATGGAGGCGTTGACGAACGCTATCAGATGGCACGATCAACCTTTCTCCCTCGAATAGCGTTTGCCGGTTGTCGTCAACACGTCTGCTAAGACGAGATAGATCGTAGACGTGTCCCTCTCGGACGACATAAGAATCTGTCTCGTGATACGTTCCGCGAGAATACATATGCAGTACGTACTGTTTCAACAGATATGCCACCCTCCTGTCATGACGAACCACCGCGAGCTCGGAAACGCTCCACGTGCGCATGGGATCGTTTTCGCTAGCGAACGGTACGGACGGCAGCCCTTTTGTTATCTTGAGAGGAATGTAGCCCAAGTTGTCCGACAATCGAACCCACAGTCCCTGCGCCTGATCACCATCTCCATCCTGCGCCAAGATGAGAAGGTCGTTCGCCGCTACGAACTTCTGCGCCGTTTCCACATCGGCTCTCACAGGCACAGCCTTAGCCATTGGCAGGGCTTCGATGGGAGCCATCGGGGGCGTCATTAGGGAAACGCCATCGTAGTTAACCATGCGCACCTTGCCATAGTCGTCCACGTACTGACTCTTGGCGCCGCTCAGAAGCTGCGAAGGAGCTTCTTCGTACTTGAGAATTCGGGCCTTCGGTATCGTCACCTCTCCTACGCGTATGGTGTTGACAACGTTCAGATCCATGTAGAGAACCTTGTACGAGTCGCGAAACACCCTGTCCGCTTCGGCCACTAGCGCAGTGTCAAAGACATAGGTGAGGTCATGATTATCTCTACCTCTGTGTATCAACAGGTTGCACTGGTACGGATATCGCTGCATGGGATACATGATGATGAACACGGTGTTCCGATCGTAATCTATGCCAGGATACAGGTAAACCTTGCCATTACGAGGAACGACTATCTTCCCGTGATAGTGCTTGTCGTCCCATTGGTATAGGAATATGTTGACGCGGAAGTAGCTCGCGACAAAGGACACCCACATCTTAGGATCGAGATACCGACCCTCGGTACCGAGAACCGCCTTGATCGTGTCGTCAGAGAGGTCGTACATCTCTTGCTTCCCGGCCTCAAACGTCCCGGAAGCCATCTCCGTACGCAATTTGTAGACGCGCTTTCTCCGTTTGTCTTCTGAAAGAACCCGAAAGCTCGGATCTGTGGCGACTTTGACGCAGTAAAGAAAGCTATCTGGCTCCATCTCCACGCCGAGACGCAGAAGCCGAAAATGCTCCTTCTGACCCTCTGTGAACGTATCAACACCGGCTCTTACCGCCATCTCGTGCAGGTTGTGTGGCAAAAACCCCCATCGGCCCGGTTCAGCGACGGTTTTGGCTTGCACGATGTACCCGATCGTCTTCTTTCTCTTGATCTCTCCTTTCTTTCGTCCTATGACGATACCGTTTTTCTTCAACGCCTCGATGAACTGCGTAACCACGGGCGTCTCGCCTCCCTCCGCTTCCTCTTCGAGTTGTTCGAGGTACAGTCTGTACAACGGGGTCGTCTTGTCTCTGTAGTTAGTCGCTCCGCAGCAAGGAACGTACGGAAAGACGTCTGCGTTAGCACCCTTGTTCTCCTTAATGGCCGGATATCCCGACCCGTCGCACGCATACCATCTGGCGTAAGGGCCGTACATTGGATAGCGAATGACGTGAAAGAACCCGTAGTCCAAGTCCCTCTCCCCTTTGGTCTCAGTGATCCACGGTATCACCTCGTCGTCCTTCAAAATCACGGGTTGCTTCTCCGCAGAACACAGTTTGGGGTAGTTGCTGGTCAAGAAGAGCTCGGGCAGGTTTTGTTGTAACGCGAAGAGCTTGTCCTTGACCTTGAGGTTGACCGGTACGTCCTGCCCCTTACCAGCGTCTGGCGATAGGGTGAGAAAATTGGGCAGTATATGTTGATATTCTGCGACGATCTCGTCGTAACGCTGCAGATAGATGTAAAACACCCTGGACAACGCCTGTTTAAGCACCTCGACCTGCTGAACGTTTGAAGCCTCGGCGGCCCTGATGAGGACCTTGGACACCACCTTACCTTTTTCGGTCTCAAACGAGTCCGGTATCATCCTGAAGGTCAAAGCGCTCCTCTTACCAAACTGATAGTAGGCGAATATCTGAGCCTTCGTCATGGCCGAGTGCTCGCCCTCTCGTAGGAACAAGAACTCTTTGACCAGTGGATCGTTCATAACCAGGTCGAAAAAGACGCCCTTGTTGAGAGTCACGCCCAAGACGTTGAACAGCGCTTTGATTCGCCTGTGTCGTGGCTTGGTTATCTTGGTATAGCGTACTCTATGTCCCACAGCGAGCTCGATCTGGCCCCACAACGAATCCTCCGTCCTCTCCTGGTTAGGATGATACTCGAGGTCGATAACGTGATCGGTGGACCAAAAAACGTCGGTATACGTCTCTCGATAAGGCTGCTCCAGTACCTTCATGTAGATACCAAATCTCTTATCCTCTACAACATCGTCCGTCCACTCCTCTGGAGGAGCAAATTGGTCGTGAACCTTGAAGACGAGCCGCGCGGGGGTCTTCAGCGCTATGTATGGGAGCGAGTCCGAGACGTCGAGAGCGTTGAAGACGTCTAGAAGATCGTTGTCCGGCACGTCCCACACCATGTAGCTGGAGTACGCTTCAATGGTCAGGTCGTCGTCGACGTTCACCCGCTTCTTCTCAGACAGGCTCTTCATAAGCTTCGATATCTCGCTCAAGCTTTCCTTCATCCTTCCGCGGGCGTCTTTGACCTGGCGACTGTACTCCTTCATCATGTCCTCAATGGCGCGCGAGCTAAAGAAATCCCTGTTCAGATTCCGCAACGCTTGCGTTAGGGTATCGTCTATGGTCGGTCGGTGTGTTCGGAGCCATAACAACAGAAAGGTCTTCGACGATATGTTGAAAGCCTCCTGTATGTAGGCCATTGTGGACTTCTGAGGTGTGTCTGACGACTTCATCTCAGCGCTGTCACGCACATCCTCTACCCGCAACTGAAGACCCGGAGCGAGAGTGTACCCGCTGTCAACTATCCGGAAGTACTCTGGTAAGGAGTCTGGGACGGACTGCGAATACCTCTGGACGAGGGTCGTTTCTTCATCTAGCGGGTACACATCGAACGGCCTTCCGTTTATCTCGATGTGTATCGACATATTAATGGTGATGAAGAAAAACTTAAACCCGTTTGCGGCATTGTCCCTCGGAGTAGTCCCAAGTGTGCAACGGAGGACACCGATTGACGTACAACATCCCCTCTCTTTCTGGAGAGGCGAGCGCGCCACGTTCTTGTAGCTTCCTTTCGAGACACTCGTGAGTGCACACGTTGCGCTGAGAGTGGTTCAGTACGGACTCGCACTCCACAGCACATTCAGAGTAGTCGTGCGCTTCGGGATAACCGTACTCTTCGGCGAGAGGCTCGACCTCTAGTTGCTGACCATAGGCTCTGCGTCCGAGCACGTAGTCCGAGGCTCCTCGTCCGGCGCCGATGTAAGAATCCGTCTTACCGTAGTTGCACTTCAAACTGCATCTGACGAACATAACGACGAGGACGACAACGAGTGCCACCGCCGCAGCGATAAGGAGGAACTGCTTCGCAGGCATGTTACTCAGTCTCAAGAAAAAAGTGTGTCTTTTTCGCATTAAAGGAGGGGCATAGATCCGTAATGTCCATTAGCGACGTATATCTGTTCTGCAGCACAATGTCTCCGGCGTGTATGCCATGTCTGCAGTTCCTCAGATCGTACCATCCTCCCGTTCAGGCTGTGAGGCTTGATACCAAAACAACCCGAGAAGCGGTGGCTAACGGCAAGAACTTTCAGATACGTAGTGTCCCCACCCTGATGGTACTCTACGACGACGGTAACATGCAGCTCTTCGTTGGGCAACAAAAGGTTATGGCGTGGCTACGTCAGTTGTTGACACGCGCGTCAACGCCGGTCGTCCCTGCACCCTACGCACCCGACATGTCCGACGTACCCGAAGACAGTGACGATGAGACGGAGTTCGTCGCTCCTCCTCCGAAACCGAAGAAAAAGAAGCCCGGTCGGAAAACACGACCAGCGCCGGCTCCCGAGCCAGAGCCAGAGCCTGAGCCCGTTAGTTCTGGCGGCCTATATGGAGGCACTCCTAAGAAGAAGAAGTCAAAGAAGAAAGCACCCTCCGAGGAGGAGAACGAGGAGATTGAGTTCATGGACGAACCACCCTCAAACCGACCACCCCCGCCGCCAACTCATAACCTCGTGACTGGAATGGCGGCTCATAAGGGGAAAGGGTCGGCCATGAACTCTCTCATGAAATCCGCTCAGCAGATGATGGAAGACAGAAAACGCACGCTAGGATACAACGAAGATGACTTACCACACGGCGGTTTCTAACGAAACATTCTCACCCGCCTTGGTAATGGGAACAGACGGTCATTTTGCAGCGTTGTTGTTCTCGCTGTCATTTGGTCTGGTGATAGTGTTAATGTACATGATGGCAAGCGCGTACCATCATAGGTTCGAACCTGTCACAGAGCGCCCGATGGTAGTTAGAGTGCACAACGCCGGAAGAATGCCCTATACTGTGGAGGATGTTGTGGTTCCGGACGGAGGAGTGACAGAGATAAACGTCAGAACCAATACGAGTTTGAAGGCCAAAGGACGTCACAGCGACGGAACGGAGGTCATCCACTCTCACAGGGTAACGCGAGAAGGAGACGTATTCCTGACCCCAAGCGGATTCCGCAGCCCAGATGAGATATCGACGAACGTGGCTCTGCACAATACGTCTTCGTTCACGGTCATATTTGTCGAGGTAGGTAGTAGAGGCGAGCGACGTTGGGGTAGTAACGTGGTAGCGCCGGGAGCGGTGTCCGAGCACAAGGTCGTTGCGTCAAGAAGCAGGTGGCAGGTCGTACGACCCTCGGAGGAAAACAAGCCTCTCTCCGAGGCGGTTGTGTACGGAAAGGTGGCCGCTCTCGTCTTCAACGGGACAACGCTTCAGGTGGACGCGCTATGAGGCGACCTTAGTGTGTCCACTTTAAAGCCGTAGTCTCACTTGACTAATGTCAAGCGAGGAGCTCAAAACGCTCATTTTGGACTTCATCTCCGACCTGAAGGACAACGTCTTCGTCACTCCCGATGAACAGGGTGATATGATGCTGATAGAGTTCTTCTTTCAGAGGCTTCATCCAGATATGGTGATGAAGCATATAATGACCAATCTCGTTCCTCACAAGAAAAGGGTCACGACGCGAGACGAAACGTTCTTCCTCGATAACAGGGTCATCTTCACCGGCATCCCAGAGGATCGTATAGACCATTACGCAAACTACGTGAGGAACAGGGGGAGCATCAGCGAGGAGAACCGAGACACGATTTACCAGTACTTTGAAGAGATGATCCGCATAGCGGAGGATCACAGGAAACGGAAGTAAGGTTAAAGATAGAAGGGTTTAGGACTAATGGAGGAACGTAGTGTTAAAGCCTTCGAGGCGATTACGTCGTTCGTCAAGGAGCTATGGGAGACCCTCGGCGTCAAGGGGGTGGTCACGCCGTTGGCGTTGTACAACAGGCTTCTGGAGCACATCACGACGGGCGACAAAAAAGCCGTTGGGAAATGCGTGACAGGCTTCAGGCAGTTCTTGTCGACGTATCACGACAAACTGCTCTCCGATGACGTGACCGCCGTACCAAAGAACGCCAAGATAGTCTACGGCACCAGTCAAGCGGTCTATCTGGAGATCGGTGAATATCTGCGCTCCGCCGACAACGACACGAGAACGGTGATTCGTCAACACCTTCTGACCATCTCGGCGCTGCTTGAACCTGATAAGGTGAAGATGAAGGAGCTAGAGAAGAAGCTGACGGAGCTCAACGTCGATACGAGTACGCCGGAGGGTCAGTTCATAGGCAACCTTATGGGTAAGGCCAAAAACGCGATGGAGACGGTGGACGCGCAGAATCCCGCAACGGCTATCGCAGGGTTGCTACAGTCTGGCCTCATCACGGATCTGGTCTCTGGCTTGCAAGATGGAGTGTCGTCTGGATCGATGGACGTGCGACGCCTTCTTGGCACCATGCAGGGAGCGATCAACAGCCTGATGCCGCCAGAGGCCATCGCTTCCATCAGCTCCGCCTCTATTGCTCCCGCCGCCCCTGTTGTTCCCACGCGCTCCACGTCCGCGGAGATCGGTGAAAAAACATTGCCCCCTAAGTAACGATGTCTACGTATGATGACGTTAGCGAGGAGTTCTTCCCAACACCCTTGTCATCATCAGCCCCTTCGGTGCTCGAACAGAGGGCTAAGGTCTATGTCGATGAGGTCCGACACTACCGTACCGTCCCCGAGCTAAGAGCTCTCGAGCTAGACCTTCGTAAGCGAGAGATAGAGCTAGCTGAGAGAAAGTTCGAATACAGGTTGTCGAGAGGTCAAAAGTCAAAATCTCTACCGATCGACATTGGACGAAAGAGCCGGGCGAAAGCGCAGCCGGTAGTGTGCTTCCAAACCCTGAAGCCGGGCGCCTTTGCCAAGCTACATCAGATATTGGATCCAGCGCTCATAACACAGGCGAATGATAGGGATCTGGAGAAGCTATACGAAGCGATAACAACGAATCAAAACCTGCTCGAGAATAAAGAAACCGTCAACGCTATGCTAAAAGCGTTGATACGGCGACGAAAGAAGAAGAACCGTTGACTCATCTCCTCAAAGGAGGCGAGATCACGCACACGAGCCACATCGTCGCGGCTGTGCGAAATTCTCCCGCGCGACAACGACGTCGTCGTCGGTGTGGGCATCGACGTCGACGAACCGCGGCCCTATGCCTCTCAACGCCGCTCTAACAGAGTCTTCTTGAATGAACCGTTCAGCGGGTCTCGTGAACACACAGACCAAAACGACCACACACGTCACCAATACGAGCCCGAATAGCGCCCACTCGACTAACGCGACTCGCATCTTAGCGTTGGGTATCATTTTCTTTTCAGAGCTTTAGCGTTGACTTGTCAGCTAATGTGTCGTAATCTTTCAACGTTGAACTCTTCATCCATACCGAGCAGCTTCATGTAGCGCCAAGCGGAGGTTGCGAACCAATTCGATGACAGCCTTAGACACGAGTTGTTGTTGTCATAGTTCTCTCCCAGCTTGACTATGTTGATCCTCTCGCCAACCGTGTGAGAGTCCTGTTCGGTGCACGTCTCGAACTCGATACCGGTGTACTTGAACAGCGGTAGATCCATAAAAGCGGTGCCCACGACGCCTAGATCCTTACAGGTCTGTTCTAGGACTGTGATCGCCCTACTCACGTTGATGTCCACTTGCGCTTGGTGGGCGGAGCTAGCGATCAACGCACTAGTCACGGGATATATGTCGTCCTCGTGGCCTCTCCACCCTCTCATGTACATGGAGAGATGAAAGAAGATAGTAACCAACTTCCTTATCCTCTTCTGGAGATCTTCGTTGGCACGTTCGTATGTATTAACGAACTCTGCGAGCCTCGCCGAAGCGGCCTCCGAAGCGGCCTCGGTGAACACTGTGACTATCTCTATCGCCCTCTCAAGCCTCTTTCGTTCGTCGATGGTCTCGACGGACTCTCCCTCTCGAATGGTACGGCAGAGGTTACGTAGCTTCCTGAGCGCCAACGTTGGAAACTTGTCGTTGCGCCTATTACGAAGCGGTATATCGAAGCTCCTTCGACGGTGCAAGCAGTCTGCCAACTCTTTGTACGTGAAAGCCGTTAGCGTACCCTCCTTTACCCCAAAACACACTATCTTATCACCGGATATGTCCATGACATCATCCACGTCGATAGGCGTTTCTGCGTTCATAATGTTCAGATGCTTGCCGTGGTGAAACGTCTCCGATAGATACGCCGTGCAGAGGAGAGAGTAAGCGCTTTCTTGTCTGAAGTCCTCTGGACGATATCCTTCCTGTGTGGCCAGATTCTGCAAACTCTCCTCGTTATATACGCCGTGCGGAAGACGAGGGTTAAAGTACATCGACAACTGCAGAGAGAACCTGTTTTTAGTGACCATATCCGCCAGAGTCTCATCCTTTGGCGTGTAACCGAGGGAGGAATCTTGGAGCAGCCTATATTCTTCCATAGGGCATCGGCTCTTAGATATGTCGAGGTCGTAGACCAACGCCGCTAGAGCGACCGCTTCTGCGTTCTTTCTTGGCGTGACACGACGAAGAAGAGTGTTCTTGTCGCCGAAGGCGGTGACCGCTGCGTGCACATCGGTGTGAAAACGTAGCTCGTCATAGTCTTCCTCTATGGAGCCTTCGTCGGAGGAGTCGATATTGTCTTCCGCGTCGTCGGCCATCCGGCACGCCATTAGGAAGAGGTGAGACAGAGAATCGGGCCGTATATCGCTCACAATGGCTCGCATGACACAACGTCTGAACTCGTGGTCTCTGACTGTCATGTATATGGCCATAGCCATGTGTGACAGAGACGTAGTCGTCGTTAGTGGCAGCTCGTAAAACCTACACAGCTTGTACAACACACAGGCGTTCAGTTTGTTCGCGTCTCCTGGCGTCTGGTACCCGTATCTGAAAGTAGTCTGTGGAAGAGGGCCCGAGCCGCTCGTCATGTATCCTTGAAGGAAGGTAAAGGCTTCGTTGAGACTGTCAATGTCCCACTCACAATGACGGTTTACGAAACGAGCTATACGCTTATAGTCTTCAGCGGAAAACGGAAAGGTAACTTCTGAGGGCCTGTGTGCCGAAACGAGGCGCAACAACTCGTCGGCCGTCTCGCCGTCTATGTCGTACGCGTCCGCTATCTCGAGCAGAACCACTAGAGGAGTATCTGCGTCCGGAGATCCTGTGATCGCAAGACGGTCTAAAACGATGCTCATAGTTCCTCTCTATTACATTCGCCTTAAAAAAGTACGCGGGAGGAAGAGAATGGACGTAACGTATGACGTTCCGGATGGGGTATCTTGCGTTGGTACGATCATAACGTTTCATGGCGGTGCGTTCACCGGCGGCTCGACCGCGTGGGACGTTGAGCAGAACAAGCTACTAGCGTCACAAGGGTTTCGCGTCCATCAAGTATGGTTCCCGACAACGACGATCAGTCAGTTCCTGATATGGGCACGTGCGTACACGCACCTACCCGATCAAGGCGTACCTACATACTGTCTGGGACGGTCGTCTGGAGGATACCTCGCCAAGCGCTTCTTCGACATGCACAAAGACAAAGTGCGCGCCGCCGTGTACATCGCCCCAGTTCTCGATCCTGCGGCACGCGCACGCAAGGTACCTAAGTTCCGCGCCCGAACTAACCGTTTCTTTGATATTCCGCCGAGCACGTTCGCACAGTGGGACGAGCGACGAGAGATGCTGTTGCTTGCGACCAACGACAAGAACGTGCCGCTTGAGTGCTATAGCGAGCAACAACGACGCAGTGCCATATTCCTGGGGCCATCAAGTCACGTCGCAATGTGTACCTGCACAGACCAAGCACTCGCAGAAACCATCCGTAGCTTCCTGTTCTCGAACTCCGGCACTGGACGGAAACGAAAGCACTCGTCTTAAAAGGTACGCGAGCGAAATTAGCCGCAATGACATCGTTTGCCCGGAAGCTTCAGCATGAGGTGCAGCAGTACGTTGCGGCTAGCGATGTGAAAATCCCAGAGATGAAGCGGTATATAGTGTCCATCGAAATACCACGCTCTCAGCCAGTTTCCAAAGTGCGAGAGTGTGCTATGAAGATGCTCCATCATAACAGAGACCACGCACCCATTTTCGTCTACACGTTTGGCTTTAGTATCTGCGCCTGTTTTGACGGAGCCAAAGAGATGTACCGCAACGGAAGCGTGCAGGTCATCTGCTCGGAGTATAGCTCTCTGTTAACCATGTGGCTCAAGACCGAGGAACCGGTGATCGCCACGCTGGTCTATTTTGACACACAGCCTCAAGTATACGCCTACTTCGTGTGGAGGATGTTCATTCTTGTGAGACACTCCATGAGACAGTTAACGACTACCCCTCTCTCGCCGGATCTAACCATGGAAGAGATGAGCCAAACGCTGAAGGCGGAAGGCGTTGACTGGGACAAGAAGGCCGACGATGAGAAGTACGGCGTGTTCTACCGATTTCGAACGCTCAGAAAGAAGAAGGTCATCGCTGAGTTCTCGAAGAGGCTCGACTTCTTGAACTACGCTGATGACTCAAAACTGTTGTTCGACGGCTGAAAGGTCTCTCCCGCGAAAGAGAATCTACTTAAAGACGCAAGCGTCGACACACAATGGAAGCAGACAACGCTATGTTCTATGCCGAGGCTCAAAAAGGCTTCGTCGTCAAGGTGACGTTCGACGCTCTGGCCCTCCGTCTCTCCAGATCGACAATCCTCTTCAAGAAGGACGGCATATATCTACGAGACTCCGATCAGAGGAAACACGTCCTCTTCGACGTCTCGTACCTTCGAGCCAATTTCAAGGTGTATCGGTGCCTCACGGACGTCGCCCTCTCGTTCAATGTGAAGTTTCTTCAGAAGCTCATACGGAACGTCAAGAAGAAAGACTCCATCATCATTCGCGTGGACAAAGACAATCCCGAGACCATCGTCCTGGCGATCAAGTCAGACGGCAACAAGTCCGTGCCGAGGGTGGAGTTCATAGAGATCAGCGTGCAGAGGGAGAAAATGAAGGCTCTGCCGGCCCTACCAGATGGTAGGTACGGTTTCCCCATGGTCATCGACTCGAGCGAGTTCCAAAAGATCAAGAAGTTCTCCGCCGTCAACGTCAAGGTCATCACGGTGCGCATGCAGAGCAACAACTTCATCGCCTTCCTGGGCGGCTCGGATAAGGTATTCAAGAACAGGCTTGAGTTCGGCGAGCTCGTTCCGGAGCCGGAAGACGTGGGCGAGGACGAGGAGGTCGGAGAGAGCGGTATCAAGGGGTTCTACGAGGAGGAGTTTAACATGAACACGTTCAACATGCTCGTCAAAATGGCCGGCTTAGGGACGAGAATGCAGTTCTACCGCCCCAGGGTTCCCAAGTTCCCTCTTCTGGTCAAGGCGCAGGCTGGAGACTTGGGGACGTTTCAGGTCTTCATCAAAGACAAGGAGCAGATCGAGCGAGAAGAGCGGTTTAGAGGAGACCAAGAGGAGACGTTGGTCGTCTCAAAGAAGAAGAAATAGTGAGTTAGAGCCTCTTAGTCGGTTGACTAAGAGACATGTGCGGCATATTCGCCTGCATAGGAGAGTGTGATAAGGGCGTGTGCGTTCAATACAGCAACCGAATCGCTCACAGAGGCCCAGAAGAGACCGTGAATGTCCTAACGCCGATATTCATGGCCTTTCACCGCCTCCGTATTAACGGTACGCGCCCCCAGAGCTCTCAGCCTTTTTACATTGACGGGTGTTACTTGATGTGCAACGGAGAGATATACAACCATCGTCAGTTGGTTCAAGCCTTCAACATACAGGTACAGGGCGATAGCGATTGCGAGGTCATATGTCACCTCTACCGTCTATTTGGGCTCGAACGCACACTGAAGCTACTCGACGGTGTCTTCGCGCTGATCTTGTATGACGAGCGAACGGAAACGAGCTGGGTCGCTCGAGACAAATACGGCGTGCGCCAACTATTCATTGCGTGGGATCGACCTGATAAGAGACTACCCCCGACCACAGTCGCCGTTGCCAGTGAAGCCAAGGCCCTTATCTTCCTACCTCATTGTCGCCAAGTCCTCCCAGGCTCTATGTTTCGGGTTTCGCTGCCGTTCGTGACCGAGAGCGTCTGGTTTGAGCCCGTATTTCCCATCAAGTACAGAGTCTACCCGGAGCTGATGAGCTTGATACGCAAGCTGTTCACTGACGCTGTGCGAAAGAGAACCATGTCTGACAGGCCTATTGGGTGCCTGCTCTCTGGAGGCCTCGATTCGAGTCTCATCGCCGCCGTTCTTCAATCACAACGGTCGCACCTTCCGCAAGACCAGGCTCATCTACACACTTTCTCGATCGGCCTGACAGGCTCTCCCGATCTGGAAGCGGCTCGAAAGGTGGCCACGTTCTTGGGAACGGCACACCACGAGGTCGTGTGCTCCATTGAAGAGATGCTAGACCTGATCCCAGAGACCGTCTACGTGACCGGAAGCTACGACGTCACTACCATCAGGGCCTCCGTGTGGCACTACAGAATCAGTCAGTACGTGCGGGACAACACGAGTATCAAGGTGGTGTTCTCTGGCGAGTACTCTGACGAGCAGAACCTCTCGTACCTCTACGGAGCCAACGCTCCGTCGGAGCGAGAGTTCTACCTCGAATCCATACGGCTGCTCCAAGACATCGGCTACTTTGACAACCTACGGGGCGATCACTGCATCTCCGCCTGCGGTCTCGAAGCGAGAGTCCCATTCGCCGACCACGACTTTATGCAGCTGATGCTCTCAATCCCTCCGGAACTTAAGATGTTCGGCACGTCTCGAGGCAACCGAGTAGAAAAGCATGTCTTGCGCGAGGCCTTTACGGGATACCTACCAAAGGACATATTGTGGCGACGCAAGAACGGCTTCTCTGACAGCGTTAGCCCGGTGACGGACTCGTGGTCTACTATCATCCAGAGACACGTTGACACCATCATCTCTGACGAAGAGTTCGCTGCGCGACAATGCGACTCGGCAACGAAAGAGGCGTACTGGTACAAGAAGACATACTTGACGCACTATCCCGAGTCGTTTCGGACTACGCCTTATCAGTGGCTTCCAAAGTGGTGTGGTAACGTAACCGACCCATCGGCGAGAGCGTTGACGAGTCTGTATCGAGCCGATTAGTTGACTTAAACGCACGAGTGAGTGGAATAAGATGTCTCTGTCGCGGTTCTCGATCATCGTGGCTATCGATGCCGGGAACGGCATAGCGAAGGACGGTGCCATTCCATGGAGCAACAGAGCTGACATGAAGTTCTTCAGAGACATGACCATCGGCAAGGGACGGAACGTCGTCGTCATGGGCCGCGTCACATACGAGTCCATCCCAGAGCCCAACAGGCCATTGGAAGGACGAAAGTGTGTTGTCGTTTCGCGAACGTGGAAGCAGGACGAACATCCCGAAGTTATCGTGTACCCCTCCTTGCTCGAAGCGCTAGTTGGGCTTGGAGGCAATATGTTGCTCTACGACGACGTTTTCATCTGCGGTGGTGAGCAGATATACGCCGAAGCCATTCGTGACTACATCTATCTGTGTAGGAACATTCACGTGACCAGATTCAAGACAGATTATGATTGTGACCAGTACTTCCCCTTTGACGACATCAAGGATATGCCAAAAGCGTGTGATCCGTCCCAAATGCGTGACTACAGCCGTTTTGTCTTCACGCCCAAGATGACTCATCCGGAGCTTCAGTATCTCGCGCTCATGGAGCGCGTCGTGGAGTCGGGCGAGGTTCGTCCCGACAGGACGGGCGTGGGCACACGCTCCATCTTTGGAACGCAAATGGAGTACGACATCTCAGAGCGCGTTCCCATCTTCACAACGAAGAAGGTGGTGTACGATGCCGTCATCAGGGAGCTTCTCTTCTTCATCTCTGGCAAGACCAACACCAGAACGCTTGAAGAGCAGGGGGTGAGAATATGGCACGGCAACACGACTCGTGAGTTCCTCGACAAACAGGGCCTCACGCAGCTTCAGGAGGGAGACATGGGGGCGCTATACGGGTTTCAATGGCGCCATTGGGGAGCGCCGTACACGGGATGTGATACGGACTACGCCGATCAGGGAATCGACCAGCTGAAGAACCTCATCCAAGGCATCAGAGACACACCGCACAGTCGCCGACACGTTCTGTCTGCGTGGAACGTAAGTCAGCTCAAGGACATGCCTCTTGCACCGTGTCACGTAATCGCTCAGTTCAACGTGTCGACCGACCGACGCCATCTTGACTGCTGCATGTTCCAACGCTCCGCCGACCTCTTCCTCGGCGTGCCCTTCAACGTCGCCTCTTACGCTATCTTGACCTACATGATCGCTCACATCACCGGTCTTCGACCGAGACGGTTCGTTCACTTTATGGGCGACACACACATCTACAGCAACCACGGTGACGCCGTGAACCGTCAACTCAAGAAGACACCGCGCCCGTTCCCCACTCTGAAGTTCAGGAGAGCCACGAAGATCAAGGAGATTGACGACTTCACCTTTGACGACTTCATCGTCGAGGGATACTCATCTTGGCCCTTCATCAAGGTGGACATGGCTATATAACTCGTCTCTACGAGACGAGTTGCTGCGCAAGCTTCGCAAGGGACTACTCCGTCACGGCGCCACGACATCTCATCAACGCCTTGTCGAGGAGAACGTTGACGGTCATGTTGCTCAACTGAGACCGCAAATCCTCCTCTAGCTTCAGTAACGCCTCCGCTCCCTCAACGTCATACACGTCGCCAAACCACACCTGATGAAGGAAGTCTCGTAGAGAGTCATCTATCGCAGACTTGGCCACTTCGGCGGCGAACGCTTCGATGCCTTCGTTCACGGATCTGACGTCCTCGATCATCTCCATCGCAGCATCCTGTAGCATAGTCGTGGCCTCTTCGGGCGTGAGTTTGTGGTTGAGCTCCAGAAGGATGTCCTGAACCTCATTCGAAGGCAGCGTCAGCTCTCTCATGATCGGTAGCGCCTCTTCGATAATCTCGCGGGACAACCCCCTCAGCCTGTTGAGAGTGTCAGCGACGTTCTCCATTGCTTGGAGTGTTGTCTCCTTTAAGTCGACCCGCGTGTCAGAGCGACAGCGTTGACTATGTCAGAGCGACAGCGTTGACCGGAGATCAAAAAGCGACATACGGCCTATGGATCGCGTGATATATGCACCATGACTCAACTCACTAACGAGCAGTCGCGACGATGTCGCGCTCCTGGATGCATCAAAACCGCCTTTCCTCGAGGGTTCTGCCGCGATCACTTGTGTAGCGGAGGTTCGTTCTGCACGAACGTAGGTGACTCTGTCAGTGGTTTATGTGCAGAACACACTCGCTCCAAACGCGACACAAAGGTCTACGATGTTGTCGTGCTCGATAAGTCGGCGTTGCTGCCCGACAAGTGGTATCGCGTGCAGTTCGTAATCGACGCTGGTACGCAAGAAGACAAATACTGGCGGGTTGGATATCGTGGCGATTGGTATGAGACACTACACGAAGCGTTGCATAACAAGTCCCATTATTACGGCATGTACGAGTACGCCGACGTTGTGCTTATCGTCAACGTGCCGTGTGAAGATCACGAAGTGTGTGCGGACACTGTTCGTGAAACGCGTCAGGATCAAACAGCGCACTTTGTGCACGTAGAAGACGCGCAAGACGCGTACAAGGTCGCCAAGACTGTTGCGCGTGCGTACTCTGTGGCTGACCCTCATCTTCATCAAAAAAGCGACATGTAGCCTATGGGTCACATAGCGCATATGCCATGTCCGAGACACGTAGCCCAAGGGCTATGGCTCAAGTCTACAAGGTTTGCCTGTTGGGCGAAGGAGGCGTTGGCAAGACAGCGTTCCTCCACAAGCTACTCACAGGCAAGTTCGAGCAGCGGTACGTTCCCACTTGCGGTGTGGACGTGCAGACTTTGATAGGAAGTCGTACGTTCAACGTGTGGGATTGCGCCGGACAAGAGAATTTCCGGGGTTTGAGCGACGCATACTACATGGGAGCCCATGGCGCTCTCTTAATGTGCGACGCCACTTCCCTTCAGACCTTCGAGACGCTCGGCAAGTGGATAATCGAGTTCCGCCGCGTTCAGCGGACGGCGCCGATTGTGGTGTGCGTCGGCAAGATGGACTGCGTTACCAGTTTGACTCGCGACCAGCAGCAAATCCTTCGTACTCTTCCAGAGGAGGTGGGAGTCGTCGTGTTCTCTACCAAGACCATGGCTTTGAACTCCCTGCTAGCTCTTTTGGAAGCTTCATTCACATCCAATTTCCGCGTCGTGAACCCGTTCCGTCCGCATGCGAGACGTCGTCGAATGCTGGCCGTTGCGATTCCGTTGTCGTCAATCTGACGCGTCTCTCTTATCCTTCTCCTCTCCCTCGAGGGAGAGGAGATGTTAACTCAGTCCGCGCATGCGTCGGCGAAAGGACAAACCGGGTATGTCCATTTCCACAACAACACGTCCGTCGCTGATCACCGTCCGACGGTTGGTCCATAACGTCTCAAACGCAGGTTTGTCACCACGCGGAGTCCAAAAGTGCCACAAGCTGTAGAATGACTCGTACATCGCATCTAGCGTTCTTTGGTCGACACGACCGTCGACGGCTGGCCCGCTAAGGCAGCAGAAAACATTCGAAGACGTCTCGCACATGATGACACACCGTTCATGTCATTATCAAGACGGCGTCGATTTTTCACTCACTCGAGATCGGCGAGTCAATCCGACGCCACTCCTCCTCGATGTCGTGCGATATCTGACGGCACAGCGCCGTTCCCAGGCAGTCCACGTCGTACTCCCCATCCTTGTACCTAAACCGTCTGGGATCGGTCGCCATGACGCTCTCTGTCGTGAACGTCGTAACGACACCCTTTCGCTCGAGGTCGGTGATCATGCCCGGGTAGTCCTCGTACTCGAACCGTTCGACGTGACCGATAGGCATTCTCTCCTCGGCGACTACGGTTATGTTCGCTTCCTTTCGAAAGCGAGCGTAGAACTCTTCGACTGCGTACGGTGGTTCGGGACGAACCTTGAACCTCGGCTCCTCTTCGTCGTCATAACCCACATCTCCCCTAACAACTCTGATGATGGGAGACTGATACGCAAAGTGCACCGTTCGACATTGCCGATCCTGACACCTCCATTTGAGCACGATATCGAGCGCCTTTGGCAACGCCCCTCTGAGCGCCTCGATCGGCGGCCACGACGAAGCGTTGCACGTGTGATGGTAGACGTGCTTGTACATTGTCTATCGTCTATGAGCCTTTAAGACGCGTTGCGAACGAAAAAAAACGATGACCCTCCATCATTACATAAGGACTATCGATGTTGCGAGTGTTGATAACGAGGTACGGTAAAGCTGCCGAGACCTTCTACGCTGGTCCGGCTCCATACATTACGGCGGCGATGGGATACGTGACCGGAGTGACGGTTTTTACGGCATGCCATGCGAAAGAAAACCGTTTCAGGGCAGGAAAGCTTCATCAGGCTCTCGAATCGATCCTTTTTGGAGGGTTTACTGGAGCCTTCACTGGCTTCGCTCTGCCGCATTCCGTGCCCATGATAGCCGCTGGTTCGGTGGGGTACTTCGTCGCTGAGCGTTGTGCGAGATCCTTCTGTGCTCTGCACAGATCCGACGATCCGCGCGGCTAGTGCTAGCCGCGTTCTATCGAGTGAACGTCATGCGCGTCTATGTGACCAGTTTCGTACGTTATCGTTCAGGTTTCCCCACACGTCTGTGAACAAACCGCTACAGTCAACGTACGTTAGATCACACTCTGCGTCAACGTGCAGATGATAGAGATACTCCACGTCCCGCATCACCTTTTGCGTTATCGCCAGCGCTTTGGCCGGCACGCTAACCCCGTTCAGTAGTACGTTATGATTCTCAGACACAACAACGTCCTCCGCGGGGACACCGGCTGCTACACAGTTCTTTGCAAAGATGCACATAGCGACGCGTTTGCGGTAGGGCATCTTGAATACTCTTTTCACGACCGCAGCGTCGCCGTTGTACAATGTCACTCTATCTTCCGGTTTCAAATCCACTATGCTCCTGTACGGCCCGTCGTGTATCTTGATCTTGCAGCTCTCATGATAGCAGATCACCTGCGGCGTTATGTTGAGCGTTGTGTTGCTGAACAGAGAACTCCACGCTGTGCCGTTGTTCGCTACGTTAGCCAATACGTTCGTCCACGCGTTGGGAGAAAAGGGGAACGAGCTTATCATACTGGAAAGAAGAACAATGTCGAAGCCGTTGACAGCGGTACCGGAAGTGATGCCGTCGAACGTCACGGTTGCGCCGCTCGCGCTAGCCGTAAGAGCTGGTACTGACAACAATGGCGAGCTCGTACCGTTCAGTTTCCAATTGAACGTGTAATTGGTGTTTATCACGTACGTTCCGTTGACAAAGGACACGCTGCCAACGGGGGAAAAGTCAATCGTTAGCGGCATGGTTAACGTCGTAGCGGTGCCCGCGCTCGTGATAACGAACCGCAACGAACCGTCCCCTCCCATAGAAGGAGCGTTGTACGTCAACGAACCACTCGCCATACATATGTGCGAGACCTTTTGCCTCGAAAAAGCGACATTGGCTGTCGCAAACAGTGACGGTGATAATGGCTCTGGAAGCTATGAAACGAGCAGAAACGATGGCACGACACCAATTCGACGGTTCCGACCTACGGTGTATCGGGTGCGATGGCTCCGGAAAAACCGTTCTGTTCGTTGGGCGAGGGTCAGAATTCGAGGACATGCCTTGTCTTGAGTGCGTAGCGACAGGACGTGTGTCTGCAGCAAAAAAGCTACAGCAAGCGATACGCAACAACGTGTGGTGCAAATGTGACATTCGTCAACGCTACCGCTCTGAACGCATCACGCGACGCGTCGAGGACATCATTTACGCGCCGGACGGTCGCAGAGTGTTCGGCAACGACACCTATCTTTGTCTGAGATGCGGTATGGTCGCTCAGTTCGGATAACCCCTCCCTAGGGAGAGGTTAACTTCCATCACCGTCACCGTCACCGTCGTCGGCGTCGTCACCGTCAGGACACTTGCACTCCGCATCGTCCCCTACGAACGGGTTGGTTCTGTTCAACAGTCTCACCTTGCGGTTGATGTAACGCCGCTGTCTACGCGTCAGCTTCTTGCCGTCGGCGTACGTGAACTCCACCTTGGGCGGTACGATCTTCCGCCAGCCGGCCTTGATCAGCTCGTCTCGGATCTGAATAGCCTTAGCCTCGTTCTCAAGATACTGGCACCGTTTGTCCTTCTGCGGCCCCATATCCATACAGAACACGCTGGTGATCCTTCCCTCCAGATCCAGACCACACGTCCACGTCAATTTGCCCTCTGTCTCTGGGTTAAAGTAACCGAACGGTAGCTGGTTGCCATCGCGATTGAGCAGCTGCTCAACCTTGAACCCGCTGATGAGGTCGTCCGCCTGTTTTTTCCGACTCATTGGTTGACCGTCCGCGGGCCTTTAGATCGGTCTCTGAGGCTTAGAACAAAGCTACCATCTCTCGGTACTTGAACGCTTGACACTGTATACAAGCGTCCGCCACGTCGTCTTGCTTTTTCTTCCCCTTCATCTGACGCAACGCTTCGTTATCAGACCGCGCGATGAATATCTCCGTCGCCTTCGCAACGGCCCACTTCTTACGCTGGTACTTGTTCAGGCTGTTTGGCGCTCCAAGTATCTGCGTCTTGAACTGCGCCCCGTAATGCACTATCTCCTTGAACGGGTATTGCATCAGAAACCATCCAATGACTAGCTCTCCTATCTTGATAGCGTCGATATTGGCCTGGGTCGTGGGGTTTTTTCTCCCTCTCGGCGTGAAGGTGCTGACGAACTGCTGCTCTATCACGAAGATGTCACACGTGGACCACAAGGTAGCGTGTGACTCGAGGTGGGCGATAACGTTCTTCCTGGTCTGCATATCGACCCCCTTGGAGTTATTGGCCTTACACTCTTCCGACCGAAGGTCGTATACGCCCATCTGTACTCTCTTACCAGCGCAACAGAGGGCGTCTAGTATCTCTTTCACCTCGTCGTTCATCACCCCCTTCACACGACGCTGCTGACTACGAGGAAGAGCCTTGTATCTGGCCTCGAGCTCCTTTATCGCATCGACGTCTATCTCCTCTACGTATTGAGCGAAGTTCTTCTTGCCCACGTCGAAGCTGGCTATCCTCATTACAATGGTAGTCGTTGTCTTAAAAGCGGTGAAAGAAGCTCACACACTGTCATAACAATGAGCTTCTTTCGCCGTAAGAAGTACACGAAGCTTGGCGGAGACAACATTGTTATAGAGCCTCACATCACCGAGAAGCGCCTCCCCAAGAACTCCAAGAACGTCAGAGTCGCTCACGTGAGCGACGCCGTCTACATTATGGAGAGCCTCGCCGCGGAGTTCGAGCTCACGATCTACACGGGCGAGACGAGGATTTTGGACGAGAAGATGAGGATACCCTTCAAGAACATCGGAGAGGTGGCTGTCTTTCGTGACGTTAGCAAGCCAAGCGGTGACCAAGAGCCGCTGTATGTGTTTTGCGTGACGCTGGTTGACACCACAACTAGAGAGCTGAACGGTCTCTCGCACAAAGACGCGACCTCGATGTACAACTTTGTGTTCAAACACATCGGTATCGCGCCGTCTAAGGAGACGGCGAAGGAGACTGTGAAGGAGACGGTGAAGGAAACGGCGAAAAAGGTTAAGCGTCGCAAAAAGGTCGTTGCGCCTCAGGCCCCTCAGTCGCCACCTCCACCGTTTCCAAGCCTATACCCCGCCATTAGCGCTCTACGTTCGGGTGAGCGTAGTATTCAGCAACCTCCGCCGCCTCTACCCTCCTTTCCAGCCGTTCCAACGGCGCAGCCTGCGAGAGCTCAGTCTTTGGAGCCCGTGGCGACAGCTCCGCAGATGTGCTTGATGGATGAATAAGGTATGAATCACTTCTCTGCAGAGAAGTGACGAGAAAGGCGGCTAAAGAATCTGTTGACCGATTGCAATGGCGGGAGTAGAAGCGTTTCTTCCAATGTATCCCGACCCTGCGGATCCTCAGTTCTCTTACGAGCTGTACCGCAAGAGAGAGTTCTACGAGACGAGACTGGAGCCTAGTGAGGAGAAGCCTACGGAACAGGGCATGCTTCTTCAGGATCAGCTGTTCATGAAGAGGTTCGTCTCGGAACACACACCGTACGACAGATGTCTTCTCTTCAGAGGAGTGGGAACGGGTAAGACGTGCGTGTCGTCGGCGGTGGCTGAGAACTTCAAGGACGTACTGGTTGGAGGCTCGAAACGTCGCCCAGCCTTGGTGTTTGTGAAGAACAGGGATCTCGCGCGAGCTTACCAGGATGAGATAGTTCGGGTGTGCACCGCAAAGGACACGTACTATCCGCAGCTGTCAAAGTACGAAGAGTCGAGGAAAGAGAAGGGATACCCAATCACCCTCACCGAGGACGCTAAGCAACGGCGGTTACGTTCCATGCTGTCCAAGACGTATGAGCTGCACACGTACGACGCCTTTCTCGACAAGCTGAACGTGACAGAAGAGGCGTTATCTAACTACTCGAACCGCGTCATCTTCCTTGACGAGGCTCACCACATCCATCCGGTCACGGCGGAGGAGGGAGGTCGGTACGAGAAGATGCACCAGCTCCTTCACGGTGTTACGGGTTGCAGGATACTAGTGGCCACTGGCTCTCCTATATGGGATAACGTCCACGAGATAGCGTCGTTGGCCAACCTCATCCTCGATTCTGACAGCCAACTTCCAACGGGCACTCGGTTCATCAAGAAGTACTTTGACAAACGGGACAAGCTCAAGAACGAGGATGCCTTGGTCAGAGCCTTTCGTGGGATATACATATCGTTCATGCGAGCGATGTCTACGACGGCGAGGAGGATCGAAGAGGGTGTCACGACGCCGTGGATGGAGATGACGAAGGTGTATCCGGACGCGATGGCTCCTTTCCAAGCGGCGGTGGTGGAAGAGGCGAGCACCAAGGCGGTGCAAATCGAGATGCGGAGACAGGGTAAAACCATAACACGAGAACAGGTGGGAGGAGCGGCGTTGAGAGACGCTCGCGATGCGTCTAACTGCGTCTATCCAGAGTTCAAGGAGGACGGAACGGTGAAAGGAGCGTACGGAAAGTCCGCCTTCAAGAAACACTTTGAGATGAAGGTCGGTGGCAAGAAGGACTACCGTTTCAAGGACGCTCGAGTGCTAAACGCCTTTAAGAACGATTTGTCCACGTACTCCGCCAAGTTCGCAGCCATCATCGACGATATTGTGGCGCATCCCAAGGATCCGGTTTTTGTGTACACGGGCGAGTTTGTCACCAACGCTGGCGCTATCCTATTCTCTCTATGCCTCGGTCTGCGAACGGGCTATGTCAGAGCCAAAACCAGCCACTCCATCAAAACTCCGGACACGAAAACCAGACGCTACGTAGTGTTCACGGCCAACGACTGGACCACTAACAGCGCCGCTGAGATACAGAGCATGATCGCCATCATCAACCGCCCAGAGAATCGATACGCTGATCACTGTCAGGTGGTCATAGCCAGTCAGAAGCTGGGCCTGGGATTCACCTTCAAACGGTTTCGAAGGTTTCACTCTCTCGTGCCACATTGGAATCCGCCGTCTCGCGACCAGTCGGAAGGACGTGTGCTGCGGTTCGGGTCGCACGACGATTTGCCGGACACGGAGCGGGAGGTTCGGGTCTTCTCTCACGTGGCAGTAGAACGAGGAAAGCAACAAAAGGGTAAAGGCTATCCCAAAGACGCCGGCTTCTCGGACAAGGTGACCACGGACATCCACGTGTCTCATCTCTCAGAGGTGAAGGAGAAGAGGAACGTTCAGATATACAGGGTACTCAAACGGGTAGCGTTCGATTGTCCGTTCAACTACAAGCGCAACGTTCTAGTGCAGGACGTGGACGGCTCTCGTCCTTGTGAGTACGGAGAGTGTAACTACGAGTGCGTCGGCTTCCCCGTCGAGCACATTGACAAGTCCGGCCGTGTGTGGGAGTACAAGCTTCCGGCCGGAGCGCTCGACTCATCCTCGTACGACGAGTATTACACAGAGCCCGCGGTCAGGACGTTGATCCACGACATTCAAGAGCTCTTCTCTGTCCACTTCAACCTCGAGCTCGGCGTTATCGTCGACTTGGTCGAGGGAGATAGAAACATCGTCCTAAGAGCGCTGGATCACATCGTCGTCAACCGCGTCCCCATTCGCAACAGGTACGGGTTCGTGTCATACCTTAAGGAGGACGGCAACATCTTCTTCCTCGACGACAATGTCAACCTCGACGCGAGATATCTTAACTCCACTTACAACTCACAGTTGTTCGTGGTAGAGGAGTTAGACTTTGACCACGTCACGGAGATCGCTCAGCTCGAGCAGGGGCGCGATCTGATGGAAGAGGCGTGTCAACGTCCAGAGTCGCTTAGCAAGCTCAACACTCGCACTCAGATCCTCCTGTTTGAGAGCCTGTGGGCGAAGGAGAATGCGGGAACGTTGACCGTCACGGAGAGGAAGTACCTTCGAAGCCTTATCAGGTTACTCGACGCTGACGTGCTCGAGGTGGAAGGCGCCGTCTACCACATTCTCTTCCGTATCAACTACTCTGATCTCGAGAAGTACATCCCGCCGTTCATGACTCGGACGTACGATGCTGTAAGACAGAGGTGGGAATTTGTCTCTAGCGCAGAGATGGAAGCAAAGGTCGTGGTAGCGTTCAAAACGAAGCTGAGCCAACGAGAGGAGGAGATGGCGGCGAAGTACAGGGTGTATGGCATTATGAAGGATGGCGAGTTCTACTTCCGCGACCAAGACGCGAGGGGGAGCGAAGGTGGACGAAAGTGTGTGAACTACCCTATCACGACGCTCATCGATACCGCTCGAAAGCTGGGCTTCAAGCCTCGGTTTGAGGAGGAGGACTATGAGGCGTTCAAACGAAAATCGAGGAAGGTTCTGCTCGAAGAGATCCAGAACCGAAACAGGCTCAGGCAACCGGCGTATCGTAAGTATTTGGACGAGATACCGTCGCTGGACATGGAGCAGCTGCGAGACCTGAGGCTTTTCCTGTTTCTGGATAAGGCGCAACTGTGCGCTCAGCTGCAAGACAACATGGAGCGCTCCGACATGATGATCGTATACTAAACGCTATAGAGTGATGACTATCCTGTGTTATGGGAAGGGCACGCCTCTCCTCTCGAGCCGACGGCCTCGACACAATAATCGTGTCGAGCGATTACGATCTTGCGGTCTTCTGCCCGCTGTGCGGTGTCCCTTCGGAAGAGGTCGAAGTCGAGGACTACGTCAACAGCAATTGCCTTCTTTGGTGCGGAACGCACGGTGAAGTTCTTCTCTGCGCGACCGGCTGCCTGGTGGCCGACAGCGACATCGATCGCATTCGATCCGGAGACACGCCCACGAACCCCTGTGTCCGCGAATTGAGCCGCTCCGAGGCTTTGTCGTCTGCGGCCCAGGCCGGATGGGATTTGGCCGGGCTGCTCGGCCGACTGGAGAAGGACAAAGACACTGATACTCGATTCTTTCGAACCGGCGTCCTGCGCATCTCGCACTTCGGCCGACTGGCCAATGACGGCGACGACGCCGCCGATCTGCAGGCTGTCCGGTGGATCCAGCTCTCAAAACCGGTTACCTGCTTCCGAGACGTCCCGGCCGAGGTCGACACGAGCCACGATGGCATCTACCTGCACTACAAAGCTGTCTGTGGCAAATGTGATCGCGCCCACGTTGACTACATCTGGGGCGATTAAAAAACGACGAAACGCTATAGAGAATCGGGAACCTTTAAGGTAGTATGGCTGACGACCTTGGTGAGTTGTACGTGACTCTGCTCCAAGAGTATGGGGAGGAAAGTGTCAGCGCTGACGAAGAGGAGTGTCAGCATGAGAACGTCGTCGAGGACAACGGGACGACAATCTGTCAAAGCTGTGGCCTGGTGGACGAAGTGTTGGACTTTGAGCCAGAGTGGAGAAACTACGGAGGCGATAGGGACTCTTCGCGATGCTGCAACATGAAAGGTAGTACATGGAGTCTCGAGAAGGACTTTGAGAAGTGGGGTATCATCGTGCCAGCCGCCATCCGCATACAAGCCGAGACAAAGTACGTTCAGGTCATGAAGATGGTGCGTGGGAAAAGAGACAAGAAGTCGGGCCGGGGAAGGGGGAGAAAGGCCATCATCGCCGCGTGCCTCCTGTTCGTCTTTCGAGAAACCGGTGACTGTCGGACATTTGATGACCTCAAGGACATGTTCAAGCTAACGAAGAAGAACATGTTCAACGGTTTGACCGCGTACTTCGAAACGTTCAAGACTGACCGCGTCAGGTATGTTACTCCGGAGCACCTCATCGCCAGGGTACTTCTCATGACCGGCGTGGACAACGTTCACTATGGCCCAATCGTGCGCATCACTAAGGGTCTGGCAAACACCTCAAGAACGTTGAACAGAAGCAAGCCTCTAAGCGTAGCTTCGTCCATGGTGTATTTCTACCTCTGTATGCATCCTACCGTCAAAGACCAATTGGGACTCACCAAGAGCAAATTCGCTGAGCTAGCGAAGCTCTCCGACATCACCATCACGAAACACGTCAAGGAGATAGCGCGTTTGTGTGGCTGCGTAGTGAAAGTGTGATAAAGACACACTAGTCTTCCAACAATGTCTCTCGACGCTCCTCGTCTTGACGAAGGCGTCGATCTCCCGTACGTTGGAGACGATACGGTGCTTGCGGCCATCGATAGTCTGCGTCAAAACATCGTTGAGGGCAAATACAGCGAGCATGAACGTCAACAGATATACGGAGACGTCTCGGCGTGGATTACCGGCGAAAGTCGCGTTAGCCCAAAAGCGATAGAATACCTGTTCCTAGGATGGTATGTGTCCAACAGTCTACGAGAACTCCGCTCGCCACTACATGTCAATAAGGATCCCGTTCAAACGACTCACGGATGACGTCAAACGCAACATAACGAAGCATTGTACGGTGAGACGTCCCTCTTCTCAGTACGAGCCCAACCCGGGCTCTATCTTCTGCTTTGAAGTGGACAAAGAGGCCAAAGAGGTCAGAATACCCCTCGGCCAATGGAGGCTGGCGTATGACACGTTTCCTAGCCTCAAGTTCCCCTCGACCAACGTAGAGTTCACGGGCGATCTGTACACCAAGGACACCGACCCCAAGGGGTATCGAGACCAAGAGTCCACAATGGCCGAAGCTCTCGTCACGTTGGACGAGCAGCACGTCACTTTCCTAGAGTTCGCCACAGCGTATGGGAAAACCGCTTGTTCCACGTTTCTTACAGCGTACTATCAGCTCAAAACCCTCGTCCTCTGCCATCTTAGTATCGTTGGACATAGACAGTGGCCAGAGGAGTTCGCCAAGTTCACTACCGCCAAAGTACAGGTGGTGAAGGGTAACGTCCTCGACCCATCCGCGGATGTTTACATCATGGGCGTTCTCAAGGCCAACAGTATGCCGCCCGGAGCGTTCAAGGGCATAGGAATGGTCATCTACGACGAGGCTCACATCGCCACTCTCACAGCGTGCACTCGGTCGTTGTTTAGAGTACAACCGCGTTACCTCGTCGGCCTTAGCGCCACTCCGGCCGATCGCAGCGATGGCCTACACAAGCTCTTGTATCTCTATTTTGGCCCCCGCAAAGGCTTCATCAAGCGTACGGAGGTCAAGGACTTCACGGTGGTGAAGTACAAAACCTCATACAAACCCGAGGTCGAGTACGTTATGGTTCGGGGTCGCATGACGTTGAACTGGACCAAAGTCGTTAACAGCCTCAGCTCGAACGTAGACAGGCAAAAGGAGATAGCCGCTCTCGCCATGAAGCATCCAGAACATCGCATTATGATACTCTCCGGCCGTCAGGAGGAATGTCGAGGTATCTACTCTTTCCTGAAAGAGAAGGACGTGCACGCCGAGCTTCTCATTGGGGACAGGCAAGAATGGGATCGAAACTGCAGAGTGCTCGTCGCTGGTATGAAGAAGGCGGGTGTTGGCTTCAACGACCCAACGTTGACCATGCTCATCCTCGTCACCGACGCGCGGTCGGTCAAGCAGTACGAAGGGAGAATTCGAACCACGAACAACCTTGTCTACGACATTGTCGACGATTTTCCCACGTTCGAGAGACATTGGAGAGATTTTCGACAGCCTTGGTACGTCAAGAGAGGAGCGACGATCACCTTTGACGGCGTGACCGGCGTCACCGGCGTCACGGGCGTCACAGCGCAACACGAACGGTTCATTCACTCATCTTAGTTCGCTAAGATGAGTACTTACAGCACCGACGTCTCCACCAGGCTGTTTTCATAGTCACCGTCTCGAATGTACGGTGTAATCTCGAAGGTGGCGAGTATCTGCTTGTTGGGATCGGGATCCTCGGGCACCAAGGTATCAGTGTTCGGTAGGACGCTACCGTCTCGAGTCATGACGCGGAACACGACGGGGTCGTCCCTCTTGAACCGCATGGTCTGCTCCATCCTGCAGGCGTAGTGTATCCACAATGGTTCGCCACCCGCGTCGTTTTGGATCTTGTCAAAGGCGCAGATGAAACGAGCCGTCGGATGCCTACCGTCAATGGTTTGAATGAGGTGAATGTCGTTGTACTTGACCGTGTGGAGGTCGACATAGAGACGCGGTATGCCAGCGAGGAACTCGGTGTAAGGCACGGTTAGGTACCTTATGTTGACCGTAGTAGCGAACTCGAGAGGCTGAAGATTGGGGTTCTGAGGATGCGCTCGCACCGATCTTGCGCCTCGAAACCACGTCTCGACCTGTTGCGGTCGCAACTCGTACTCTGCGGGGTTTGGATTCACCTCTCTGTCTCTCCAAATGCTGTCAAGGTCGATAAACGTAGCCATTGCTCTCATGTACCATTCTTTTTAGAAGGAAAACACGAGTCGGGTCGAGACAACGCGACGTCTCGACCTGAAGGGTACCCCCTTCAGGAAGGGTTTTGGAGAGTTTTCGAGCCTCCAATCGAGGCTCGAAAAAACGGCAAAAAGCGTTTTGTTCATCGGTCGCGCCGTCACTTCGCCCGTATCGCCCGAGCAGCGCCCGCCGCTCCGGCAGCTCGTACCCTCGCGGCGGGAGCGGTGGGCGCAGTACCGCTTTCAGCGCTCGTAGTGCTCGTAGCACCGCTCTTCTTCGCCAAGTACGTCGAGAACGCCTTTGAACCGACGAGCACTACGACAATAATGGCTATAGCTATACCTACCACGGCCCAAACGCTCTTGCCCTTTTCAGCCTTCTTGTCCTTACCGCTCGTGGCTACGTTGGTCGCCATTCCCGTAGCGTATGCCGCGGCGGACATGGTAGAGGTCAAGGCGCACCCTCCGGAAGCCTTACCGTCCTGATCCAGCTTTACGCCGTTGCCGATGTTGGAGTTGGCCGCGTAGATGGTGACGTCGGTCATCTGGTTGTTGCTGGAGATGGCACACTTCTGGTTGACGACTTGATCGATGGCTTGTTGTATGTCTTGCCTGCTCTCTGACAGGGCGACGTCCAACTGTAACGGTACCACGGCGTTCTTAGCGTTGGTCGAGTTCTTCGCCTTGAACAGGATGTCCGATAAGGTGTTCGAGGCGTTGTTCATGGTACAGATGCCATCTACGGCGCAAGACTGCGTCAGCTCAACACCGCCCACGTCAGAGTTGATCAGTGTGATGTCAACGTCACTCATCACGTTGTTGCACGATATATCACAACTGCCCTGATAACTCTGGTACAGGTTGGATTGGGCTCTCTGTTCCGAAGCAGACTTGGACAAACTGGGGCCCATGCTGAATAAGGGGAATAAAAAAAGAACGCGTAATGTAATGTCGATCAGCTCCCTTCACACGATAGCCGATGTTCCGGTGCCTTTGGGGTATTTTGACCAGGACAACATCGCCTTCATCGCGAACAAGATAACCACGGTGTTGTCGAGACAGTTTAAGCAACGCGTCACATTCGACCGCGCTAGTATCGTCCGGCTCATGCAGCGAGTGGCGGAAGAGCGCTTGGAAAGCATCCCTCGTATGAACCAGAGAGTGGTCATGTACGCTGTGAACGAGTTCAGCGTGCACCAACTAGAGGCTGACAAGCACATGAGATGGCAAGCGGGCTACTACGCATCGCAACAGCTATATGATTGGCTGGAAGACAAGAGCCACGCCGATCTTCACAACAGAAAGCTGTCCAACAGACTCGGCCTGCCCCGCGTTGGCGGCACAGTCAGGTTCTACTTCTCATAATGTGTTAAATACTTGTTGAGAGACAACAATGGATGTCGTGAACAAGTATTTCGCGAGCTTACTCTTCACTCAGATAGACCAGAAGCAGAGCGGAGGCTCCGTTTACACCGTTTACGGCGCTGGTATATCCGGTGCGTACGGCGACGGTAGTCAGCGCTACGTGCTGCTCTTCGTTCCACAGCATCTAGCATTGCAGCGCCAAGCGCGAATTCAAGACCTACAGTGGATCAACATTCAGACAAGAACAATCAAAGGAGGGTACAGGCTTAAACAACAACGGTTTGTTCCGCCCAACTCACGGGACGATCCTAATCTTACAGTTGTGGAGCGTACTGAGCGGTATACTATGTACAGAGATGGCAACTTTGAAATGCTACTGCTTCACGATCCGAAGAAGAAGACAAGATACCAGTTCTACGGCAACATGAGTCTCTTCTCAGGGTTCGACACGTTCAATTGCGTCGTCAACTACGTCGCTTCACCCGCCGACCCGTTCGTCGAGCTTCTGTGAGGACGAAAGCGGCTGCGACGAGCTTGGTAGTCCTTCACGTAGCGATCAAGCGTTTGATAGAAGCTGTCCACAATGGCGCCTTTGGCGACCTTTGACGCTGTTTGTTTCTCCTCACCGGTGAGGCAGAAACCACGAGTTTTGGAGTCATAAACGAGCCCCTTGATGTCTGTGATCCTGCCCTCTTCAAAGACTACGTCGTCGTTGGACAGTTTCTTGAATTGGAACCCGAGATTGACCAATGCGAACAGGTTTTTGGCCTCTCTGGTTGTCAGTTTGTGTTTGTCTTTCATCTCTTGTACATAGCTGCTGATCAAAAACTCCCTCGTATGCTTGGAGCGAATCTGTTTCCACTCGCAGTTTCGAAGAGAAGATAGCTGCAACATCTCTCGCATGTGCGCTTTCTTTCGAGTCAGTTCTTGAGGTGAAAGAAGATGGGGGTGGCGGCGGAAGACCTCTATGATGACCAAGAAGGCCTCGGTAGGTTCTTTTGGCACCGATATAGCTTCTACTCTGTCCAGCTTGCTGTACAGCGTTCGTTTTACCGGGTCGTATCTCAAGCCCTTAGGGAACTTGTTGGACGCGCACATCATGAAAATGTCCTTCCAGTACTCATCAAGCGTATAGCTGGCGCACTCTTCGAAGATGCGGTGAACCGTCATCTTCCGTCTGTCATTGGACATTACAGTCCTCGATGTTCTTATTGCTTATGGCGATTTTTTTATGTTGTAATGGTCTAATGGCTGTGACCACCGAGACGATCGGTGTGATAGTGACCATCGTTCTCCTCGTTGCAGCTCTCGCCACCTTCGTGGTACTGACAGTGGCGACGGAGAAGAGGAACCTCGTCGATCAGGCCTCCAATCTACTGCTTCCCTTCTCCGCTACACTCGACCCGTCCAACCCCTCTGCGCCCGTCCCTCTGACCAAGAAGGACGACGAGGGTAACACGGTGCAGCAGATACAATGCCCCGTGGGTACGGTGATCAACATCGTCGCGGCGTGGCATGAAGTATACGATCCCTACGGTATGTGCATGGCAGCTCCGTCAGAGGTGTTAGCGACCTCATGCGGCTCTCAGAACGGTACCATAACGTGCAGCCAAGACACTGACTGCGGAGACGTTACCATGGTTTGTACCTCCGGCAAGTGTGCTCAGAAAGCGTGTAGCAGCGACGAAGACTGTGGCTCTGGACACAGATGCAACAACGGATACTGTGCCCAGAGTCCTCTGTGTGACGATCTGGCACCGTCATTCACCAACAAGTATTGTAGCTTCACGAGCCCAACGTACAAACAATGCAGACCACGAGACGTCACTACCTACGTGGCTAAGAGCTGTAACGGTCAAACGTCGTGCGCTGTCAGCCTCACTCCTGGCACGTCAAAGAACTTTGGATCGTCGCCGTGCCAAATCTCCCCGCTCGATCCAGAGTACTCCGCCTTGCCGAACATACCTGGCTGGGGCGGAGGAACGCCGACGAACGGTTCCTCCAACGTCGCGCCCACTCAGAGCCAGGGATACTACGTTCACGGTATCTACTCCTGCGTCGCTGATGACGAATAATTTTCTACTCAGACATAGGCAAGAGCGAACATGCCAGGCATGGTAGAGATCGCGACGATATGCTTCTTGGTGATCCTCACGGGAGTGGCCGTATGGTGGTTCGCAGTCGCTGAGATGTACAACCGATATCTCCGAACCACCTCTATCACCAGAGGCTTAACGGGAGAGAGTGGTGACATTATCAAGCTATCGTGCCCCGAGGGGCGCGTGATCAGCGTTGATACCGCAACACAGATATGTACCAATCCAAATGCTCGCGGCTTCGAGGACTCTACTACCGACCCGATGGACGTGGGGACGGATGCGGGTCACTACGGCGACTTCAGTCCGAAGACTACGCTGACTCTCACCGACGAGATAGGCAAAGAGGCCAACAACAGGCAGAGTCATGTCTACGCCTTTCGCCCTCTTAACACGTACACGGCCGATGACGGGGTGAGCTCTGTTCAATGTGGAGGTACTATCCAATTGGTAGGAACGTACACGTGCAAACCGACATAGAGGATGCTTCGCATTTTACCTTGATGAACGACCGACACGTTACGTGGATACCCGAAGACGACCAGCTCAGATGGAGAACGGCGATAGACGGTGTCTGTCCCGGCTGCTGTAGCGCTCGCGTACGCGGCTGCACAGGGCCAGCCGTGTATCGAAAGTTCATCTGTGACCGGTGCACCGATAGAGTTAAGAGGACGATGTTCAATAAGGGCGGCTACTGTGTCATAGGAGTGATATTCACGAGCTTCGATAGAGAGATGGGACGAACGGTAATTGTCGGTCAGAAGAAGTCAGAGCCTAGCGTTGACTTGTCAGAGCCAACGAGAGTGACGCGCCGAATACGTTCAGTGCGTCGAACGCGTACGATCAAAAACTGATCGTTCCGCTCAAGAAAACTGACCGTACGCGTTAGCGCCGCGCTTCTTCTCGATGAGCAGAGACGACGAAATCGCCGTTATGGAATGTGCAGACGGATCGTGGCTGGTTGAGCACGTCATGGCCGAGAACTATCCTCCGAGAGCAAAAGGCCAATACGCTTCTCTTGCAGACGCGTTACTAGCGGCTGAAAGGATGAACGAGCGTTACGGCGGCACAGAGTACGGCATATGCGTACGCCGGCTCAAGAAGCGGTGAGTCTTGTCTCTACGAGACAAGACATTGCCTGAACACGTATCTCAGAGAGACCGTCAATCGTTCCGTGAACCCTTTGCCGTAGAACTGCTTGACTGGTCTCCACATGGTTTTGATGCGACCTCTGAACTCTCGTTCGCTCACCCACACCAGAGACTCAATCTCGTCGCACGCCCTCGTTCTCTCCTTCTTGGCCTCTTCTGCGAAGAGGTTCACTGCGCTGTCGAGCCACTCTGAGCTGACTGGTAGAAACACAGCGGCCATCTGAAGAGAGGCGTCGACGATGGCCACTTGGTCATACAACAGCTCTGAAGAGTAGTATCCAGCACCAAAGATGCTGTTTGACTCCTCTCTGAACTCTCTCATACCTCCCTTGAGGACGCCTTCCCGACGCTTTCTCTCTCTGCGCTTGATTCCACCCCCGAGATCGGTGAGGCAGTGAAACACCTTGTCCACGCCAAGAAGGAAGTACATCGTACCGTCCCTGACGGTAAATGGCACAACGCTGCATCTCCGCGTACCGGTATCGTACAGCAAGCTTTTGCCAAGAGTGAGACTCATCTCTCGGAGGAGAGATGAGTAGAGCCTATGTCTTTTCGATTTTTTCGTCTCCGAATGTCAGTTGACTTGTCAGACGTACATGTGTCGAACGCTATCCGGCAGGTCGTTGTCATCTTGGGGCCATAGCGTCTGAACCAGGGACGGAGTGATGATCAGGGGTAGAACAACGTGTGTGTAGTAGCTCAGTTCAAGCTGGTTGGAGCTACCGGTTGTAAGCAGCATGCTGATTCTCGAACACAACCTTTCAAGAACCTTCTCTATCGGACGGAGACTCTGTTCTTGTGTACGTACGCGACTGTTCACGTTCGAGATGATCGTGCTGCAAGCTTCTGGGTCGATAGATATCTGTGTCGGGTCGAGACCTGCGTTCTTGACAGCCTTGGGAAGCATATAACCTCTGATGATCTCAATCTTGTCGCGATGAGTGTACTTTTTGACAGTGATGATGGACAGTCGATCCCGTAGCGCAGAGTCGAGCCACGTGTCGTCGTTCATAGCATACATGAACCAAATGCTAGACAGGTCGTGCGAAAACTCTCTCAGGTAGAGATCCTGAAACGCACTGTTCTGTACGTAGTCGGTTATATGGAGCAGAGCATACTGAACCTCCTTGCCCCTTTGCGTACCGAGCTTATCAATCTCGTCAAAGAGCACTATGCCATTGTTGTACCTCATCTTCTTGAGCACCTGAAGGATGATACTGGGCGACGCTCCGACCCAAGCGTTGTCGTGGCCCTTAAGGAAGCTCGGATCCTCCAACCCGCCGAGAGACACTCTGTCAAACGGCATGTTGAGAGCGAGCGCGAGCGCTTGAGCAACGGCCGTTTTCCCAACACCAGGAGGCCCTTTCAACGCTACCGTGCTTGGAGATGTTGGATTACGAACGCGGTTGTTCGCCATCTCAACAAGCCTCTCTTTTACCTCCGCCATGCCGTATAGGTGTTGGTCGAGTCGCTGCCTAACAACGACACAGTATTGTTCGGGCGTAGCGTCAACAGGAAGGCCCAACGCCATCATACGTCTATACGGCAACGACACAGCCATGTGAATCTTGCTCCGTATGGACGAGTACTCGGCTTCTGACGGGTTGTGTCGCTGCAACTCTTGATACATCTCGTATATACGGGCCTTTGTCGTGTCGTCGGCGTCCAGTTGAAGAATCTGGTATTTGAGAGCGGCTTCCGGAGAGCCCGCTATCTCCATCAGTTTCCTCTCTTCCGCCTCCAGTTTCGTAATGTCCGCGTCAGAAAGATGCTTTTCAATGGCGAGAATGGCTTTCAGCGTATCTTCGAACGAGAAGTACTCCTCCGTGAACGGTTCGACGTTCTGAAGCACATCGTAGATCCTGAGCGCCTTCTTCTTCTCGGCCCGAGGTAGTCTGGCCCGCAGTATCTTGGCCATCGTTGGCTTCTCTGCGTCCATCTCTGTCCGTAAAGACTGGAGCTGCGGCTCGATCTCTTTGATCACGTCCTCCGCTAAGCCAACCTTCCACCGAGTGTCGGACGGTTTGACGCCGCAGTAGTCGTCAAAGATGTCCGACCGCGCCTTATTCAAGCTCTTCTCTACGGCCGCCTTGAGCTTGTCTTCTGGCAAGCCCAGAGCGCTGAACTTCTGCCTGATGTGCTCCGTTACAGCGTCGACCAGGTGCGACTTGTCATACTCCCAGTAGTTCCCATCATCGTCATCCGAAGAGGCGCTAGATGTTGAGTTGTACTGCGACGAGGCGCTAGACGAGGACGACGAGGACGACGAGGACGACGAGGACGACGAGGATGACGAGGCGCTAGACGAACCACTAGATGCGACTGACTCGTCCGATGAGTCCGAAGACGCTACAGCATTCCCTTTCTTCCACGTACCATCAGTCGCGTCGTTGTCATCGAAGAAACGAGACCTCTTACTCACATACTCTCGTATAGACTCAGCCGACGGCCGTCTCTTACGTAGGTTGTATGCGGTACTCATCTTATACGGTGTTGCTATTTTTTTATCGCTGTTGCTCCCTTAGATGGAGCACTCTTCTTGCGTTTCTTGCGCACCTTGTGCGACGGTGTGCTCTTTGCGAAGGTAAGCCACGATCTCCTGCAACGTCCGGACGTCGACCTCGTTGTACCGACTGATTTCATTCATCTCTGGCATCTGTCTCATTCTGATACCACGTCTCTTGGCCTCCCTGTGCGCCTTCCACGCTCCGACCATCGCCCCTCTCCCGTCGAGACAACTGCTCCCTTCGTCCCAAATGGTCTTGATGAACCCGTGGTGATGCAGGCTCTTGGCGACCTGCTTCAAGTTGAAGCTGAAGCAACCTTGGATCACAATAGGCTCTGCCTGAAACAGCTTGAGCAAATCGAACCACTCGGGTCCCTCGTCGCCGCACCCGATCCACTTCATTCGCTCCGCGACCCGCTTGTGCTTATCGACAGCCTCATCCCACCACCAGGACTCGGCGTTCGCCCAGTGGACGAGAAGAGGGTTTTTGCACTCGAACCACTCCGCCTCTGACATGATGTAACGACTGAACTCGGTGCAGATACGCGATTCCTCCGCAGAGGTCAACGAGTCAACGGTAAAGTGTTGGTAACGCCACTCTTTCGTCTCAGGGTTGATAGAGCCGACACCTATCATGAATATCATAGAGCTTGGTTCGGCCTCTGGTAGCTGTCCAAAGTCGGTGAGGACGTCGTTGATCGTTTCAAAGTCGACGTAGAACTCTATGGCTCTATTCTCGCTCTGCCATCGCTGCATGTCGTTCTCAATGACCTTGGGACGAACCTTCAAGTCGCGAGGGTTTTGATTGACGTCTAGCACTTTGGATAGGATGCGCCGAGTGTGGTCTCCTTTGAAGCCGAGAGTGTCGATGGTACATCGCGGATCCGTCCACTGGTATATTCCTTGACTGTGCGAGTGCTCCCTGTGCTTCGTTCCTACCATCCACAACGTTGTCAGCTCTTTGATCTCAGCGGCGATTTGCTCCTTGACACCGCGCCACGGATGGTCATGGTTGTTGCACATGTTGGGGTACAGCTCCTCTCTCGGTAGCGGAACGGTGAGAACGTCCCAGTTTCGTGCCTCTGGGCTACGAACGTCTCGAATCCACTCGATCGCTTTCAGAACCAAGGCTTCAACCTCCGTATCGACACCTTCAAAATCCACCTCTCCTAGACGCTCGAAACAGCTCGATCCCTTGTACGTCTCGCCTTTGGAGGTATAACGCCATTTACGGCCTAGAAGATACGCCTTTCGCGGCTTGTAGCCTTGAAGACGAGCTAGGGCTTCATTGTAGATCCACACCTGTCCCTTGTACGCGGGGATGGATCCGGTGTTGAGGAGGTGTATGCCATCAGCTCTGAGGTACAGTGTGGAGAATTTGACATCTACGACGACGTAGTGGTACTTGGGTGACTTGTCGGGCTTATGGACATCTTTCAGGCTCGGAGCTGACACGGTCTCCTGCTCAGAGGACACGTGCTTGTAACTTACAAGGCGATTGACCCAATCGCTCCTTACCAGAAGATCTGGAACGCCATAGGTTCGGTGTTGAGGGTCGTGGAGTAGCCCGCTGTGAATGAAGGGAACGCCCTTGTTCATCGCTCCTAGCGTCTCAGCAACCTTCTCCTTCGACGTCGAGTTCAGCTCACCGCCTACTTCGACGATGACCTCCTTCCCAAAATTGTTGTAGAGAAGCCTCATGACCTGATCCTCGAACTCCCTACCCTGCTGCATTATGAACTCTGTGAAGCTGTTGGCGGATCGGGGCTCGCTCACGGCCTTGGACACAGAGTGCGAATATGCGCCCGGCAAAGTGCCGTTGTGGTGAATGAGCCAGTCGATGCAAGGGTCTCGTAGCAGGTGGTTTCTCAGACGAGACGGGGACACCCACTCGGCGTTAACGACATAATCAACGGGGTTCACAGGAATGAGTTCAGTGCGATTTCTTTTGGCCCCCGGTTGATCGGCTGTTCCCTCATCCTCTCTCGCCCTCTTACGTAGTCGTCCGGAGGTACTACTCATTCTGGTATATGGCACGATAATCTTTAATGAGAAGAAAAACTATGAACGAGTATAGTAATGCCCGAGTACAAGGTTGGTTCCGTCGAGGCGCTACGTTCGGCGCTGGCCAAGTCTCACACTGAAGACGATGTCGTTGTGACCTTCACCGTGGCGGATCTCAGCGCGGACGGCGATCACGACCTGCGATTGGAGAAAGACTGCAAGGGTGTTACGGTACGGGGACCAGTAACGTTGCGCGGCATGAGATTCTACTGTACGAACGTCGCAGGTGCAATCAAGCTACGCGACGTTAGGATCAGAGTGGGAGCTAGTCATCTGGAGGAGGGAGGTGCAACGGACGCCTTCTTCGCCGAGAAGTGTAGCGACGTCACTCTTGAGCGATGCACCTTCTCCGACGCTTCGGACGAAATCGTCTCTCTGAACTATTGCGACAACGTCGTCATCGATCGCTGCATCGTTGGCGACCCGTTGCACATCCCTACCGTTGGAGACAAAGGAGAGCAGTACGTGCACAAGGAGGGGAAGATGGGGTCTCACGGCTACGGTCTCAGAAGCTCCGCCATTACCAATCTCGTCATCACGCGCACGCTCTTTGCGAACTGCAACTGTCGGTCCCCACAGTGCAACAACCAAGGAGTGCAGAAGAAGACGAGCTACGCGTGTCGTGTGGAGAACTGTGTCATCTACAACTACGGCGACCACGGCTTCACCTACAACAACAAGAGCGGATACGAAAAGGCCCGAGCGGAGTACAAGGTTGAGTTTCGTAACAACCTGTTCGTTCCGGGCCCGAGAACCAACAAGGAAAAGGGGTCTGACTACGAGGCCAAAGAGTTTGAGTGCGAGCAGCCCACGCGGATGAAGCTGGATATGCAAGGCGTCGACACGAACAAGATACACACAGGGGCTGCCAACGCGGAGATGCTCGTGCTCTACGAGGGCAAGACCTCCTACGTACGTAGCGGTCAAGGACCGACAGAGAGCGTTGACGGTATATTGGACAACGCCGGTTGTTCCGACCACGACGCTCAGGACGCGACGTTGATCAGCGCCGTCAAACGGGCGCTCTCATCGAAGCACCAGTATGACAACCTCGATCCAGGTCATGTTCATCTACTCTGGCCAGGTTCAGGATGGAGGAATTTCAGCTAGTCATTCTCGTCATCAACACTAATGACGAGACTCAATTGGGACGTTGTGGATCGATTGGACGGCGAGCCGATCGGTCTGAGCTCCGAGGCTTCAGGGGGCAAGCTGCTATCCGTCGACGCGCAGGGAAACATCAGCTTCCAACCCGAAGGCGCCACTGAGTACGACCAGAAGTGGCACCTTCTCAGAACCGACAATGAGATCTCTGTCGTCTCGGAGAGAGAGGGATACGCGGTGTGTACCGATCGCGGCGGCGAGCCAAGCGGTGACGTCGTCGCCGTTCGGTGCGACGATCCGGATCGGTGGAAGATCGGTACAGAGGGCGAGCTGTATCACGACGAGAAGTACCTGTGGATGGCGAAGGACAAGCTCTACGCGTCTCACGACGGTTTTGTCTCGGAGCAGTGGGTTCCGGTCTTCGAAGAGAGGAGCGCCTCAACAGTCCCATACATCATGGCAGCGATCGCGGTAATCGCTGTCATCGCGACCGCGGTCGCTATTGCCGTGATTACAGAAAATCGACCGTCCAAAGGATTTAGGGTACGTAAGTAACCTATGAGTTGCGTTCGAACGTTCCATGGACATAGTGAGGCCGTGAGAAGCGTAGCGTACTCTTCCGACGGGTTGCGCGTCGTTAGTGGGTCAACAGATAGGACGCTCCGCGTTATCAACGCGGACGTCGATAACGTCATTCTTAGTTACGACACTATACTTGAGGGTCATCGTGACGCGGTGATATGCGCGGCGTTCTCGCCCGACGGTACGCACGTCGTCAGCGGTTCTGGAGACGAAAGCATGAAAGTGTGGAATGTAGACGTCAGCACAAGCACCGCAATCGGCATATGCGAATACGCGTTCAACGGCTTTTTGGACGCCGCGATGCGCGCGGCCTTTTCGCCCGATGGTAAGCGTATCGTTAACGGCATATGCGAACACACGTTCAACGGCTTTTTGGACGCCGTGATGAGCGTGGTCTTTTCGCCCGACGGTAAGCGTATCGTTAGCGGCTCGGATGACGTGACGATATGGGATGCGATAGCAGGAACGCGTATTTGTGCGTTTCGAGATGATTACGACGGGGTGACCGGCGTCGCTTTCTCTCCCGATGGCACGCAAGTCGTCAGCGGATCGTATGACGGGTATGTGCGCGTCCATGACGTGCGAAGTAACAAGCGCACACACAACTTTTCTTGTTTCGAGGTAACGAGCGTCGCCTTCTCGCCCAATGGTACGCACATTGCCAGCGGGTCGGTCGATGGAAACGTGTACGTCTGCAACGTAAAAACCGGAGCGCTTGAAAGAACGCTCCGAGGACATGATACGGCGAACAGCGTCGCCTTTTCGCCCGATGGCGCACGCATCGTCAGCGGTTGGCAAGACGGTGACGTACGTGTCCACAATACAGAAACGTGGGAGTGCATGTTGACGCTTCTTCATCCACGAGGGGTGTCAAGCGTGGCCTTCTCTCCCGACAATAGGCACGTCGTAAGCGGTTCGTACGACAGGAGTGTGAGGATATGGGATGTGCGGCGTGACAACAAAATCGACTCTACGTAGAGGACTGGAGTGACGACGAGGACGACGAGAGTGACGACGAGAGCGTTCTCATCTCCCACGGGAGATGAGGTCAGTTGTAGTCGTACAGAAAAGCGTGTCCTCGACCTCTAACGACCGGCTGGACACGTTGAGTGAGCGCCGCGCTCACGCTCACGCTCTCCGCTCGTCCTTCCGCTCGTTCGTCGGCTCGTTCCACTCGCTTCACCCGCTCAAAGTACTGCGCCACCGTCTCCGGTCTAGTGAGATCCGTCCAATGCGTCAGCATCTCGTTGTCCCACAACCTTTGATAGTCGTACCCAGCTCTCGCCATTGTATTAGGTAGCGAGAGTTACGCAGCAAAAAAACGAGAGCCGGGTGAGGTTCTCTTTGGCCTATGACATGACCGACGAAACGGTCTCGGACAGGTTTCGTACGTTCCTAGCCAATCACAAGGTTAAGCAGGGTGAGCCGTTCACTCACACCTCCAAGGGCGCTTGGAGCGTATCCGAGGATGGTAAGCGTGAGTGTGTATGGAGACCGGGGTCTTACTACGTCGGCTCTGACGACGTTGAGGAGTTCTGGACTCTGTACTGCAACCTTATCTCCAAACGTGTTTTTCCCACCATGACAGAGAGGCCGACCCCGGTTGGGAAGCCCATTGGTCCGCTGCGAGTTGATTTTGACATCAAATCCCCCGCCTCGAAAGCGCGAGCCAAGAGACAGTATACCTCCGCTACGCTCGACCAAATCGTAGCCATGTACCAAGAGGAGATCCGTCTCATCGTTCATCCGGACGAGTTTGAGGACAAGATGTTGTGGTGTCTCGTTCTGGAGAAGCCGGCGCCTCGTAAGGAGAAGGACGGCAAGGGAGGCGTAATGTGCAAGGACGGCTTTCATCTGCACTTTCCTCACTTCATATGCGACGGGTGGACACAAGACTCTTACCTGCGTGACAGGGTCACACGCCGCATGGTCGCCGAAAACGTGTGGTCTGGGGCAGAACTGTTGGATTCGGTACAAACGTTGATTGACAGCCAAATGGCCACAAAGATGTGGATGATGTACGGGTCGGCCAACTACAAAGACAAATCCTCGCAGCCCTATCTATTCACTCGAGCGCTCGATCACACGCAGCAGAGCGTTCCTCTGGAGAGGGTGTTCGAGGAGGAGATGGAGGGCCGACAGTCGACGGTGCAGTACTACCTGCCTCGGTTCCTCTCCATCAAAGGTTGTACGCAGCCAATCACTCTGACGGATCATTTCGTCATTCGGATGCCTCGGCCAAAGAAGCCCGTTGTCGTGCGCGATAGGAGCGACGAGGAGATACTCGCAGACCTCAAGCGCATCGAGGAAGGGGGTCTCTTGGATCTCATATCCGTTGACAGAGTCAACGATAGGAACGGATGGATGGACTTGGGCTGGACGCTGTTCAACATTGGACAGGGATGCGACACCGCCCTGCAGATGTGGATAGACGCGTCTATGAAGAGCGCCAAGTTCATCGACGGAGAGTGCGAGGCCGAGTGGGCCAAGATGGAGATGAGGGGCAAAACCATGGCTTCGCTCATCAAGATGGTACAAGAAGACAATCCGAAAGAGTACAACGATTGGAAGGTGTCCCAGATAGACTATTGGATCGACGAGAGTCTGCGGGAGAAGAAGCCCACAGAGTGCGACATCGCCATGGTGGTGTATCGGATGTATGAGGGTAGGTTTGTCTGTGCTCGATCCAAGAAGGACGTGTGGTTCGAGTTTCGCAACCATCGGTGGTACGAGGTCGATGATGGTCACACTATCAAGCGACTGCTGTGCACAGAGGTCAAGGACGAGTACGACCGATACGCTAGTAAGCTTTTGGACTGGCGTCGTGACGCTCAAGATGAGGCCGATCGTAAGCGCTACGAGACCAAAATCGCCCGGTGCTTTGCCATCTGTCACGAGCTGAAAAAGGTGGCGTTCCACGACAGAGTGGTTAAGGCGTGCAAGCTTCGTATGTACGACGGGGACTTCTTCGACAAGCTAGACCAAGATCCTCTGCTTCTTGGCTGCGAGAACGGCGTCGTCGACCTCAAGCTCGGTACGTTCAGGCCGGGGAGACCCGACGACTACATCGGATGCAGTACCAAGATGTGCTATCAAGAGTATAACAGCACCGATTATCAGGTAGAGACGCTGGACAACTTCCTACGCAAGGTGTTTCCAGACCCCGATCTGAAGGAGTACTTCTTGGACTTCTTCGCATCCTGTCTTGAGGCCGGGAACGTTAACAAAACCTTTCTCGTGGGAACCGGTATTGGAAACAATGGCAAGACACGAACGTTCAAGATGTTGGAGATCGCGTTTGGCGATTACTGCGTCAAGTTACAGCCGGAGACGCTCATCGCTGGCAGAGGTCAAGCCGGCGGTCCCCGTCCCGATCTCATCCGTTCTCGATACGCTCGTCTCGCCATGGTGGACGAGATATCTGAGAGGGAGCCGGTCAACATTGGCGTTCTCAAACAGCTAACGGGCGGAGACACGGTATCGGCGAGAGATCTGTTCGAGCGAGGGAAGGAGCAGAGAGACATTCGGGTCAAGTTCACTCTAGTGACGTCATGCAACGTTCCCTTCAAAATACCGGGCCAGGACACCGCAACGTGGAACAGGGTGCGGGTGCTCGATTTCGAATCTACGTTTGTGTTCCCAAAAGACCTCGACGAGAACCCGGTGCCGGACGACGAACGTGAGCAGATGGAGCAGAAGAAGTTCGTGGCGGATTTGACGCTGAACGACAATTGGCTCGCAGACATGGCGCCGGTGTTACTGTGGATGCTGGTTAAGCGCTTCCCGCAGTACAAGGCGCGAGGGATTAGAGAGCCGGCTAAGGTTCGTATGTCCACGGACTCATATCAGCTACAGAACGACATCTACCGTCAGTTTGTTAACGATCACTTTGTGCAGATCGAAGGTGAGCAAGAGTCGGTGAGCGTCATCGAAGCGGCGCGTCTGTTCAAGGGGTGGTACAGGGAAAACCATCCCTCCTACGCCAAGGATCGGAACTCTCAGATCGACGCTCACACCTTCCGTCGTCAGATGACAAAACGGTTGGGCAAACCCGTTCAGCAAGGCAGAGCGGAACGTTGGGTGGGATGGAAGCTGGTCAACGAAAGCGGCGACGACCCAAAAGACGTACAGCACTTCCTCGGTAAGCCGTAACAATCGAGTTAGAGAGAGGTTCCTCTCACTATATCCTCCACCGCCTCTATCGAGATGGCAAAGGTCATATTTCCGCTTCGAGATGCTCGCATAGGCAAGTGGCTGAAGGTGGAGAAGTTTCTGCACTCGCTGCCTACGCTCAGTCGTTACTACACGTTGTATCCCTCGTCGAGCTATCACATCGTTGTTGCGAACGTGCTCGAGAACAAGGATCCGGCGCAATGGAGTAAGGCGCTGGAGACCAACCATGAAACGTGGTTGAAGATACACATCCTTCTCGAAGAACGTTGCCGCGTCTCTCCCTATCCTCGCGTCGCAAAACTGTCGTATCAGGACACTCTGAACTGCTCTCTCACATTCGACGGCATCGATGACAGTACGGTTCGTGTTCTTAGAGCTCTGCTTGCGAGCCTCGCTGCGGGCCTTAAGGGGACGAAGGAAGAGGTGTGTTGCTTGAACTTTGGTCATCTTAATCGGTCGCTGCCAACGCCCGATAGCGACGATGCCAACGCCTTGCAGGCAGATGTTCAGCGCTTCGTCGAGTTCTTGCGAAGCACGCTAGAACCAGACAACCTGATCGTGCCGCTTTTGCCCGCACAGCTCGCGTTGTTCTACAACGTCTGTGTGTACACGCCGTGGAACGGTGTCGTTCCCTCCAGGTTAAAGAAAGACAACGCAGTTCAACATGGAGGCGTCGGCACAAGCGCCGGCACAAGCGCAATGGCAGACGGTTCAGCGCCGAGGACGGGGGAAACATCAGCCGGCAGAGGGGTCTCAGACGGTAGTACCAGTTAAGCGATACTGGGACGGGTTTGACGCCCGAGGCGAAGTGTGGTACGTTGAGCTCAGCGATGGACGAGTGCTCTCGTCCAGAGACGAAGAGTACAAGCGCTGGGAGGACAAAGACGCTTGACCACGTGGTCAAGCGATATAAGCGTTTTTACCCGCCTACTAATGGGCATAGGAGTTGGGAGCGTTTGCGGTCTCGTGGCAGGACTGATTGGTGGCGCGGCGATTGGCGTGGCCGTTGGTAGGGCGTTCGGCGTTGGAATCGGGATCGTCGTTTGGCTGACGATCGGTTTGGGATTCGGTATTCCAATGTGTCTATTGCTTCGCGATGAAGAAGAGGTTGATTCCGAACCTCCAGCGTAAGAAAATCGACCCTTTGTCACCGCGAGGTGTGGTGTGGTTGTACATGAGCGCCTCTCGCTTTGCGACGAGCCCGACGTATATCCAATATGGCATGCTCACGCCAGATCAGTGGCGCAAGCTAGCCGTTTGCGAGGTCAGCGTACCGCTGTCTGGTGACTCGAACTTGCGGAACACTCCGTCGGACGAGAGGATGGGCGTGTTGGAAAACGGCAAGGAGTGTGAAACCTGTGGCTACGACAACAGACAATGTCCTGGCCATTTTGGCTACATCCATCTGGACGAGCCAGTGTTCAATAGGCTGTTCCTTACATACATCCTCAAGATACTCCAGTGCATCTGCCCGTACTGCTCCCGTCCGAGAATGATGCCCAACATAGCCGAAATTCAGGGGCTTCTTACTCGAACGGGGCTTAAGCGGTTCAAGGCGCTTGTGAAGAAGCTATCCGAGATATCGCGGTGCCCTTATGGCTGCGAACAAGCTATTCCCTCTTACTTCATCGACAAGGAGACTATCGTGGAGTACGCACCGTCTAAAAGTCAGAAAACGACGGAGAGCAAGCGTCAAGGTGTGGCGTGCAAGCCCATGGACGTCTACAACATCTTCTGCCGCATGAGCGAAGACACGTGTAACTTTCTCGGACTCAACAGCGCCTTGGGCAGCAACAGGGAATTCGCTGAAGCGGCGTGCGGAACACACGTACACGAAGTGCGTCCAGAAGCTATGATATACATCATACTACCCGTCATTCCTCCCTGCTCCAGACCACACGCCATCATCAACGGCGAGCAGCGTGAGGATCATCTCACCGACATGTACAACTCCATCATCAATATCAACTCTCGTCTTCGGGAAGAGAGGGAAGGGGTGGGCAAACCGCGCAGAAGACGTGGTAAGGCTAACGCAGAGTATGACCGCGATAGCGATGTGGCCGAGTTGACCATTCGAGTATGTAGTTTGGTAGACAATCAAAAACGCTTGTCGAAGCTATCGAGTGGAGGTCGCTCACACAAGTCCATTGTTGAGCGACTAATCAAAAAGGGTGGACGCATTCAGGGCAACTGCATGGCCAAACGCGTAGACTTCTCGGCGCGCTCTGTTATTGTTGGTGGCGGGACGATGATAAAGACCGGCTACCTCGGTGTTCCCAAGTACGTGTGCCGGAATCTAACGAAACCGGAGGTGGTACAGGATTGGAACATAGAGTATCTACAAAGCCTTGTGGACAACGACGAAGTATCATCCGTTTTTCGAGGAGGGCAAGAGAGGAACCTCAAGGCCATCCAGCACAAGGGTCGTTTTCTGCTCCACAAAGGAGACATTGTGGAGCGATACCTTCAAGAGGGCGACGATGTCCCGTTCAACCGACAACCAACGCTGAGGTACGAATCGATTAGGTCGTTCAAAGTCTTCCCTACGGACGAATACACGTTCCGCTTCTCAGTGTGTGAAACTCCTTCGTTCAACGCTGATTTTGACGGCGACGAGATGAACATGCACGTGCCACAATCCACTCTCGCAACGTCAGAGGCCAAATACCTTATGCCCACCCGTCAACATATCGTTACCGGTCAGAAGAACTCTCCCGTCTCGGGCAACGTGCAAGACGCCCTCGTTGGGTGCTATCTTCTTACCAACACGTGGCACGCCGAAGGTCAAGAAGATACCCTCGTCCCTCGTCACGTCGTTTACAACTGCTACTTTGCGTCAGATATCAGTGTGGAACGCATGAACGACGCTTTTATCAGAGCCGAGAAGCATTACTCCGAATACGTGCGTGACGGCTTCATCGCCGGCGAGAGCATCCCGGGCAAACTGTTCCTTAGCGTCTTGTTTCCACCAGACTTTGACTACACCAAGGACACCGGCACGAACACCGTCTATCCCGTTGTGCGTATCGAGAGCGGTGTCATTCTTCCAACCTCTGGACCGTTGTGCAAGAAGGTGATCGGTACCTCCGGTCAGTCTGTCTCCCACATATTGTGGAAAGAGTATGGTTCGGACGCGGCGTTGAAGTTTCATGGCGAAGCGGAGTTCTTGATCTACAACTGGTTACCGACTCACGGCTTCAGCATGGGCATCGCCGACTGCATGACGACGGACAGAGACGCCGTCGAGAAAATCCTCAGAGAGACCAAGGCGGAGGTTAGAACCATCGTTGTCTCAACGGAGGACAAGGAAGCGCGTGAGCGCAAGATAAACGCAGCGCTCAACTCCGCTATGAACGTAGGTAACACGCTAGCGGCGAAAAGCATGCACTTTGGGGAACGGAACGCCTTGAACGTCATGAGGTTGGCAGGAGCCAAGGGAGTGACGATCAACTGTACCCAAATCACAGCCTTTGTGGGTCAACAGAACATCGATGGTAACAGAGTGGAATGCACCTTGTCGGGAGGAACACGAGCTCTACCGCACTTTGACGAGAACGATGACCGTCCAGAAGCTCGAGGACTAGTGTCACACGGCTATCTAGAGGGACTCACTCCCGCCGAGACCTTCTTTCACGCAGGCGCCGGACGTCGAGGTATCGTAGATACCTCCGTCAAAACGGCCACCACGGGTTACATTCAGAAGAGGGTAGCGCGGTTGTCAGAGGATTCGAAAGCCGCCATTGACGGTACCGTTCGCACCGCCAACGGGGACATCATCTCGTTTATGTACGGCGATGACGGCATGAATCCGAAGAAGCTATACTCAGTAAAAGGGGTCAACCACCCGTTTTTCGTCAACGTGCATCATCTCGCAGCTAGGCTAAACAAGAGATCTACGAGCCCGGTCAGAACCCTAGCGCCCGACGAGATTGACCTTCTTCTCTCCTTCATCCAGGCTGGCATACCCGGAGTACAAACGCCGGTCACGGAGATGACCACGGGCAACATACGTCAGACGCTGAAAGAGCTCCTCACAACGACGTCCGTCGCCGAGGAGCAGATTCCCGCGTTCTGCAGAGAGGTGAAGGACGAGTTTGAGTGTTCCAAAGTCGAAGCGGGCGAGATGGTCGGACTCATCGCGACTCACGCTGTGGGAGAACCGGCGATGCAAATGACGCTTAACACCTTTCACTTGGCCGGAGTCTCCGCGGTGGATATCACTCTCGGCGTTCCTCGTCTTGAAGAGATACTTCGAGCGTCCAAAACATCGACGCCCGTTTGCGCCGTGTACCTTACGGACGAGAGGCTAACGCGTAACGCTGGCGAAATACAAGCGCTCGAGAAGGGAAACGTGTCTCTGCAAGAGGATAGCGAGGAGCATACGAAAAACGTGACGAGAGTTCAGTCGTTGAAGGAAGAGTCGTACGCGATCGTTCGAGACTTTTGCTCTCGTCTTGAAGAGATATACGTACGCGACCTGTTGAGCAGCTATGAGGTAAAACACGTCTACGAAGACTTCGACCCGAAACGGCACGCTTCACCCGTGGGGATAGAGACGTACGAGCGATATAGCGAGGAGTGGTGGGTTCAGGCCTACAAAGGCCTGTACGGAGCGGTGTCGACGCCGGAGAAGTGGGTCATCGTTCTCACCTTTGACCGAGCCAAGCTGTACCGGCATAGTATCAGCTTGGCTGAGATCACCGAGGCTATGGTTAAACACACCTCTGGCAACCTGACCTGCATACCGTCTCCCGAGGTCGTTTGCAAGATCGAAGTTCACATGAAGTTCGCAGAGATTCAGGAGCACGTTCAGGCTCTTATCGACCTGCCGCCGGGAGAGGACACCAAGGAACTGATCACCGCCGACAACGCCGCCTTTTTCACAACGAGAGACGTGGCGCTTCAGATGATCAAGGCGACGGTCATCAGAGGCGTTTCTGGGATCAGTAAGGTGTACCCGCGAGAGGATAAGAAGACCAAGTTGTGGGTGATAGACACTCAGGGGAGCAATATATTGGACATCCTGAGTCTGTCAGGCGTTGACACTCGCCGTACTACCAGCAACGACCTGTACCAGGTATACGATGCCTTTGGCATCGAAGCGACGCGGAACGTGCTGTTTCGGGAGATCAACCTCGTTTTTGGTACGTACGGCATCTACGTGAACCCACGACACATTCAGCTCCTCGTGGACAGGATGACCGTGACGGGAGAAATAGACTCCGTTACTGAGAGAGGCATATCGCGAGATTCTGGTCCCGTGGCTAAGCTGTCGTTCGAAAAGCCCGTTGACAACGCCGTGGTGTCCGCGCTGTTTACTGAGAGCGATCAGATCAACAGCGTCTCCGCCTCTATCATGTTCGGTCACTTCGCAAAGGTGGGTACGGGCACCGTTGAGGTACGTCGCGACGAGAGCGTGATATGATTCGTCTCTACATAGAGACGAATTCGGTCATCGTCAAAGGTCAATCGCCCACACACCCACTCTCTTACCAGACCCAATGGCGACTCGCTTACAGTCGGGAGAAAACGCTATACACCTCACTTCGTCCGAAAGGAGTTCAAACGTCCGCGTACACTCGCCGCTTTCCGCGTTCCACACCTTCACGCTCTTATCGCTCGAGCCGCTGACGATACGCGTACCGTCGGGCGAAAAGGCGACGCTCATCACCGTCTGATGATGACCTTGTAGCGTTAACGTGCACTCACCGGTGTCTACGTGCCACACCTTCACGCTCTTATCGTACGAACCGCTGACGACGCGCTTACCGTCAGGAGAGAACGCTACGCTCGTCACCCAATCTGTATGGCCTTGAAAGGTGCGTTCATAGATGAATTCGTAGGTGCCGCCTGCGATGAAAAGGCGTGTCACGTTCCACACACGCACCGTCTTATCGTGCGAACCGCTAACGATGCGCGTACCGTTGGGAGAAAAGGTGACGCTCGACACCTTGTCTGAATGGCCTTGCAAAACATGTTTGCGTTCGCCACCCCATATCTGTACGCTCTGGTCATCCCTTCCGCCGCCACTGACGACGCGCTTACCGTTAGGAGAGAACGCTACGCTCGTCACAGAGCCCTTGTGACTCATAAGCGTCCGCTCGGACTTGCCGGTGACTGCGTTCCAAACTCTTACAGAGTTATCATTCCAACCGCTGACTACGCGCGTACCGTCGGGAGAAAACGCCACAGCGTTCGCCGCTCGGACGTAACTTCTCATCCTTTGTTTGTACTTGGGATTTTCAAGGCTCCGCACACGCAGCGTCGCGTCGAGCAGCCCGCTGACGATCTTCTTCCCATCTGGCGAGAATGCGACGCATAGCACTTCTGAACCGTACGTTAGTACGGTTTCGCACGTCATGTTATCACCGCGATAACATGGCCGCGATACGTCGATTTTACGCGTACGAATCGTCATCTTCCGCTCTCGTTCTTTCGACCGATAACGGAAAGTCTATCCACTTACCGATTCCCATTCGCCATATCTTCACATCCTCGTCGTTCGAACAGCTGGCGATGCGCTTACCGTCGGGCGAAAACGCCACGCCCGTCACCACCTCGCGGTGTCCTCGGAGCACCTCGACGTTCCCAGTGGCGTTCTCGATGTGCGCGATACGCAGCACCTTGTCGAACGATCCGCTGACAACGCGTGTGCCGCATGGCGAGAACGCTACACACCACACACCGCAACGGGTTTGGAGTATCCGTTCGCACATGCTGGCGTTGGCGCTCTCGGCGTTCCACACACGTATCGTCCTATCGAACGACCCGCTGACGAAGCGCTTTCCGTCGGACGAGAACGCCACACTCATCACATAGTTGGTGTGACCCTCAAACGTCCGCTCACAAGCGCCGTAGTCGGCGCTCTCTGCGTCTACACACCACATCTTCACGGTCTTATCGTCAGAGCCGCTGATGAGGCGTTTCCCATCGGGCGAGAACGCTACGCTCGTCACCCAGTCTGTGTGACCTAGGAGCGTGCGTTCGCACTTGCCTACGTTGACGCTCTTGTCGTCCACGTTGTAGACGCGTAACGTTCTATCATACGAACCGCTGACGATGCGCGTACCGTTGGGAGAGAACGCGACGCACGTCACCACGTCCGAATGGTCTCGGAAGATGTGTTCGCACTCACGCCTTCGTCGAATTGGGGTGCCGATCTCTATTCGCCATATCCTCACGTCGCAGTTGTACGATCCGCTGACAACGCGTGTGCCGCATGGCGAGAACGCTACGCTCGTCACCCCGTGCGTATGTCCCACTAGTGTTTGCTCGCACTTGCCGGTTAGCACGTTCCATATGCTCGCTCTCCTGTCATACATTCCACCGCTTCCGGCTACGTATTTACCGTCGGGAGAGAACGTTACACTCATAACACAACCGCTCGTGTAACCATATAGCCTTCGTTCATCGATCTTCTGCGCGTCGTTCATGTTATCATCAAATGATAACACCTTTTATACCCGTTTCACGCTCCACACTTTCACGCTATGATCGAACGATCCGCTAGCGATGCGCGTACCATCGGGCGAGAACGCTACGCTCGTCACCCAGCTTGAGTGGCCCCGTAAAATCTGTTCGCGCACGCCGCTTTTCACGTTCCAAATCCTCAGTTTCTTGTACGATCCGGTGACAATCCGTTCGCCGTTGGGTGAAAAGGCCGCGCACATTGTGCGCGAACGTTCTTGGAAGGTGCGTTCGCATTCACCCGTGTCCGTGTTCCACACCCTCAGACTATAATCATTGCCAAGCGACCAACCGATAGCCCGCTTACCGTCTGGCGAAAAGGCCACGTTGCTCGTACAGTCCAAATTGTACTGAAGCGTACGTTCGCACTCGCCAGTGTCCGCGCTCCACACCTTAATACTCCTATCGTACGATCCGCTGACGATGCGCTTACCATCGGGCGAGAACGCCACGCTCGACACCCAACCCGAATGACCCCGTAGTATCCGTTCACACGTACCGTCGGACGGTAACGTCACGTGCGTCACCCAACCCGATTGCGTCCGTTCGCACGTTTCGGCGCGCACGTTCCAAATGCAAAACGTTGTGTCGTACGATCCGCTGACGATGCGCGTACCGTCTGGCGAGAACGCCACGCTCGATACCCAGTCTGAGTGACCTAGAAACGTCGCACACTCACCGGTGTCCACTAACCACACTTTCACACTCTTGTCGACCGATCCGCTAGCGATCCGTCCACCATCGGGCGAGAACGCCACACACTCTACAGATTCCGTATGGCCTTGGTAAATCCATTCGCACGTGCCAATGTCCGCGTTCCACACGCTAACACTATCGTCAGACGACCCGCTGACTACGCGCGTACCATCGGGAGAGAACGCGACGGCGTTCACAGGGGCAGTATGACCCAGAAGTGAACGCTCGCTACTTTCCACGCTCCACACGCATACGCTCTTGTCTTCCGACCCGCTAACGATGCGCGTACCATCGGGAGAATACGCCACGCTCGTCACCCAGCCCGAATGACCGCGACGAATCCATTCGCACGTTCCGGTCTCAAAGTCGTAGACGTGAAGCGTTCCGTCGGCGGAACCGCTGACGACTTGCTCGCCGTCGGGAGAAAACGTCACGCTCGTCGCCCAATGCAAATGGCTTGGAAGCATTTTACGCGTATCATTCTCTTTCTCCACATTCCACACTTCCACATCGCCGTCGATCGATCCGCTGACTATGTGCGTGCCGTCCGGAGAGTATGCGACGCTCGTCACACTCGAACGGCCTTGAAATGTGCGTTCGCAGGTACCGAATTCGGCACTCTCGTTGTTCACGTGCCACACACGTATCGCCCCATCTTCCGCCCCGCTGACGATACGCGTGCCATCGGGCGAGAACGCTACGCTGTTACAAGGCCATTCGGCTTGGAACGTCCTTTCGCACGTGCCGGTATCGGTTCGCCAAACACGCAGCGTCGTGTCCCACGAACCGCTGACGATGCGCTTACCATCGGGAGAAAACGCGACGCTCTTAACCCAACCGGTGTGACCTTGCAGCGTCCGTTCACAAGTGCCGAATTCGGCACTCTCGGTGTCCGCTAGCCACATCTTCACGGTTCCGTCGAGCGAACCGGTGACGATACGCATACCGTCGGACGAGTACGCTACGCTAAATACCCAACCTAGATGCCCCGTGAGCGTCATTAAGCACTTCCCGGTCTCAATGTCGCAAATACGCACGCTCTTATCATCCGACCCGCTAGCCACGTGCATATCGTCGGGTGAAAGAGCGACGCTCCTTATCCACTCCGAATGACCTCGCAGTATTCGTTCGAACTTGCACATCGTGTCATAGGATGACACGATGCTCGAACGACGTCGATTTTTCAGACGTACCACGGTTTCGCTCTCTCGATGAACGTAGGAGCGTTGTTGTAGTTGCTCGTTATCTCTTCTCCCGGCGCAATGGCGCGAATGGCGTGGAGGTTGTACACGGTTCCGTTGAACAACAGCGACGAGTTGGGCTCAGATTTGTGATTCACCCAACGACCGAGCTTCGTCACACGAGGTACGTTTCCAGAGAACTCAATGGCAACACCTATCTTCTCACCGGGGGCGTAGTGTCTATCGGCGAACAACCCGTCACCGTGAATGGACGACTTGGCCCTATAAGGCTGAGACGAGGACGCTCCCATTACTACGATGCGACGAAATAACGCGTCGGAAGTTCAGCACCGGTAAGGGTCAAACACGATCACCGGGGTACCCCCTTCAGGAACTGTTTTGGACGATTTTTGAGCCTCACTTCGAGGCTCGTCAAAACGCGGTTTTTTGGGTTTCTTGGGTTTTTTCTTCACGGTTCTCCTCTTCATCAGAGAGTGGTACCGCTCTCTTTAGACGATTCCACACGGTACGGACTAGCTTGCCAGCGTAGAAGCCTATGACGTTCACGAATATGTCCTGGATCGAGCCCGCCGAGGCCAAGCTCTCTATGAGCTCCCACAACACCCCCATGCCTATGGCCACCAGGTCGCAGTGAGGGAAGAAGAGGCCTATGACGAAGAACAGCACCAAATGTGTAACCGGCCACCAACTACAGCACTTATGGAGCTCGGGGATGTTTAGTATCCTAGAGTCCAACACGTCGTGCTGTACTATGCGTTTAGCCCCAACCGTCATCCACAGTATGAAGAAGTAGAGGGTGATCAGGGTGCCAATGGTCACCAGTATTATATAGACGCCCTTGCACTCTTCGCACTGAGGCAAGGGGCAGAGCCTTGCTGCGGAGCAGTTCCCTGTGGAGCACTTCATTGCTACTGCGGTACAGAATTGTCTCCTCTTCCGTGGGAGAGGAGATAGGGGGAGCCGCACTTACAGTTTCACTCCGTAGTAGTGAAAGAACGACGGCTGCTCAGGGTACTGTGTCTCCACCGCCAACGCATACGCCGAATAACGAGGTTGTCCGTACCTCGGAGAACAATCACCTAGTATATAGGTGCCACGCCTCTCAACGTCCAAAGGATACACAAATTGAGGGTCGGCGCGATGTAGAGGACCGTAGTCCCCAAGGAGGCCGCGCTTTCCTTCGTACGGGGTACGTAAGGAACCCAGGTTGTGGTATCGCTGCTCAAAAGGATAACCCGACATGAATGTAGGTCCGCGCATGACTGGGCGAACGTGTTCGTCTGAACCGGACATTACATTCCAACAACACAATTTCTTCGTTCAAAACATGTGGTTTCGCCCTTTTGGCGGCGGAGCGCCGGCACGAGCCTGCATCTGCATCGGAACCATGCCCGCGGGGTACATCACCACGCCACCGTTGTACATCGGCATCGCATACTCCTGCTTGAGAGTGCCGAGCTTGAAGTTCTCAGTACCCTCCACTCTCAAAAAGGCCAACGCCGCCTTGAACGGCAGCTCCAAGTCCTGTCCCTCGCAGAACTTGTACAGAGGAATGACCAAGGCGCCAGAGTGTGTTGCGTCGATGATCAAGGGACCTGGAAGCATGTACCCGTGACGTATGAGCTGAGGGTGAGGCACAATCTCAATGTAGGAACCGGAAGTCACCTTGATGTTGAGACCGGTGTCGAAGTTGTTCACCTCGCCGCTCTGGTCCTCCACCCTGTTGTCCGTCCGACCGACCAATGTGATCTCCCATCCCGCTTTCCCCTGCTCACGAGAGGGCCGCTCCGCGTTGGGCAGTATCTTGAAGGCGTTGAACTCGTTAGCTGGCGCCGCCTTATCGCCCTTACGAACGCGCGCACTAGCCATGTTACCCAGCGAAATGGTGTCTCTAACTTAATATCTTCAGCGCGATTTGCGACGAAAAAAGATGTTGACCAACAATACCGGCAATGCAGATATTCGTAAAGACCCTGACCGGTAAGACCATCACTCTCGACCTGGAGGCTGGTGACACGATCGGGCAGGTCAAGGCGAAGATCCAGGACAAGGAGGGTATTCCGCCTGATCAACAGAGGCTTATCTTCGCGGGTAAGCAGTTGGAGGATGAGCGAACGATCAGCGACTACAACATTCAAAAGGAGAGTACCTTGCATCTAGTTTTGCGTTTGAGGGGGGGCCGGTAGGTCGCGCCGCATTCGTTTGTGGGCATAAAATCACCAAATCGCTTGATGATTTACCGCCTCCACGATGGAGTGCAAGATATGTGACTATCAGTGTGATGATACCTATGAGATGGAGATCCACCTGGTATCGAGTCATAAGGATACGAGAGCCACTTGCAAGTTATGCGGAGGCGTGTTCAAGTCTGTTCTGCATCACTTGAGCAAGGTGCATTCCGCAGTGTATGAAAAGGCTAAAAAGGAAGGGAGTACCGCACCACTCATCACGTCGTCTGATGGATTGAGGTGTGTGTATTGCGACAGAGTGTTTTCCACCGTTCAGTATGTCATAAACCATATCAGAAGCAAGCATGCCGAGACAAAGGTGGAGTGTGATGTGTGTCACGCTATACTTAAGCGGGCTGCTCTGTATGATCACAAGAGAAACAAGCACAAAGACGCTTCCTCGTACTATCAGTTCGAATGTGAAACGTGTAAGCTAAAATTCAAGCACGAACTGACATATAAGAAACACCTCGCAACGGAGTCTCACAGGATAACGGAGAAGAGAATAGACTTGGACATGACCGAGATAGATGAGAAGGTACGGGCTGTCAAAATTGCAGGCAGAAAGATCCCTGAGAAGAAATCACGAAGCGAGTCTAAACAGGTCATGAGTGCCACGTGTGCCATCTGTCACGTCGTTTTTGCCGACGGGAGAAAGCTTTATCGTCATACGAATTCTGTACACAAGCAAACTAAATACCCATGTGACGTATGCGAGAAGGTTCTTTCGAGAAAAGACACTCTGACAAGACACATTGAAACCGTGCACAGAAAGAGATACGTTGACTGTGAACAGTGTCACAAGAAGGTGCTCGAGCGTAACTATTATGAGAGGCATATCAAGTTGTGTTTGATCAACGCTGTTCTTCGACAGTATCCAGGGTCTTCGTCGTGGGAGCGGATGGTATCGAAGGTTCTTATGGACAGAGGCATTGATTTTGTTTGTCAGCATACGTTCGACGATTTACGGAGCAAGGCGCGCCTTTCTTATGACTTCTATGTTGAGAGCCTAAATATGATAATAGAGATCCACGGTCCGCAACACTATGTTGCCTCAAGCTACAAGAATGGACAAGAGAAGCTGATAGAGACTCAAACGCATGACAAGATGAAGGCGGTATACGCGAGGAACCATTCGATCAGGTTGGTCGTTATAGATACGAGGCTTCATAACACCTTCGAAAAGGTCTCGGCTTTCATTTTGGACGCTATCCCGGGATAAGATAGCGCCTCTGCGCAGCAGCCTGAGGAGGATAGCTCGCGCCACAATTGGTCACCTTGCCTCCGCGTCTCATGAACGCGACTCATGATGCGCATCATGAGTCTACTTTCTTTTCAGTATCTTGTACGCCTGAACCACACCCTCAATCTGCCTTGAGCAATCGCCCAGAGCGTGATGTAGCTCGTGTTCCAACGCGTTCGGCTCTTTTCTCAGCTTCACGCCAGCCATATCGTATATCGTTCTGGTGTCTCTGGTCTCCCAGAACCTCCATGGCACCGTGATGCCGAACACGGAGAGAGCGTAAGAGAGAATGATAAGGTCAAAATCCTTACCATGAGACCACATGTACAGCGACTTGCGTTCCGTATCCGCACGCACGTTGTCGCTGTTCACTGTCAACCATTCGTGGAAGGTGGTCAGCACGTTTCTAAGGTGCCGTCTGTTCTCTCCGATGAACGCCTCTTTTCGTGCAGCCTCGTTCTGCTCCATCCACCACACCAGAGTCTCATAGCTCACAGAGAACAGGTTGCTCAGTTCGCCGTAGCACCTCACGTCTATCTTCTCGTAGAACGTCGCTCCCACCACGCCGGTGACGGGGTCAAAGACAATCGCACCGATGGTGAGAATGGGTGCGTCGCAACTCGTACCCAACGTCTCGATATCAACCATTACATGCGTCATGCTCATTGAACGAGTTTGCAGCCTTTAACTGAACTCGTCGTTGAAAGCCCTGAGATGTTCCTGCGTTTGAACGCAAAACAGCACACGCTTAAAACGACACTGTCTTAGCGCTTTGACGAAGCGTTCGTCCCAGCCTCCGATGATCAGCGTATCATGCTCGAGATGCGCCGCCAGAGCGATCACGTGGCGTGCTAGCGCCTCCTCGACGCGATACGTAATGACCGATATGACGTGAGGAAATGGAAGAAACTCGTCGTTCTCGTCACGAAACACAGCAACCTTCGGACTGTATACCACGCCGTCTTCCCGATCAAGAGTGAGACAGAGGGTGGACGCGCGGATGATATCAGCGCTGTTGATTAGTAGAGGCTTGAGACCCATGGCCGCAAGCCTTCCAATCCCTCTCAACGGGCTCTCTACGTTACACTCGTAGCGTGACGCGGTCTCCTCTTCTTGCAACGACCGAGAGATCTCTTCGAGAGCTTCAGGGTCATAAGCTACGCTATCCGTGGAGTGGTCGAGATACACTCTCTCCGTGTCGTATTGGTACCATCCTCTCCTAAACACGTCGGACAAGAGCTTGTCTTGACGAAGAGCGCCGTCCTTGCGCTTACGATGTTTGACCTCGTTTTCGTACCTGGCCGCGCCGCGAGTGTCCTTATCGCTCATTACTGTACGGCAGGAGAAACGCCTCTCGGTTTTCCTCGTATCGCAAGCCACAATCCCACCAAAACGACGGCGACGACCACGATAATCACTATAGGCACAACGTCGGTGCTTTGAGCATGATGAGAGAGTCGAAAACGAGAGCGTGACGGCGCAACGTGCGTTGTCGGTCCGTTGACATGCGTCAATGGCCCGTTGACGCGTGCCATCATGACCGTGATGTTGTCACAGTTACGCCCGGCGTTATTCTTGCCCTTGTCCAGAAGACTTTGACACTCATTTGGAGCGAAAGCCGCAGCCTCTTTGCTACTCACGCCATCCCACAGGCCGTCAGAAGCGAGAATGAGCGTGTAGTTGCGACCCTTGTGATCCTCTTGCATCTGAAACAAGGTAATGTCCGGTTCCGGCGACACCATCGCTCTGAAACCCGCATAGGTGGACCATTGCCTCTTTTCAGCGACGACTCGAACCTTAAAGTCGTTGTCCCCCAACGCCCTAGAGACCGCTAACATGCCGTTCACTCTACCGTGATCGACGCTTCCTCCTGCGGCCGCAATACGTTCTTCTTCCATGTGTGGTTTGTGGTCTTCCGTTTCGAATATGACGTTACCACCTTCCGCCAACACGGCGCGACTGTCGCCGACGTTGATGAAGTATAGCGTGCTCTCTTTTAGCAGGTGAAGCACGGCTACAACCGTCGTTCCGCTTACGAGACGTCGTTGGTAAATGTCCTCGTCGAGACGAAGAAAGGCGTCCTTAATGGCCTGAATAAGTAGACTGGGAGGTTCGCGTAAGACGTCGTTGAATAGCGTAGGAAACGTCGCCTTGGCGTAGTCGACCACGTCTCTTCCACCGTGACCGTCCATAACCATATACAACACGGCGTTCGGATACCTGACCACCAGAGAGTCATCCTCCATCGACTCTCGCGTCCCCTGATACGTGGCGACGCATTCTCGTTGAGCCTTGGCCGTGGCCCGGGGAATCATTGTTTGTAGACGACTTTCTTTTTAGATAGGATTTTCTTAGGGAAGAGTATGTCCAACTACAGGTGTCGTTTGTCAACGGATCCGCTGTTGGTCTTCGCTCAAGACATACTGTCGCCGGACAAGTACGGACTCGCCATACCGGTTCCCGAGTGTCTGCACACCATTCAAGCACTCGATCCGGATGAGAAGGTGGGCGTGACCATCTCGATACCGGCTAACTGGGTGGCTGCGCTACAACCCATGCGGTCGACGCGCCTCACGTCGAAGGAGCAGATGTATCGTCGCGCTCTGCAGTACTTCCTTACCTACATTGAGGAAGTAGCCGATGAGATCCTCGAGTATCGTATCGAGCACAAGAGTTGCTATGACTGGTTGTTTCGCTGGTTATTCCTTCTGACGTGTCCTCTCCGTTGGGTGGACATGAAACACTACGCGCTACGAAGCGAGCTTCGCCTGAAGATAGGGCGAAAAGAAACGCTCACCGACGACGAAGCGACGCTGTTTAACGATCACGGTCTGTATCAGTGGTACGGCGCCTACGAGACCTTTATCCGGTACCACAATCCCAAAGCGTGGGGGTTTATCGAGTCCTTACGCATAAAGAAGGGTAGAGTCTCACACCTCCCCTTCGTCTCCGCGGTGGAAGGTTGCCCCGGCATCGTGAAGATCGACAGGGCGGGCGAGCTACTGTACAACTCACGCGGCGCAGACAAGTTCATAGACTATCTGGGGCTGTGGACTGACGATCAGGTCGCCATATACAACCGCGCGTACCGAGACAGCGTCGTGGCGCTCATGAACGACTTCTATCCTCCTCTCGATGACGAGCGCATGACTTCGGAGTGATCTGACCTCCGGTCAACGCTACGCTCTGACCTCCGGTCAACGCTACGCTCTGACCTCCGGTCAACGCTACTGCTCTAAAGAGGGCATCTTGCTCAGCAAGATGCCCGGTGGTAGGTACGTGAAGGTGAGCGACGGGCCTTTCACGTTCGCTAAGGAAACCGCGACAGAGAAGCGACAAACGCCGCGTATCCCGCCGGCATCGTTTGGCTCGCTCGAACTGCCCATGACATACATGGCCTGTCCGAGATGTGGATCAAGGGAGATATCGACTTCGTCATGCAACTGTGAAGTTCGGAACTACGTCTGTCCCGTGTGCAAATGGCAGCACACGAATCACGTGCACTAACGTGCGTGATAGTACACCACGCCGCATATCAGACACACGAGGAGGATGAGCGCTACGATAAGCGGCCACAGACGAAAGCCGTCGTGTGAAGCGCTTGCCACGTTCGGTATGATCTGTCCCCCGACGGTGACGTACGGTTTCTTGTCATAGCCTATCATTAGCGCCTGCGAAGGAACGATCCCGGACCAAGAGGACGTTCCCTGCGGATCCTCTCGCACCTCCATCTGTAGAACGCCAACCTGCGTGTTGTACGTCTTAGCCTCGCCAGGCTTCAGTTGGATGGAGCCGGTAGGCTCATCTCCGACCGTAGACAGAGAGACATACAACGTTAGAGCCGCGGACGTGTTCCGTACCTGCATTATTAGTGCTGCACAACAGTTTTAAAGGAGCAAAGAAAGTGTTGACTCAATGTAATGAGATGTGCGATCCCTCGCATACTGCATCAGACCTGGAAAACACACGACCTGCCAGACTACTTCCAGAAGTACTCAGACGAGTGGTCGAGGATGCATCCCGAGTTTGAGCATCGCATCTACAACGACCAAGACCTAAGAGAGGTGGTAGAGAAGCACTTCCCGCAGTACCTCACGCTGTATGACAACTTCCCGAAACAGATATTCAGGGTAGACTTCGCTCGATACGCCATCCTTTACGTCTATGGAGGGATATACGCCGACCTTGACACTCGCCCCTTGAAGCGAGTCGACAAGCTCCTAGCCCTCGAGCGTATCGTGCTCGGCGAGGAGCCACGTGAGCACTCGAGACGTATCTATGGGAGGAACATGGTCATTTGCAACGCCTTTATGATATCCCCGCCGCAACAACCGTTTTGGCTGCGGTTGATGGAGTTCATTCAGACGAGCACGGCGGTGGACGGCCCGAGCGACGTTGTTAGCGTCACCGGCCCGATGGCCATCACTCGCATGTACGACAAGCATCCTGACCACTTCAGACTGGGCTGCGGCGTCGACATCAAGAACTCCTGCTACCTCTTTCCCCTCATTGACGCTTCAAGGGGCGACTTGCAAGGCTCGAGCCAAGGAGAGTATACCAACGTATCGAAGTACTGCAACCTGGATGACGCCTACATCGTGCATATCTGGACACACGAGTATCTCAAGGGCACCTTTAGGGCGCTCTATTTGGTTCTCTTCTTCATCTTCCTGATCATCGTCGCCGTTGTCGTCGCGGTGATGCTCATGCGCTCCGCTCGCGTTAAGGGAAGCTCTTCCTAAAGGGAAGAGCTTTTTCTCGTGAATCGTCGTAATGATCTGGGCCATCGTGACGATCATCCTGATCGTCTCGGTGCTGGTCGTCGTTCTGTACGTTCACTTCTTTATGAAGCCCGTTCAGCCTCTGCCTTTAGGTGTGGAAGAGTATACCATCGCTCTGACCAAGATAGGAACGATGGAGCGTATCACGTCCGTCGTGTTTCATCAGGTTGGCGTTTTCACTACGAGCAAGACGGGCGTTGTGTCACTCTCGTCGTCGCTACGAGACGACGCCGAACGTCACGTGATCCACAGCGTTAGTGACGCTGATCCTCACTTCTACGACACGCATATGGAGGCGGGGTTGATGAGTATCGCCTTGCACCCCGACTTCTCAGTGAACCGAAGGCTATACCTCAGCTATACGATCAAAGCGTCAGCCTCCGGGACGTACTCCGTAGTCAACGAGTACGTCCTCGATCCCTCACTGCGTTCGATCGCCTTCGTTCGAACGCTGTTCAAGCTATGGCACACGACGGACTATCATCACGCCGGCACCTTAGTCTTTGGACGACGTGGCGTCAAGCACCACCTATACCTGAGCATGGGCGATGGCGGGCCACAAGGCGACCCGGAGATGCACGCTCAAAACCCCGCCTCGTTCAGAGGCAAAATCATCAGGTTCGACGTTGATGGGGACGAAGAGCCTAAGATCATCGCTCTCGGACTACGTAACCCGTGGAAGATCACCATAGCGCCAGACGGGGAGATGCTGATAGGCGACGTCGGCCTCAACAAGTGGGAGCGGATATACCGTCTCAACATCAACTCCGACACGGTGCCCAACTACGGATGGCCTCTGTTTGAAGGCATAGCTCGAAGAGACAGCAACGCCGATCAGAGTCAGTACGTGATGCCGGACTTTGAGTACCCCGTGTCCAACGAGACCGGCCGGGCCACGGTGGGAGGGTATCGTATTGCACCTTCGGTATACCTGATAGCGGACTGGTACGGTCAAATCCGTATCATCAAGGCCAACGAGAAGGGCAAGTTGATCCAAGTGGGTATGGCCATGTCGCCGGATCAGAACTACACTCTCGCTCACGACCCACATGCAAGCATTTACTACGCTATGGGCCTGAGTCAGGTGTCCATGATCGGGATATGGGCTTAACGATGATCGGAATACGCTAAAAAAAGATAGCCCGCTACCGTAATGGCCTCCCTAGAACGCATACAGCGCTATATGCGCGACAAGGGACACGATGTAACCGAGGATGTGATTGAGAAACTCGTGAAACGCAGAGCGTTCCTAGAGAAGCACGGGTTGCCCGAGGAGAATTGGCCGAGAAGAGTGAATTTGTCTGAACGAAGCATAAAGACGGTACCGCTTTACGTCTTTATGACCGCATCGACGCTGATAGCGCTTGATCTCAGGCGTAATGACATCGCCGATCTCATACCTGGCGTGTTTGAAGGGCTGAGTAGCCTGAGAACACTTCATTTGGACTATAACAAACTCGGCGCTCTTACGGTTGGCGTGTTTGGAGGGTTGAGTAGTCTGATATCGCTTGGTTTGAGCGGTAACGCACTCGAAGCTCTTCCGGTTGGCGTGTTTGGAGGATTGAGTAGCCTGACAGTGCTTGGCTTGGGCGGTAACGCGCTCGAATCTCTTACGGCTGGCGTGTTTGGAGGACTGAGTAGATTGACGACGCTTGGTTTGGGCGATAACGCGCTCGAGACCCTTCCGACTGGAGTATTTGGAGGGCTGAGTAGTCTGACGTTGCTTTATTTGGGCGGTAACAAACTCAAAACTCTTACGGTTGGCGTGTTTGGAGGGCTGAGTAACCTGACGAAGCTTGGTTTGGGCGATAACGCACTCGAGACTCTTCCGACTAGCGTGTTTGGAGGGCTGAGTAGCCTGACAGAACTTTATTTGGGCGGTAACAAACTCAAAACTCTTCCGGTTGGCGTATTCGGAGGATTGAGTAGATTGACATATCTTTATTTGAACAGCAACGCACTCGATGTTTTTGCGGCTGGTGTGTTTGGAGGGTTGAGTAGTCTAACGACGCTTGATCTACGAAACAACCCCATATCTCGCATTCAGCAGATCACTAACAAAGAGATAGGTCTACTTAGCATTAGTTCTACAACCGTAGTAAGGCCTGCCGTACTCAAGAACGTCATCCGCCAAACGAGAAAAAAGCTGCTTCGCACACGTGCGAAGAGACTGCCCGTATTGGGCGCCGAAGAGGCGCCGAGAACCGAGTGGCAGACCATCTGCGCCGTCATCGGCGAGACGTTCAGACTAGACGAGCTGCGAGCGATAGCGAGGCAGGTAGGTATCGATCCACAGGGTATGAGTAAGAGGGCGTTGTGCGCCGCCTTGGCCGAGAGCTACGAGAAGGGCACAACCGTCGTCGCGGAGAGGAATTGCGCCAACGACTCCATCCTCGGCTATGAGTATGACACGGTGTCAGATGACGAGCTGGTCACGTACGAAGAGGGAGGCAAAAAGTGGTGCTTCGCTCCGGACGAGATTGAGAAGCTCGAAAAGAACCCCACTACGGGCAAGATTGACAATCCCTACACGCGCCAGCCCATTCCGGAAGAGGTATTGGCTGAGGCCGAATGGAAGAGAGCTCTACCACGTCCGGCAGCGGCGGGCGTACACGAGCTACGCGTTCACGAGTATAGCCCCGCCGCGGTCGTGAAGAGGAAGGTGAAAACCATCCTCGACAAGATGGACGTACCTCGGGACAAGCTCGAGACAATGACACCCGAGACCTTGACGCGTCTGACTGCGGCGCTAGCGTTGACCTTTCCGCAGATTAACGTACGCGAGGCGAAAGCGGCGAGAGCTAGAGGAGAGGGACTGCCGTACGTGCTTCAGAAGGTACCGGAAGATCGGTATTCGACGGCGGCGTTAGTTATCCAAGAGTTCTTCGCACGGGAGAGCGAGGAGGTAGAGGAGGTAGAGGAGAGCGAGGAGGAAGGAGAGAGCGAGGAGGTAGAGGAGGTAGAGGAGAGCGAGAACTGAAGAGTTCGAGATTAACCCGTCGATCGATTCCGCGTTAAAAAAACATAGATAGCGGTACTAATGGCTTCTAACGAACGGTTCCAGAAAGCTATAGCCGATCTGCAAGGCCAGCTAGATGCGTGTCAGGCGAAGGTGAGCCTGCAAGACAATTGCGTCTCAGCGTTGATCGTCATCGGCGTGGTGACCCCCATCGTGCTCTTCCTGTTGCTCTACTTCATTCAGCCTCGCTTCGTGACGTCGAAGCAGGGCGATCAAGAGGTTAGAGACAAGATGAAGCTCTTCCTCTGGACGGTGGGCGTTACGCTGGTGGTGTGGATAGCGCTCTACCTGTACGCCTACTTCAACAACTACGCCGGTCTGCCCATGGTCTGTGCGCGGTGACAAGTCAACGCTATGGCTCTGACATCGTCAACGCTGTCGCTCTGATATTTCGTTAGGCTCCTAACGAAATCTACGCCAGTGTACCTAGCGTCACTATCTTGTCCGAGTCCGGCTTCTGACGGAATCTACTCATGAGCTTCTCGTTTTTCAGTATCTTGAGCGCCGTCACATCCTTCATCGGCTCTGTGTTGAGTATGTCCAAGCTGGGACGACGAGGAAATCGCGGCTGCATCCACTCTTTCGGTATAAACGTGTTATCATTATACACCGTGCCGGTCGCGTACTCGAATAGCTCCAGGCTCAACGGGCTTCTTTCATCGACGAGGGAGAAGAGGAAGTAAAGGAGATCGAAGCTGGCCACATACGAGTTCGGCACCGATCTATCTTCGCTTCCAAGCACGAATGCACGCTGGCCTATCACCGGCGGGGCCCATTTGATCCCAACCCCCCAATCGCCTATCTTGATAAGGTCGTATGCGCGGCAGTACAGATCGATACCCTTGACACGATAGTGGAAGTACTTTGCATGCGCGATATCCTGCTTGTGCCAATTATTGACGCCCTCTCGGCGCTGAACGAAGATATTGGACATCTTGAGGTCGTTGTGACTTATGCCGTACTTGGTCTGATAGCAGGCGATGGCGAAAAGGACTTGCAACGTGACAGATTCTGTGTCCGCCTCCGTTTCGAGCACACTGAAGTCCCCGTTTATCTCCCACTCGAGCGTTCCCTTATCGACCATCTCCATGAGAAGGTACTGTTTGGGAGCGTCGTCGCTCTCGCGACGCGACTTGACGCAGGTGATGAAGTCAACAACGTCGACGAAGTGATAGCACTCGCCGCTCCTATAGAGATTAGAGGTCAACAGGCCCAGTATATACTCGGGATACTGCGACGACTCGCACAGATAAAAGGGAGGACGGATGCGGAATTTTCCCTCGCTAGTGTTAGACTTGTATCGCAGCTCAACGTTACGCACGCACGGGGCCGAAAACTCGGGCACCTTGAACTCCGTTCTTATCGCGTTGACGTCGCCGCCGTTCAGAAGGACGAAAAGATTCTCGTCAAACTCCTCTTCTCGCGCCTCCATGAAGGCTTTGAGCGAGATGGGTTTTGGTTCCGTCACCGTTTCAACCTTCACGTCTTTGTACTCTTTGATGACATAACGCTCGCCGCCCGGAAAGAGAACCTCGCTTACGATAGAGTAGCTCCCTTCATCGAGCTGATCGCCTATATGTATGTCTTTGTCGAAACGGGCACAGAGGTCGCTCTCTTTGGTAAGGTCTCTGACAATCTCCGCGCCTATGTTGTAGAACATGAGTATCACACTTCGATCCTTGAAGACGATGGACATGTTTCTTAGGGCTATGTCAAAGAGTTATTTTTCTCTATATGGATGAACTATGAACCACTTCTGCCATCCGTTCTCTCCGATGCAGCGCCACCAGAACGTGTATGTCTTGTCTCGCGGTACACCATACTCCACGTTCAAACAACCGTATAGGTAGGCCAATCTCGTCACTAGGTTGACTTCGAAGAGGAGTGGTGTGTACTTGTGAGAGAAGAGCTTGCTATTGTAGTCGTCGAACGTCGTCACCATGTTGATGCTCTGCCGCTCGTCGCTGTTCTCCTCGCTCGCCGTGATCATGAAGACGGCCTTCTTCGAAACGAACTTGCCCGAGACCGACGCATCCACGGTCTCGATAGCCATTATTGTGCTGTCACTCTCTTTTAACTGAAGGAGATCACGTACGCGGCGTCACGTCCTCTTAACCAAGGGCGAGAGCGCGCTGTCCAGGTGCTCTCTGAGAAGGGGTTTGGGGAGATAGCAGTCTATTCCCACTTTTTGACACCTGTCCTTGTCCTCGTTCTGAACGGCGGCGCTGATGGCGATGACGAGAGGCGGTCTGTCCATTTGACGGATGTGCTTGGTCGCTTCGAACCCGTCCATGACGGGCATGATGAGATCCATGAGCACAACGTCGTACGATGCCGATCGCAGCGCCTCGAGGCACTTTTGACCGTCTTCGACGGCGGTTATAGAGCTGTAGCCCAAACTGAGCAGCATCTCCTTCATGACAAAGGCGTTGTTGGGATCGTCCTCTGCCACCAGTATTCTGAGCTCAGATCGCGTCTTTTGCACTCGCTGAAAGGGGAGCGCTTTTGAGGACTGACGTCTGTCTGTAGCGTGACTTAGGCAGTGAAGGAGCGCTGGAAAGAGTGTGTTCTGATCGATGGGTTTGAACATGTAGTGATCAAAGTAGTCCGCGCCGCCCTTGACGTCCACGGAGGATATGCCGATGAGGGGTAGATTCGGGAACTCACGCCGCATCGTCTGAGCGAGCTCTATGCCGGACATGTAGGGCATGTGAACGTCGATGATGGCTACCTTGTACCTCAAGTCGCTGTCGCTACGAAGGTCTTGTAGCGCCTCCTCGGCGCTCGCGAAGGTGACGGGCTCGCACTTCCAACTCCTCAACAGCTGATACAGATGCATGCGGATCTCGGGCCTGTCGTCAATCACGATCACGCGAGCGCCCTGCAGTACCGTCAAGTGCGGAGACGCGCTTATCTTGATCTCCTCGTCCAGAAGCACGTAGAATGTGAAGGTGCTCCCTTGACCCTCTACGCCCTCACTATACACAGACACCTTTCCACCCATTAGTCTTACGAGCTCCTTTACGATCGAAAGTCCCAATCCCGTGCCGCTTTGGCTCAGATAGGGGCTGAGACTGGTAGCCTGGTAGAAGGTCTCGAATATCTTGTCCTGCTCATCACGAGGGATGCCGATGCCGGTGTCTTTGACGGTGAATATGACTCTCCACCTCGTAGCGTAAGAGTCCGCCTCCTCCATCTCTTTCCTCACCGTCAGGTGTACGTGGCCTTTGGAGGTGAACTTGACCGAGTTGCTCAGCAGGTTAGCCAGTATCTGCGTCAGACGCTGTGAGTCGCCAACCATGGAAGGTATGTCTCTCTCAACGTTAAGCCTGATCTCAAGATTCTTCGCTACCGCTCTGCCCTCCACTATGCTGACGGCGTCTCGCACGGCGTTTCGCACCTCGAACGGCTTACGCTGCAAGGTGAGGCTATTCGACGTCATCTTGCTAAAGTCCAAAACGTTGTTGAGCGTGTTCGACAGCTGGAAGGTGCACTCTGTTAACAGCCTCATATACTCCTTCTGCTTGCCATTCAGATCTCCCGCGTCCGGAAGCATGGTCACTATACTCACCACGCCGTGGAGTGGTGTTCTCAGCGCGTGGCTCACAGTGTCTAGGAATTTCCTTCTCGCTTCGTCCGCTTCATTCACTCTTTTGATCTGACTAGAGTGGTTGATCGACAGATAACGCTGTACGACGCTGGCGAGAATGTCCAATACAGGAAGCAGTAGCGCAACGTTGGTCGTAGCGTACCCGTCGTAGCGATTGGCCAGAGCTAGTTGTCCCACACACTCGTCCTCTACGAGCAACGGAACGGACATGAACGTAGTCACCTTCGGGTGACCTTCTACCGTCGGCGAATGACCCATACGCGTATCGTTGAGTACGTCGTTGGATATCACAACGGTCTTGTTCGCTAGACTATGTCCGAAGAAGCTCGTCTCCGGAATGTGTTCTACGCTCTTGAAACGCCCGTTGACCAAACCGGGCTCTCGCTCCTCCAACGCTAGACACAGTAGCGACTGATCGCTCCGAACCGCGACGTTACCGAACTCCGACGCCGTCAGTCGCAAGATGGATAGCAGCGTCATTCTCAGTATTAGCCTGTACTCGGGCTGGCTTTTTGCCAGTTGTTGACACATGCTTCTCAAGATCAACCCTACCTCTGGTTGAATCTCGGCGGACGAGGCGCTAAACACCTCTTGCCTTAACACACCCTTATCGAATATCTCAAGAGGGCGGTTCATTATATGTAGGAAATAGAATATACATCGGTATTAATGATGGATGTTGCGTTCAAAGCGGCCGTTGTGCTGATGGGCGTGGTAGGAGCGATAGTGTGCAGAGGGCTCGCTCGACTGGGCTTCATTATTTTGGCGTTGGTAGGCGCCATCCTCTTTCTCGAAAGGACAGAGTCCTTTGTCCTCCCACAGAGGGTTCGTGTCGACGATAAGTACCTGAACGTATGCGGCGATCAAATATGTCTCAGCACGACAGGGAGGGTCTTTCGAGTGAAGCATTCCGAAGGCGCTGATAAGTTGGCGTTACAAGACACCGTTTCAGGGCTCTACGTTCGTATACACGACCGAGATACCGCGGGCTCGCTCGCTGGCACGGTGTTAACCGATCCCAGCAACCTGTTCGAACTGCGTGGTACGTCGCTTCGGGGCCCGAACAATCGGTATTTGAGAGGCGATAGGTGGGACGCGGACGAAGCGAACGCGTCCGTAGTTACGCTAGAAGCGTGAGAAATTCTCTGCCATCATATCAATGAGCGTCAAGATTGGCGACACTAAGGTCACGGAGAGGCAACGGTGCTCCTCAGATCTGGAGAACTGGACGAAGAGCAACGCCTGTTACGACGAGTTTGGAGCGGGCTGGGATGTGACCGGCGTGTCTCTGTACAAAGCGATAGGATGCTTCCCATCCGCGTCGTACAAGGGGGTTTGTACGTTCAAGCGATGGGCCGATCACACCTTGTGCTGCAAAGGTCTCGTCTCGTCTCCCCGCCCAGATGGAACGTGCCAACCGCAGGACTTGGACTACACGTCTGGCGCTTGCGATGACGTGATGCAGGAGCACTGTAGCGCCTTAACATTGCCCTTTGAAGCGGGAGCGGACGGCGAAGACTACCGCATCAACACGCAGACGTGCAAAAACTGGTGCTACGCACGTCCCGCCATGTGCGACGCTATCCGTGTGAAGCACTGCGCCACGGGTGACAACATCATCTCCGATACGTGCAAGAACTTCATGAAAGACCCCAGAGTGCCCACGTCGCGTAAGACGGACTACGACAGGGCGTGGCTAACCTATTGCTCAAAGGGTGACAACTTCCGCAGCGACCAATGTCGAAACTTCGTCAACGAGAACCCTCTCTCCTTCAGGACGCAGTTCGACGACATATGGGAACGATACTGCACGACAACGGGAAGGAGCGACGTTCGATGCAGTTGCTTCGACGCTGACACGAAGTGGGCGGGACAACCTCATTGTTTCAAACCAGAATGCACGGCGAGCGGATACCGTACCAAGAGCATGAACGACAGCACGTGCTCCAATCTGTGTCAATCCATCGTCGCTGGCACGGCCGGAAACAACGCTACCTTGCGGAACATTAACGTGCAGCAATCGTGTCAACGGTTGGGTCACACCATCCCACGCGTCGGCGACGGTGTCGGCGCGGGCGCTTCGCCCGATACGGGTACGACCGGCACCGTCGATGCCTCGTCGACCGTTACTGAGACCGGTGTCGGTGCACCACCGACGCCTACGCCGTCCCCGACGGCTGTGTCGCCAACGAGAGCGACCGGCCTCGTTATGCTCATAGTGGGCGTGTTCATGATGATCGCCGCCGTCGCCGGTTTCGCCGTAACGAAGCACCTCTTGACCGTGGTGGCGGGCGTCATAGGATTGGTGCTCGTCGTTGTGGGGAGTATACTCGTATCGAGAAAGGCGGAAACGGCGTAGAAAATTGTGCGCCACACACGTAATGGTGGGCTTCTGCTTTCTCGGCGTTATGGGAGACTGCGCCCCAGAGGCTACGGCGACCGTCAAGCTTCAGAACGTTGCATCCAACAATGTGATAGCCCACGCTCTTATGGAAAACCTCACCGAACACCAAGCGGGCGGTCATTTCATACAACGGATCACCGCAAGGTCGACGTCCGGAAACATCCTGATCGAGGACGTGAACATGAAGAACTACGTCGAGATCACCCTAGACTCGTGGCAACGACTGCAGACCGACGCCGAGATGAAGGCTGTGATGTCAAACGCCGTGGACAACATCGTCAAGTCATCTCTCGACGCCGTCTCCGGGTTCATGTCTCAGGGCTCTAGGGCGAGTTTTGAGGCCGATCTCAGCACCACGGTGAAAAACGTGGTGAACAGCGACGTGACCATGAGGACGGTGAACTCGTGTCTCGCGTCGGCGTACGTCGAGCAGGTCGTGGACGCCGTCTCCACAACGGGCAACGTCACCGTCCGAGGCATCCACATGGAGAACGCGTCGTTCGTGGCGGCCGGTTGCATCACCGACGTCATCGCCAAGGTATCGTCCGAGTCGAACCAGGTCAACAAGGTCGTCAACGACATCGACTCTCATGTGAAGGCTGAAGCTCGTGGGCCGTTGGAGAGCAAGGGTGCCAAGAAGCAGTCGAAGAAGGGCGCTAAGAAGATGCCCATCACCATCGCCATCGTGGTCATCGTCGTGCTCGTGCTAATCTTCGCCTTGCTCTTCTTCTTTATGCGACGAAAGAAAGCAAAGAGCGCATAACTCTTCTCCCGAAGGAGAGGAGTGATCAACGAGATGCGAGCAAGACGGGATGTCCTTCTCCAAGACAGACAACATCTACGACGATACGATTTCCGCGCCACTCGGTGCCGTTCTCCACTAGCGCGTTTTGCATGTCACGCTCATCCACAAATCGGAGATAGCAGGTAGAAAAACCGTACGCGTTGCAATCCGGCCACGGTGGCCGGAGAACGATACGGGCGATGCTACCGTATTGCCCGAACCTGTCCTCCACGTCAGATTTACTCAGCGTCCCGGATACGCCTCCGATGTATAGCCACGTGCGTAACGCATTCGTCTTCTTCGACTTCTCTTTCAGACGACGTGCGTCTGCGTGAATCTTCTTCAGCTCGACTACCGTCAACTTCTCCGGCGGAGTGCGCTTGAGCACGTCGACGTGGTAGACCGGGATGTTCTCCTTTTGCAGCTCCGTCGTCTCGGTGATCGTGAGCGGCTTGATCTTTCCATCGACCCACACGCCGATCGCCGCGCGGTGTTCGGCATCGTACATTCGGTCGTGTCGGTCGATGAAGAGACCGGTCTGTTTGTGACGCATGACGAGCGGGTGGGGAGTGGGAGGAATGATAACCTCGCCCCCGTCGTCCTCGTCAACCTCCTCTTTCTCGTCAACCTCCTCTTTCTCGTCCGACTCTCCGTAAGGCCAGTCTTCGGGCGACGGTTTAGAGCCTAGAAAGCAGCTGATTACGAGCTTATTGTGTCTGTCGATCGCATCCAGCAAGTCGACCAGAGGATCGACGAGCTCATTCGTCACAACACGACGATAATCCGTACACCCTTCGGCGAGGGCCCGAAGGTTAACCAAGTCATCGCGTGCGCCGACTAAGCGCGCTTTAGCCTTGCGGAAAGACTCGACGATTCCGTGAGCGTTTTCCCGTACTGCGGACATGTTGGCACAAGCCTCTTTGTGTCGTAGACTAACGTCGATTTTCTCCTTTCTCGAGAGAGAACCTTCGCCGAAAATCGACGTTCTTCTGACGATCGTCGCGACCAATTGTTCGCTACATGGAGACGTATGCTCAATGGCGCAACAACGCGGAGCGTAGCGGCATGCTCGATCATTACAAGATAGCCTTCGCTATTGTGATGACCTATACGCTGTTCGCTTTCATGATGGGTACGGTGGCGTATGTGTTCGTCACGTTCATTTTCCCCGTCGTGTTGACATACGCATCGTTCTTACAACGGTGCGCGGTGACGTATATGCTCATCGTGTTCGTTTTTCCCGTCGCGTATGACGTTGCACCTTTCTTCTTCGAGGGTTTCGCGTTGTTCTTGTCATTCCGCCTCGTTTGCGCGATCGCTTCCCCGTGCAATTAACGTTCTCCTCCGAGGAGAAAACACTCTTCTCCCGAAGGAGAGGAGTGATCAGATCACTCATTTGCCACACGACGACGTGACCATCGATAATACCTCCCTCCCTCCTGACGTACGACACAACGACGCCAGGGGTAATCTTCGACGGTGATGCGTTCTCCGCGCCACTCCGTACCGTTCTCCGCTAGCGCGTTTTGCGCATCGCGTTGATCGACGAATCGGAGGAGCAGATTGCGACTACTTTTCTTCCATAGTAGTGTTTTGATCGTGATGCGATTGATGCGACCGTACCGTCCAAACCTGTCCAGCACTTCATCTCTGCTCACGGTTCCGGGTACGCCTTCGATAAACAACCACGCCTCTCCCGCCTCGTCGTCCTCGTCCTCCGGAATCTCCTCGTCATTCGCTGACGAAAACATCGGAATGAAGACGGGACGTTTTCCGTCATCGACCACCTTCCATTCCTCTTCAATCTCCTCGTCCTCCGCTTCCTCGTCCTCCGCTTCCTCGTCCTCTTCTCTCCGGTTCTTCCGAACAATTCTGACGCTGATACGACGTCCGCGCCACTCCGTACCGTTCTCCGCTAGCGCGGCGCGCACGTCACGTCGATCGCTGAACAGTAGAAAGCACATGGAGCCGTTCTCATCGTCCTTCCGAATCGATTTGATCGTGATACGAGCGATACGGCCGTATCGCTCGAACCTGTCCTCCACGTCGGTAAGACTCACGGCTCCGAGCACGTATTCGATAAACAACCACTCCTCCGTCTTCTCCGTCTCCTCCGCCGGAACGGCTTCTTCTTCCTCCTTACGCTGCCCTGCCTCCCCGTAAGGCCAGTCGTCGGGCGTCGCATTCGAATCCAGAAAGCATCTCCTTACGAGATCGTCATGGGCGCGCATCGCAGACAGTATCTCGTCGAGCGGATCGATGAACTTGCTCAACACCGCGTCGTGATAGTCCCGGCCGAAGAGAAAGCGAATCTTACGCACGTCATCACGTACGCCGATGATGCGGGTTCGAGCGCTTTGGAGACGCCTGACGATTTCGAGGGCGTTATTTCGTTCCTCGGACATGTTTCGCGACACTGTAGCGAGTCGTAGCGTAATGTCGATTTTCGTCACCCAAGGTGACGAAACCTACTCGTCCTCCTCTTCCTCGTCCTCTTCCTCGTCCTCTTCCTCCTCGTCCTCTTCCTCCTCTTCCTCGTCCTCTTCCTCGTCCTCTTCCTCCTCGTCCTCTTCCTCCTCTTCCTCCTCTTCCTCCTCGTCCTCTTCCTCTTCCTCGTTCTCCTCATCCTCCTCATCCTCGTTCTCCTCGTCACTGTCCTCATCCTCGTTCTCCTCGTCACTGTCCTCATCCTCGTTCTCCTCGTCACTGTCCTCATCCTCGTTCTCCTCGTCACTGTCCTCATCCTCGTTCTCCTCGTCACTGTCCTCATCCTCGTCGTCGCTGTC